GAGATTGATGAAATGATGCAACAAGTTAATCAAGCTGAACAAATGCAACAACAAGCGCAACAATCAACTGCCGCACCATCACCGGTAGCATCAGCTACGGTAGCAGCACCTCTTCAAAATGACCCTATGGCCAAAATGAAAGAGATGTACGAAGGGATGGGTAAATTTTTAAAAGAAATGGAAGCAATGAGCAGCAATCAAGCAATGATGAATGAGTTTCATTCAAAAATGAGTGAAATGTATGGTGAATCATACAAGGCACAGATGGATGAAGCCAAACTAGGTGAACTTTTTTCAATGTACAAGAAGGTGAAAAGCGGTAACGCCGGAGAGCCTGTAAATAGCATGAATGAGACAGCACCAGTAGCTGAGGTTGCAGTTGCGGAAACAACAGCACCTGCAGTTGAAGAAGGACATGGTGTTTCTTTATCACATAACAAACACGCTGGTGAAGAACAACAACCACGTATTGAAAATGGTAAAGAGTATGCAGCACATAGAATCAGAGTAGCTCTCCAAAAAGAGTCTATCGAGAAGAAAATGTCTGCTCTTCTTAAGGAGAACATGAACCTTACAAAGCAACTTAACAAAACCAAGACTGAACTAACTGAGTCAAAAGGAAAAGCGACACAGGTTGAATCGATCAAGAAATTGAACGAAGACTACAAAGCTGCTCTTGAGAAATACAGAGGTCAGTTGAAGGAGATGGCAGTGTTGAATACAAACATCTCTTATGTGAACAACCTATTGGTAAATGAAGGACTTGCTCTTTCAATGAAAGATAAGGAAGAGATCATCGAGAAGTTTAAGAAAATCGGCAATATCGTTGAGTCTGAAAACACATACAAAAAGTTATTGCAAGATTTGAGTCAGTCAAAGAAATCAATCAAAGAGTCAGTTGAGGATAAAGTAGCAAACATTGTAGAGAGTTCATCTGCAAAGAAACTTGAAGAATCAGTGAATGCTTCAACACCTGAAACAGAACATATCAATAAAATTTTGAAATATTCTGGTATAAAATAAGACTTTTGAAAAAGTGGAATGTATTTACATACACTAAGGCAAATAAGAAATAAAATAAATATCCAAACATAAAAAAATAAAATGGGATTTTTAACAGAAAGCAAAGAAGTTGGTAACATTGGTTTAAAGCAACTTCGTGAACAAAGAGAACTTATCACAAACAGATGGGATAAAATCGGTTTGTTGAAAGGTCTTGAAGGCAACATCAGAGAAAACTGCGCACAGTTATTCGAGAATCAGTTGTCTTATATGATCAACGAGTCTACAGACTCAGCATCAAGCGGTCAATTCGAAACCGTAGCATTCCCTGTAATCAGAAGAGTATTCGCAAAGCTTTTGGCTAACGACATCGTTTCTGTTCAGGCTTTGAACTTGCCAATCGGTAAGTTGTATTACATGAACCCACACGTTTCTGTAAGAACTAACACCAACGCTCACACATCTCCTGATGGTGCGTACTCAAATGCAGCAGCACTTGGTACAGGTGGAACTCAGTTCGAAACTCGTTCGTTGTACGATGCGTTCTACGCTTCTAGCTACGATCAAGAAGGAACTTCATTGTTCGACATTAGCAAGGGCAAGTTCACAGTAGTAACTGGTACTTGTACTCCTTCACCAGCTTACGTTCTTGGCGACAAGTATGTAACTGCAACTATCGCAGGTTTCTCAACAACCTCTCAAGGTAAGTTGATCGGCCCTGTGGGTGTGCCTATGGACACTGAAAGCTTCTTAGCTTCTTTGAACATCACATCAACTGTAACTTTCGCTGCAGTAGCTCCTTACACCGATGCTAACATCGCTGCAGGTGGCGCAATTCCTTACAACGTTAAGGTGCAAAAGTACGGTCAGGCTATCGTTGACAAGAACGGTAACTTGGTTATTGTAATCGACTTGACATACGGCGGAACAAACGGATACCAAGCATTGACTGCAACAACTCCTACTTTCAACTTCTCTTACAGAGTTTACTCTTCTTTGGAAGAAGATTCTGAAATGGCTGAAGTAACATTCGGTCTTGATGAAGTAACTGTTTCAGTTGAAACAAGAAAAATGAGAGCACAGTGGACTCCTGAACTTGCGCAAGACGTAAGTGCATTCCATAACATCGATGCAGAAGCTGAATTGACAGCATTGTTGTCAGAGCAGATGGCTGCTGAAATCGACAGAGAAATCCTCAGAGACCTTAGAAGAGGTGCTGCTTGGGTAGCTCGTTGGGACTACAATGGTTTGAGAAAATCATCAACCACATACTACGGAACTCAGAAGGATTGGAACCAAACTCTTATCGAGCTTGTGAACAAAATCTCTGCTCAAATCCACAAGTCAACTCTTAGAGGTGGCGCAAGCTGGATCGTAGTATCTCCTGAAATCAGTGCAGTATTCGATACATTGGAGTACTTCCACGTATCAAACGCCGCTCCTGAGCAGGATAAGTATAACATGGGTATCGAAAAAATCGGTAGCCTTAGCGGAAGATACCAAGTATACCGTGATCCATACTCACCAGCTAACACATTGTTACTTGGTCACAAAGGATCATCTATCCTTGAGTCTGGTTACATCTACGCACCATACGTGCCGATGCAATTAACTCCGGTTATGTACAACCCGTTCGACTTCAAGCCGATCAGAGGTATCATGACTAGATACGCGAAGAAATTCATCATCAACCGTTACTTCGGTAAGATTTTGGCTGATGGATTAACAACCTTCGGAATTGGATTACTCCAATAATCTGAGTGAATAGAAAAAACAAACAAGGACTAGAGAAATCTAGTCCTTTTTTTATGTCCTTTGAGTCTTAAAAAGTATTTATTGTAAACCATTCACCCATGAAATTATATTTTTTAGCGGTCGCTTTAGCTAACATATACTTCCTTGCACAGGCAGGTATTGGTGAGAGTATTGTTGATGCTGGTGGAGCTATTGATAGTCTTCGTCAAAACAATGCTGTTGTTGGTATACTATATTTTATAGTTATTGTTCAGGCCGGTGTTATCGTTAAATTATGGTTGAAAGTAAACCAAATTTCTAACGACAGAATTACCGATCTGAAGGAGAGACTTAACTCTGAGGAAAAATTAAGACAGGAAATAAAGGATATTTACACTAAAATGAATTCAAAATAATACTATGGATAGAAGTAAAATAAACAACATCGGGATTTTTATATTCGTTGGGTTTATTGCATGTTTTGCAGCCTTCAGCGGTTATGTGTTCTTCAACAACAGTTCGAACTTGGCAATTAATATTCGTTCAAATAGCGAACAATTGAAAAGAGATGGGGCAGTTAATGAGGCACTCACCAAACTTTTAGTGCACAAAAATGACACCATCTCAACTTTAGGAAATAAGCTTGAGTCAATCACTAAAGTTCAAAAGAAAGACAGTGTATCTATTGTTAAAAAAGACCTTGTTATCAAAAAGTTGAAGGATGAAAAAGATTCTTTGTTAAACGTCATCAAAGCATATAAGTGGAGCGATATTGAGCCGGTTAAGGATAAATTGAACTAATGAAAAAACTCATTGTAACGATATTGTTGTTATTTGGATGCATTCTTTATAGTAATGCGCAGATTTATTCCAAATCATTAAATCAAACTAACCCTGAAGTTGTTCAAATATTTAGTGATGTTTTCTATGGTGAAACAAATAGCCCATCATACATTCATTTTTCAATATACGTAACCAGAGAATTAAATGTAGATGATCCAGCATATGCATATAAATATCAAATCATGATTGTTAACCATTCATTGTATGCAAGAAAACTATCATCTATATATATGTCTGGTATGAAAACGTTTGCCAATGGTGTGTTAATTAGTGGTGCATACCCTAACGGTTTTTGGGCAATAGTTCAACCGGAACAGCCAACATCACTATATTGGTATAAAACCAACGCATCATCATTAAATTTCGGCATATCGTGGGAGAATATAGTATTTTATTAATATGGCAAAAATAGACACAGAATCAAACACAATAACTTTTGGTCTCAAGGAATTAATAACTTCGGCCTTGGCAATCATATTTGCCATGCTTGGATTATTCTATACTTTTTACAATATGGCGGTAAGCAACATGACTGAAAAGTATGAGATCAGCGTAAAAACTATGGATAAACTACAGACTGACATTGATCAAACTAGTGGTGATGTTTCTGACGTTCGTGATATGCAAATAAAATTGAATACCTACTTGGAGATTATCCTGAAGCAGACTATTGATAAGAAGACTCCCGTTGGTGAAACTAGTGGTGGAAATGGGTCTACTCAATAGCCATTTGAAATTCCCCGTCATCCACAGTCCAATCGTTATCATAAACTAACTCGTATTTCGCACGGGTTATTGCAATGTATTTCAAATTAAGTTCTTGTGTGTACTGCCAAGGTTGTGATCCTCTGAGTGGCATATCTTTCGGCATAATAATGAACACCCTGTTAGCCTCCAATCCTTTTGCTTTGTGCACAGTACTCAGCACAATTCCGTGGTCTTTTTTTATCGCCACATCTTTATCAACCACATCTTTAAAAATATGATTGATTCTTTTTGAAAGCTCATTGATGTCAAGAGTCATTGACATTAAGAATCTCAAAATTTTGACCTTGTCACGGAGAGCAATATAGCCCAAATCTTCTTCATAATTTACGTTACCGTGTTTAATCAACCTTTCTTGGTAATCTTTAAGCATGTTGGTGAGAGAAGCATCTAATTGTGACATGCTTTTTTTACCCGCAGTGAAGTTGATCAACGATTCCCCGATGTCGCTACCATTTATGTGTGCTTTTTTACCTTGTACAAGCAACTCAAAAAACATTTTAACCAAAGGGAATGTTTTTCTAGCAAGAATAAAATCACCAGCTTCAGCTTCGTCGACAGCACAACCAGTACGAACAATACCTTCCGGAGCATTGTCCATTGGTTTAATGTCAGTCACAATTTTATTAGCTTCTCTCACAATAGCTTTTGCACATCTGAAGGTTGTCGTCAATGGTAGTACAATTGTGTTTGGCAATTTTGTGAGATTGTTAAATGAGAATGCATCAGACCCCGCAAACCCATAAATAGCTTGCATGTCATCACCCACAAAAATCATACGACCAATAACTTTACCTGATTTGTCCTTTTTAATGGCTTTCTTTATAAGTTCATGCTGTGCTTTCGATAAATCCTGAGCCTCATCAACCAAAATAAAATCTTGTGGGAACATCCAAATTTTTGGATCAACGTAGGGTAGATAAATCATGTCGGTAAAATCCATACATGTTTTATCATTTAACATTTCTTCCAATATTTTAAATAACCTATCTATATCCTGATTGTCGAATTTTACCTCATGTCTTTCACACAAGTCCGGAACATATTTTTTATTTAGAGTTAACGTGCTACGAAGAAGATTGATCATCTTCTTCATGTTACTAATGTATTGGGACAGATTGGGGATTTCGTTAACATTCCACGTCTTCAAATGCTTTGTGATATACTTGTCTGCTTTGTATATGTCAAGAACAATGTTTTTATACTTTCTTTTGATAGCAGAATATCCCAAGCCGTGGGTAGTATAGCAAAAAACAGACGATGGAAGTCTTGTTTTAAGTTCGTTTCTTATGTGAACATTGAAAGCAAGAAATGTCGTTAGGTCATTTGGCGGTAAAAGCTTACAAATTTCAACAAGAGTTGTTGTCTTACCGGAGCCAGCACGTGCTCTGATGATCAGATTACCTTCACCATCAACAACCCAATCATATATTACAACCTGTTCGTCAGTTGATATTGGATTATATGGGTGTGCTCTAACAACGTTACTTACCTGTTGTGTCGTACCAGTGCTCATTGTCGATGCCGTCTTTAAGTTCGTAGATTTTACCGTTTTCAATTACTAAGACCCTAAGACCTTCCTTCCTTACAAAAATTTCGTCACCATATATTATACCGTTGTAATTAAGTCCATGCAGTTCGTTGACTGTATCGACCTGTATATCGTATATCTGTGGATTAAGTAGGACATTTGTGTCATTTAAGAGTTTCATTTGCTCCTTGATGGTACTAGCAAATATATCACAAATTCTATCCAGTTCCAATTTGACTACTTTTAATCGTTCATATTCTTCGGCAGGTAATGGTCGTTTTATTGGATCAACGGTGTGGGATATTAGTGTGTTGGTAATTAAGGTTCTTGCCAACTCCAAGCCCATAAATTTGTGTTCGATCAAATCTAATTCCTTATCGGTCTTTTTAGATGGAGCAACATATGGTCTACCATACTCATTAACCCCAATAGTATATTCAAATGTGAACATGTCAAAAAATATTTTTTTCTAAAGTTGATATTGATATGTCGTCATCCAAATTAACCGATTCGAGTTTGAAGTTAGAATTATTTTGTTTGATATGTTTGACATACTCCATCTTCGTCTTCTTATCTGGTAATCCTATCTCCAACATCATATTAATACGACCATCACGTTTTAGTGCGGGGTCAAGTTTCTCAAGATGATTTGTTGTTATTATGAAAATAACATCATTGGGTGTGAATGAACCATCGAGAATGTTCAATAAACATGATAATGTGATTTTTATTTGTGGTGTCTTTTCTTTATCCTCCGATGGATTGTTTGCTCTACTAATTTCTTCAAATAAACAATCAATGTCTTCAAATAAGATAATTGATTTTTGTGGTCTTCTTGCGATCAATGAGATTAGAGTTGAATCTGTCATATCTTTAGATACATTGATCGTGAGTACATCACGTTTAGTATGATTTGCAATTGCAACCGATATGGATGATTTACCACTTCCAGCCACTCCATGAAAAAGGTATGTTCTTTTATATTTTAACCCCAATTTTTTATACTGCTCTTCAGATTTTGTGAATTTATCAACATCATTAATGATTGCAGACTTTATTTCATCCTTCAAAAAAATGTTGTTAAATGTTTTGTTCAGAATATTTCCATACACCATTATCTCACCATTGTTGTTAAAGTAGTAACGTATGTTGTTGTTAACATAATTAGTACGAATATGTGCAACGAGGTTTATCATCGTACTTCTTTTGAAGGCGAATAGGTGAAATGATTGCTTATCATTTTTATACGGTGTATGAGAATTTGAAATTGTCATGCTTGTTTTGGATAACAAAATCCATCCACCATCAGGAGTCTTAAAAAGAAGAAGTCCCCGGCTGTAGAATAGTTGGATGTTCCGTGTAGTTTCTCCGTCGATGAAATTATCGTAGATCGTTCGGTAATAAGCGTTTTTGATTTTATTTTGATGCTCAATCGTGATGAAATTCTGGATTGCGTAAAAAAATTGTGAGGATTCCTCTACCTTCAGTGTGTACAGGACATTATCAAGAATTAAATTCCAGACCCACCCCAAAAATTGCTTAATATTTAGTGCAATTATTCCCACCAAACCCAACAATAGGGTTGTTGTCAATATTGTTTTATCCATTTAGATGTATTTATGTAAAATAAACCATTATGGCAGTAATAACCAAGGCAGAAAGAGAAAAATTGTACCTATTCGTCAAACATGAATTGGGTTATCCGATCAGACCGTTTGTACTTAAAGAAGAACAACTTGATTCCTTTTTGGAAATGGTTATTGAGGACTATAGTAGCTACGTCAACAATTGGTTGATCGAGCAGCAATGGGTTGCCCTCCAAGGACTATCCGTAAACACTGCAGATTTCATAGAGGCCTATACAAGCAAATCTACGAGCTTTATGGACTCTTTTACCCATGCCTACTCTAAGCAGGTCGGATTGGGAATGCATGCTCCTGCGGGAAATACGTGGGAATTAAAGCGTGATTTCGTGACTATCTCTGCAGACACCCAACTTTACGTAATTCCGGCCAATAGAGAGCTTAATGAAATCCTCTGGACAACCCCTCCACAGATCGATAGCGGCCTTGTAGACCCATTTGCGCTTCAGAACTGGTCTGCATCCAACTTTGGATGGAGCTACCTAGGAAGACCCGCACAATACATCCAGCCGACCTATTCCTTATTGCTTTCAGCACAGGACAGATCGACCAAAAGAAGAATTCTGCAGTCTGAATTAACATACCGTGTAACTGGTGGCCCTAACGGAACCAAACTTCTCTATTTGTACCCAATTCCGGGAGATAGATTTGAGATTTCAAACGGATTTTCAAAGCACTATGAAGGTAGCAAAGTTTGGTACTTCTATTACGACACCAACGACATGGGAAGAGACAAATGTCTTGAAGATAACAGCGATGTGATTAAGCTTCCTAGTGATGCTCCGATCAATGTAATCAAATGGGACAAATTGAACAGTGTTGCGAGAACCCAAATCAGAGATTTGTTCATTGCGAAATGCAAAATTGCTGCGGGTCAGGTTATGGGCTTCTACAGTGGTGAACTTGGTTCAGCACAAAAAGAGTTGACTATGGACTACAGACATTTACTTGAGGAAGGTGCACAACTTAAGGAGGCAACGATGACCGCGATCCTAGAATCATTAAATAAAATATCTCTTGTTCAATTAACCAGAGATAGAGCAGAGATAGCACAGAACGTGAATAAAGAAAGAGGATTCCAACCTCCAATGTTCCCAATCATGACAGCTTAATATGGCAAAGAAAAAAGAACAAAATATTGATCTCGATCAGGAAAGATTTGGTCACTTCATGAGTGACAACAGCTTCGACTTTGATATTATGTTGGGTAGAAATTTTCTTGAGACCGATTCACCGTTTAAGGTGAAGTACTATCGTATTGATGTTTTGAAATCAAAAGTTGACGATCTTTATGGTGAATCAAAACCAGAAGACAAAAAATTCTTCAGTACTGTTGAGTTCCACGTCATGCTTGACATTGACGATGGTGATACCACATATTTCGGTGATGACGGTATACCTAGAAACGATTCGGGGCCATTAACATTCGGTATCTATATTCAAGAAATTGAAGAGAAGAAGGCCGAGATTATGAGAGGCAGCTATGTATCATTTAACTTCTCAGGTGCCAAGGAAAGATTCTTCGAGATTGTAGAGGCTGACAATGTGAGCGATTTGACATCCAGAACAATTGGCGGTTATAAACCGTACTGGAAAAAAATTGTTGCTATTCCTGTGAAGGAGGACGTTATTCCTTTCAGAACAAATATCTAATCATTTTTTACTAAATGATCTTGACGTATTCTTTCTAACTGTTCAACAATGTAATCGTGTTGTTGTTCTGACCAAATATTTAAATCTTTAGCATACTTCACGTACATATCGACCGTGAACTCAAGGAATTCTAAATCTTTTGGAGCTATTTTTTCTGAAAGAAGCTTTTGAATTTCACCTTCGAGTTTTATTCTTAGTGCTTCCTTAGTTTTTTTCTCTTGTCCTAATTTATGATAAAAATATGCACAGCCGCATGCTAAGAGTATAGCGCATACTGATAATATTATCACCATTTTCTCTCATCCATTAAGTTAATAACGGTGCTTCAATCTTACCCAACGATTCATAATTCTCAACCTTACAATCTTCCAACGTAAAGTCTGTGATGTTTTTCACATCAGGATTGATAACCAGTTTGGCGTTACTTTCAAACAACTCGTAACCGGATTGTCCATCAAGCAATGTTTGAAGTTTATCTTCAACTCTTGAGAGCCACTTTGTTGCTGCATCGATGTGTGCATTGTATAAGTGACAGTCAACCATTTCACACGAAAGAATCATTGGTAGCATATTCACACACTGTGCAATCATCGACAAAAACAAAGCATATGATGCAATGTTATAGGGATTGCCCAAGAAGAAATCATTTGATCTGATATTGACCAGTACTGAGATGTACCTACGGGGAACACCGAGTGCATCCAATCTTGTATGGATGTCCGTTAATGTTTCGTTTGTTATTTCAAGTTTGCGTTTTCCGAATTTATAGAACACAAATCTTTCAGCAAGCTCTTGTAATTCGGGTGTCATCAAATTATTATCCACAGCATATTTGACACGCTTGTTCAAATCAATTGGCTGAGTGTAGAACTGCATGTAGTTGTGACATGATGGGAGACCAACATTACCGTCCTTAATGTCTGCGGGGTTGTGGGCAGTGATGATCATTCTACGATCATCCGGGTCTGATTTCAGTTTTGAAATTACATCATTCAATTGATCAACCTTACCACCGAAAGCTCTCCACTGACGACCATAAACAATGTCAAGATCGCCGAATGTGTATTCTATATCCTGCACCCAATTTCTTCCGTCAGCAAGTTGACCTCTTTTAATCAAGTCAATTTTGTGACCAACTTTTACTTGTTCAATGAATTCGGCTTTCTCCATTACGGGAGCACCAAGGGGAACATACTTCTCATTATACCAACGGAAGGCATCATCATTCCAGATGTTGCATTTGTTGTCAACAAGAAACTTTATGTTTGTGTTACCGGCAATAAACCAAAGTAACTCAACGTAGATGTTCTTGAAAGAAGTCTGTTTGATATTCATGAGCGGGAATTCCGCTCTGAGGTCGACTTTCATTTTTTCTGAAAATCTGCTTCGTGCATCTCCAACACGGGTCTTTACTTCCTTGTCTGGATTTGTGAGTAATTCGGTAAGAGTTTCGTAGTATTGGAGTTGATACGGCTTAATTGTCATAAAGTTGCTTTCGGATTGCGATAAGTTTATCGTTCAGATATTGAAAATCTGATTCGTCCGGCAAGCTACTATTTTTATACAATTCTTCCAAGGAATTAGCAATATTTTCAGCGTAAGCCATCGCTACGTCATATTCGACGTTTCCAAGCTTTATATCCATCAGGAATTGACGATCTTCAGTCCGTTTGAGGATTATACCCTTTCCTTCTGCGATCTCCCTAGCCACGCTCAGGAGCCTTACACAGTGGGATATGTTTTTGGTGTCATAATCCTGCTTAAGGTTGTTATTATGTCGTTCAGGGTTCCGTTTTTCGACCCAATCCCAATATTCCCGGTATTCTCTACAATGTTGGACATAACCGTCCTTGTTGTATGTGAAATATCCAATAAATTCTATGTCGGGAGAAAATGTTGATCCTCTCCTATTGAGACCAACCATCGGTAAATCCATCCAATTTTTAGGTATTGATGACAACCGGATTTCATTGGAATTTTCCATTTCAATACCTTTGAATCCGTAACCCATTGGAAACCCATAGCTTCTTCGTTCCTCCTTTATGTTTTCAATGCTTATATCATCCATTCGTTGATCACCAAATAACATATGTGATGTCCTGTCGTAGTATAATGCATAACTATCCTTTGCATTAGTTAATGCAACGACACCACAAAATTTTTGATCGTACCCATTTTTACTTAGAAACGATCCAAGGCTTTTTGTTTGACCATCTACCATAGCATAGCAAAAATCAATTGGTGTTTTGCGCTCCGGCTCAACGGGATTAACGATCTTTTTATTCAGACCACGAGCTTTCTTTATTTGGGTTGTTGCGTAGTCTCCAAATGTTTTAAAACATTTTTTTGAGAGAATTTTATTGATGTCGATTTCATCGATCAGGTGACTATTATGATTCCATCCAATTACATTATCCATATTTTGATATGCAGCAAGCATTTCAAGAACGTTTGGATTTCCTACAGAGAGTAATTCAATAAATTTACCAACCTCCATGTAGGTGATGTCTTGATCAGTTGGTTTTGATTTTTCGACAACATGATTGTAACTATGATCAGCGCGATGGTGTAATGAATAGAAATCTTCTTTTGTTAAATGATAGATTCCATACACATCACGATCTGACTTGGGGGTGTGCAGGTTGAAGGCGTATGACCCAATAATAACCTCAGCCAACACTAAATTATTGGCCTTGATGAACTCTTGGGTGTATTTTTCCTTTAAATAGGGCATATTAGCTTTTTCTTATCAACATAACCTTGTCACTTACCTTATACGCAAGAACGGCTTCTTGGTTGTAGTGTGTGATGGTAAATTTGATGATTTTTTTAATGATCTTTTTTGAACATTTTACACGCACAGGAATGACTTTGTCCCTGTATAATTTCTCCTGTGAATCGTCTATCCATTCGCCCTTGGCGGTTTTCATGATAGTTAGTCCACCAGCAAGAGATTTCACATACGCATCCCATTTTTTGTGATGATCATATGAGAATGGTTGTTCATTTCCAGAGGCTGGAACAAAAATTTCCCACATTTTATCCTCTTTCTTAGCTTCATTTTTTGAGGCAACTAAACTACCAACAATTATGAAAAAAATTATTAAAATAACAACTACTGCAGTCATGATTTTTTCTTGATTATAGTTTTTAATTCATTTTCATATGCGACTTTTTCGCCATATGCTCTTTCGGCTTCGGGACTATTGAAAAGTTCACCAATGATGTTACCTTTCCATCTTATGTTACTTTTGTATTCATCAACTTTTTCCACCATTCCACAATCATACAAAGCCTTGATCTCTGACTCAAATCGGAGTATGGGCCTAAAAGGTAATAACTCTCCATTGAATCTGGTTATTAATGTTCTGAAAAAATGTGCCAAGCTTATGTCGGGAGCATTTCTCCATATCCGAAAATGCCATATACAATTACTCACATGTTGATGTGACATATGTTCATGTGAAACAACCTCACCAGAAAATGTCGTCTGTGTTATAGGTTTTTTCATAACCTTGGATCAAGTTGCTTTTCTTTCTCTACTTCGATGATCATTTGTGCGAGCAATTGCTTGTATTCTTCATTATCGGTCGTTATTTTATTGTACGGTGTTCTGAGCATTTTCATCCCCAACTCGAATTCCTTTATTGAAGTCTGCAACTTTTTCTTAACACCCTTCTTCTTTATAAGCTTGTCGAATTTCTTTTCAAACTTATAGTTGTGTCCATAAACAATTGTTAGATAGTCTTCGTTTCTCACTTTGATATATGGAGCAATCCCCGGAGTGTACACCTTCTCTGGTTTGATAACAATACCCTCCATTCCCATCCTTCTGGTAATATGATCATAGAAGTTGTTGGACGTATTTAACGACTTACCAGCACCAGCCACATTGTTAAGTGATACGTGATAATCGTTTTCAGCTAGTTCATGTGACTTGAAATTCTTAAGTCTCTCATCCTCATCAAAATTAAGAACAGCAAATGGACGATCAGACACCATACGATACATGGCGATGTTACTTTCATTTTCAAAAAGAAACTCACTGTCATCATCCAATACAACTTTTAATATTGCGAATGGCTGAATATCAACTGCAGCAGATTCACTACCATGAAGTTCAAGCTGTGATTTGAAGTTGTTTGAGTACTTCATTTCTTCAGACAGACTCAAATGATTATAGTCATACAAATTCCGGAAGGTTCTTTCCTTGGTGTGTCCATACTTCTCGGTAAGAGCATCTTTCTTTTCATTCTTACGATCTTCCAAGTATTGTTGATAATCCTCTCTCTTTTTGAATGATTCGAGTATGTTTTCAAATCCATGCTCTTCAAGTAGTTTGGATTCACTCTCAACAGCAAGTGATACTGGTCTAAAGTGATTATCAATCAGTCCACCACCAATCAAATTCCAAGGTAAAATTTCCGCATCCAAAATGATCAACTTGACGTTTTTGTTTACGAACACTTTAGGAAAAATGCGTTCAGCCAAATTAGCAATTACCGGACGCAACAATTCCATCACACTATCCTTTACTCGGTAACCGTTTCTTGTTACCACATAAGATTGTGCAACGTCTTTGAAAAGATAAACGTTTCCGCGACTACCCATGTACTTCGGCTGCATGATCAGACTCTTAACACCAGCATTTTTATAATACATGATCGCTTGGTTGAGCGATTCAAGAGTGTTATTCCCAACATCTTTGTCGGCAGGTGCCATCGTACCAGAAATAAAATTTACCTTTTCAAGACAAAGAAATTTAATGCGAGTCTGTTCTTTTGGTTCAAGTTCGCTCAGATCAAATCTTTTTTTTTCGATGAAAAGAGGAAATATTTCGCCAGTACTTTCACGTCTTGATTTCACCGACTTGAATCTTGGCTGACCTGAAATTGGTATTTCAATGGAAGTTAATTTACCACCTGCAACACAACCAGTATCAATCATAAACTTGTTGTTAAATTGAACAACATTCGGTAACATGACGTGTCCGACGATATGATATGGATTGTTGTAGCGTGACTCTTCTTTCATGAAGGCCATTTCCTTTTCTGCATTGGTTGTGAATTCTTCTTCTGTGTTGAACTCTCTTCTTCTTGCGAATCTGAAATTTCGTTGGTGTTTCAAACAATGTCCTCTAACCTTACCCAAATACTCTATCTTGCAAGGAGCATGTGTTGCAATGAATCTATCCGTTGCATAGAAATCTTTTGATAGATCAAACAATTCAAAGAATTTCTCCTTAAGCTCAGGGTCGGCGTTAAATATGTCAACACTTTGAATGAAGCTTTTAATGAATTCTTCGCCCAATTCAGTGTATGGTTTTACCCCTTTCAAATAATTGAATACAAAATTCTCGTGATTTCCACGAACAAGGAATGCTTCGCCACTCTTCACCAAATAGTGAACAAAGTTAATCACTTCAGGGATTTGATCGCCCTTATCAACCAAATCACCGATAAAGATAATCTTGGTATTTTGCAGGTTTGTCCGCACAGAGTTATCGTCTGTGTGAAATGTATAGCCGTGTTCCAACAACAACTCCATCAATTCATCATAACATCCGTGGACATCTCCGATGATAATGTAATTGCTATTTGGATTAAGAAAATGCTCACTAAATTTTTGAAAATTTTCAATTTCGATTACAATCTCAGAGAAGTTGATCGACTTAACTTTAGATTGGTTTGGGTATTCTTTTTTCGACAATTCGAAAAGTTTGTCTTTGAATCTTCTGATTGAGTCGGACACTGCTTTTGTACGTGAGTGTTCTCCACCAAGATGTTTGAAGTAATCATCACGATTCTTGTAGTCGAAAACAATCAATTGCAGACTGTAGTTTGCATCGTTCGTAATCTGTGCGACTTCCTTGCGGAAATTTTCAGACATACCGGTTGTATCAACGATAATAAAGTCAGCGTTGACGGGATATGACAGTACTGCAGCAAGTTTGGTTTTCAACATTGTGAAGGCTTGCTCACTAACAAAGTCCATATTTTTATCATCTTTCTCATCTACCATGCTGTTATAATTAACACCAAGCATGTCACGGCGGAAATGATCTGACGATAGATGTTGAATATTCAGAGTCTTATAAATGTGGCGATTTTGTCGTTGTAATTGGGGAATAAGTACCTTTTCGGCAAAGTAAGTTTTACCACATTCGCTAGGGCCAACGAACATTATTACGGTCTGTGGTTTAATTTTTATAGTATCCATATTATGTCTTGTACGTAAATTATTGTTGCGGGGTTGTAACTTTAGCCAATTTTGAACAAAAAATTTTGCTTGCCAGACCACAAGTCTGACAAACATACATCCATTTCACGTAATACTGTGGGGTAAAAAGCCTTTTGGTGTTTCTTGGTGCTTCCATTTGAACAACACTGCCTTTACAGTCTCCACAAATTACGTCTGCCGGTTCAAACTCTGGTGATTGCAGTGGCGTTTCATCCATAAAGAAATTCCTCATTTTTATCGACAACCTGTTTGCAAAGCTTATAAAGTTGGTCATCTTCAAGTATGATAAATTTGTAGTAAGAATTTGTCGTGCTCATTTGAGCATGAATACCACAACTCTGATCAATAAATGAGGAAATATATTGCAACCTGAGTTTTGCTTCTGCAGGTGTCATATGCCCCTCACCAACTTCAATCAATAGGTTCCTTAGATACCATTGAATTTGTGGTTCAATTATTTCTGATGGTATTTTTTGTGGTTCCATTTATTTTCTTATCAATCAGTTTAATCAACTTCTTATGCGTCTTGGTTAGCTTCCTCTTTTTCAACTCACGAATGATGTAGTTTGTTTCAATAATTTTGTGAGTGTGTTTATTTGGATCAACATCTTCAAGATTATCAAGTCTGTCTGCAAGCTTTATGCGAAGTGCATAGGAACTCATTTTTCTCATCTTCTCAGCAAGATACACAGCCTTTCCCACTCTCTTTACTTCAACAGGGTCTGATGTTAATTCCCCAACAAGAGATGATACAGAATGACCGAATTCCTTTGCAATTTCTTCCAGAGTAACTTCACAATCTTCTACAACATCATGTAGAACGCAAGCTATTGCGATAAGCGGAAAATTATTTGACTTTTTGATTTTACCTAAAGTGATAAGAACAGAAAGAGGATGAAGAATATAAGGTCTTCCATCATCTTTCCGGCGTTGTCCTTTGTGTTTCTCTGTAGCAAACAAAATTGCTTTCTCCAATAAATCAGAATTTACTTTCATCGCTTTGTAAAAATAACCGCTTGTGAAACATGAATACCATTTACACTGTCACCAACACCATGAAATTCGAACCCATATTTTTTGGCAATACCGTATTTACCAACAAAATCGATGACAAAATTTTTGAAATCGATCTCATTAAATTCAAATTTGTGATCAGCGTGTCTAAATCCTTGCAGGGCATAGAACTTATTAAAGTCAGAGTTTGGTGTTGTGATTACAATTCTCTGAGCTTCTCCAATTTTGAAAAGACTTGCCATGAATTCTTCCACAGCATCAAATTCAAGGTGTTCTATTACTTCTGAACACACAACATCAAACGGATGTGTTTCATCTACAGAATTAATAAACGTATCAATTGAGTCATATATCGTTACGTTCTCGACACACTTTCTCTTGATGGTTTTTGCCAGCCCTTCGCGAACTTCGGGATCAATATCAATTGCATGAACATGTGCCACTTTCTTTGAGAAAGGTATTGTATATCGTCCTTCACCACATCCAACGTCAACGATGTTGAACATGAACTTAAGATTATCGTTTACAAATTGAATTCTCTGCTCGTGTGTGTCTCCGGGTTTGAAGACAATTTTTTGACGACTGCTCATCTCAAGATCAGTTTTATACTGCTTGAATAACGATGGCTTTTCATTGATTACACGAAGTTTAAACAGGTATCTGATGTAGTATTCTACATCAAGATTGTTCATTACCTTCATGAATCTATCCACCAAACCTTCTTCGATGAAAAGATATTCATTATCGTTGATAAGTATTAAAAAGACTGAAAGCAACGACAAATAATTGATCATGTCGTGCATTGTACGCTTCGTCTTTATTGTCAAACGATACTCATGGCCAACCAACTGCTCATAGGTCATTTCGATCCCCGGTATTGATTTGGCGAAAAACTCCAAGTATTTCGGGATACCCACGTGCACCATATTAACGGTCACGGTGTGCTCATAACCAGCAACATCTCGTGAACATTCTTTATAGCGATTGTTTTCAAGATGACCCAACAATTCTTTTATTGAATTGAAGATGAACATCGATGAATTGTATCGTGTTGGATTCAAGTACTCATACTCTTCGTCGGGGTGTGATTTGTATGACACTTCATCATCACCATCTCTGAAATAAATCACAAAAGTTTGTGGGTCTGACTTGGAATAAAATCCAAACAGATTACCGAACCGCAATGATTTTACAACCAGCGGTGTGGTTTCCGGATTCTTTTGGAGAATGTAGGACAGATCAGGATTTTCAGACTTTAATAAAATTAGTGACATAGTATTGTAAAATATCTTCTTTGATTTTTTTCTCGTCTGTACCAAGGGCATAATTAACAAAATCTTTACCGCCCTTTAGATTTTTGAATTCTCCAATGAACTGACCTAACTTCTTGCCGGAGATGTCCTGTATAATTTGCATCACAATTCTACCGTTGAACTTCTGTGAAGCCATTTCAAGATTCATCTGTAGTTCTTCATGTGCTGCAACCTTATTCACCAAGTTTGACTTAGGGAACGCCTCTTGGATCATCGGTACATAAACTGATTTATCCTTATTGAATGGATAATTCTTTTCAATTCCATTGTCGTGCAAATAATCCAAGAAGGTATTGAAGTCAGGTCGTTCGCCAGCACGTTTCCTCACGTTGAAATAGTCAAGCGAGTATGAATTCGAGCAGAAGTATTTGCTGCCGATCACGTAATCAAAAATATCCTGTAGGTCATCAAATCCCCTCTCCCATCTATCGCGATCAAGATCGATGAATTCAAATATCTTACGCATATCACGAGTCAAGATAATTTCCTTGGAGATGTGATTGTTGAACCCACGAAGAACGTAGCTCAGGCCATGCTCACCATACTTCAAATTGAACTTATGAAACATTCTCCCGATCAAATTACCGAGGATGTTGTAGCACATGAATTGATACGTGGTTTCAAATCGCGCAGTACCAGCACAGAAGAAGTCAACTTGGAAGTCCATGTAGTGGAGTGAGGTAACGTTACGCACTTTCTTAAAGGGCGGGTTACCGAGATCATCCAGTACTGGCTGTAACCATTTTTTATTCACAAGGAAGCCAGCGTCCAGAATAATGTCCACGTCTCCGTAGTCCACCTTGTTCCGGTAGGGCTTGGGCATTCTATAGTAGTTACCAAAATGTTTATCCAGCACCGGAATCAGTGTGGACACAATTTCGTCGTATCGCTCTCTACTTACCCTTTGAACTTTATATAGGTTTCCTCCCATATGCTTCTACAATTTGGTCATAATGTTTTTCACTCTCCGATGTCATTTGTTGATGTTCTTCTTTTATGAAAGGAAGACATGTTGATACAAAGGCACCCACCGTTGGCATACCGGTTTCTTTTAATTTTTCTCTCCACAGTGCTGAGGCTAACGACATCAGATGACCGTAACCAATTTTATCTCCAAGCTCTCTAACGATTTCGATTTCATTTGAAAGTTTATCTTGTACGAATTTAGGATATGGTACTTTGTTCGTTTTCATTTTCATTTTCTTTATCGATTTCTCTTATGATTTTCCAAATTTCACCCATCGCTTCTTCTGGTGAAGCGTTCTTCTTTGTCAAGATGTCGTACTGATCACTCAGTTCTTTATTTTGATTAGCCAGATTTTGAACATTCTTTAAAGTCTCTTTTGCAAGAAATCCCTTATCAGCGTTGATCAAATTATTGGTGTAGTTCTGTTCATCTGCGTAAAACTCCAAACACTTTTTTAGAAGTGAGATTTGATTTTCAAGCATCTGTGGGATTACTGTCATACTATTTCGTCAATTAAATCTAAACATTCATCCAATTCAGTTGACCGGATTGATTCTCCACCATCGTCGTCAGATTCTGTGATACTGTTGACCGGCTGAGATATTGTCACCAAAGTACTTGGTGTTAAATCTGGAAAGTGTTCAAGATAAACACTGACATTCTCCTTGAACTCGATATTGAATGTCATTGTGTTCTCTTTTGAGATGTGGAACTTAACATCGTGTGGTTTTTTTCTGAAAACTCGATTGATGGTGTCAAAAAAAGGTTCGTCAAGCATTTGAACTACCGATTTGGGTTTGCCCACAATTTGCTTACGAAAGTCCCTTATCAGGGTGCTTTTCTTAATATAACTCTCTTCCATATACATGATTTCTTTTGGGTTTATACGACAAAAATACACTAAATGTTTTGATTTTTGTCATTCTTCCCCGTTTTAAGGTTCTCTATTATTTGAACAATATCTTGTTTTTCGAAGTCATAAAGCTTGTATTCCCTCAAATAACGGTAGATTGTGGGCTTCTTTTTTATCTCAGTTATAAAAAATTTGCCCTGAGATTCCGCATTTTCAAAGTTGTTGTATAGCTCTTCAGTAATATTCGAGTAGGAATAAACCAGTCCATTATTGAAGAAAATGAACATGAATTTTTTGTCCGGATAGTAGTTTGATTTTGAGATGTTTGATGAGTCGAAAAAGGCCTCAATTAGTGTCATATTATCTCGCTCTCTTTTGATTTCCTTTCTGTCCAATAACATCAGTTCCAGTATTTATAGATAAATTTATTCAATGGCATTACCTAAAAAGAAATTAGACTTCATTCTCAATCCCGTCAAAATCGGGACTGAATATTTAAAGTATGGCATTGATCGTATTATCGAGTTGATGGTTAAAACTAACCAGAAGACTAACTATTTCCCACGCACAATCCGATTAAGAGATTTGGATGCCGCTCTTTTCGATTTCGTTAAAAACAAAGATATGAAATTAGTACTGGACGGCAAAGACGTACCGGCCTTTTATTTGACGAAGGAAAGATGGGGAGAATTCTCAAAAACATGGCAATATACCGATAACGACCAGAACGTTTTAACCCCTTTCATGACGGTAAGACGTACAAAGAAAGAACCCGGAACCAGAGTCGGTAAAAGATACATTGTTCCTCAACCTAGAAGATTTACTTTCATGGATGTTCCGATCCTTGACGAAGGACAAGTTATTAACCTACGTTTCAAAATACCAGAACCTACTTTTGTTGACATGTATTATGAAGTGAGATTCTTCAGCAAATTTCAAAATGATGCTAACGCATACGATGAACAGGTTCTTGATTTATTTGCAAGTAGACAAGCCTATTGCTGGATTAAGGGAACTCCTTTTGCTGTTCATTTGGAGAGTAATGAAGAACAAAACATTCAAGACATCAAAGGCGATAGAATGTACGTGACTGTATACCAAGTTAAGGTGCTTGGCTTTATTCAAAACGAAAATAAATTCGAGATTGTGAAGACAACAAGAGCACCACAAATCAAAGTTACATCAACAAGATAATAGGTGCGAACCATTATTCATTGTTTCATAACGTTGTTCTTTTCTGATATGACTTCTTATTAAAAGAATTATATCCCATGCATCTTGTATTGCTTCGTGTGCAACAACATTTGGTAATGCTGCTCTTGTTTTACACAATTCTGTTGATGGTGGCGATACATCCTTTTCCCAATCAATGAATGATAATGCGGGATCAAGATGTCTGTGATGAAGTTTAACTGTTCCACCTTTTCCTTGTAGAAACTTTGGAAGAACACCCAAAAATCTTTTATCAAACCCCGGATTTTTACCCGCGATAACTATTTGGTCGTGCATGCCGTTCCTAGCCAAAAATTGTTTGAAGTCATACCCCAACTCATCTTCAAAACACCACGAGTCGTTAAATGTTTTTGTGGCGTGGAAAAGTTTGTTTATTTCCTTGTAGCCCCTTGGGTCGGAGAGATGTTTTGTGATAATAGCTATTGTATCCATCAATTTCTTATTGAGAGAACAAGCATATGATGAAAAAATATACTTGTCTTCACGGTTTAGAACAATACGTCTAAAAGACTGAAGTTCCTCTAATGGTTTTGGATTATTTGAATCCTCTATGATTGCACCAAACTCAATCAACTGGTGTTGTTTCTCATCGAGACCCGTAGTCTCAGTATCAACTGATACGTATATCATAAAAAAAGGCTAGAAGCAAATCTAACCTTTTTTTTATTCTTTACAAAATTTTAATTAAGCTACTACTTGTCCTAGAATTTTTGGTATTACTGCTCTGGCTGCAGTGATCAATTCTGATGCCTTAACGCCAGTCAATCCACCTTCAACAGCAGCCAAACCTATGTTACCGGTATGTGCTGCATGTGATGCTCCAATTGCTCCTGCGCCACCCAACACAGCTACTAATGCATAGAATATACCCATGCTGATTTTGTGACGAGTTTCTGGTGTTGCATTTCTTGTCATTGGGCTAATTATTTTTTCAATTGTTCCAATGTATTTGTGATGTAAATGATCTGCAATGTGTGATACTTTTTCACCAAAACCTTGAATTGTTTGGTTGTCGAGTTTTTTACCTAAGAAAGCTGTTGCTTTTCCGATCAAGTTTGCAATTGCTGGTGCTGCTAATGCTCCACCCGCTATTGTTGCAAGAAGTGCTTCGTCTAATTCAGCTTCAGCAACTTGTTGTGCTGGTTGAGTACCTTGCACACTACCTTGTGCACCAGCTTGTCCTACTGGCTCAAGTTGACCATCTCTATCACCTTGAGTTGTTGCAACCTGTTGTAGGTCTTGTGGAAGTTCTCTCATTATTTGATTCAATGCACTGTCAATTTCACGCTCAAAAGTAGCATCAACTTGTTGTGGATTTACTTGCTGAGGTGGTGCTACTTGACCTTGTGCTGCAGGAGCAGCAGCCGGGGCAGCAGGTGCTGCTGGTGTTACCTCACCGAGCGGAGTTACCATTTCAACCAAAACTCTTTTGGTTTCGGGTATCTTGTAATCAGATACGGCTAATATTCTTTCGATTTGTTCGTTAATACTTTTTGGCTTCATAGAGATGACTGAATTATAGATAAATACTCAAAAATTAGTCAACAGTAACGTATTCCCCGTCTATTGTAAAGGTATTTCCTGACGGATATGTCGGTTTTTCTACTGAAATTGAATCCACACTATCGTTGATAATTTCAACATAAGCAGGGTTGGTGATTTCATAAAATGTGAAAGTAGTCCCCGTGAACACGTATTTTTTCGTTGAGCCGGTAAATGTCAATTCTTGATATAGGTCGCTTTCATTCAATGTATTTCCAGTAGGAATAACTCTACTAAACGGATAGACAATACCAGATTTGGCTGAGTAAAAATTCATTTTCATGTATGCCTTGAATGTAGTACCCGTTATTGACTCAATAAAAAAATTTGGTATATGAATGTCTCCATATTCATAATTACCATTCCATTTGTAAGCAGCACTAGATAGTCCATTGAAGTTGAAACCATTTAGATAGCCAGTATGAAGTAAGTTTTGTTCGTTCTCGATTGTGGAGTCAAATATTTTATACACATAAAGACTATTCAAAAAGGCTGTTGATGTTGATGCTGTGAATTCATTTGGTGCAACTGATGTGACATATGTTGACGAGCCAGTGCTATAAAATTTTGCCGACATAAAATTCGACATGCCTAACGGTGTAAATCTTAGTTTCTCAGCATCAACACCATTGTTTATATTTTCAACAGTTTGTTCGGTTACTAAATTATCAATATCCTCAGTCAATCCACCCAACATATATTCGGATTTCAAATTGATTTTGATATTTGCATCAGCATCTGCGGTCGATATTTGTATTTTTTGTCTTAACATTTTTCACCAAGATCATTAAGATCAGTTGTGGGTTGAGTAAATAAGTCAGTGTTAGGCCCGAATGAAATTGTGTTGAATGCATTTGCCGTTGTTGGATCATCCATATCAGTTGTCATTGGTAACACCAAGTTTGAAAAGATATAATGTCTCTTATTTATAAACGGATAGTTAACACCTCTTAATGAGATGGGATCGATATACCCATTTTCAAGTAGATTCTCCCAAATATAATTTCCTTCGTCATCAACATTAATAGCGTAGTCTGGTATGTTGAAATCTATCTCGCTGGTGCCACTTATATTGCCACTCAATATTTCATCGCTGAAATCTCTAATTTTTATAGGTATGAACGGATTATATTTTAGAGATATTCCAGTACCGGTTGTACCCGTGCATGGAAAATGAACATAGTGTTCCGAACGCTGAAGAAGTACCTCTTCAAAGTTAGTGGGTAAATAAAAGACCCAATCTCCATCTACGATTGATCCACCGCTGTATATAACGTATGGTCTGGTAACACGAGTAGAGCTATCATAAGTATTTTGTGTTACTGTTTCACCACTTTTTTGTGGTTTAAAATTAGCAAAGAGATAAAGTTCTGTGATCGGTTTGCCGAAACTATCTGTTTGACCTCTTAAGTCGATTTCAAGATTAAAGTTAAAACCATAAACTTGGTCGTAGAATATGTTCTTGTTGTAACCAGATTTATAGATGTCGATGTCCGTTAAATTTGTCAGTATTTCATAATTCAAACGATATGTAGTGCCACTTATGAATGTGTTACCACTTTCTATTTGTGTGACTCCCGTAAGCTCTACATAAGGCCTTGTATCTACACTTCCACCAAAGGTTGTTCCACTTAAAGTACCACCAGTAACTTCAAAAAGATTTGCTTGGGGTCTGCATAAGTAGAAATCAAAACAATTCAATATGTTTCTCGTGATCCCGGACGCTTCCGCGCCTAACGATGGTCTTCTGAAGAAATTATTAACTCCGGTATATCCAGTACTGAGTCCATTCGCTAGAGACATGAAGTTAATACACCCATAAAAACGGTATACTTCACTTATCTGTCTTTCGTCGTTAAACAGGTCAGCTACGTTAATGGTTGATGTTTCATCATAAGGAAGAATTTCAACGGTGGGAGCCTTAAGACCAATGTTGAACTGTTCATCGGTATTAACAGCATCCACAAATCTTTTTGACCCTAATTGAATCTGAATATCACTCATACCAATAAATAGCCTTGAAAATTTTTTTAGTATTTATTTAAGATGCAGCCACCACACAAAACCTTTTTCCAAAAAATCGATAAGATATACCATTTCATAGTTGAAAGACCGATCCTAACATCGGCTGTTCTTCTCTTTCTATTGTCGTCAGTTGTTATCATTTCCAGTATTCCAAATTATTTAAATCGATTTGCCGAAATAAAGTATGATTTATTGATTGAAGGTCATGGAATGATGTTCGACATTGCACTGATCGGTATGCTCTTGTACTGGTTGAATGAAAACGGTGAGAGACGTACTCGCATTAGAATGTATCAGGACGAAATTGACGACTTTAGATTGTGGGAGTCCCCGGAAGCCGCTTTCCGTACCGTTGGTAATTTGAAGAGATTGAATCGTCACGGGATTTACAACATAAATTTGGTGAACTGTTACCTCTGTAACACCAATATCAACTATATCAACCTAAAAAATTCAAATCTCAACTCCGCTTCAATATGCAATTCATCTCTTATAGACGTTGTACTGGAAAATGCACGTCTTAACCAGACCAATTTCGAGAACTCGAACCTTAACTCAGCCAATATCAAGGGTGCATACGCTAGTGGAGCCATTTTTAAGGACTCATTCTTAATTAAGGCTGACTTCGAGAACGCATTTTTGATTAAAACGAACTTCAACGGTGCCTATCTCATGGAAGCGAACCTTCGCGGTGCCTATCTCATGGGTGCTGACTTCGAAAATGCCAGTCTATATAAGGCAGACCTCAGAGATGTGAAAGGTTTGACCATAGATCAGATCAAAAAGGCCAAAACTTTGTTCCTTACAAAGTTCGATGACGAATTTATTCGACAAAACCAAGATTTTTTTGACAATTTCGTTGACTAACACAACTTTTTCGTGCTGAACTCCGTATAATACACTAAAAAGCACTTAAAAACATTATGAAAACTATGAAAAGCCTTAAATTTCTTGCCATCGCATCACTTTTGATGATGACTGTCGCCCTGTTTAGCTGTGGTGACGAAAGCGAAGACCCCGCACCAGCAAAACCAACATCAACAACATGGGAATTTGTTAGTGCTCAGGTAACTCCTTTGGGTTCAAGTACTGCGTTTACAAAAACGTTAGGTTCTTGTGCCGACACTGATGCTCCGACATTCAAAACCATCTCTTATACTTTTAATGACGATGGCACTGTAGTCGATAAGAGTGTTTGTGGTGTTGATCAAAAATATACCTATGTAGCACAACTGGTTGATGGAAAGCCGAGCATAATTGACATCTACGATCTGTCGGGTAAGACAAAACTTTTATATTACGACAAAATCGTTATCGATGAAACTGCAAAAACCGTAACGGCGAACCAGCAAACATTTGGAACTGCAAAAACAATCGTTGCTACTTTCAAACTGAAATAAGAAAGACCAACCCATATAATAGAAAGCCCCAATCGGGGCTTTTTTTATATCACTACAATTCCGTTAGCAATTAAAAATTCAATGCAGTCCGATGTTCCAATTCCTCTATAAAAAAACGAACCAGTAGAAACAGAACTCTTCTTTGCATAATTACCAATGAGAGGATTTGTGTTAAAAGGTGGTGTTATGTTATTTATAAATCCCTTTAGTGTTGCAGCATTGTTAGCAATGTTGATAACATCTTCTCTAGGCACTTCAATAAATTTTGTTCTATGATAATCACCTCTCAATATATTTCTCGTATTAAAATCGGTGGCTAAAATCTTTTGTGCGTTGTCCAAGTAATAAAATCTTGTTGTGGGATTGAATGTTGCTGAGTCGTTACCATGTCTGTCCGCACTTTGATTTCTAATGAAGTAGGTGTTCTGTGGAAAATAGAGTGAGAAATTCATCCAATCACCACCAAAGGCCGTATGACCAGCATTTGTTGTCCCGGTTGAGGGGAATTGAAAGCTAGGGTTATCCGCATCAAATACAGGGTCAGTGACAATAACACCAACATTCCAAAAAGGATCGGCATTTAAATTATTTTTGAAATTATTGTCGTCATCATCTCTGTAGTCGAGATCGTGAAATTTTGCTATACTATAAATTGTGGATGCCGTAAATAATGCATGTTCTTTTCTCCAATTAGTTGTGTTACCACCATCATCAAATTGTATGGCGTATGATTGTGGAATTTTCATTTTCCAGCGTTGACCTGAGAATGTGTGTCCATCAAATCTATCACCAGCAATATCATCGTATCCCGGTAATGGCAATTCGTCACCATATCTACAAACAAACATACCTCTAAATTTAGTGAAGACACCATTCGGGTTGTTATCTTCAACCGGTTCATCGTTACCAAATTCATTTGTTATTACCTTATCTCTATTACATGCAATTAACAAAACAAAATCACCATTTCTTATATATGATGTGTATTGACTTGTATCTAATTTAACAACATCAGTGAATGGGTCAAAATTTCCAGCAATAGCATCTGCATTACTGATCGTTGGTTTTATTGTGTATACATCGATTACTATTGTTCCAATTCTTTTTGTGGCAACAGATGTATTAGCTACAGCATCATCATTCATACGCCACATTTCTGCATCCTGATCACCAGAAGAATGATCATTTTGTCCCCACGTTGCTCTAAAATCATCAGTAAATGCTGAACCAAAAACAACAAACGATGTTATCAATTGTGCACGAACTTTAAAGTCCTGACGAGTAATACCAATTTCAAAATTTGTATTGTCTCCCCAAAACGGTCTAATTTCTACTGCAATTTCTTGTGTCTCTACATTTGGTAATGTTTCAAGGTCGGTTGAAAATTTAACTCTGGTGCCGTTGTTAGTAAACAAGTTTGGTGAGTAGCCCAATTGAGTGATCATCGTTCCGGGAGTCATTGAATACTTTCCAATGTCTGTAATGTCCACGGACATGTGCACTGTCTGATTTCCAACAGGAACTCCATAGATCATATAATCTCCGGACGTGTTCGTAACTGTGGTGAACTTGTAGTACTTTTCAAAAACCTCCATGAAGGTTTCGTTGGTCGTAACTTCTTCTTTAGTTGGAAAAGTACCGACCGGAACAAGAGGTGCGTATTGCTCACCTATCAAAAAGGGGTTGTTAACTGCTACTCTTGGAAGAAGATTGTATCTAACATTATCACGGTTTAAATCCCTTGGAGTTGTATAAGGGTAGATTGCCGATATGTTGGCATTCATTTTATCTTCGTCAGTTATCGGTATGAAGATCGAAATTTTAGCGTTTGGAACACCAATACCACCATTTGCAATTACACGGCCCACCAAAACCCCAAAATCAGAATTGAAGCTACCATATAGGTCTTTTTGACTGATTTTGAGAGAAAGTATTTCAAATTGATCAACATCTTGCTCTAGCTTAACTTTCAAGTATTTATCTCCGCCACCGGGGGTGGTTTTAATTCTGATTGATTTGTTACCCATAGTCTACGGCTATTATTTTTTATAAATACAATTCTGAAAAAATAGTGATTTTGACGGATTAAAAAGTATTTATTGGAAAAGTTTCAAACAACAAAACGAAATTATAACTATAAATCTAAAATATCATTAACAAATGGCAAATAACTTTGTATTCGTTAGTCCCGGAGTAAAATTCAGAGAACTAGACCTTTCATTCGTAACCAAAACAGTTGGTGTAACTACGTTGGGTCTTGTCGGTGAAACTCCTAAAGGGCCAGCATTTCAACCAGTAGCAATTGAAGATCAAGGACAATTTGAAGCTAGATTCGGCTCACAGTCAATTGATAAATTTCCAACTGGTGATCTTAAATTTCAATTGCCATATGTTGCAAACGCATACTTAGATAACTCTAACCAATTGTACGTAACCAGAGTACTTGGTCTTTCTGGTTATCAAGCGGGTACTGCATGGGCTATCAAAATTAACTCAGCAGTAGACCTTTCTACTACTGGTGTTACTTCAACAGGTTCATCAATTGCAGCATTTTCAAACAGCACTTATCTTGGTGTGACCATCACAAATACTGGTCAAACTGGTACAATTTCTACTGGTTTCACTAAGACCAGTCCAACAACATTTACTTCTATCGTAAGAGATTTCACTGTATTAACTTTGTTATCAGGTAGTGGTACTGTAAGTGTTATCACAACTACAATATCAGGTCTTTCACTTTCAGATTATGACAACACTGTTGTTGCTGTTGTAAGATCAAGAGCAACTGTAGAAGACATCGCAGATGCAGCACCGGTAACAACCTTTGACACAACTTCATTGTCTATCATATCCAACAGTACAATTGTTGGTGCTGGTGACTTGTTCGGTCAATTCACATTGAGAGCCGTTGGTACAACTACTGAAGACTACACAGTATCTTTGAATCAAGATTCAAGAGATTACATCGTGAACGTTATCGGTGATAAACCAAAAGGTAAAAACACTAAAATTTATGTTCAGTCAGTATTCCCTGATCTTATTAAGAAATTGGATGCTGATGGTGTAGCGTACAGCGTGTCATCAACATTGATCAACGCAACTACCGCACCATTCACCGACTACAGACAATCATTCAGAACTCCCGAAACTCCTTGGGTTGTATCTGAATTGAGAGGTAATGCTATCGAAAGATTGTTCAAGTTCGTTTCTATCTCTGATGGTGACGCTGCTAACAAAGAGATTAAAATTTCTATTCAGAACGTTGATCCTATCAGCAGAGAATTCGATATTATCATCCGTGACTTCTTTGACACTGATGCAAACATCAATGTTATTGAATCATATTTGAGATGTTCAATGCAAAAAGGTTTGAACAACTACGTTGGTGCTAGAATTGGTACTATCGATGGTGACTTCGATCTTCAAAGCAATTACGTGATGCTTGAGCTTGATCCTAACGCTCCTGATGATGCATTCCCATGCGGATTCGAGGGTTATGTGTTCTATGATTTTGCAATCTCTGCAACTTCAGCTTCATCTTCTGGACAAACTCCACAGATTTACTACAAGCAGTCATACTTGACTTCTGATAAAGTAAACAGAACATACTTAGGTGTTTCTGAAAGAGCATACGATGCTACGAACCTCCAAGGTACTGGTATCGATCAAAACTTATTCAACTTCATTGGCGTGGACATTAGTTCAAGCAATGGTAACGCAACAACAGGTTACATTAAGACAAAAGGTTTCCACTTAGATTCTGGTGCTACCGGAACATACTATGATGGTCAAACTTTGGTTGGTCAATTTGAAGTTGGTGCTGGTAGTTTCCAAACTGCAGCAGATGTAACTAATCCTTCTAATCCATACTCTGTAAAGGGTACACCTAAGTTCTCTTTCGTGCCTTACGGTGGTTTTGACGGATGGAACGAGCACAGAGTAACAAGAAGCAACGGTGACCTTTTTGCTAAAGGTAAAATATTTGATGGAGTACCTGCAGGATTTGATCCTTCAAACGACTTCCAAGCTTGGGAAAATGCAATCTCAACATTTGCTAACCCTGAGCAAATTACTATCAATTTGTTTGCAACTCCGGGTATTAACTTCAGTGATCAGTTATCACTTATCAATGAAGGTATCGAGTTGGTTGAATTGACTAGAGCGGATTCATTATATATCATTGACGCTCCTGATCTTCCAGACACCCCGTCTTTGGCTCAGGACATCGTTGACTTACTTGACACAACTGAAATTGATACAAGTTACGGAGCAATCTACTATCCTTGGATTCAAATCAGAGACACAACTAACAACCAGAACGTGTTTATACCACCGACTGCACAAGTTGTTAAGTCAATCGCGTATAATGACAACGTTGCATTCCCTTGGTTCGCGCCAGCAGGTTTGCAAAGAGGTGTTACTGATGCTAAGAAGGCAAGAAGAAAACTTTCACAAACTGAAAGAGACACAATGTATGCCGGTAGAATAAACCCTATGGCAACATTCCCTGAAACAGGGGTTGCAATCTTCGGTCAAAAGACCTTGCAGAAAAAACAATCTGCTCTTGATAGAGTTAACGTAAGAAGACTTCTTCTTCAATTGAAGGTGTTGATTTCTAACGTAGCGATCAGACTTGTTTTCGAACAAAATGATCAAACTACTATCGATAACTTCTTGAACAAGGTAAATCCTATTCTTGAGACAGTTAGAAGAGAGAGAGGCTTGGAACAATTCCAAGTTAAGATGGATGATACAAACAATACTCCTGAGACAAGAGACAGAAATGAGTTGTATGGTGAAATAGCAATCGTACCTACCAAGTCGGTTGAATTCATTGGATTACAATTCACAATCTCTCCTTCCGGAGCAGCGTTCTCGAATTAAGAAAACCCCCAAATAGAAGAGCCTCATTCGTGAGGCTCTTTTTTTATTCTTCCAGTAGTGGAGGAAATCTTGATGATAAAATTTCTTTAGTTCGTTTATAGTTAGTTCTCAGAAACGTGTCGAATTCTATGAAATTGTCGTCAGTTAAGAAATAAACCCATGTGCAGTTGTCACGAGCATCATAAAAATCATATTCTTCAATCTTATATAAGCAAAATTCACTATCAACAAGAGTATCGGTTAAAGTAACCAAATTCTTCAAATTTAGGTCTGCAGATATGAAAATCGTCCTCATATCCAAGTTTCTGAAGGCCTGTATGTAATGGATGCTTTCCAACTAATTTTTATAAAGCAAGTATAACGAAAATTTTCATTATCCACAGTATTTATGTGGGATAGCGATAAGCAGAAAAACAAGATAAACTAAAATTACAAAAAATATACGCAAATGGCAGATTTATTAAGAGGCATACCTTTTGATTACGAACCAAAGAAGAAAAACAGATTCTTTGTTGAATTCGCAGACGAACTTGGTATTGAAGTTTGGAAGGTACAATCCATAGCCAGACCAAAGATGAACATTAACCCTGTTGAAATTCATTGGCTTAACGAGGTTAACTACGTTGCCGGTAAATACAAATGGGAAGCTGTTGAAGTAACATTCATCGACACTATCGGCCCTTCGACATCAACAAAATTGATGGAGTGGGTTCGTCTTCACGCTGAATCTTTATCAGGTAGAATGGGTTATGCTGCTGGTTACAAAAAAACTGTTACCATCAAAGGTCTTGATCCTACCGGAGTTGAAGTTGAGAAGTGGGTTCTTCAGCAATGTATGATTACAAACATTGATTTTGGAGATAACGCACAAGACGACGATGAAGTACAAACCGTTACGTTAACACTTCAACCTTGGAGATGTATTTTGAACTACTAATCGTAGTTTGGTCGTCACACACCGTAAGATTTTTACCTTAGTTCTAATAAACAAAAAAGGCTGCATTGTGACTGCAGCCTTACTTTTTTCTTTCCACTTCTTTTAGGCTCTCGCCTTAGTGTACTTTGTTTCTCCGGTTCTTTTGTCAACCAATGATTTGATTTTAACCTTCTCATTGATAACCAAGTCCGAAATTGTTGCTCTTAGATTCTTTACGCCGAAACGGCTGTTCGCAACACTCATGGTGATGCCTTTTCCTGAATTAAGATAAGCCCATACCTTAGCTTTCTTCGTTTGATTTTTTGTCTTTGTCATAATTCTGTTTGTTGTTAGAACACTGTAAACTTAGCACACAGAATCGAGAAAAACAAGCGTTTAGGGCATTATCTTTCTAGTTGACCGGGAGAATAATCGGTCAATCGGCTCCAATTGGCATCAAAAATTTCGTCGGCCAGACCGTATTCGCAGGTCTCTTTTGCCGTGAAGTAGACATCCTCTTCCTTGTCCATTCTCAAACGAATCCATTTTCTGATATATTGAAGGGTTTTGTTGCTCAATTTTCCTCTTTCCTTCATTGCCCTTGCGTAAATATCCATCATTGTCTTGTCCGCAACCCTTTTTTCAAACCTAACGGCTGATCTAACCTGTTTTACGGTTCCTTGCATTCCAAAACTTCCATCATGGAACATGAAGTGGCTATTGGGCATCATCACACGCTTGTTTCCAGCCTGAAAGATCAACGATGACATTGAACTGGCTTGTGTATAGCTTAGGATCGTAACGGGCCAAGGAAACGTTCTAATTGCATCGTAGATGGCCATTCCTTCTTGCCAATCTCCCCCGCAAGTTTTCATATGAATTACCAGAGGTATTTCGGGGTTAACACGCATGCAAAGATTGATATTTCTGATGAAACGGTTGGCCATCACATACTCGACTCCGGGTTCAACACCACCATCCGCACCAGTACCGGTTGAATACCCCTCTACCCCGAAAAGGTAGATGTGATTTGACTTCAAATCAAGATCATGCTCAAGCAAATAATGAAGGGGATCATCCTGCTTGATCTTTAATTTATGATCTAACTTGTAATTTTGTTGTACAGCCATTTTGGGGGAGTTACCAAAAATACGGATTATTTCTTTCTCTCCCAATAAATACTCAAAAAACCGCTTATAATGACTCGTTTTCGACCAATCTTGGGACGTAGTTGGTGTAGTCTATGCACTCCACTATTTTGTAGTTGTCGTTAACTTCATTGAACCAGACGACATACATTCCTTCGATTTTGATGTCGCAATTTCTCATGATGATGGCCTTATATGTCGACAACTGTAATGAGTAAAGGTTGATGTGGGAATCTTCAAGTTTGAAGAGAGGGTATTTGAGTCTTTGATTGTACTGGTTTGTCGTTGTGAAATCCTTATTGGTTTTCCAATCCCAAATTTGAAAGCATTGTTTCTTTACGTTCCAGAAGATGATGTCCATCATCCCGGCAAGTCCCCACAATTCATCGTAAACAATAAATTCTGTTCTAATGGGTATCAGCTTGTTGAATGTATCGTCATAAAATTTGTCGACATAACCTTTAACGATTTCAAACTCTTCTCTGATGGTATATCCCTCCATCTTTTTCATTAACTCCACATTATCCTTATAAAGGATTGGGTATGTCTTTAGGATTTCAATATTCTTAGCACCCAATTTTTTGTCAGTATCAGCTTGGCTGTATGCATATACTTTGTTATTGTATTTCAACTCAGCATAATTGTGTACAGCAGAACCTTTCACTGTGGATTTTACATTCCAAGCATCCCACATCTCAAGTACTTCTTGTTGTGTCATTCCATACTCGGCAGCTTTAATCTCAGACCAGTAGTTTGATTCAAATGGTTCTTGGTATTTGTGTAGAACTGTTGTAACCGAAATAAGATTTCTATCACCAAGATAATACTTGTGAATATCATCATAGAATTTAATCTTATTAAACTTGTGGAATAAATCTGCTGGAATCGGTATTGTCATTCGTCTTGTTCGAACTTACTGTACTTGGGTTTTTCGATATTCTTTACCTTGATTTGCTTAACGTTTTTAGGTTCTCTCTTCGACTTATTGTCGTTCTTAGAGTCCTTCCAAGTTCTGCCCATAAAAAACAAATTTAATTAATTCTGATGTTATTTTGCAATAATTGAGTTAAATCAATTTTTTCAAGGTCTGCAATGATCTTGTCTTTGTCTGCAGGAAGCCCCGAATAACCGTGAATGTGTTCAATAATTGCTCTTCTGAAAACTTCCAATACTCTAACCATTATGTCCCCCCTAAGCATTGGATGTGCTTCTTCGAAGACCCTGTTTATGGTCTCAGTATCGTATCCCGTGGCCGGGAGTTTAGGATTACCTTCATGAGATATGAAGGCAATTTTATTTGCAAGCTGGATAATTGAGGATTGTTTACCATCACTGGTTATATCCATCTGTATTGTCGCAGGATTGTTCTTGTTTAATATTAAAATATTATTGACATCATGTCTTCCCGCACGAATTAAAATCTGTTTTGGTTTCAACATCATTTCTGTGTTGTCTCTACCAATCAAACCAATATCCGCAATGTCGGGGAATACTCCAATAGCTTCGGGGTATTGAGATACTGCTTTGTCGGGTGCACCCAATGCTACGTTGGTTGTGTTCAACGCTGTTAAAAAACCATCACGTCCAATTTTTTGTAATTGTGAGATAACACTCCCCGCCCAATGTCTTCCTCTTTGTGGATAACGAATATCTTCAAGAAATACTCTTACAACTTCACCAACTTGAGGGTAGATGTGTAAAAATTTAGGTATTGCGGGATACGCATATGGTAGATCGTCATTGAGGGTCTTATCGTCAAGATCAGCAATACGAACTTTAATTCTACCACCATCACTAGGATCAACAATACTAACAACTTCACCATAGTACATGTTTTTTACTGGTGATTGATTGTTCGTTGCAGTATTATATGCTGGTGAACTTCTTTGTACGTATTTTTTTTCGAAATTACTCATTACAGTACCATTTTACCAATTAGATGTGTATACTCTTCTTCAATTGAATTGAGTTCCGCTTCTTTCTGCTCTAAAACTACAAGCAGATCGATAAGTTCTTTTTTCACATTCTCGTGCTTCACTTTAAGCGAATTAACTCGCGTTAAAATTTCCGTATCGGTTAAGTTTTTTGTTTCCATTTTATTGTATTACACCATAACCTGTTGTTAAAGTAATTGTACTTCCGAACACGGTAACGGGGCCAGATGGTGAAGCACCAGCAGCACTTAATGTCGTTCCGGGAGGTATGGCTACTGTTAGCTTCGCATCCTCTTGGATTGCCTTAATTATTTCTTCAACCCTAATACGTTCCATTATTTCATCAGGTGATACTCCACCAGAAGGAAGAGTACCAATAGGAATACCAGCCTCACTCTTACGTTGGATGATAGTACTGGCTATTTTTATTGCTGAAAGTCCGGGACGAGTCTGTGCACCGACCAAGATCAATGGTGTTGGTACTGTTGTGTTACCACCAGCATTTTGTAGCTTCAAAATTTTGTTGATGCCACTTAGTATTGACGAAAAGCTGTTGAAATTAATTGCCATATTACACGAGTGATTTGAGGATGTTTATAAATGCTTTGATCTTCTCCTGTAAAATTAATGTTGCTACCGGAACGATTAGTTTAATTAACTCTGCTTTTACTAGATTGAATATAAACTCATTCAGTGTACTTTCTGCAGTGTCTGACAAGCACTTGATTAAATTTTTCTGTTTCTTTATATCATCGGTCGGACTGGTTAATGATCCACTAACATCGTCATTATTTTTCAGACCTCCAACTATTGCAAGTAATACTCTTATTTGTGGAGCGGCTGTTACCGATTCAATTATGATTTGTTTTATGGTGTTGATGATTCGTTTAAAGAATCCATCTCGAATTGCGTTCTTGTTTACGGGATCGACCTGAGCCGGATTTTTACCAAAACTATTATCTATTAGTCCTCCAAAATTCTTACCTATCGTAACCGGATTTGTTGTACCCGTGTTACCGGAAATAAGATTTTTTAAATCATCCATACTGACATTACTATCGATAATACTACACCCAACATCAACTTTAGCTTTACCAGTCAACATTTCATTAGCTACAACATCAACATTGAAAAGTTCATCCTGTGTCAAGTCCAAATCGTCACTACCTTCCGTGATTTTATTCAAGGTTGTTGTGAACATCACCTCACTTTTTAGTTGAGTGAGATTCTTATTTTGATTTGCAGAGACCGTACCAAATATTGCATCGATCAACTTGGAGGTAAACTCCTTTTCGTTTATTATCGTCAAACCAGCAATGAAGGATTGAGTAAAACTACCTATGGTTTGACCAGAGGTAACCGGTCTCACTTTTATCATATCATTTGATGAGTCGTAATTAAGAATCACCCCGGTACTGGCATTCGTCACGTCCGTTCCGGGATTCTGTACTGCGTTGTAGATCGACTTATCGAAATTGTTTGCATTATCCCCATAGATCACGTCTCCCGTTGAGCTACTAGGGTCTGTTTTAAGCTTACCGTGGATGTCAATTGACTTCATGGGTATATTATACCCCGAAGCAAAGCCCGTGGATAGAGGCTTATCTGAATTGTGTGTAACGGTTTGTTTATTTAAGCTTGTCTTTAGTTGTGGTTCGGATTTACGAACGTAATCCGTCATGACCTGTCCTGTGGTTCTTTCAAGAGCTTGACTGCCCACCATTACGGTGAGCATGTCGAGCATAAATGGTACTGGTTCATTCTTGTTGTTAAGTGAAAGCAAAGTAGTATTCGTATCGGGTAGTTCAACTCTCTTACCCATTGAGGTGAATACTCCGATCTGATTTATTATACCTTTCTTATCATCAACTAAACCCATTATTATTCTGTAGTGTTGTTAGCTTGGTTTTTCTCCATCGCCTTTTTAGCTTCTTCAATCATTGCCATGATTGTGTTCTTTGAATCATCACCCAAAGTAACTTGATCTCCATTACTGCTGTTTCTTGATGCTTCAGCTTCACCCGCAGCTTTCTTGTCGAAAACTATATCCTTCAAAATTTTCAATAAAGCGATTTTTTGGTCGTTGGTTCTTGCTATAGAATTCATCAAGTTTACGATTTCTTTACCCATAGCGGCCACATTACCTTCATCTTTAACCATTGGCCCCCATACGCTGAGTATAGCCATTACTTGAGCTTTAAAATTGTGTGAATCATTGTAGATTTCCTGATAAACCTCATTGAGACTTTCCTCCGTGAACTTTATCTGTTTTCTTTTTATTCTTGCCATAATTTAAGTTTCATATAAATAGTACTACTTTGAAATTAGTACTCGTCACTAAAAAACTCACTTTTTTGAAGGAAATACAACTCTTTGAATTGACGCATAGACGAGCGGATTTCTTTGGTTGAAAGATTCGTCTGTTCTTTTAAATAGAAGAGGATTTTATTCTTTGCAAAGTTGTTCGATATTTTTTTGTTGTAGACTCCGATCTCGGTCTCTTCCATGAACAGGGCTGGCCAGTTAGCAAGAACTTTGATGATCGCCTCTCCCACAACGATTTCATTCTTTTTGAGAGCCTTATCTGTGTCTATTTTGGTTCTGATTTTTTCGATGATAACCAGTATCAATTTTTCTTTGGTGTCGTGATCGTCAGACGAGTCCATTTCATAAGTATAGTCGGCATTGTTTTCAACCTCATCATGAAAATCCTCAAATGGCAAATTGGTGATTCTCTCATTAAAAGTTTTCTTGCTCCAATCCTTATAAAAATTACGGATTATCGTCTGACAATAACTAAATGCTTTATTCTTAATTCCTGCTTTGTTGTAAGAGTTCTCTTTGAACCCGACCATCTTTTCAATTAGGTGCGACCAAGCATTATGCTCAACCTCAGTAATGTCGTAATTACCGATATGAATCGGATAACGTCTGAGGATTGACTCAATCATTGTTTTGAACGGCTTATGAAGTATATCATTATACAACTTATGACGTAACTCAGTGGAGTCAGTACGTATGTAATCTATCAGAGCTTGTTCTTCACGTGCTCCAAAATATGGTTCTTTAGTTTCGACTTTCTTTCTCTTACCCATTTACAGATGTGCATAGAATATTTTTTTTATGTTATGCTACTACTGCAGGTTCTTCAACTAATGATGATGTGTCTATAACTCTATCTGTGAAGAAATGACATTCCTTCTTCGCAGTTTCAAACCAAAATCTTCTTTCCTTCATTGGCATTGATGTTCCGTAACCAACAAAGAGACTTCCCGGTCTATTAATTACGTGCTTATACCCAAACTTCGGCATTGAATAGATTTTATTGCCGTTTTCCAGAAATCTGAGAATGAACTCATATGTAAACGCCAACTTAATGTTCGACTTAAGACCACCAGATGATTCAAAATCTGCTTTCTTGATTACTGATCCACCAATTGTGTAGAATGAGAACTCATTCAATGATCTTGTGTTCAAGAAACCTAATGTTCCGTTTTCTCCCACATAACCCTTTGACCAAATTGTTTGATTCACAATTTGAACAAGGCTCCCCGTCTTATCATCCACTTCAACGGTGAACGGTAGGAACATACTAACGTCAGGAAATACTGTGAGATGCTTAACGACATTTTTAAAGAAAATAGTTGCATACTCATCATCGTATTCAAGAATTGAGAAATACTCTGTGGGTACATTCGCAGCACCCAAATTTACTTGACTGCAGAAATCGGTCTTACCCTCATTTTTGATCGGAATGACCATCAACGGTTTTACAGTTACGTCAGTGGGTGATGTGAATTCCTTGACGAAATCCAAAAGCCCCCTCTGTTCTGCAACATGAGTATACACCAACACAATAGGTATTGGTGCGTCAAATCCAACTTGCGATAATATCGAAGCGAATCCCTTTCTAAGGTATTGTGCGACTGTGTCGTTAAATTCGTGTACTGGTAGTACGATTGAAATGTTTGTCATGATATGTTTATTCTTTTATTAATACTAATGTAATACCTCTAATTATTGGTTCGGAGTTTTCAACATCCATGATGTTATAGTGCACTCGGTATGATAAGTTTCTACGCACCTCGCTAAATTTTGTGTTTAATTTATCTACTGTGTAGTTGAATAATTCAGTTGCATGTTTTATGTCTTCTGAATTATAACGATTCTCTTCCAGAATAACTAGAAGATTCCCATCCCAAGGAGGATGTTCTATACTAGCCAATCTTTTTTTGTGATTTTGTTTTACAATCTCATTTATCGCAAAAAACTCATCCTCAATTTCTTCAATTATTGTGTCCTCAATCTCTAATCTGTTTTCCTCTTCAATAATTTTTAGTCTTTCTTCAAGTACTGGAAGACTTGTCTTTACCCTTTTTGATCGTGCCAGTATTTCATCAAACAATAGTGTGGGCGATTCTTCCAATTCAACATCGGCATAATCAAATACTTCCCTCCTATATGAAATCAACTCACCAATATCATGTTTATCACCCTGATAGTTAAGCTCATTGTAGAGTCTATCCATAAACGCAAGTCTTAGGTTATTATCCATTCAGTACTTGGTTCGCCATCTCTGTTTGATTTGATGCTGCAGTTTCTCTTGACTTAAGTGTCTCAAGAGTCGCTTCGAATTGTTTCAATCTATCTCCAAACAATCCATCATAGATGGTTGTTAATTGTTTTGTAGCCACTTCGGTTGTATAGTTTGAAGAGATTTCATCCATTGTGGTGAAAAGTTCTTCGGGCACTTCGTCATCAAGAAATTTTCTCAATGAATCAGCAAGTAACGCAGGAAGCGCATATAAATCTGACGACCAAACTCCCGAATTCGGTACAAACTGATCATCTTTGATGATGTATTCTGGTGTAATATCTGGCTTAAGACAGATCGGTATTGTTCCAACACGCATACACTCAAGGGGGAATTGGGCGTGTGATGCAAGTCTATCAATCCAAAGGGCTGCAAAGTTTCTATCTAACTTATCCGCAAAATCCTTTCTTCTCAAGAACTTTGGTGGTTTAGATTCAGTTTGCATTGGCTCAAATGTCAACCATCTAAACTGAGGAAATTTCTGATAGAATAATTTAACGACCTTTTCAAGATCATTTTCGTTTCTAACGAAAACCGATACCACAGGTCTCTTTACGAGAGCCTTCTTTTTGAAATAGTCTGGTACTGATACGTTATAGACTCTAACGTTGTACTTTCCATTAGTGAAGAATTCGTTAATGAAAAGTTGCATAATGTTACTGGTTGTGATAACATCCTTGATTCCAAAACTAGACCAATCAACCCCCGGAACCAAAGCTCTGAGTGCGTTATCAATTGATTGAAGTAACACAACCCTCATACATGGGAGATTCTTAGTTCTCTCCATTACGTTTGTGAAGATTTCTGGAATGATAAGTAAATCCTCCGGAGACACAGTTAACTTAACAGTGTCCATCGCAACATGTGGAAACTTTGTTAGTTCCGGTTCGATGAAATCGGGAACTTGTGACTTCTCACTTTCAAGAAGTATCTTAACGTCATATCCCATGTTTTTCAAAATCGACGCATGAAAATAGACTTCGTATACAGCACCAGAAGGTGTTGCACCAAGATCAGGTACGAAGAACATGATTTTGTTCTTCTTATTTTTCAATATATCCATCGACAATGTGATTTTCTCAATGTCTGTTAGACTTTCTCTATCGATTACAACTTCGTTTGCCATTTATTCTCTGGTATTATTTTAATGTTAGTTTATAATTGCTTTGAATGCATCGTTTTGTAAAACTGTCACCGACTTGTCTTCATTTACCACTGAAGTAAATAAATCTTGAAGGTTGATGACTTTAAGGTCACCAGTTTGACTGGTGTTATGTGGTCTTGCAAGAACGACAACCCTTTTATCTACGGGTGTTGCACTGATGATCCTAGGATCGGTTGTTATTACTATATCGACCTCACGCCATATGTCTTCTGGCTTTTCGGGGAAAATATATTTTCTAATATTGGGTCTGATCTTCGATAAGAAAAACAACGATGGAGAAATACTCTCTTCTTTCTCACTAGAGAACAACACAATATCAATCTCATTATTATATGCTTCTTTGAACATACGTAAATGAATGTCAAGTCCCCTATAAAGTGTTGGAGCACTACCGAAGATTTCAACAAGAAAATCTTCGTATAGGAATTGATTGAAAATTTCATCTGCAGTCTTTTTTTCTGATCTCTTTCTGAAAGCCATGTGATCAACCGGAGCTTCACCGGTTTCTTTATCAACGATATACTCCACGGGAGAAATATCATCTGGTAGTTCTTCATTGAGATAATTATTTTCAAAGACGGTGTCCTTGAATTCATAGTGCTTGCGTAGATCATACGTATCGAAAGGCATTGATATACCTTCCTCACCAAATTCCTGTGCGTAGAATCTATCAAACTGAATCCACTTACTTCTAACGACCTCATCAAGGTCAATTCCTACGATTTTCTTTGCCATTTTATTTTTTCTTGTTTTTATGATTTGATATTGGGACGATAATCATACGATTCTCATCAGTTGTTATTAATATGTCACAAATTTCGTTAACACCATCTGTCAAATAAATGGGGTCGATATACACATTTAAATTTCCATCATCTTCTTTGTTAAGATGATTTTTAACTTCTTGGAGTTTCATCGTTGGTGCATCAGGAACCACATATTCACCCGATTCTTGTTTCTCTGCGTAATCTTCCATGTGTGGTAGAAATGTGAAATTCAATTCAACGTCACAATTAACCAACTTTGAGATTTTGGTGATGTAGTTATCAATTTTATTGCTAATCACAGGATCGGCAAGTTTCTTACTGACTTCTTCGTATCTCTTTCTATAAAATTCCTCTTCGTTATACATTTTCTTCTCCGTTGACGATTAATTTATTTAAAGATTCGTTGAATTCAACCATCAGTGCTTCATGTTCTTTTATTAACTGTTCATCAGTAACATAAACCGGATTGATACATTCCAGTCTGGTGTTACCATCTCTGTTTGGAAGAATAATTACTTCACAATTGTTTCGTTTGATGAAATCAGGATCAAAAAACCTATGTTTTATACTATTAACATATTCTTCAATATGTCTCGATTCCATTGTTGCAACGTCAAGATAAAATACAAGTATCTTTTTTTCGTCCATTCTAAATCTCTTTAAATTTAGCCTCTATGGTTTTGATAATTGGATTTCTGCAGTTTTCTTCATCTGCATTCATCTGCACACATTCAATATCCGGAACATCTTTAAATATTCTGAACACCACATCCAGAGAACTATCTTTTTTATTCTTCAAATCTATCTGATTTGAGTCACCAAGACAGATAATCTTACAATCTTCACCAATTCTGGTTAGAAGAGTTCTTGCGTTGTCAACAGACACGTTTTGAATCTCATCCATGATAACTATACAGTTGTCAAGGTTTGTCCCTCTAATGTATGCTAACGGCAAGAATCTAATGATACTCGAATCAAACAATGCATTTACATTTGTGTTACGAAACAACTTGTTTGCATTGTTCTTGAAACTTTCCATGAATGGATCAATCTTTTCACGAAGATCACCCTTTAAGAACCCCACCTCTTCACCTTTTAATGTCGTTACCGACTTCACCAAGTAAATTTTGTAGTAGTTATTTGCTTTATCCTTCAATAACGACAAAGCCATGAAGATCGAGCATATTGTCTTTCCGGAACCAGCACCACCATTACAGATAGTGATCTGATTGTCCTTGATTGACCTGAGTAAGTTTATTTGACTATTGTTTTTGGCTTTTAACTTGACGTTCTCGGAGATAATTCCTCCAATCTTTTCTTTTTCACGAGCATTGATGTCTGCTTTCGATATTTCTAACTCTTCAGTACCTCTCTTAGATTTAGTCTTGGCCATTTACAATTTTTCAAACTTCTTCATTTATTTCAAGAACTTCCTACATCCTTATACAAGAAAGTCGGACAAATCTTGAATTTTAACGAAAAATATTTTCGGAACTGTATTTATTTATAATAAATCATAAAAATTTATCATATCTATGGGACAGCAAAAGCCAAAACAAAATAAAGAAATTATCGATCCGGTGGAGCAAGCAGCACTAAAAAATGCTATGAATAACTTCTATGCGGCTAGACAAAATGATACTCAAGAGATCATCAATAAGAATACAAGCACACCACAAGGAACTCCCCTTGTAACGCAACCACCAGTACAACAACAAGTACAAATGAGTGGCTTCCAGACTCCGGAAGACTTCGAAAAGAATGTATACAAACAAGCGATCACAAATGTTGATCCGAATCTTAACGTAGAATTCGAAATCATAAAGTTCCCATCAAAAGGACAATTCTACCCATCAAGAGTATCTGAAGTTGTCGTTGAAAAAATGACATCTCTTGATGAAGACGTTCTTGCAACGACATCTCTTATAGAGAACGGAACAGTACTGGACGTATTGATCAAAAGAAAGATCAAAACTCCCGGTATTAACACCGATGAACTTTTAGTTGGTGATAGAAACGCAATTCTATTGTTCTTGAGAGCTTCTTCATATGGACATGAGTATGATGTTAGAGTGGTTGATCCAAGAACCGGTATCCCTTTCACATCACAAGTAGACTTGACGGCATTGAAACCAAAGGAAATGGTTGCACAACCCGACGAAAGAGGTGAATTCTCTCTTCAACTTCCCGTAAGAAAGGTGATGGTTAAGTTCAAGATACTGAACTTCAGAGAAATTCAACACGTCTTAAAGACCGCTGAAGCAAAACAAGCCGCATACAATACTGAGTATTCTGAATTTGGATCACTCAAGTTAAAAGCTGAGGTCGTTGAAATCGAAGGTAATCGTAATAAAGACTATATCGTTCAATTCATTGACGCTCTACCAGCTAGAGATTCAGCTAAATTGAAACAATCGGTTAATGACGTTACTCCCGACATCGACATGAATTATGAATTTGCTGCTACTGATGGCTATAAGTTCAAAGCTAAAGTATCAGTGGGCGTAGATTTTTTTTTCCCCTTCATTTAGCGGATAAGTACAAAAGGATGATCACCGATGAGGTGTTCAATCTGAGTAGACACGGAAATATTGGCTCCATAAATGAAGTAGCAGCTATGCCAACGTGGAAAAGACGATACTATCTGTATCGTGTTAGTGATGAGCTTGAGAAGCAGAAAGAGGCTATCGAGAAGGCACAACGTAAGCACCAAACCAGTACTGGATTCAGTAAAAAACGTAGGTAATAGTATTTATTGAAAACCCGTTTGGATGGCAAAGCAGAACCAAAAAGATTCCGGTAAACCACTATCAACCAAAGCCCTTGAAAAAAAGGCAGCGATACTCAAAGAAATTAACGAAAGTTTAGGTTTCGAGAGTAATTTCCAGCGTGGTATTGCCAACACGGAAGCCGAAAGACTTGCAACAACCAGAGAACTTGAACTTTTAGAAAACAAGTTGAATCGACACGTCAGTGGTCGTCAGAAGTTGGGTGCTACCGCACTTACAAATCTTAAACAACAAATTACTGCAGCAAAGCAGTATGAAAAGTCCCTTAACAATCAAATAAAAAAATATAAGGAGCAACAATCTGTTGTCGAAAAGACAACTGCTAATTTGAGACAATGGTCTAATTCAAACTTTGGTATTGGTGCCGCTCTTGGATATTTAATGCAATCTGATAAAGCCATCAAGAGTTTAAATCTTGAGTTGGGTTTATCAGCACAAAAATCTGAAGTATTAAGACAGAATCTTACTGAAGCTTCAACGTATGCCGCTAAAATGGGTGTATCGATTGAAGAGATGGGTAAGGCACAAGCTGCTTTCTCAGAAGAAACAGCACGTACCGCAGCCCTTACGGCTGAAGAATATAAAAATATTGTCAACATCGGAAAAGGCACAGCCCTTGGTGTTGAGCAAGCCGGTAAATTAACAGCACAGTTCGATTTACTTGGTGTAAGCATTCAAAGCTCAGAAAGATTTGTACAGGGTGTCGTTGATTCTTCTGAAAGATTAGGTATTAACGCAACCAAGGTACTGAAGACCTTAAGTTCAAACATGAAGACATTGAATACCTTCTCATTCAAGAATGGTATCAAGGGCATGGCTGAGATGACTCAGTACTCTGAGAAATTCAAATTAGACATCAACGATTCAATTAACTCAGCTAAGTTAGCAAGAAGTCTTGAAGGTTCAATCGAAATGGCTTCACAATTAAATGTGTTGGGTGGGGAGTTTGCAAAGACTGATCCTTTCGAAATATTATATCTTTCAAGAAATGATCCGGCCAAGTATGCTAAGAAGCTTACTGAATTAACAAAGGGTATGGCCACTCTTCAAAAAACTGAAACCGGTTTCCAATTCGACATAACAGCACAAGATCAAGACAGATTAAAGCAAGCTGCAGATGCTCTTGGTGTATCCTATGAAAACTTAGCAGAATCCGCACGTAAAGTAGCACAAGTACAACAAGTCAGAAAAGAAACTCTTGGTCTTAATTTAACAAAAGACGAAAAAGAATACATCGAAGGTATTGCAAAGTTCGACGACAAGTCGGGTAAATTCTTTGCAACAATTAACGGCATGCAAAAGAATTTATCACAACTTTCTGCTGCCGATATTAAAGCAATGAAACAACAAGAGAAAACTCTTGAGGCTCGTGCATTAGATTCACAAACTTTTGATGAAGCTTTCAAGAACACAATCATGGAAATGAAGAGTGTTTTATTACCAGTACTTCAAGGTATAAACTATATACTTAAAGGTCTGACAAGCTTTAGAGATTCCTTTGGTGATACCGGAGTTAAGATCGCTGGTGGATTCCTTCTTGCTGCAACAACATTAGGTGGTGCATTTAAGATCGGTAAAAATGTTCTTTCTGGTGCTGCTGGTTTAATGAGTAAGTTAGCATCTGGTGCTGGAAGCATGCTTGGTGGTGGAGGCGGTGGTGCTGTTGGTGGTGCAGCAAAAGGTGCTGGTGGGGCTGGATCAGCCGCATCTATAGCATCCGTTGGTGTCGCTGCTGCTGGTATTGGTGCGGGTGTTGGTGCCGCAGCATTAGGTATTTCAAAACTTGCAGAAGCTTTCAAAGAACTTGATCCAAAACAAATCGAAGGCGTTAATTCAGCAATAAAAGCATTAGGTTTAACTTTTGCCGGAACTCTTGTTGCCGGTTTGATTGCAATTAGCATTGCTGGCCCCGCAGCTACAGTTCCTTTACTTGCGTTGGGCGCTGCTGCATTGGGTATTGGTGCTGGTATTGGTATCGCAGCTTACGGTATTGGTGAAATGGCAAAGGGACTTACTGATTTAACTGCAAATGCAAATGGTCAACAATTATTAGGTATTGCTGGCGGAATTGCAGCTATAGGTGCAGCAACATTAAGTTTGGCTGCTGGTGGGGTATTGGGTGCAATTGGAGGTGCGGGAGCTTTAGGTATGATCCTTGCAATTTCTTCACAAGCAGATAATTTACAAAGAGTTGGAGATGCATTCAAGAATATGGGTGTTGTTCTTAATTCGAGTGCTGATCAATTTGAGAGAGTTGAATCTGCCATATTAAATATTGCTAACGCCAAACTTGATTCAAATGGACTGTTTGCTGAATTAAAGAACTTATTGTCTAAACCATTGAAAGTTGAATTTGCTGATAAGAATGTCGCTATCAAATCTGACATTACTCTTGAGATCAATAGAGAGAGATTGGTTAAGGTTCTTGATATTGGTAGAGAAGCTGTTGTTCAAACAGTAAGACATCAACAAGGTAGTGGTTCTGCTAAGAGTCTATAATCAAAAATCATTCGATTTCCTTTACTGCAATTACATTTTTGACAAAGTACTTGCATGTTTTCAAACACTAATTGGAGTTCTGGATACCTTGATCTTGGTTTGATATGATCAACGTGGAGACTACCTTCTGATTCACCACACTTCATGCATTTTCTTCCATATACGTTCAGAACTGTTTCTCTTAATTTTCTCCACTCAGGACTTGAATAAAATTCCAAATCCTTATAAAAAAGAGGTAACGCTCCACTATTGTACATCTCAACGATCCAATCATTATAATTTTCTGAATATTTTTTATTTACATTAAAAATAACACAAAACATTTTCAACATCTCTTTTTTCTTCAATATTGGGTAGGATGGAATTATTTGATTATCAATAAGATAATACCTAATTCTTCTCATTGCTGTCTTAAGATGGTTATTGTATATTGATGTCCTTAAACTCACACAAATTCGTTAGTTAGCAAATATAATCATTATCACCACATCTCAAAACCATTTGGTAATTTCACCAGAAATACATTCATTTGCTTTTCAGGGTTTGTTTACGGATCGTTAAGCCCCACACCAATTTGGTTGGTGAGAAAAAACAAACCAGTTGAAGTAGACTAAATGTGTATGAATGGGGGTACACATTGATCGTATGAAGAAGTTCAAATCTTGGCAATGACCATCACCCGTCAACCAAGTCCGTGATACACCTTCTTGGTGTTAATTTACAAACAGACTTCTTCTAACGCCATTACGGGATATGGATGTCTATTGGTCAGCTAGAAGAACAATATCCAAAGATTCTTATTGTTCTTATCCAGTGAAAAGTAGTTTGTTTATAGCAATAATAGCTGTATTAACGCTACGCCCTTCAGGGGTATCACGGGATAGGGGTTCCTGTGTATATACTTATCTAAAGTACAGTATTTATAAGCAAAATCCATCGTTAAATGGCAAATATTGCTACAAATGCTACGTACAACAACATGCGTGAGTTTCTTCAATCAAGAAACCTATATACGCCAAATAGCCCGTATGAGATCGACAATCCCAAGCTTGTAACGGCAATAAATTCCATTTCACAGATATTTAACCCAACAAAGTCTTTTGACGTATCAAATACTATTTTTGGTAGATTAATCGGCCCAAACACACCAATTGCTCAGATTGGTATTCAACAATTAGGTAAGCAGTTTGCTCAAACTGTAACACAAAATGCATTGACTGCCGGACTCCCATCGTTGAACTTCAACAATCTTTTTGATGGTAATCCTAACACAAAACTTTTGACGAAAAGAGTTGACTATAGAATAACTCGTGATGAACATAACACCACGGTCGAAGATATTATTAATAGGGTTTCTGGTACACAGAGAATTACTTTGCCATATGCGTTGAATCCTCCGTTGCCACCAAACATGTATTCTGAAGGTTCGTTAAATAACATTGCCGACAACAACACATTGATTAGAAATACTGGTAAAGGTGTATTACATTTTATGTATGATGCCATTAACAGAAACTTATACAAGCCAAGTAACTCAACCTTCATTGCAACAACAAACAGTCAACCGGGATTTGCAGTGATACCCGCTGGCCCTGAATGGGAGACTAGATTATATTTTCCTAATCAACCGACAGACGAATTCCCCGATCCAAATTTTGCAAACTATGATTTGACACAAATGCAAATGAGTGATCTTAGATCGATTGAAGGTAAGGACAATTTATCTTATGGTTCTAAAGAAGTTCAAAGTAGATTTGGTAAATCTCAAAAGTCTGCTGCAAACACAGCCCAAAATTTACCAAATCAAAAACAAGCTGTAGACTTTGAATTCATTAACGATGCTTATGGATTTGGAAATTCTAATCCGGACAATCAAGTTGTTTGGGGCAGAGATGGTGTCAGTACTATGTCAAGTAAATTTGGTGTTAGAACCGGTATGCTTGCGTATACAAGAGCACTTCTTACTGCTAGAGGCTCAAACTCTTCTATCGACCAGACAAAAACAAAATGGTATGATAAGGATGGTCAGCCAATGTATAATGGTTCTCCATTAACCAGAGATAACGATGGTAACATCAGAACAGAAAGACAATCAAACATTCTTGACCCATACAACACTTACGATAAAGCAATTCGTTTTGATGGTAATAGCATATATGATGCTCCACCACAATCAGTAATTAACAAATATGTAATTCCAAAAATGCATCCGATTTTCAATAGAGAAAAGGGTGCTATCGACAACACAAACATGATGTTTAGTTTGGAAAATTTGGCGTACAATCTTAATTCGTCTGGACACCTTGGAGATATGCAAGGCACAAAGGTTCCATTATCTGAAGTTGGCCCTAACATGGGTAGATTGATGTGGTTTCCACCTTATGGTATTCAACTAAGCGAAAGTGCTATTGCAAAATATGATTCAAACGTCTTCATTGGAAGAGGTGAACCGATTTATACTTACAGCAACTCTGAACGTATAGCAAGATTAAGTTTCAAACTTATTATTGATTATCCACCACAAATCAAAGGACATAACCACGGCGAGATTTCAAAGTTTTTTGCTTTTGGAGGTATTTTGAGTCAGTCCGATCTTAATAACGTGGATATTCCCGGTAAGCAAGCTGAGAACATCATGTTGCAAAATGAGAAGGATAGAATCAATCCAACAACAAAGCAAGAAACTCAGCCAGTACGTAGTGGGGACTATGCGAGATTTCACTTCCATAATGATGGTGATGATGTTCAATTTGATATAGACGCTGGTTATGAAATGGGAGACGGTGTACAAGGTATTGATGGACAATATGATTTTGGACTCAATGCGGGGTTTGAAGATAACGTAAATGATTTTATTACAAACGTTTTGAAAGAGGCTAATGAAGATGATTACAAATTAATCTCGTTGACTATTTTTGGGTCAGCAACAAAACTTTATAACCAAAAATCAAAACAGTACCAGTACAATCTTGCTCTTTCAGAAAGAAGAAATCAATCCTTAAAAAACTATTTGAATGCAGCATTTGCTTTAGCTTATAGTGGTAAAACAATGGAGCAGGTTGGTATCACTATCACAACAAAACCGTTGGGTTCTGTAAATGGTAGTGATAGAGGTGCTGAAGCCCAATTCATGAATGAGCAGGGTATCAAGGCAGAAAGAAACTCATACGTTCATTACGAAAGAAGTAAGAAGATAGTAACTAAGGACGTTCCTTTGAGTCAAGAAGAGATTGAACGAAGAGCAATTCTCCAACAACAAATAGATAAGAACACAAAGTTAATTGCTGCAGCACAAAGCTTCCAAGAAACAGACGGGTTGTTTGTACTGATTGACAAGACTGATAAAATGAATGTGGGTTTTGAATCTGTTGAGAGACGTAAACTTTCTCCGGTATTCCATTCTCAAACACCAGAAGACTTCCATAGAAGATTAACCTTCTTACAACAATGTACCAGACAAGGTAATTCTACGGTATCTGAAACGACTGAGAACAACAATATTCCGGTCGCAAGAAATTCTGTTTTCGGCAGACCTCCGGTTTGTGTACTTAGACTTGGCGATTTCTTCCACACAAAGGTTATTATCGATAGTATCGATTTTGATTATGCTGATTCTCCTTGGGATATGAATCCTGAAGGTATGGGTATGCAATACATGATTGCCGACATCAGTATGACCATGCGTGTGATCGGTGGACAATCCTTGAAGGGTGCGATAGATGTGCTTCAGAACGCAGAGAGCTTCAACTACTATGCGAACTCAACGTACTATCCTGTTGGTGTCTACAAGACAGCTAGAAAAGCTGAGAGTGCTCAATATCCAGACAAGGCAACTACTGATAGTCAGATACAGACCAGTACTCCGAATAACGGTAACACAACCCCAACAAATCCTAACTAATTATGCCACAGCAAGATTACGATAGATACCAAATTTTGAAAAACAACGATGGAAGCATCGATATGACTCCCTTTGTTGAAATTCCCGTAAGTCCCGGTGACAAATATGAAGAATGGAGAGATGGGTTTAGCAGAATGGATGTAATGTCTCAACGTTACTACAACAATCCGTTCTATGATTTCTTCATAATGTACGCCAACCCTCAGTTTATTAGCGAGTTTGATATACCCGATGGTACAGTAATACGAATTCCATTCCCTTTGGATCGTGTTAAGCTCATATACGAAAATAGTTTGACAGCGATTAGGGAAATGTAAATTTTATTTATTATGTTTGCTGACTATGGATAAACGGCTCTCCGTCATATTTAGCAGTCATCTTTCTGAGAAAGAAAACAACGAGTTTATTGAACACGTGAAACTCACTGCGGGTGATGTTGATCTCTACGTTCATTGTATCGAAAACAAAAGACAGTATTCACTAACTGAAGCATACAACCTTGGCTGGAAAGCCATCGATGATCTTGGTCGTGGAAACGGTGCTATTGTATTTTGTCACAACGACATTATGTTCAGAACAATGGATTGGGGCAAGATCATCGTACAGATGTTGGCTGCTTCGAACTATTCAATTATTGGTGTGGCCGGTACGACTGTTTTAAACGAACATGGTTGTTGGTGGCTGACACAGGATGGTAAGGAAATGAATAGATCAAAAATGGTTGGTCGTGTGTGGCACACAGATGGAATGAAGGATTGGGAAAGTGTTTACACAGAAAAAATCGGAGGAATAAAACAGGTTGTTATTGTTGATGGTCTGTTTTTTGCCGTTGATGGAAGTGCAGGACTGAATAGATTTGACGAATCCTTCAAAGGATTTCACTACTACGACTTGAGTTTCAGTTTTGAAAATTATCTTGAAGGATTTAATGTTGGTGTTACTGATCGAATTAGTGTTATGCACAAATCAGTTGGACGTACTAACGAAGAATGGGAAAATAACCGCATTCAATTTGCGGAGAAGTATAAGGAAGAATTGCCCGTTAGAATATAACCTTATTTTGTGTACTTATGATTAGATGATTGAGATTGATAAGTTGTATGAAGATTTTGACGACACATTGCCCGTCTCTTTCATCGTACCGTTAAGCCCAAAGAGAAGACATTTCTTCGAGAATTTTGTAAGACCTCTTCTTGAGGCAAACAGACCAGCAGAGATTATTGTCAATGACAATCCGGGAGGCGCACCCAAAAAGCGTAATGAAGGATTCCAAAAATCAACACAACCATTTGTGTTTTTCTGTGATGACGACATCCTTCTCCCAAAAGACACTCTAAAAAATTTACTAGAGCTTCTTGAAAAAAATCCAAACAAAGGATATGCGTATTCCGGATACCACGGCATAGTAATGTATCCACATACCCACCCTATGCGTGGGAATTTCAAAATACAATCAACACCATTTTCTGCACAGCGACTCAGACAAGGAAATTTCATCTCAACAATGAGTTTGGTGAGAAGAGACTGTTTGCCAGATCAACAAAAACCATTTGATGAAACATTGAAACGATTACAAGATTGGGATTTGTGGTTAACAATGTTAAAAAATGGTCATGAGGGAGTAATGCTTCCGGGCGATGAAAATATGTACCATGCGTATTATCTTGATGAGGGTATAACATCAAATGGAAATAACGAACAAGAAGGACTAATGGTTGTTCTTAAAAAACATTCGCTGATCTAATGAATATCAAGAAAGAAATAAAACGTAAAATAGATCAACATAAATATCAAGCTGGTGGTGGGCCAATTCTACCAATAAAAAAAGTGGATGTTAAACCCAAACAAAATCCAGTAAACAAACCATCAAGGTCTACATTACCGCAAAAAACAAATCCACAACCATTTACTCCTGTTCCTAAGAAGGCTGGCGAAATAAAAGATAAACCAATTATGAAAAGTCAATTTCTAGCACAATCAAAAGCATTCATACCTCCCGCACATAAGGCAGCGCCGCCAGTAAAGGATTTACCTGTTGAGTTGAAAGATTATGGGCCTTATGTTAAAGAAGAGAATGTTGATTATGATGTGGTAATTTGTGTCACATCATTTGAACGATACAAAAAGGTCAGACGAATCATCAAACAACTTCACACACAAGAATCAAAGTATACTTTCAAGTTCTGTATGATAAATGATGCGTCTTTAGATGAAAGATATAAAACACTCAAAACCGAATTTCCAAATATAGTTTATTTAGAGAACGATGTAAATGGGGGAAAAGTAAACTATTGGAGAACCGTAAATAAATTATGGGAGGTTGGGGGAACATTCAAATCACATGGATTTCTCCAAATTGATGATGATTTTATTTTGTGTGATAATTTTCTTGATAGATTAATGGATGCATTCTTTTCAAAAAAAGAAGAGAATAATGGATTTATGGTTTTTAGTTATCACATCTATGGTTATGACAGGAACAAGCCCCAAGCTGATTGGTGGTATAATGGAGTTTCCATAGCAATTGATGGAGGAACGTTGTTTGATGCAAGATTTGTCAAAATGTTCAATTATCATGTAGAGATTGGAGAAAAATTGATTGCAGCACACACAAGCACTTTTGTGTGGGATACTATAGTCCAACACATTAGAAATTTTGGTGTTAGAGTATATAGATTACCAAACTCATTAGCTTGGCACGATGGAAACTTTGATTCAAAATTAAACGAACAGGCTAGAAGACATAAAAAATCATATACTAAAAATTTCATTGATGGTAGTGAGAAATATGATTTAGATAAAGAGGTTGACTATTATGATTAGTGTAATTCTTAACGTATATAAGCGTGGTGATAAGCTGGAACAACAGATTGAGGCGATAAAAAATCAATCGATAAAGATTCCGAGTGAGAATATTCATGTGTGGTACAACAAAAGTGATGTACGTCAGGAATTACCGAAAGATAAGGACATAAAAGTCTATATCTGTAATTGGAACACTAAATTTCATGGTAGATTTACAGTACCTCTTTTGTGTAAAACAAAATATGTTGCAATATTTGATGACGACACCTTACCATATAAAGACTGGTTAAAGAATTGTGTTGAATCAATGGAGAAAAAGGAAGGATTGTATGGTGCTAGTGGTATAGTACTTAACACACCAACATCATATGCAAATCATTACAAGGTTGGATGGAATGGCCAACACCATGAAACGATAACACAAGTAGACTTGGTTGGGCATTGTTGGTTTTTCAAACAAGAATGGACGAAATACCTTTGGTTAGAGCCTCCAATATCGTGGGATAATGGTGAAGATATAATGTTTTCATATTTGCTGCAGAAACACGCAAACATTAACACCTATGTTCCTCCGCATCCGGAGAATAATAGAAATGTTTGGAGTTGTATACCAGAACATGGTAGAATTGTTGGTGCTGATGATCACGCATCATACAAGATGGGTTCTCATCTACCATTGAGAGACTCAATTGTTGTTGAATGTATAAAAAGAGGGTGGAAAATCGTAAAGAGATGAAAATAGTGTTTTGTCATAACGTTTTTATCAGATACAAGACATTGTTTGATACATTAAAAATTGAGAAGCAATTGTTTCCCGATTCGCAATCTGTTGTCGCATACAATGACATAATGCCACCAGATTATGTGAAGAAGTTCAAGGACGTTGAATTTATTCCGTTTCATGGAAAGTCACATAAAATAGGTTGTGCAAATGGATGTATCACTGCAATCAAAGCGGCATTGAAATATGAACCGGACGTTATTATCTTTTCACATGACGATGTGTTCATCAATGATAAGTATATTGATGTTGTTAACATGAACATCAGTAAAATACTCGGATGGCATTTGGATTTTATATGTAGAAGACCTGCGGAGGGTTATGGAAAAAACTATTTCATGATGGAATGCTTCTTTATTTCAAAAAATGCCGCAAAAGAATGTTTTGAGAATAGACCTCTCTTTCAATCAGAAGAACAAATACCAACAGACATCAGAGGATCAATTTCACCAGAAGTTTTTTTACATGATGCAGTGAACATGTTTGGTGTTAAATCATTGGTACATAATTATGAACATAAGCTAGAGGGTTATAACGACACTTTAGGAAAAATAATGGGATTTCATCATTTAAATGCAGGTAAACGAGGATGGTCATGACACCACAACAAGAAAAAGAAGATTTTATAAAAACGTATTTCTCAAGTATGGAGAAATTATTTGGGATAACGATGAATGATTTTTTGAAATATTACGAAGAATCGAAATATAGTGGTTATCCGGAAGAACCCGGAGGTTCTGCTTGGAAGAGTGAAGGTAAATTTATCTACGTGATGATCAGACACGTAAAACCAAAACGTATTCTTGAGATAGGAAACTATCTTGGAAGAGGGACGACTAATCATATTCTGCAAGCAGTTGATGGAAACGGTGTTGGAGAAGTGACTCTACTTGACATAGTTGAAAGACTTGAATATAGTAAATTACACAGCAAGAACTTCAATAGGGTTATTGATGACTCATTGAAATATTTAGACAAGCCTTTTGATTTCGATATGATCGTTCAGGATGGTAATCACGAGTATGGGCATGTGAAGAAAGAACTTGAGTTGATGGAAAAACATGCACAGAATGATTTCTGGATGTGGGGTCATGATTATTTTACTGTAAGACCTCCACAATGTGAGATTGCAAGATCATGGGCAGATGCCAAAGTCACAAAGTTCAATCAAAGAACGATGTTAAAAGACAGTATCAGCAATTGTGGATTTATTGTCTCAAAATTTGAAAAATAATGAAAACATTCAAGGGTGATTTTGATTTTTTCGTAAACCTGATTAAGACCGATGTTTCGTTCTCTTTATCAAGGTGGGGTGATGGTGAATTGAAAATATTGGAGAACAAACCATTAGACCTAAGATCGAAAGGAGACGGAGAATTCAGACATGATCCAAACGATCCACAATGTCTTAAGATGAGAGAGATACTAATGAAATCATATAAACATCATGATTCAGATTATTACATTGGGGTGGCATGTAGATGTTGTGTTGGATATGAAAAATTCAATTACATGAAAACGTTATCAGGTCAACCGGAGTCTAATCTTACTTGGGCCAACATTTTTGTAAATTCAAACTACAAGCATTTTTTGACAGATTTCATTTCGGCTCTCCAAGGGAAGAAGGTTATTTTGGTTGCAAATAAGAATAGTAAGCTTGATAACCTTCCATTTAAAATTGAAAAATTCTATCCTGTGTCAACGGATGCGTGGATAACTAATTACGAGTTGTCACAACAACTTCAAATGGAGATTGGTGAGTTTAATGTGAAAAACCATATATATTTATTTGCTGCGGGGCCGTTTGCAAATATTTTAACGTATGAGTTGTGGAATTACAGTAAAGAAAATACTTACATCGATATTGGTTCAACGCTAGACAAAATTTTAGGGTTAATAATCACAAGGATGTATTTGCAGGGTGCAGATACTTTAAATAAAGTATGTGTATGGTAATTGACGATCATAGTTGGTGGCATAATCCACAAAACCCAAATGCTTTTCGCATAGCAAAATTGGATGAGGATTATCCAGAATCTTATTTTAAAGGATATGGAAGTGTTGCCACTGATGATAACATTGCTGCTTATTGTAATTTTGTTTCAGAATACTATACTAAACTGACAAAAAAACAACTTTCATCGATTATAGAATACGGTAGTGCTTCTGGATTATTTTCAAAAATATTCAAAGAAAGGGGTGTTAGAATTACAAGTATTGATGGTTCCAGCAAAGCCACAAGTCGGGAGAGAAGAGATTTTAGGAGAGTGTTCACACAAAATAAAACCAAACAGTATGATATTGCACTTTGTACAGAAGTGGCAGAGCATATTGAACCCCCATTTGCGGGGATATTGGTTTATAATTTAGTAAATGAATCGAATATAATTTGGTGGTCATCAGCGGAGAAAGCAGCAGCACCGCACGTACATCATCCAAATGAACAACCATTACAGTATTGGAAAAACATATTTGATTTCTACGGGTATAATTGTTTTATGTTACCGGATGAGGTTTATGATGCGTGTGCTGCAAGAGGTCGTTGTATTTTTTATAACAAAATTTCATATGATAGATTTTAACAAGTATAAAAACGATGGATGGGGTCTCTCAAGAAGAGAGTTTGAACTTCTCTATGATGAGTTAAGGAAATACCCCAAATCAGAAAATCAGAAAGTATATAATGTCGTTGAATTTGGTTCTGGCAGGTCAACCGAATTTTTGATAGATAGCATGCGTGACATTGGGATGCATATGGACATAACTTCTTTTGACGATTCAAAAGAATATGCATTCAAAGGTAATCATTTGAGTCTGACGCTGAATATAACATCCCTTGTAGATTGTGAAGACCATGTCTTTGAACAGATGTTCAAAGATAGATATTATGATTCAACAAAAATGAAGGATAAAGCAACACCAGTACATACCAGACAGAAAAATACGTTCTACAAAATAGATAAGACTATGCTTCCGAGTAAAGTTGACTTATTGATTGTAGATGGCCCACATGGTAATGGAAGAAGCTTGGCATATCTTCATTGTATGGATTTACTTATTGATGGATCGTTGGTTTTAATTGATGATGCATCACATTATCCTTTTTATGATCATTTGAAAATGTTGTGTGAGACAACAGTTATCGCTGAACAGCATATTCGAGAAAATAAGTGGGATTTGGGTGGAGATTTTGTTTTTTGTAAAATTAAAAAATAAGAATATGTACGTACCGGAAGATTATTGGAAAAAAGAATTAGGTGGGGAATATGCATGGAAAGAACATGCGAGATCATCACCACAATTGAGACATTCAATTGATAGAACAAGAACATTGATATTACCCGAACTCTTAAAGAGAAAAAAGGGTAATGGTGGGGTGTTGGATGCTGGTTGTGGATCGGGATATGCGATCAAAACTTTCAATGAATCAAAGGCGTGGGATAGCTACTATGGCGTAGATTTCCAACAACACAGAATTGATTTTTGTAAGGAAAATTATGCTCATACAGACATAAAATTTGTGTGTAGTAATCTGAATACACTCCCAATACCAGATAAATCCATATCGACAATTTATACCGGAGCCGTACTGATGCACATTCCAATTGAAAACAAGAAGAAGGTAATTCAAGAATTTAAAAGAATTCTAACGGATGATGGATTTTACTTTGGACATGAGGTTGTAATAGACAATCAAGAAATATCTGATCATGGACATGTTGTCAATACCAATCTTAAATGGTTGAAAGAACAATTTGATCCTTTTGATGTTGAGGTTGTGGTTCTACATTATGATACTTATGATTTTCAAATAATCTATGCACACAAATGAAAGTAGCACTGCATACAAATCAATTGTCGCTAAGAGGAACAGAAGTTTCAATGTATGATTATGCAAAGTATAACGAAGACCTACTTGGGAATCAAAGTATTATTGTAACTAAAGACCCGAAGATTCAAAAATTTACCGATCCTTTGGCGGTAGAGAAGTTTTGTTCGAGATTTCCTGTACATTTTTACAGAACTGTAGACGAGCTTCAATCAATTTTAGATTCAGAAAAGGTTGATGTGTTCTACGCTCAAAAGGCCGGAATGGTGGACGATATTGTTTCTAAAAATTGTAAGACTGTCGTTCATGCGGTTTTCCAGTATGAGCAACCTCACGGTAATGTTTATGCATATATTTCCGAATGGCTGAGTAATTTGTATGGAAATAGACATCCCTTTGTTCCATACATGGTTGATCTCCCAAATGAAAATGGTGACTTGCGCAAAGAATTAGGGATACCCAAAGACGCTGTGGTTTATGGTAGACATGGTGGGTATGAAACGTTTGATCATATGTTCGTTAAACATACAGTGCTTAAAATAGCCGAAACCAATCCAAACATCTATTTTATTTTTATGAATACAGAGAAATGGTTCACCAAACCGTTAGAAAATATCATCTTCATAGAACCCACAAGCGATCTAATTAGAAAAACCCAATTCATTAATACTTGTGACGCTATGTTGCATGCGAGAATTAATGGAGAATCTTTTGGTCTTGCTGTTGCTGAATTCTCAATCAGAAACAAACCAGTACTGACACACAGATTTGCTAGAGACACAGCACACATTGCAATGTTGGGAGATAAAGGTAGATATTATAGTGATGCGAAGTCGTTAGAGTTATTACTTTTACAAAAATGGGATAATACAAAAGATTGGAACGCATACAGTGCATACTCCCCGGAGAATGTGATGCAAAAATTTAAATCTGTGTTCCTTTAATGCCGATAAGTAAAAAACATAATCTATTGTTTATACATAATCCAAAATGTGGCGGTAGTTCAATAGAACAATATTTTGGAATGTCAAATAATCATAATGTTGCAAACAGGGAAACATTGTTTGGGTTAGGAAATATTCCAAAAATTAATGATGAGAAAGGGGGGAGAAGGAGAATACAAATGATGCAGAATAATTTTATTGCACGTAATGTACCGCTCCAACATTTAACCCCAACACAGATGATCGATTATGGGTTTATTACAAGACATGATTTTCTAAAATATGTTAGTTTTGTGTTTGTTAGAAATCCTTGGGACAAATTAATTTCTTCCTATAAATCGTATCATCATAGACTATATCCTAACTTTGATAAGTTTTTGGAGTGGGTTGTTAAAATTGTAGAACACGAAAAAACAGATGAATTTTTTATCTACAAAGATGGAAGGGAAACGGTTAACACACATTTTAAAGAACAATATAAGTATTTGAATTACCATGATGAACGATTAGTCAACTACGTTGGAAGATATGAAAATTACGAAGAAGAAATAATTGAATTGTGTGAAATAATTGGAGAGGATTATAGGGGGATTGGTAAATTAAATATTACTAAAAATAAAGATCATTACTCAAATTACTATACAGATGAACAAAGGGATTTGGTTGGCGACATCTATAAAACCGATATTGAATTATTTGATTATAAATTTGAAAGAGTATGAGTGCTAAATTTGCAACACACGTTTTATTGTTTGGACAAGACAAATGGATCATGCGCAACATAGAGAATGCATATCCGCATGTCGATAAAATTTATGTTGCTCACAGTCCACTACCTTGGGCCTACAATAAAAGTGCACGTGAGAAATACACAGACAGTTTCGACTTAGGGTTGTTGGCGAAATCGGAATTTGCTGATAAGATTACTGTGATAAGTGGAGTGTGGGATACGGAAGAGGCACAAAGAAATGCGTGTGTTGATCAAGCCATTAAGGATGGAATGGATTATCTAATCATTCATGATGCTGACGAATTTTACTTCCATGAAAATTTTAAGATGATCATAGAGTTCATTGAAAAGCACCCGAACTTTGAACTTTATAAAATTGGGTGGTTTTGTTTTTGGAAGAGTTTTAACTACATTCTTCTTGGTGAAGATGGGAAGAAGTTAATAGGTTATCCTGAATTTGCAATAAATCTAAAGGCTGACGTTAAATTTCAATCTAAAAGACGACCATTTACTCCAAGAATGGCTATAAAATCTGCTGTTATTCCAGCCGATGTTGGTGTTTGCTATCACGGATCGTATGTATTAACAAATGAGGAAGTCTATCAAAAAATCAATACGTGGGGTCATGCTAATGACTTTGATAGAGAAAAGTGGTATAAAGAGATTTGGCTGAAATGGACACCTCAAATGAAAAACTTGCATCTTGTTTCTCCCGCAGCATGGTCACAGGCTGTGCATTTTGATGGTGCGTTACCTGAAGTGATAAAAGATTTAAAGTAAATGTTACTGATTGCATATGGAACAAGACCAGAATGGCTAAAGATAAAACCGATAATAGATGCACTTAATGAAAAGAAGTGTGTATATAAAGTTTTATTCACCGGTCAGCATGTCGACATCGCACCAAAAGATGCAGACTTCAAAATAGATTTATCAACGAACAACTCCAATAATGTCGATAGACTAAATTTCGTTCTGAGCAAGTGCATTGAAGAAACGGCAAAAATTTTAAACACTTCTTCAGAAATAACACACGTAATGGTTCAGGGTGATACAACATCAGCCCTTGGTGTTGCAATGGCAGCTTTCAATATTGGTGTAAATGTCATACATCTTGAAGCGGGGTTAAGAACTAACGATCTTGAAAATCCATTCCCTGAAGAAGCCAACAGACAGATGATCTCGCGAATTTCAAAAATTCATCTTTGTCCAACACTATATAACAAAGTTAATTTAGAACACGAACAAGTTGGTGGCGATAAATATGTCGTTGGAAATACGGCTCTTGATAATCTTCATAGTTATCTTCCTCTTTGTGAATATGAGAATATTGTACTGGTTACACTTCACCGAAGAGAAAACCACAATACGATTTATTCATGGTTTACAGCCATAAACAAAATGGCCGCAAAATACGCCGACCATGTGTTTATACTGCCAATGCACCCCAACCCAAATGTTAAGAAATATGTCGATATTTTGACCAATGTGAGGGTTTTTGCCCCTCTTTCACACCCCGACTTGCTTAATATTCTTGTAAAGTGTAAATTTGTCATAACCGACAGTGGAGGCATTCAAGAAGAATGTTCCTTTTTGGGCAAAAAAGCAATTGTTTGTCGAAAAGAAACAGAACGACCTGAAGCAATTGGATATACAACACAATTATGTGAATCGCCGGAAGAATTGGAATTAATGGTGAATGAAGTCATGCATAATTATGAAATAATTGATCATCCTTGTCCCTTTGGTGATGGACATTCAGCAAAAAAGATCGTTAAGCTTTTGAAAGAAAAAATTAGGTTATGAACAAGTACGAAGACAGAGCGATGCAGATAAGTTTGTATTCCGAAATTCTTGAACCAAGAATAAGAACAACAAAAACTGATGTCGCTCGGTTTTATGAGGATATTTTTCTATCGCTAGTTAAGAATGATGGTGCAACAAGATTCTATGGAGGAAGAAACGACCAATATCTTGACATGAATAACTATACGTGGATTCAATATGAAAAGTATGCTGATGGTAGAATTTGGGTGTCATCTAAATTTCTTAAAATAGATCAAGCTTTTGGGTTAACAAAAAAGCAAAGTGAAAGGCTCGTTCGTAAGTACGCGAATAAGTATCTTGGTATATCAAGATTCAAATATATGGGTTACATTCTTGATCATAATGCTCCGGACTATAGATTTGATATATTAGGAAATGATGAAGAGATTTACATACCAGTACGTGGTGCCGCACAAATGGCAGTAAGCACTGAAATATTTGTTGAATGATTGAGATTGGAAAAATCGTCTACAGCGATAAATTAGTAAATCATAAGCCTCTTCCATACGTTGTATACCACAAGTATGAACCAAATGTTCATGTTGCTAGAGTAAAGAATTACTCCACACTTATTGTTGGTTGGAAATTGGTCAACGAGATTATTCCAAAATATCCTCACGACATTCTTGAGCGTGAGATAGACCTTAAAAGAAAAGACAAATACTTTTGGGAATTCTCTTTTGATGAGGATAACGTACAGTACACCCAAGGCCTTGAGGCATTCATTAAGAAACTTCCATATCTCTACATCTCAAAATTTGAGTATAAAAATGCAGACCCAATATTCAATGGCTTATTTACATTGGATGATCTTGATAAATTTTTACCGTCTGATGGGTATCTCTACGTTTATAAAAATGAGATAGCATATTATTTCGATTATGCTGAAAGCAGGATTTATGGGATTAAGTTATCGGTGTATGAATACATGGGGGTTCCAGTACCCGCAGTTATAGATCGTTTGGTGAAGAAATCTAAGCGTCATTTTCTTGACGATTCCACTGAGTATCAGAAGTATTACAAGCATTTTCCGGAGTTTGGACTTTTAAAACGTAGCATGGTTGTTTTCTTGTTTTCATAGTATTTATATGAAAAATTACTATGGAAAACATGGAAAAGAAGCAGTCTGCGTTAGAGAAGTTTTTGGGCATCGGTAAGAAGTCCTCAAAAGGTAACGACAGCAAAAAGGTCATTCTTGACGAAAGAGAAGGGTTGATTGAAAGAGTTGACAAGGTTTTGATCACAAAAGACGGCAAGCAATTACTTAGAGAACAATACTAAAATCAATCCGGAGATGGGCGATTTCAAGAAAAATATAATTGACAGAATCAATTACGTGTCTGGCTATGTGATAAATGAAACGCCAAAGTATAGACCGTTAATTGATGATAGTTCGTTTGATTCTGCACCGGAAGGGTGGAATATGAAAGAAGCAGAAGGTGATCCTACAGCACCAGAAGCTGGCTCTCCCGAATCCCTATTACCAGCAACGCCAGTAGCCCCAACGTCAGGTGCCACCGATCCAACAGCAGCCACTCCCGCAGCAGCAACGCCTCCTGCACCAGCAGCACCTGAGACACCATCTATTGCACCAGAATTACCAGCAGTAAGCCCAACACCCCTTGACACACAAGCTGGCGATACACAAGGTGGTGATCCGACAATTGGGTCATCGTTTGGTCTTGACGGGCCGACTAAACCAACCACTCAAGACACAGACCAACTACAAAACGAATTGATGAGATTTCAGTTGGATGCGATGAAGAAGATGTCTCAGAAGATTGATCAACTTGAAGGCGTTATCGACAGTCTCAATGCACAACAAGCACAACTCTATAAAGAAGTTGACAATGTTAGAGACCCAAGTGATGTGGAGAAATTTGCAAACAGAAAAGATGACAGCAGCCCATACTATTTTAATTTGAACGATATGTGGAATGGTAACACATTCCAAGCAAGAATGGACAATTTCAATTCAAAAGGGATTGTCAAGACTAACGATGGGTTTGTGGCTGATTTTGATCAACTACCAAAGATGACCTCTTATCAACTTAAAGATTCTTTCGAACAAATCTAATGAAATTCTTCAAACAATACGGCAGCAAAGAACGTCTCTTCGAGATGATGAACAATGTTAATAAAATCGCATTGAATGAAGCTGATGATGATTCTGGATTATCATACGATCCAACACATCCCGCAAATAGACCACAAGTAGAATACCTATCAATTGAACAGATATTCGATAGAATGGTTGAGAAGTTTAAAGGAAAACCAGAGATGCCGTCTAAATGGGATGTAATGCCTTTTGGTGATTACGAAAGCATGTGGGACGAAGCAATACTAGCTTGGAAAATCGGAAACAATCAACCAATTACCGATCAGGATTATAGCGGTGTTGGTGATTTTGCTGCAAAATACGCTAGAGAGAAATACGGTAATACAAACGAAAATACACCACCACCAATTGCTGGTCTTTCTATCGGTGGAGTTCAATAACTGCAAAAGCTAAGTATTTATAGAAAACTTAGCCAAATGTCTATTTTCAGATCATATTTCGAAAAGAACAACACATTAATAGAGGGCAACCAAACCAACAATTCCCAAAATCCGGTTGGTGAAATATCTTATGGTACTCCCGATGCTCTTAAAACCAGAACCATCTTTAAAATTGATTTGAATGACCTGTATGTTAAATTGGTCAATGAAGGCATTGATGAACAAAACATCGTTTCCCACAAACTTCACTTAAGAAATACAATCGCCCAAAGAAATGATTTGATGGGCAAAAAATCATACTCAGATATTATTGATCGTGCTAGTAGTTTTGATCTTGAACTTTTTACAATAAGACAAGATTGGGATGAAGGTTCTGGATATGATTTCATATACCACGATCAAACTATTTTATTGTTAAATGTCGTAACCGGTGCATCAAACTGGTATTACAGAAAAACAAATGAACCTTGGACTGTTCCGGGTGCATACATTAATCTGACTGGTGCTACTGGCGTTACTGGAAGTTCGGTTGTGTTGGGTATACAGCATTTCCCAAAAGGAAATGAAGATTTTGAAATGGATGTAACCGACTACATCAATGCATTACTATATAGTGGAGCTACTGACCTTGGGTTGGGTATAAAGTTCACGGATCAATATGAAGCACTTCAGACATTACACAGACAAGCTGTTGCCTTCCATTTAAAACACACAACCACCGTGTTTGAACCATACTTGGAGACGATCATCACAGACCAAATCACGGATGATAGAAAGTTCTTCTACATGGATAAGCAAAATGAATTGTATTTGTATTCCAGTACTGGTGATGTAACGATTAGTGGAGTAACCATCACAGACTATGAAGGAAAAGACATTGCAGTACTTACCGGAACAAGTATCACCAGAGTTAAGAAGGGTGTATACAAAATAACGTACAGCGTAGACTCTTCTGTGTATCCCGATGCTGTTATCTTTAAAGACAAATGGACAATAATACAAAACGCTAAAGTAAAAACTATTGCGCAAGATTTTTATTTGATTAACGCCGACAAGTACTACAGCTTTGATTTATCTAACACCATCAATCCAGACAACTTCTATTTTTCATACTTTGGTATTAAAGTTGGTGAGCAAATCAAACGTGGTGATCTTAGAAGAATTGAGATTAACATCAAGCAATTGTATCAAACACAAGATGATGCTTTGCCGTTGTCGTTATCATATAGATTGTTTATTAAGCAAGGTGGACACACACAGATGGACATCATTCCTTTTACTCCGGTGAATAGAACTGCAAGAGGATATGAGTTTGATCTTGACACAAGTTGGCTGATTCCACAGGACTACTATTTGGAGCTAAAACTCTCAAATGGTTCCACATTTATGACTAAATCTCCGATATACTTTATCATCACAAATGATGACGTTTTTGCATCTTAGGAGTATTTATATATGTTGAAAGTAGATTAAAATTACGAAGTTTTACGGTTAAAATTTTTTTAGAAAAGACACAAAATAAATATCAACGAAGGCTTGACTTTGATTAAAACTTCGTATATGTTTACGATTCGACAACAGTAATAGATTAGAATTTTTAGTAACGATTAAAAGAATCAATGGAACAACAAAATGATGTAACAACTCAGCAAGGCTCTGAGGACTTACAAGGAATGTACGCTGCCTATAAAAAGAGCAAAGAGGTAAAAAAAGTTTTATCCAAAGAAGAAAAACTCGCAAAATTCTTCTCCCCAAGAAGAGACAGAGAAATTTTCAGAGCACTCCCCGCAATCAACAAAGACCCGTCAATCCCAATTATCGAAAGATATTTTGAGAAGGCTTACTTCCATGAAGTTAAGGCCGGAAAGAAATTCAGAAAGGTCTATTGTCCTGCGCACAACGATCCAAAAATCCAAGCAATTGACAAAGACGGTAAACCCGTAGTTGATCAAACTGGTGCACCAGTAATGGTATCTTCACCATGTCCTTTGTGTAAGAAAGCAAAGGCTGTGTTAGCGACACAAGATCGTTCACTCCTTACAAAAACAAAAGGAAAGAAGAAAGAAGAACTTGACAACATTCTCTCATCTGATGAGAAAGCAATTGTTGCAAAGAACAAAGAAATTTACGAGCGTGGCAGCAAACTCGAAGCAAAGAAGTTTTACATCCTTCGTGGTGTAGATCGTGGTGCTGAAAAAGACGGCGTTAAGTTTTGGAGATTCAAACACAACTTCAAGAACCAAGGAACTTACGACAAGTTGATGGCTATCACTGAAGATTACTCGTTGCAAACCGGTAACTTCACAGACATCGTAAAAGGTACTGACTTCAGTATTGTCGTTATCGATGCACAACTTCCCGGTAAGAGCTACACATACCGCGACATCTCGGCAATCATTCCAAGAGGGCCATCAAAGCTTCACACTGATCCAATGATCGAAAAGCAATGGTTGGAGGATAAGATTGTATGGAGAGAAGTGTTCAAACCAGCAACTGCACCGAAGATTACTTCGCTTAAGTTCTTAGAACTTGCTGCAGAAGATGCGTATGACGAAAATGGTAGAATCGTTGGATCAAATACTCCGTTCTACGATGAGTCCGATCCTACAAATAAGAGATGGGTATTTCCTAACCATCCAGAATTGGAAGCCGAAGCAAACAGAAGAGATGACAATCTCGAAGCTGATGATGAATACGGATATGATGAGGACAGCAATGAACTTGCAAACGCAGCAGCATCCGTTGTGGCCAACAACAATGAACCTAAGAAGGACATCACGACAATTACCGACAAGGATGTCAAGTCTTTCAATCACGGATCAGAAAATATTGGTGCACAAACACAGAAGCAAGCAGCTACAGCAAACGTAGCTGACGAAGCTTACGGTGACCTTCCTTTCTAACAAAGTTTTACAGGAACAACAACAATAAGAAAGAGGGGAGCAACTGCTCCCTTCTTTTTCAATAACCTTATTTCATACACTATATGAAATGGAATTACAACCAAAAAAAGCAGCAATAGCGAAAAAAGCATTTTCAGTATCTGACTATAAAAAGAAAAACGTTGGTGAAGACATACCCGACAAAGAATTAGAGTGGTTGAAGTGCTCAGAAGCATTTCAAAAAGCAACTGGACTCCCCGGATTTCCGAAAGGATATGTATCTTTAAGCAGGGGGTTCACAAACACGGGCAAATCAACAGCAATAAGTGAAGCAGTTGTTGCCGCACAAAAAATGGGTATTCTACCCATCATCCTTGACACAGAAAATAACCTTGGTAGAGACAGGTTGAGAAACATCGGGTTCGATTGGGAAAACGATTTTTTCATTGACATCGATAACCAGTACTTGCTTGATAAATATGGCAAGAGAAAAGACAAGGACAAAAAAGAAGCAAGCATCGAAGACCTTGGTGATTGTATCAATGATTTTTTAAATCAACAAGAAAAGGGTGAGTTGCCGATTGAATTATTGTTCATGATTGACTCTCTTGGTACTCTCGACTGTAATATGACAATCACAGCTAAGTCAAATGACACGAACCAGAATAACATGTGGAATGCTGGTGCGTTTGAAAGAGTGTTCAAATCTTTGGTAAACTACCGTATCCCGAATTCGAGAAAGATAGATCAGAAGTATACGAATACCATGATCGCAGTTCAAAAAATTTGGACACAGGGTACTGCTCCAATGATTACAGTAAAACACAAGGGTGGTGAAGCGTTTGCATATGGTGCAAGATTAATTTTCCACCACGGAGGTATTATGGCTCACGGCACGAAAGCTGTTGGCGCAACTTTCGGAGGAAAAGATATTCTTTATGGTATCAAAGCAAATGTCAATGCATTCAAGAATCAAGTAGACGGGCCATTGGGTGGTATTTCTCTGGAAGGAGAAATTATCTCAACACCACACGGATTTATTGGTGCTGATAAAGAGTCTATTGACGCATACAAAAAGAAACACATCGCCTTCTTCAAGGAAGCATTAGGTAAAGATGTGACTCCGGATGATATTGTAACGAAATTAGTGGACATCCAAACAGAGGAAGATTAATAATGGCCGCGATTCGAACACTACTTGTTGATAGTTCATATCTTCTAAAGAGATCAATGAATGGAGCCAAAGATAGTTTTACCAACTCTGGCTTCATGGGTGGTCTCTATGGTTTTCTCACAAAGGTGAGACAAATAGTGAAGGAGAATCAAATCAACAAAGTGGTGTTAATGTGGGATGGGGAAAACGGAGGGATTGATCGATACAGATTAGACCCAAAATACAAATCCAACCGTGTTGATAAATCTTGGTTTGTAAAAATTGAATTGACCGAAGAAGAAATAGAGAGAGAATTAAATAAGAAACAATCTGCACTCGTGCAGAAGGCTAAGATTCAGAATTATGCAGAAGAACTTTATCTCAGACAGATACAAGTTGATGAAATTGAAGCTGATGACCTCATTGCTGGTTATGTATTAAAGAACGCCAAAAATGAGGATATTATCATCTATAGCAGAGACAAAGATTATCTTCAACTGTTAGATTATGGGATCAAGATCAAAATGGATGATTATGATCGATTGATCAGTGCTGGAAATTTTTTTATGAACTTCCCGTATCATTATAAAAACGCACTGACCATTAAGATCATTTGTGGGGATGATTCTGATAAAATTGATGGTGTTGGTGGTCTCAAAGAAAAGGGACTGCTAACCCATTTTCCTATACTTGCAGAACGTTATGTGTCGGTTAAGGAACTTTGTGTCATGTCTGATCAGATTAACGCAGAAAGAGCAAAGAATAAGCAGAAACCGTTAATTGCACTAAAGAACATAACGACAAAAATCGACCGGTTAAAACTGAACTATGAATTGATGAATTTGAGCAAGCCGTTTTTGAATGAGGCTGCTATTCAAGCTATTGAATCGTTAGACACCGCTTTGGTTGATGAGAACAGAGGAAGCAGCAATCTTCATAGACTAATGAAAGAAGATGACTTCTTAGCATTGTACTCGAACTATGGAAATTTTGTGAGTTATGTGGAACCATTTTATACCGTGATCGCACGTGAAAAAGAGTTGTACAAACAACACCAAAAAAATAATTGAAAACATTAGCATATTAAGTTTGATTAGTTTATAATTGCTTTAGGCAACAACAAACAACAACAGATATGGAAGAAAGAAAGCAACCAAACAATTTTAAATTTGGTTTGTTCTTGAGGAACGAGAAAGTAGCTGAAAAAATTTTCAGTGCTGATTTGTACAATCCTGTTGTGCGTTACTCCGTTAACATCAGAGAGATGATTCCAAAAATCATTTCTTCACTGCAAGCAACGCTGCAGACACCTAGCGATGAACTAGGATTCATGTTGAATGTCAACGACATTCAGTACGGATATAACTCACTTGAGTATTACAAGTCAACTTGTGAAATTAACAAACTTGACTACATGAAGCTTAAGGTTCCGGCATTGCCTTACCAAAAGTCTAACTATGTGACAAATGGAAACAAACCATACTCACAAAGAAATGGTACAGAATTTAAATTTGGTTTGTATATCAATACGAACACAATCGTTGAGCGAAATTTTTACGTCGATAACTACAATCCTGAAGCGAGATTCTCTGATGAGCTTATTGCTGTTGTTAACAAGATCGTTGATAACATAATGGATTACCTAAAGGGAAGTGACTTAAATCACATGTGGGATGATCACAAGATCATCAATACCTATAGTTTAAATATTCAGCAAGTCAGAGAGCTTTCGAAAGAAAGACGTGATGAGTTTCTGAGAAGAGTTGGAGATTATAATTTCATCGAACGAGTTCGAATAGATTATAATAAGCAACCCGAATTCTCCGTTTAATATTTAAACCCTCCGACAATGAGCGATACAACAAGCGTTGCCAAGGAATCTCTTGGTTACCTAGGCCCGTCATACCAACTAAAAGTGTTATGGCAAATATTGACCAACGTTGAGTTTGGTAACAACATTGTTCCTAATTTACAAAGCTCATATTTTGACGTTCCAGTACAAAAGAAACTTCTTGCTCTCATAAAGAAGTACCTCGATCACAATAGCAAAGTTCCACAAATAGGTAACATGTCTATTGTTGAACACATCAATGCATCAAACTACAGCGAAGTTGAGAAAGAAGAGTTACACGGCACAGTAAAGCGTATTATCAATTGGGATAAAACTATTCGAATAGGTAGTGAGGATGATGATAGTGCTGCGATACAAGATTATGTGTGGATGTTTGTAAAACAGCAAGAGTACAAAAAATTCGCTGATTCAATTTACGATAAAATTAAAAAAGGAACTCTTGAAAAGAATGTTCACTTCTTTGAAGAAACACATAGGAAGTTGGCACTTCTTGGACACAGGGATGATTTCGGTAAGGATATTTTTGATGATGTAGAATCAGCACTGGTTGTTAACTACAGAAATCCAATTCCTACAGGGATTAAAGCAATTGATCAAGCGATGGGTGGAGGTCTTGGTAAAGGTGAGATCGGTATTATTTTAGCACCATTCGGCGTAGGTAAGACAACAATCTTAACAAAAATTGCTAACACGGCATTCGGTGTAGAAAAGAATGTTCTTCAATTAGTGTTTGAAGATAACGTAGATGATGTGCGTAGAAAGCACTATGCTATCTGGTCTAAAGTTCCTTTGAGTCAATTCGAAATAGATACTATAAATCCGGAGACTGGTCAGAGCGAAAAAATTATTGATCCTCTTGTAATTAAAAAAGTCCATGACTATGAAGAAGAACGTAGGTCAATGGGCATGGGTGGTCGTTTGATCGTTAAAAAATTAGAGCAAGAGGATGTGACCATACCAACAATTAAAAATTGGATTCTAAACTATCAAAAGAATTTTAGTATCAAATTTGATATGATCATTCTTGATTATATTGATTGCGTTGAACCACATAAGCAAACCAATGGTGATGATTTAAAGGGTGAACTTGTCGTTATCAAGGCCTTCGAATCTATGGCCGGTGAATTCAAAATTCCATGCTGGACTGCGGTTCAAGGAAATAGACAATCGGTGGGTGCAGAATTCGTTCGTTCAGATCAAATGGGTGGTAGCATAAAGAGAGCACAGAAGACACACTTCCTGATGTCAATCGCAAGATCGGACGATCAGAAACAAGATAATACCGCAAACCTTCAAATTTTGAAAGCACGTTTCGCAAAAGACGGATTCAGATTTGAAAATGCAATCTTTAACAACGATACTCTTGAGATAAGATGTATCGAAACGAATCAATCGAGATCAAAACCTAAACCAAGGCCAAATCCGACTGACAACAATTCCTTACAATCCGATTTGGATAATCAGATGAGAGAAGAGTTTATGATGAAAAGTCTCGATAAAGCATCTGATGAATATTTGAGGAAAGAAGCAGAAGCGAAGGCTAAAGAAGAAGAGAAGAATAAAGAGAAAAAACCGCCAGAACAGAATGAAAATAATGACCAAAGTCAAATTGATGAGTCTATAATTTAGATTCACAACAGCCTGATTTTTAGAGTGATAAAATTTTAAAAATTATCTGCGGTTGTTATAGAAATCTGTATTTATATCTACACTTCGAAGAGTTGTAAAAACAAAATCTTATGATGGTTCTCATACCCAAGAACGTATTGGGAGTGGGATACTATACACTTTATTTTTAAAAGAAACTGAACTTATGGGTACTAATAACGTATTAACCGACGAAATAACAATAATAAAAAGAGACGGGACTAAAGTTCCGGTAGATTATGAAAAAATAAATAAAGTTTTGATTTGGGCAACAGAGGGAACACACGGAGTATCGGCATCAGAAATCGCAATGAATGCGAATCTCCAACTCTTCTCAGGAATTAAAACCGAAGACATTCATAAAGTACTGATTCAATCTGCAGTAAATTTGATCAGTGAAGAAACTCCAAATTACCAACATGTTGCTGCAAGCCTACTCAATTATCTTTTGAGAAAACAAATCTTCAATTCAGCCGGTGATAATCTTCCATCACTTTTTAGTGTGGTTAAGAAAAACGTTAAGGCTGGTGTATACGATAAACTTGTACTTGAAAAATATAATGAAGAAGAATTTGAGAAATTAAATTCATACCTTCGTCACCAAAGAGATTTCAATTTTGTTTATGCTGGTTTACAACAGATGATCGACAAATATTTGTTGAAGGACAGAAAGACAAATGTCATATATGAAACACCACAGTTCGCATACATGCTCATTGCAATGACATTGTTTGCCGATGAAACTGAAAACAGACTCTCAAAAATCAGATCATTCTACAACGACATCAGCCTCTTTAAAATTTCATTGCCAACTCCAATCGTTGCTGGCGTAAGAACACCAAATAGACAGTGGAGTAGCTGTGTACTTATAGAGATTGATGATGATCTTGAAAGTATCTTTAGTAGCAACCATGCTGCTGGTAGATACTCTGCAAAACGTGCTGGTCTTGGTTTGAACTTCGGTAGAGTACGAGCAATTAACGACAAAATCAGAGGTGGTGAAGTTGTCAGTACTGGTGTTATTCCTTTCATGAAACAATATGAGAGTAATGTAAAGTCAGTACAACAAAATGGTATACGTGGTGGTGCTGCAACAGTATACTTTCCTTTTTGGCATAAAGAAATCGCGGACGTTATAGTACTTAAGAACAACAAAGGTACTGACGACAATCGTGTCCGCAAGATGGACTACGCAATTCAATTCAATAGATTATTTTATAAAAGATTCATCGACAATAAAGACATTACGTTATTCTCTCCTTCAGATGCACCAGAATTGTATGACCTTTTTGTAAAGGGAGACAACAATGCATTTGAAGAGTATTATGAGAACCTTGAGAAGAATAAAAAACTTTCAGGAAAAAAAATCAAAGCAAGAGATTTGATGGAGTTGTTTGCTAAGGAGCGTGTTGAAACCGGTAGAATTTATTTGATGAATATGGATCACGCAAATACCCATAGTTCATTTATTGACCCGATCACCATGTCCAACCTTTGTACTGAAGTTACTCTTCCGGTAAAACCATTGAATCATATCGATGATACTGAAGGTGAAATTGCTTTATGTATTCTTGCAGCAATTAATGTTGGTGAGATCAAAAATCTTTCGGAACTTGAGGGGATATGCGAAAATATAGTAAGAGGTCTTGACTCAGCAATTGAAAAGCAAGACTATACTGTTGCTGCAGCGAAGAAAATGTTGAAAAGAAGATCGCTTGGTGTTGGCATTACAAATCTTGCACACTTCTTAGCAAAAAATGACGTGACATATGATGATCCTGCTGCTCTTCCTCTCGTTGACGAACTCATGGAGTATGTTCAATTTTATCTCCTTAAAGCAAGCAACAAGATGGCTCAAGAACTTGGCCCTTGTGAATACTTTGACAGAACAAAATATTCTTTGGGTGTCCTGCCCATCGACACCTACACAAAAGAGGTGGATAAAATTGTCAATAGGAAGCTGAGTCTTAATTGGGAGTCGCTGAGAGCCGACATAAAAGAATACGGTCTAAGAAACTCTACAGTAACGGCCCAAATGCCATGTGAATCAAGCTCAGTGATCACCAATGCAACCAATGGTATCGAACCTATCCGTTCTTTGATCGTGGCTAAAACGTCAAAGCAAGGGGTTTTAAGACAGGTGGCTCCGGACATCGCGAAACTGAAGAACAAATATCAATTTGCCTTCGATTTGGACGGTAATAAAGGAATCACTAATATTGCTGCTGTCATCCAGAAGTGGATGGATCAGGCTATCAGCACCAATCATTACTACAACTACAAGAAGTATGAGGGCAACCAATTACCAATGTCTGTGGTAATAAAAGACATCATGTATGCATACAAAATGGGTCTTAAGACTCTATATTATGCAAACACCGATGATGGATCAACGGACAACGTTGATACCAATATGGCTGGCTGTGAATCTGGTGCTTGTTCAGTTTAAAAACATAATATAAAACACATGTCGGTTTTTAATTTTTTTATAGAATTTAGCATGGATAGAATTCATGCAGTAATATATTACGTGGGTCTATTTTGGTTAATTAGTTTTCCGTTGAAAAAAATTCTGAAATGGATGGTTACCATTGGATTACATCAAATTCATTTTAAGAAATTTGACAATACGATCACGAGGATTCAAAGTGAAAATTTTGACGACCCATATAAATGTATTATATTAAGAATTGAGGGTGATTTCATCAGAATTCGAGTTCGGATTCAAAATATACATAAAATATTGGATCGAATATATGTGCTTAAGATTAATGAGTTCGAAATATGGGATTTGATGAAAATATTTTGGTCATATTTGAGAGCATGTCTTGGATATTTTATAAATGGTAGTGCTGGTAACTTAAGACAGGTAACATTATCAAAGAATGCACAGATTGCAATTCGCAGACTGATCCAAAATGGTCTAATAGTAACTGAATAATTACCAAATGAAGAAATCAATCATTAATTTAAATAATGATGTAGACTTCACCAAGGAACCAATGTTCTTTGGTGAAGGTCTTAATATCCAACGGTACGATAAATTTCGTTACCCAAATTTATTTGAACTTTATAAAAAACAGTTAGGATTTTTTTGGCGACCGGAAGAAGTTGATATTGCCGGAAAGGACAGATCAGACTTTGACACCCTTTCAAAGAATGAGAGATTTATCTTCACCAAAAACCTGAGTTACCAAATTCTGCTGGACTCAGTACAATCAAGAGGAATATCTAATCTTCTTGAAAATTGTTCTTCGCCAGAAGTTGAAGCATTTTCAAAGGCGTGGGAATTTATGGAGCAACTTCATTCTTACTCCTATACCTATATCATTAAGAATGTCTATCCAAACACATCAGACATATTTGATAATGTGTTGAATGACGCTGAAGTTCTGAAACGCACATCGTCTGTAACAAAATATTATGATGAGTTGATCAATCCATTGGACGAAGGAACACTTAGTGATAAAAAGAAGGCTCTCTACCTGACACTGATGTCAATCAATATACTTGAAGGTATCCGTTTCTATGTGAGCTTTGCATGTTCATTCGCTTTTGCAGAAAACAAAACAATGGAAGGTAATGCAAAGATTATACGCTTGATTTGCAGGGACGAAAATTTACATCTTGGCTTCACACAGTTTGTGTTGAAAAAATTGGCCGATGAAGATTCAGAAGGCTTCAAAAAAACCGTAAAGGTTTGTGAACCCCTTGTAATCCAAATGTTCAAGGATGCTGCAGAAGAAGAAATGGAATGGGCCGACTATCTTTTCAAAGACGGTAGTATGTTGGGACTCAATGCTGAGATACTTAAGAAGTATATGATGTACTTGACTAATCATCGGATGAAGACGATAGGATTGGAGCCAATCTTCGAGAAGACTACGAATCCTATACCGTGGATTAATGACTGGATCGAAAATAAAAATGTTCAAGTAGCACCACAGGAAACTCAAATTTCCAGCTACATTGTCGGTTCAACAAAGAACGATACTAACACCGAAGACTATAGCGAATTTAGCTTTGGGTAGAAATTTTCCTGAAAACACAACTTTTTTGGGAATTTTACGTATTTATGATTCCGGCCCTGATTGAGAAATTTGGCCAAAAATTAATTTTTGATGAATGCTTGACAAAGTCGTATGGTTCACATACCTTTGTCTCCCATTCGAAACTACGGGGATGTAGTTTAAGAAAGAACGCAGCCTTTAGGGGCTGAGATAGGTGGTGTAATTCCCCTCGTCCCCACAAAAGAAAAGACGTTCTTTAAAATACTTACGGAGTTAGCTCAATTGCTAGAGCGTAGTCCTTCGGGGCTGAGATGGGAGTGAAAGGCTCTCATTCCGTGCTTTTATTTGTGGCTACATATTTGGTTACTTCTACAACATGATTCATATTCATATCCACTACCGAATTTAATTCCCACATTTTTCATATTCTGGCTATTAATATGGTTACTTCTACAAAAACTATGATAATGCACCTTACCGTATCAGCTTTCCAGAATTTTAAACAAAACCCCTCATTATAATGTCATTAACTAGCATCGAATCTATCGCAGTTGCTCATCCTACTGCCTTAACGGCAAACCGTATTGCCCTTCAAAAGGGTTTTGTTCTTCAACAACAAAAATCATTAGACATATTAAGTACGCTCACCATTGAGCAGAAAATGTCCATTCAAGCGGAGTTGATGAAACTTGGATATATTTTATCTGAGGCTGCACTTAACACAGTTACCAAAGATTGGTTTGATGATATTATCCTTTACCTCAAATCAAAATTGGGTGTTGGAGACTACAAGCCATTCTACACAAATTTTCCAGTACAGGTGATGGAAGCTGACGAAGCTTCATTGTACTTGGATGCAATATTTCACTATTGGACTGATGGCACATGGGTTCCGGATGCCGAACTAACATCAAAAGGATTTGTGTTTGAAAACACAAACTTCAAATTGATCAATGTTGGCACTGAAGAAAACTTCATGAACATCTTCACCACTCTTGTTAGCATTAATCAGTCATTGACTGAAAATGATAAAGAGGTTGTTACGTGGTTTGTGAGAGAATACCATAGCACCATTCAAGGTGAATTACCTTCGTCTATCCCATTCAAAGAAACGTTGTGCATGCTTGCATCGTTTGGATTGAACGTGCCGGTTAAAACACCGACTGATGTACTTCGTATTGCAATCTATTTGTCTGGTGGAGATATTTCATTACCTGCAGTACCAAGTCCGGTCTCTACTAAGGAACCTCTTGGGAGAAGAGCAGAATTTTACAAAGGAAGACAAGACCAGAGACTTGCGTATAGAGACAAATTCAAATTCAAAAGATTTTCAAGAAGCGAGAGAAAGATGTTACTTTCTTTCTTGGAAAGAACAAATCTTGATTTGGGTGAAATGAAACTCAAGATCAACAGATGGTTGAGATTGGGTGAAGTTCTACATCCGGGTGAATTCAAAAACAAGTATCCAAGATCGTTTGAGGCGTTCAATACATTGAGGAATAATCCTGAGTCTGTTCAGACTTTCGAATCCAAGCTTGAAGCGGCATTCAAACTGTCATCTTTCCCTAGTACTGGTTTGTCGTTACTTTCCCAAAGACCGGGATATTTCGCAAGAAAATTAGACTGGTTACTCAGAAACTACGATACAAAAATCGTCTTTGATGCTTTCAAAAAGATAGCACCAAAGGTTAGTAGAAAAATCCTTTGGGAGATGTATGAACATTTCGGAAAGAGAGATGTTTCTCAACCAAGATCAGTAATGGTAAGGGGGAAGAGGTCTGTTAAGAAACAATTGGATGCGCTTCCACCAATGAAACAAGCGACCATTGATAAAATCAAAGTCGAAATTCTAAATTGTTTGGGAGAGCACTTCAAAGCATTGTCCCCGCTAGGGTCAGTGTGGGTTGACGAAAGACTGAAGAAGATTCCGTTGCCATCTTCAATGAGAAGTATCAACACTTCTGTTAAAACATATGTGAGAGGAACCAGAATACCATTCAATCCGATGGCTATAGTCATTAGACCATTTGTTCATTGGTTTGATGAAGAAGGAACCGAAGACATTGACTTGAGTGTTGGATTTTACCGTGAAAATCTTGCTGAGGCTGCGTATATTTCATATACCAATCTTAGAGACAATACGTTGAATTCATGCCACTCAGGTGACGTAATCCGTAGAAAAGGTGCGTGTGCTGAGTATGTTGACATTGACATCCAAGCATGTTTGAACAATGGTATCAGATATGCTATGGTTCAAGTCCATAACTTTCAACAAAGACCGATGCACACAATGAAAGACTGTGTGTTTGGTATTATGGAAAGAGAATTCCCGGAATCTGACCCGACATTCATTCCAAAAACCATCTCTAATGCAGTTAAGTTAGCGAATGAATCTTCCACGGTTTGTGTCGTTATGCTGGACTTGAAAGAGAAAGAATATATTTGGTGTGATTTGGAATTGGAGCATCGTGGATCGGCAAATTTCGAGTCAAGCAGGGGAGATACAGCACAAATGATCAGAGGTATGATTTTCGGTAATCGTGTCTCTGTGTATGATTTGCTTAAACTTCATGCCCAAAGCAGAGGTGAAATCGTCAACGACAAGCTGATGGCAAATACCTGTTTTGAATACGAAGACTTCGTAAGTAGTTACGAAAAGTCAGCATCCTACATGTAAAAATGTAAAAAATGTCATAATCTCGGAAATTATGACATTTTTTTTGTACTGGTATGTCGTTTGAATTAACATAGCAAAACGTTAAACCTATGAAAAAGAAAGATTTTATAACTGATTTACTCAATTCATTCTTCGGGGACGGAGAATCGAATTATTACTCATCTCAATCTCGTACAGTAATCTTTGGAGAAACAACCAACACAAACGGATTGTCTGCCCCAAAGGATGATGACAAAAACTTCAACAAAACTGTTGAGGTGAGTGAAACACCAACACACACTATCAAAAAGGAAGTGTGGACAAGTCTTGACGGCACACAAAGATTTGAAAGAACCGTACAGGAAAGCAAAGGTTCGCCGAAGAAAGATGATCCAACTTATGAAGAGTTGGAAGAACAGAAAATTGCAGCTATAAAGGGTCAAAATTATGAAGTTGCTGCAGAGATCAGAGACAAAATAAAAAGACTGTACGGTAAGTAATCAAGTCCGATTTATGGCGGGTGCACCTGACCATAATTAAGGGGAGAATTCCCCGTGACCTCTGTTAAACCTCACTGAGAAATCGGTGAGGTTTTTTTTGTGCTTTATAGTTTCTGACTGTATTTATTGGGGAATGAATGATCATAAAATTTGATCATTTTTTTATAACTGTATGAACGGTAGGTAAGTTACACGTTTAAAACAGAATAAAATTAAAACCCGATTAATGAAATGAGCTTTTTCACGCGACCAGACCTAAGCGATATACAGTTCAAACAATTGACTGGTTCGACACTTACAATGTCTGGAACCACAAATTTTTCTGGCACACTTAAGTCAAAAAACATTGAAATCGATGCGGCAATAACTGGCGCAAGTAGTGGTGATGTATTGACATATGTTGGTGCGGGTAAAATAAAGTTAACCCCGGCAGGTTCTGGTGTTGCCAATTTTGATAGCAGCAGAGCAACAACTCGTTCAGGTATCCCGGCAGTAAACGTTGGTGGCAGCACAGTAAATCAATTCCTAGAGGGATATTTCTTTCCGTCAGTTCCCCCAACAGTTTCTATGAGTGGTGGTGGAACAAGACAATTTGGTAATAATGCTGGTCTCACATTAAACTGGACAGTAACCAGAAGAACAAATCCATTAACCTCAATCACCGTCAATGGATCATCAGTAGACCCAACAGCATTTACCGGTCTATCACAGAACTCAAGCGTATCAAGTGGTACATCAGCAACAATTGCCGTACCGAATACAAATCAAACATATAACATGAACGCAACAACATCATCAGAAAACGTTCCTGCAAGTACATCAGTTAACTTTTCACATAAGAGATTTTTTTATGGTGATAACGTCAATTTAATTGGAGATACCGATGCAAACATAACCGCAAACGTATTGTTACACGAAGTTGGAAGTGAATCAGAATTTTCTGGAACTCGTGTTAAGTCATCCTTTGCAAAAACATTGTCGAGCCAGTTCTTCTATTATGTTATACCATCATCCTTCGGATCACCATCATTTACGATCAATGGATTGGCGAACACCGATTTTTCTTCACAATCGTTCACGTTCACAAACAGTAACGGGTTTGCAACAACATTCGTTATTTGGAGAACTAACAATTTGTTGACTGGTAATTTTACGTTTAGTGTGTCATAATAATTAAAAAGAGAAAAATATAACATAACATGCCGACATTATTAGGAACAGTATTAGCATCACCAGTAGTAACTGGTAACTACGATAGCGATACCTATGGTACACATTTTTCATTCCTTGGTGTTGGTGGTTGGCAAGAATTAGAATTAACTTCAGAGAGAGATGCAATACCGGTAGATACGTTAGGTAATCTTGACCCTACTGGTCTAAGCTCAGGTAGAAGAAGATTAGGTATGTTGGTGTATGTTGCAGAAGTAGACACAATCTACCAATTATATATTCCATACAACGCCTATACTGGATTAACCAGTGCTGCTAAAGTAGCTGCTCTTGCAAACAATGCTAACTGGATTGAATTCACTGCCGGTGGTGGTGGAGATGCAATCAAGAAAAAAATTCAACAAACAACACACAACTTTAGTTTTGGTGATGTGGTATCTTTTGATGGTGCGTCATATGTTAAAGGTATTGCGAGTGCTGGTAACACATACGAATTTTTGGGTATTGTTAGTAATGTTATTGATGCGGATAATTTTGTTATAACATACTCTGGCTTTATCGATTTGACATCGATGCCGTTGAGTGGAAATACTGTATACTTCGTATCTCCATCTGTAGCTGGTGCCATTCAAACAACCGAACCATTTAATCCGGGCGAGTCTTCAAGACCAATCTTGATAACACAAGAATCAACAAAGGGTCTTGTAATCATGATGAGAAGCTTTATTGTGGCTGACGTTGGAACTTCTGGAAATACCGGAAACGGTATGAGAATCCAAAGAACCACAGTACAGTCTGGACACAGCTTTACTATTGGTGATGTTATTACTTATAGTGGTGGTACATATACAAAAGCACTTGCAATTAAGGAAAGTAATCAATTGATTGGTGTTGTAAATGAAGTGTTCAGCCCAAGCACATTTATTGTGTGTTTTGACGGATACGTAGATGGCTTCTCAGGAGTTCTTGATGAATATGGTAGTGGTTTAACTTCAAGTACGTTGTACTATTTGTCTCCAAACGTTCCGGGAAAATTAACACCAATAAAGCCCGTTGCAAATAATCAGGTTGTTATTCCAGTATACCAATCAATAACAATTGATGATGGTATTGTTAAGAATCAGGGTGGATATTTACTTCGTGACACTTTTGGTAATGAAATTTTTGTGGTTCCAGATATTGCAGCAAGAGATGCAAAATTTGTGGCTTCTGGTAGTACTCCCGGCCCCGGACAAATAGAATCGTTTGTTGGTTTATTGGTATTTGTAATTGATTATGATACTAGCGGAAACAGTCAAACATATATTGATGCAACTGGTTTGTTAGGATGGTCTGCAGTAACAAATACTGTTGATATTATTCTCGATTGGAATGAGATTATAAATAAACCAAATGTAATAACGGGAGCAACCAATATAGGTGATGGAACAGGACTTATCGTCGACACATCCGTAACTGGTGCAACCCTTAATTTACGAACTCTTAAAAGTGGAGCAGCTATTGGTATTATAACCAGCGGTGATACTATAACCATTGCAGTTACTGGTACAACCAGCGGCTCTACAAACGTAATCGGCCCTGCAGAAGGTGGTGGTGCATATGATGATGGTATCTATACTGACTTCGTAGCTTCAACTCCAATAGGAACACCAATTGATAGATTCAATAAGTTATTCCTACTTGTGTTGCCACAACAACCAGCTTTGTTGACAAGTCTCAATGGTACTGGTGCTTTCGTTAGTGGTAAGCTTTCATGGGGTGTAAGTAGAAATGATATTTCATACGTGAACGTTGGTACAAACGCTGGTAATGCTGCGGTTGACATCAATGGATCATATACAATAGGTGGCACAAGATTAGGTATCGTTAGAACAACAGTAACAGGTATCCTTAACAGTGCCGTTACTGGAAACATAACTGGTATTCCTTTCTTCGACTTTGCATTCCAAAGAGGTAACGAAGGTAAATTGGTTATGCAAAGAAATGGTGTTACTGTAAGCACGTTGATCTTAAGTGGTACAACTGCTGCAACAAGCAACTCAAGAATGTCGGTGAGTGCTGTACAATTTGTGAAAGCAAGTGGTGGTGCTCCAATAACAGAGTTCAAATACAGAACAGGTACATATACAATACCGACTTCTGGTATGACTAATGGTTATAACTACATCAGAATAACGCATAGTGGTTCGTCATTTAGTACACAAACAAACTTCCTTGAGTTTGCTTATGATCCTGAAGCAACAAACATTTCTGCTGCGTCAACTGGTTTAACCAACCTTTCAATGGGTGGTTCTAAAAACATCTCTGGTGTTAAGTATCACACATCAGGAACGGTTCAGTACCAAGGAACAATATCGAACGCATATAAGAACGTATACAGTTCTTCAGCTACAGCGATTTCATTCCCAAGTACTGTGAACCTTGGATCGTTGACTAATTTGGATGTGACTGGTGCTGGTATTATAAACAGAATTACTTCGACACTACAAACATTGCCCGATCTTAATTCTGCGGTGTCAAACCCTCAGAATACGAACATAGCAATATTGGCAACATTCCCAATCAACTCAACTGTTGTGTTGGGTAATGTTGGAACAACTGGAATGATCAGATCGGGAGTAGCAATACTTCATCCATTTACTGCAAAACAGATAAGTGGTGGTTTGTCAACAATGATAGGATTTTTATTATATAACATAACACAAGGAAACGTGCTTAATAGCGAATCATATACCGGTGAAGTAAATAGACTTCAAGCAAGAGATTACTCAGTACTGGCATATGGTGATGTTAATGGTGGTACATACGCTTGGGATTCAAGTCTTGCATTGAATGGTGTTAATCCGTTCTACAATACGGGTATGTTAGTATTCAACGATGAGTTAATGTATCCTAATGCGGCATACTTAACAACTCAATATGGTATTACCACAGGTAACTTTGCTGCAGTAACAAATAGTCCGGGTGGTAACGTAAACTACACTGCAGTATCTGGTATCAGAGATCACTACAGAAAGTTCACGTCAGCTAACGGTACAACCCAAGCTACGTTGACATTCACAATTGATCATACTGGTTCATCTGGTGATTTCTTGACTAACGGTGGTACTGGTGGTACTGCGGCGGGAAATAGCATTAAGGTTGAATTCTTGATTATGAGAAGTGGTGGAGCAATTCACGGATGGGCGAATCCATTTGCCTCTTCTGGTAATCCAGAAGGTATAGCAAATACCTCAACATCTCAAGCCGGTACTGTGATGACCGTTACTTGTACATTATCAACAACACCAAGAGTTGCAACTGGTGATATTGTAATTGTAAGAACATTCCATGCAAGTGGTTACACAAATAGAATAAGAACATTATCAGTAACAAACATATAATATGGCATTAAATAGTACAAATACTCTTGCGATCTCCTTCAAAAAATTGAGTGGTAAAGTCCACACACAACAGAACTTTGCAGTTACTGAAGAAGGTATCTCTACGAATGTGCAATCCTCATATTCAACAGTTTTTGCAAGTCCAATTGCCAAATTACCAGTAACACAATCTGGATTTACAACACTATATAGTGGAAATGGAATCATCCAAAGAATAAAATTTGAAATAGATTTAATACCTGACACACAAATTGCTGCGGGTAGATCACAAGGATATAGATTAAAATTACCTGCAGACTGGAATGCGTCTGGTGATCTATTTCCTGAATTTAGTGCTGGTACATATTTATACACCGCTCTAGGTAAGCTCCAAATTGTGCCATCATTATACGGAACATTAAAGGTTGATGGTACAACAGAATATGATCCTATTTTATATCAAACTAACGGCTCAACAGTAATTGCCAAGTTTGATCCTATCAATTGGTATCTCGATCCATATAGTGGTATTTTGTTTGTACAAGACCCGCCAACAGGTTATGATTCGAGTGCTTTAAGACCGGGGTTTCTTGAAGCTTTCTTATATGTTGGAGATTATCTATCTGATATTATTTTTGATATAACAACCGGAAGTACTGGTGTTACTGGACAGAACGTTGGTGGCGCAGTTGGTGTATTTAAAGACACAATTATTGGTACTGGTGGAACTGCAGTTCTTAGATTCAAATCTTTTGTTGGCACTGCGGGTATTGCCGTAACTGGTGATACTGATAATATAATCATATCGTATACTGGTAGTACTGGTTCATCAGTTACAGCCAACAATGGCTTAACTAAAACTGGTGATAATATTTATTTGGGTGGAATGCTTACTGGTAACACAACATTTCAAACAAATAATTTTGGTATAGCAATTGGAACAGGGTTAACAGCAACAACAAGATCGTTGGCTATTGGTTATAATTCAATTGCAACAGGTGATTCAATTGCACAAGGATTTTCAGCTAAAGCATTAGGTGTGTACTCTAGTGCGTTTGGTTCTAATGTAAATGCGTTGGGTAATTCTTCACATGCTGAAGGAAGTGCTACTTATGCTATTGGTGATTGTTCACATGCTGAGGGTAATAGTAGTTATGCGTCTGGCTATACATCCCATGCTGAAGGTTTTAGTTATGCAATTGGTAATTTATCACATTCAGAAGGATGTGGAACTTGTGCCATAGGGAATATATCACATGCTGAAGGTAGATGTACAATAGCAAGTGGTCAAACATCACACGCAGAAGGATATGCTACAAGAGCAATTGGATATTATTCTCATGCTGAGGGTGCCTCAACATATGCTATTGGTCAATCATCACATTCTGAAGGCGATATATCATGTGCAATTGGCGATAGTTCTCATGCTGAAGGTAGTGATACAAGAGCAATCGGTAGTCGTTCACATGCCGAAGGTGATAGCACATGTGCAATTGGTGATTGTTCACATTCAGAAGGACGTTTAACTTGTGCAATAGGTAATAATTCACACACTGAAGGATGTTTTAGCTGTGCAATAGGCACATCATCACATGCAGAAGGCTTCACCACTATAGCATCTGGTTATTCTTCACATGCTGAAGGTTCATGTACTATAGCTAGTGGTCATTCATCACACGCTGAAGGTTGTTATACAAGAGCAATTGGTAATTTTTCACATGCTGAAGGACATTACACTCTTGCATCTGGAAATTATTCACATACAGAAGGTAAATATACTAGTGCAGTAGGAAATTATTCACATGCAGAAGGTTACAGTTCGTCTGCTACGGGTACTTCATCACATGCTGAAGGTTATCAATCATTAGCATTTGGATTTGCATCACATGCTGAAGGTCATGGATCGGATGCTTGTGCTTCAGCATCACATGCTGAAGGGTGTACTACACGTGCTATAGGTATAGCATCACATGCTGAAGGGTATGGAACTTGTGCATCTGGATGTTCATCACACTCAGAAGGGCGTTCTACTTGTTCTAGTGGAGTTTATTCACATGCTGAAGGTGCCTTAACAAAAGCATGTGGTGGCGCATCACATGCCGAAGGTTCTGGAACAATTGCATCTGGCGGTACATCACATGCCGAAGGATACTCAACACGTGCTATTGGTGTAGCATCACATGCCGAAGGTGTATTAACATGTGCTATTGGTGGTAATTCACACGCAGAGGGTTTGCAAACACGTTCATGTGGTCAAAATTCACATGCTGAAGGGTGTGCAACATTTGCAATTGGTTCACATTCACACTCTCAAGGAAAATGTACAAATGCTTGTGGTGATGCATCACACTCTGGTGGATATGGTTCTTTAACCAAAGGAATAATTGCTGGTGGTCATGCGTCATTTAATCATTCAATTAATAATGCTAATCAAACAACTGCTCATGGTGCATTAGCATCAGGTTCAACAATTCTTGGAGGATCAAATCATAACATTGCAACCGGAAATACTGGTGCAGCAATTATTGGAGGGTCGTTAATCAAATTAACTGGAACTACATATATCCATACAACTGCTGTTGGCAACTTAGCTATAATGACAGCACCTAGTGCTGGTGTGACCGGAGATTCAGTTCTTGTTAGAAGAGGAACTACTGGAAAGATACACGCAGTTACCCAAGCATCGTTAAGTGGAGGTGGTGGGTCAGTAACGGCAAATAATGGTTTAACAAAATCTGGTAATAATATTCATCTTGGTGGAGTATTAACTGGTGACACAATAGTCAACACTGCTAATTTTGGAATTGCATTTGGAAGTGGTTCAACTGCTACGGGTGCAAATTCATTTGCAACAGGATATTATACTGTAGCAACCGGCACATCTTCACATGCTGAAGGAAATAATACTAGTGCATTTGGGCCATACTCTCACTCAGAAGGTAGTAATTCATGTGCATTAGGTTATTCATCACATGCCGAAGGTAGCTCAAAAGCAATTGCTAACTATTCACATGCCGAAGGTTCTAATACATGTTCAATTGGATATTATTCACATTCGGAAGGAACTAATACGTGTGCAACTGGTACTTCATCACACGCTGAAGGTTATGGAACCATAGCATTTGGACTTAATGCACATGCTGAAGGTAGAAATTCTTGGGCAATTGGTCAAGTATCACATGCCGAAGGTAATACAACACGAGCAGGTAGATATGCACACTCTCAAAATTTTGTAACACGAGCGGGTGGATGTGCTTCACATGCTGGTGGTAGAGGTAGTAATCCAGATAGATTTATTTTAGCGAGTGGAGATACTTCCTTCAATCATTCACAAAATACTGTAGCACAAACTATTGGTCATGGAGCATTAGCGGCAAATTCAGCGATACTTGGTGGTATAAATCATAACATCGAATCTGGTAATACTTGTGCAGCCATCATTGGTGGCTCATTAATCAAGTTAACAGGGACGACCTATATAAATCATACTGCTGTTGCTAATTTAGCAATCATGTCAGCACCTAGTGCTGGTGTTACTGGCGATTCAGTTCTTGTAAGAAGAGGAACTACAGGAAAAATACATGCAGTATCACAAGCATCAATTGCTTCAAACGGAGTTACAGCTAATAATGGTCTTACTGAAGTTGGTGGTAATGTTAGATTAGGTGGAACATTGACAGGTGATACAACAATTAATACTGTTGGATATGGGGTGACTATTGGGTCAGGAACATCGTTTGCAACTGGAACAACTTCTTTTGCCCAAGGTTGTGACTCTCGTGCATTTGGTGATTATTCTATATCAATGGGCTGCGGCTCACAAGCGAGAGGTGTTAAAACAGCAGCAATTGGTTATAGTTCATATACGGGGCCAGCATCTGCATACGGTATTGCTATGCGTGGTGCATCATATGGTATTAACCAATTTGTTTTTGGTGGCACAGGATGTGCTACAGCAACATGGGGTATTGCTATGGGTAGAGCAGCAAGAAGTCAAGCTGTGTGTGCTACCGCAATTGGCTCTTTTGCTAGAGCATATGGATCATGTTCTATTGGTATTGGTAATAGTGTTTGTATATCTGGTGGTTCATCAATTGGTATTGGACAATTTATTTGTACTTCATCAGCTTGTAGTGTGGCTATTGGAGATGGTGCGGCTGCTGGAAGTAGATTTTTAACTTCTCGTGGCGCATGTGCAATAAACATGTCGTTTAATAACACATCTCAAACTGCTGGTCATGGTTCTTTGGCTGCTGGTTCGACAATTCTTGGTGGTCTTAACCACAATATCGCTTCAGGTAATACTTGTGCTGCAATTGTTGGTGGAAGTTTAATTAAATTGACTGGCACGACATATGTTAACACAACTGCAGTTGCAAATTTGGCAATCATGTCAACCCCGTCAGCCGGAGTAACTGGTGACTCAATTCTTGTAAGAAGAGGAACTACTGGTTTAATCCATGCTGTTGCCCAATCATCGGTTGGATCATCTGTAACTGCAAATAATGGTTTGACAAAATCAAGTCAAAATATTCATCTTGGTGGTGATCTTACTGGAAATACTATCATTGATACAACAAACACTAATGGTTTATTCGTTGGTTATGATAATGGATATGGTTTTGCAACTGGTTCAAATTCATTTGCAACTGGTTATGGATCAAAAGCAACAGGAGTAACATCAACTGCATTTGGTTCTTATTCATACGCTTTTGGTAATTATTCATTTGCAGTAATGGGTGGTCAAGCCTGTGGAACCAATAGTATGTCACTTGGTGGCTGTGCTTTTGGTGAAGATTCGGTCTCTATACAAGGTGCATCAAAAGCATTTGGATGTTGTTCAATTGCTATAGGTGGAAGGGCAACATCATCTGGTACTTCAGCAATAGCAATTGGTAGTTGTACAAGAGCAGTTGGTAATAGATCAATTGCAATGGGTAGTGGTACTCTATCAAGTGGTAAATATGTTGCTGCTTGTGGAAATTATTCAATTAATATTTCAAGAAACACTGCCGCACAAACGGTTGGTCATGGTGCATTAGCATGTACTTCAGCAATACTTGGAGGTATAGATCATAATATTGCATCAGGTAATACAGGTGCTGCAATCATCGGCGGTAACGCAATCAAATTAACTGGTACAACTTACATCGACACAACTGCTGTTGCAAATCTTGCAATCATGACAGCCCCTACTGCTGGTATCAGTGGTGATAGCGTTTTGGTTAGAAGAGGAACTACTGGAAAAATATTTGCAGTATCTCAAGCATCTATTGCGTCTGGCGGTATAACTGCAAATAATGGTTTAACTGAAATTAACGGCAACGTTAGATTGGGTGGAACGTTGACTGGTGATACAAATGTTAGCACAAATAGTTTTGGTATTTCATTTGGTAATACTACAATATCTACTGGTGCAAATTCATTTGCTGAAGGTTATGGAACACAAGCTACTGGTAATAATTCACATGCTGAAGGGGTATATAGTCAAGCAATTGGATTAGGAACACATGCCGAAGGGGTATATTCTTGTGCTATAGGAGATTATTCACATGCTGAAGGTGCTGGTACGTGTGCTGTCGGACTTTATTCACACGCTCAAGGTGGAACAACTTGTGCGGCTGGACAGTATTCACATTCTGGTGGGGTTGGCGTTAATACTGGTTTGGATGTTATAGCTGGTGGTCACGCCTCATTCAATCACTCTATAAACACTCCCAATCAAACTGCTGGTCACGGTGCGTTAGCGTCAGGTTCAACAATTCTTGGTGGTAGTGACCATAATATTGCTTCAGGTAATATCGGAGCGGCAGTTATCGGTGGTCATTCAATTAAGTTAAGTGGAACGACATATATTCGTACAACAGCAGTTGATAACTTAGCTATCATCTCTACTCCATCAGCCGGAGTAACTGGTGACTCAGTTCTTGTAAGAAGAGGAACAACTGGTAAGATACATGCAGTGTCTCAGAGTTCTATTGCTAATGCAGTATCTGCTGTGATAACACTTATCACAGGCAATACAACATTAAGTAGCACAACGGACATTGCATTGGTGACAACAAGTGGGTCATCGATAACAATAACATTGCCAGCGTCTCCAAGTGATAATGAGAGATTTATTATTAAAGACAGAACAGGTAATGCAAATACAAATAACATCACAATTTCCGGAAATGGAAATAATATAGATGGTGCATCCACAGCAACAATATCAACTGGTTATGGGGCTATAGAATTGATATATAATTTGGCAACAGATCAGTGGTATATAATCGCATTTGTTAACTAACAGAAAAATATAAAAAGTAAAAGATATGGCATTTGACACAAAATTAAACCTAAACAGTCAAAAATTTGAACAATTATCTGGTGAAACTCTTAACTTGTCCGGTACTACGAATATTCGTGCAAACGCTGGTGGTGATTTTAGAGTTAACAATGTTAGTGTATTACCTGTTTTAACAGGTGGAACAATCACTGCTAATAACGGTTTAACAAAATCAGGATCAAATATTCATCTTGGAGGAACACTTACTGGTGATACTGCAATTATTACTGGTGGTTATGGTGTATCTATTGGTGGTGGTTATTATTTTAATCCTATTGCAAGTGGTGATTATTCCTTTGCTTTTGGTTATAATACTATTGCGAGTGGATTTACTTCACATGCTGAAGGTGGTTATACTGTAGCTGGTGGAAATAATTCACATGCTGAAGGTCTTTGTTCACAAGCACTTGGAAATACTTCACATGCTGAAGGATTTGATACTCGTGCTATTGGTGCAGTTTCACATGCTGAAGGGCAACAAACGTGTGCCGTTGGAACTTTTTCACATGCTGAAGGTTATCAAACATGTTCAATTGGTAATCGTTCACATGCTGAAGGTTTTTGTGCCCATGCAATTGGAGTTAGTTCACATGCTGAAGGTCAAAGTACATGTGCAATTGGAGTTAGATCACATGCTGAAGGATTTGGCTCATGTGCATCTGGTAATTCTTCACATGCTGAAGGTAATGGTACTTGTGCAATAGGTAATTATTCACATGCTGAAGGAAATGGAACTATTGCTAGTGGTTCTTCTTCTCATGCTGAAGGTTATTGCACACAAGCAATAGGTGTTCACTCACATGCTGAAGGTTATTGCACACAAGCAATTGGAGGTTATTCTCATGCCGAAGGGTCAATAACTTGTGCAATAGGAAATTATTCACACGCAGAAGGTATAGGTACTTGTGCAATAGGATATTACTCACACACAGAAGGTGCTTCTACAAAAGCTACTGGTATAACTGCACATGCTGAAGGTCAATCAACAGGCGCATATGGTGACTTTTCACATGCACAAGGTAGTGATACTCGCGCTATTGGTCATAATTCACATTCAGGCGGTAAAGGAATAGGGTCGGGTAAAGGGATTTTTGCATGTGGTTGTTCATCATTTAATCATTCAGAAAATACTGCCGCACAAACTGCCGGTCATGGAGCATTGGCACCAAACTCAGCGATTCTTGGTGGTAGTAATCACAATATAGCTTCAGGCAATACTGGTGCAACAATATTCGGTGGCTCGTTAATCAAATTAACCGGAACGACATATATTAATACCACTGCTGTAGCTAACTTAGCAATAATGACAGCACCAAGTACTGGATTTAGTGGAGATAGTGTATTGGTTAGAAGAGGTACAACAGGAAAGATACATTCAGTAACATATGCTTCGATTGCTGGTGGAAATGTAAGTGCAAATAATGGTTTAACTAAAGTTGGTGGTAATGTTAGATTGGGTGGAACACTTACTGGTGACACAATAATTCAAACAAACAATTTTGGTTTAGCGATTGGTTCTGGTACAACAGCAACCACTTCAAATTCATTTGCAATAGGTTTCCAGACTCTTGCAACTGGTATTAATTCTTTTGTTAGTGGTTATAAGTCAATAGCTTCTGGATATACTTCACATGCGGAAGGAGGATATACACAAGCAATTGGACAATATGCACACGCTGAAGGTGGATTTACTTGCGCAATTGGTGTTTCCTCACACGCTGAAGGTGATACTACTTGTTCAATTGGTGGTGCATCACACGCTGAAGGTCTTAGTACAATAGCTAGTGGTAATTCAGCACATGCTGAAGGACAATATTCTCAATCATTAGGTATAGCTTCACACGCTGAAGGTAAATGTACAATTGCGTTAGGACATTATGGTTCACATGCTGAAGGGTATTGCACATTAGCTAGTGGTCAATCTTCACACGCAGAAGGTAGTGGTACAAGGGCAATTAATTTATTTTCACATGCAGAAGGTCAAACATCGTATGCGTATGGTTTTGCTTCACACGCAGAAGGTAGTGGTACTCGTGCTGTTGGATATGCTTCACACGCAGAAGGTAGTGGCACTTATGCGTTTGGTACTTGCTCACATGCTGAAGGTGATAGTACTTGTGCCAGTGGTCAATCTTCACACGCAGAAGGTAATGGTAGTTATGCTATTGGTAATTGTTCACACGCAGAAGGTGATGGAAGTGTAGCTATTGGTATAGTATCTCATGCTGAAGGTGATAGTTGTGCAATAGGTAATTTTTCACATGCTGAAGGATCAAATACACAAGCAATTGGTAATTGTTCACATTCCGAAGGAGAACTTACTTGTGCAATGGGTAATCACTCGCATGCTCAGGGTGTTAGAACATGTGCTACAGGTACATCTTCACACGCAGAAGGTTGTTATACATTTGCTTTTGGTAATCGTTCACATGCTGAAGGTTATCGTACTCGTACATGTGGATGTGGTTCTCATGCTGGTGGTACTGGTCTTAATACAAGAGAAGTATTTGCATTTGGTTGTGGAACATTTAATCATTCAACAAATACTGGCTCACAAACTGTTGCTCATGGAGCATTGGCATCATTCTCAGCGATACTTGGAGGTACAGACCATAATATTGCAACAGGAAATACACGTGCTGCCATAGTTGGTGGTTCATTAATAAAGTTAACTGGAACAACATATATTAATACGACAGCAGTTGCAAACTTAGCAATCATGTCAGCACCATCTGCTGGTGTTACTAACGATTCGGTTCTTGTTAGAAGAAGCACAACCGGAAAAATACATGCAGTTACACAGGCTTCGCTTGCAGTTACTGCAAACAACGGCTTAACTAAATCTGGTTCAAACATTCATTTAGGTGGTGAACTTACTGGTGATACAGTAGTTAATACTGCGACATTTGGTATGGCTTTTGGTAGTGGCTCAACAGCAACAGGATTAAATTCATTTGCTGAAGGTAGATATACAACGGCTAGTGGAGATTTTTCACATGCCGAAGGATATGGTTCAACTGCATCAGGTCATAGATCACATGCCGAAGGTTTAAGTCAAGCGGCTGGATATGGTTCCCATGCTGAAGGTTCTGGTGAAGCATTTGGCTCAATGTCTCACGCTGAAGGAAGTGGTAGCGATGCTTGCGGCTATGCATCACATGCTGAAGGTCGTAATACATATGCAATTGGTTGTGCATCACACTCAGAAGGTTTTCAAACTTGTGCTTGTGGTATAGCATCACATGCTGGTGGTAAATTTGAAGGTGGATATGTGGTTGCTTTTGTTACTGCATCAGGGGATACGTCATTCATTCACAGCATAAACACCAATTTACAAACTGCTGGTCACGGTGCAAATGCATCTGGATCGACAATTCTTGGTGGGTCAAATCACAATATTACATCTGGAAATACAGGAGCAGCTATCATTGGTGGATCGTTGATAAAATTAACTGGTTCAACATATATCAATACAACAGCAGTTGGTAACTTAGCTATAATGTCTGCACCATCAGCCGGTGTTACTGGTGACTCAGTTCTTGTTAGAAGAGGTACTACTGGAAAAATACACGCTGTAACCCAAGCATCACTTAGTGGTGGTGGCTCTCCGGTCACTGCAAACAATGGTTTAACAAAATCAGGGTCAAACATTCATCTTGGTGGAACACTTACTGGTGACACATCAATTAATTCAGCAACATTTGGTATTGGTATTGGTATCAACACAATTCAAACAGGTGCAAATGCATTTGCTGTCGGATATGGTGCTCAAGCTACAGGCGCTAATTCATCAGCTATAGGTTATTATGCTTATGCGATAGGTAATTATTCACACGCTGAAGGTCATTTTACTTGTGCAATTGGTAATTATTCACACGCAGAAGGTACAAGCACTTGTGCATGTGGTCATGGTTCACACGCAGAAGGTAATGGTGATGCTATTGGATTATATTCACACGCAGAAGGTACTGGAAGAGCACTTGGAACGTGTTCACATGCAGAAGGTGGTGCAACTTGTGCTTCTGGTAATAGTTCACATGCTGAGGGTAGTGGAACACGTGCAATTAATTTCTTTTCACATGCTGAGGGTAGTAATACTCGTACATTTGGTTTAGCCTCACATGCTGAAGGGTGTTGTGGTATAGCAATAGGTAATTATTCACACGCAGAAGGATGTTGTACTAATGCTTTTGCTAATACTTCACATGCAGAAGGTGAAAGAACGTGTGCGTGTGGTATTGCATCCCACGCAGAAGGGTGCTTAACAAATGCTTTTGGTGTTGCATCACATGCTGAAGGTCGTTATTCTATGGCATGTGGTTTAGGATCACATGCAGAAGGTCGTGCAACCTATTCATTAGGTAATTACTCTCATGCTGAAGGGTGTCGTGCATTTGCATCTGGCAATTCATCACACGCAGAAGGATATTGTACAGTAGCGTCAGGAATAACTTCACATGCTGGTGGTTATGGTGAGTATGCATACGGTGCATCAAGACCAGTTATTGCTGGTGGGTTTGCTTCATTTAATCATTCAATAAACACTGCTGCACAATCATTTTCACATGGTTCTGGTGCATCTGGATCAACAATAATTGGAGGTAGTAATCACAACATTGCAACTGGTAATACTGGTGCGGCAATTATCGGTGGTTCATTAATTAAACTTACTGGTACTTCTTATATAGATCACGTTGCTGTTGCAAATCTTGCAATTATGTCAACACCAGTAACTGGTATTGCGGCAGATACAGTATTAGTTAGAAACGCTACAACTGGTAGAATAAGACAAATCACACAATCCTCACTTGCAGTCACTGCAAATAACGGTTTGACAAAATCACCTGCTGGTAACATCCATTTGGGTGGAGCATTAACTGGTGACACAACAATCAACACATCAACATTCGGTATTTTATTAGGTACAGGTTCAGCAACTGGTGATAAGTCTTTTGCTGTTGGATGTAGTGTTAATGCAATTGGTAACTATTCGCAAGCATTTGGATGTGGTACATGTGCAAGTGGTGGATCATCACATGCAGAGGGTTATACTACAAAAGCCATTAATACATATTCACATGCTGAAGGTACTAGAACTACAGCACATGGTTATGCATCACATGCCGAAGGTAGATGTACATTTTCTGTTGGTCAAGTATCACATGCCGAAGGTAGACTTTCATGTGCGTTTGGTGGTTGTTCACATGCTGAAGGATATTGTACACGTGCATGTGGAGCATGTTCACACTCTGAAGGTAGACAAACTTGTGCTATTGGTAATACATCACACGCTGAAGGATTATGTGGTCGTGCAATTGGTAACTACTCACATGCTGAAGGTAATCTTACCTTAGCGAGTGGTTCGTCATCACATGCTGAAGGTTATAGTACTTGTGCAGCAGGTAGTGCATCACATGCTGAAGGTTGTAATACTCGTGCTGTTGGTAACTGTTCACATGCTGAAGGTGCACTTACTTGTGCAAACGGCATTGCCTCACATGCAGAAGGTCAAAGAAGTTTTGCAATTGGTAATAGATCACATGCTCAAGGTTATTATGCACGTGCATGTGGAAATTATTCACATGCTGGTGGTTTGGGTTATAGCTCAACAAAGGGTATCACTACTTGTGCTGACGCATCATTCAACCACTCAACAAACACCGTTGCTCAAACTGCTGGACACGGTGCTTTAGCCGCAGGATCAGCCATACTTGGAGGTCAAGATCACAACATAGAATCGGGTAACGTAAGAGCAGCTATCGTTGGTGGTTCTTTAATTAAATTAACAGGAACAACATACATTGACCATACAGCAGTTGCAAATCTTGCAATTATGTCAACACCGGTCACTTCAACAACTGCCAATATTTTGGGTTGGAGTAGTGTAGATAAAAAAGTTAAAAAAGTAACAACAACAAAAATAGTTGCGGGTGCTCCATATACAAACGATGGATATATAGAAGTTGTTATTGATGGTACGACATTTAGACTTATGACTACAGCATAAAAATAATTTAAAATTTATTTTTAAAATCCCATTGTATAATGGGATTTTTTGTTATATTTCCAACCGAATATTTAAAAGTATGCATGCAAATCAAAGATTATTATTTATGGCCGGTTTCCCAAGAGCGGGGAGTACGTTATTGGCTAATATTTTAGCACAAAATCCTAAACTTTATCCTTCACCAACATCAGGTTTAATAGCTAGTTTCATCAATCTTAGAGACAATTGGAAACAAAATGATATATATAAGTCGTCGGGGGAGGACTACATTATTCCAAAAATAAAAGGGTCGTTGAAATATATGTTGATTGGTCATTACGAACGACAAATAGAAAAGGGACAAATGCCAATTGACAAAAATAGAGGATGGACTGGATTGTTGGATACTCTTGACGAAGTTTTTGGATGTAAGGTTCAGATAATATATCCGATCAGACACATTGGTGATTGTGTGATTTCTATGGAAAAAGTAAATAGAAAATCCTCAATTATAAGTCATGGTGATAACGGTAATTGGTTGAATGAAAAAACCACTGTAGGTAGAGCGGAGAATTTTTTGAAAGATGATGGTATTTTTGGTCAACCAATTGTCTCTCTTCGAGAAGCAATTTACCGTAAAGAACACACAAGATTTATCTTTGTGCCATACAATGACATGCTCACATATCCACATGAAACTTTCAATAGAATATATGATCAGTTGGGTATGGAGAAATTCACACACGATTTCGAAAATGTAAAACAAGTCCTTTTCGAACAAGACATGCATCATGGGTTTGCTCCAAATAGTTTGCATAAAATCAGAGAAGGTATGTTGGAAAGACCAACACCGAGAGATTTAAGTATATTCCATACCGAATATATCCGTAACCTAGAAAACAATAGATTCAAAGACATTACGGATTTCATCAACGCTAATTCAATAATAAAGGGTGTAATCTAATGACAGAAGCTGATAGAATAAAAAGAATGAATAACGAAGGGCCGTTTTTGATTTTCCATGTTGAGGGTGGTATGGGGAAAAATGTTTTAAGTACTGCAGTGGTGGAAGTTCTCCATAAGACGTACCCAAATTACAAAATTGTTGTAGCTACAGCATGGGAAGCACCATTCATGAATAATCCACACGTGTTCAGGGTATTCAATTTTGGCGAGGTTCGTTACTTTTACGACCAGTACATGTATAGCGACACCAAAATTTTTAGAATCGATCCATACCACACCGAAGATCACCTTCATCACAGAAAACATCTTATCAAAACGTGGTGTGATCTCTACAATCTTCCATACAATGGGGAACAGCCGAGACTATATTTAAATCCAAGAGAATTGGAAATAATGTATGCCAAAATACTACCAAATTCCGGTAAACCTATAATGATGCTCCAAACAAATGGTGGGCCTCCAAATCAGGAATTGAGAAAATCTTGGGCTAGAGATTTGCCGCTGGAAGTTGCTCAGAATGTGGTTGATCATTTTTCACCATATTACAGAATACTACACATCAGAAGAGAAGATCAACTTCAACTTAACAATGTTGAACCGTTGCTTCTAAATCAACGAGAGCTTTATTGTGCAATAGCTTTCTCTACTAAGAGATTGTTCATTGACTCTTTTGCACAACATGCAGCAAAGGCTCTTAATTTGGATTCTGTGGTGTGTTGGATTGGGACTAGTCCAGACGTGTTTGGATACGACAATAACATCAACATCATGTCTTCCGGAAATAAGATCGCCACATCCAATAAAATGGCTTATTTTGAAGAGTATGACATACTTGGACATACTAATCAATACCCCTACGAAAACCTCAATCTATTCAACGCAGACGTGCTCATTGAGGCTCTAAAAAAATAGGATTGACCACATAAATAGTGGTTTTCTCTAGTATTTATATCAAAAAGTACTAGAAATGAGTTCTGTTGATCCCGCAATTAATCAGATAAGACTTACTGAAGTTTATCTAACCCCGTTCAGAGTGGATGAGGTTAGTGATACTCTCTGCTATATTGGTTATCTAAATATTGATGCCAATAATCCGAACGAGAACGAATCCGTTTGGAGAATTAAAAGAATCTCACAACAAGGTACTGTTTGGAAAATCGAATTGGCCGATGGAGACTCATCTTTCACTAAAGTTTGGGCTGACAGAGCATTGTTACAGTACAAATAATCAGTATTTGGATAATTTTTAGTGTGTGGGATTAGTAATTGATAAAATATCAGGTCAGGTCTTTTTGTTCAACATCTCTGGTGGTGGTACTGGTACTACGTCCGGTTCAACTTATCCTGAAGTCAGTTTATTCTCTTCACTTCCATCTGCTGCTGCAAATAACGGTAAAATCTATGTTGTATTAACATCATCAGGTACATATGTTGTTAATCGTAGAGAAGCTGGTCTCTATTATTCAAATGGAGTAGCATGGACAAGACTTGGCGACATTCCATCCTTTTTTAGTAGTACAAATTTCCAAGTCTATGATGGCTCCGACAACACCAAAGGATTAAGATTTCAAACATCCGGAGTAACAACAGGTCAATTTCGTACCCTTACAATACAAAACAGTAGTGGTACGTTAGCTTATTTAAGTGATATTGGAGCAAAGCTTGATACGTCAGTATTCACGGGATACACAGCAACGACAGAAACAAGATTCTTAGGAATTGAAGCAGACATCGCTTATTTATCGGGTATAACCGACACAAAGCTAAACACCGCTATTTTTAACGCATATACTGGAACAACAGCACCAGTACTGGCTGCTGCTGTAACGGGAGGAACGTCCTTGGGTGGTGTAGCTATTTTTGCACAAAAAACTGGCCGTAATTTAGAATTTAAAGGTCTTGTTCAGGGTGCAAACATAACACTTACTCCGACTGCTACTGGTGTTACCATTTCTGCAGCATCCAGTACTGGTAGTAGTGGAGTGTCATATGACTTATTTACTGGTTATACTGCAACAACCGAGACAAGACTTCAAGGTATCGAAGACGATATTGTTTATTTATCTGGTCAAACCGATACAAAATTAAGCATTGTTGCATTTACGGGATATTCTGCAACTACTTTAACAAATATCAATAGCAGATTATTGACGAGCACGTTTAGTGGATATACTGCTTCAACAAAGACACAGCAAATAATTTTGATAAGTACTGGTGTTACTGACATCAATACAGTTACTCCAACTTCAATACCTTTTCACACTCAAAGAAGATATGATACTGATCATTTCTTGTTTACTGGTGGAACAAACATAAGAATATTGACTGCTGGTGATTATGATGTGTCATTCCATGTGAATGTTGAAAGCACTACAGCGTCAGCAAAATCTATTGGAGTTAATGTTTATGTGAATGGAACGATAAGTAACGACACATTATCTGCCACACGTCTTGAAAATACGGGATCGTTTGCCGCAATCAGTCTACCAGCACTTCAAAAGAGTTTTGCGGCAAATGATTTGATAACATTAAGAGGTTATAGATTATTGAATTCGGGAGCAGCAAACACGGTATCAAATTCAGTATTTATCTCTATAAGAAAAAAGGTTTAATATAAATGGCATTACTATACTTCAAATATAGAACAGATTTCGGAAACACTGTAATAGACAGTCAGGTTACGCCATTTACTTTGGGGATGAATGAAGCCCAAATTCAATTGGACTATGAAATACCCGTTGCTCAACAATATTACCTTTACCGAATTCTTGCAGGAGATATTGTTCCAAATTTAGAAGCAAATATCACCGCATGGGAATATGAGATTGGTATTGATGATAGTAATCCAGTGCCAACAAATACGTTTACTGGTTATACTGCAACCACATACGTTGAACTTTCAAATAAAGTTGTTTGGAAGGGTGAGTGGTCAGGAGGTACATATCAAAAAAATGATATGGTACTTGATGGCGTGTGGACGATGGTTGCTAATAAAGAAACTACTGATGTTGCAGCACCACAAAGAGTTGGAAGTGTGAAAGAGTTGTATTCGCCAAATAACCCATCTATTAGTGGAACAACTGCAAAACAAATTGTTTTTGGCATGCAATATAGTGGTGATCAACCTTTTTGGTTAGAGGGGTATAGAACATATGTTATTGCTGGTAATGATTATAATATTATTCTAATAAAAGACCCGAACGGTGCTAATGAAGCAACATTTCTCAATTTATTCAGAGCAACTGTTACTGGATGGAGAGATTTTGGTTTAGTACCAAGACCTGTAGCCTCTGGCACGACATTTCAAATATTGGCAATAGTAAAAGAACCCGATCCAACGCCAACAACAACAGATATTGATTATAATTATCAAAAACCAAGTAATTGGAGTGCACCATTATCGGGTCAAATCGTCCATGCTGGTAAAAGATTACAAGTATTATCAATACATCATATTGATCAAGATTCTATTGATAGAACAACATTTTTAAATTCATTAGTTGTTGGTGATATAATTTCAGTTGGTGATACTAACTGGTCAATACAAAACAATGTTGATATAGGGACGTATAATGATATTTCAGTAGCCCCTGCACTACAAGCATCCGTTTCAAACATTCAAACTTTTAGTTTTGAAACAGTTACCGCAACTCCAATAAGTATTGGTATTGATCCGAACTTCTGGTCTGGCTCAACATTGGTTAAGGGTGTTTATATTAAGAATGGTAATTGGGATGATGCTGTTATTGATGATAATCAATATGGTATTGATATTACTGTGCAAAATGCATCATTATCACCTGATTGGGATTTTGTAACTGCACAAGGAAATGGTGGAGGAAGCGATTCGAATACGGCATGGGGTGGTATCGATGGAGATATTTTGAATCAAATAGATTTACAAAATCAGTTTGCAACTAAATTAAATGTTAGTGGTTTTACTGGTTATACAGCAACTACTGAAACCAGATTAACAGGAATTGAAGATGATGTTGATTACATTTCTGGTATTACTGATACCAAGTTAAATACCTCAATTTTTAATGTATATACGGGTACTACTGCGCCTATATTAAATAGTGCTGTAACTGGTGGAACCTCATTAGGTGGTAATTCAATTTTTGCACAAAAAACTGGTCGTAATTTAGAATTTAAGGGCTTGGTTGCTGGTACAAATATTATGCTTACTCCGAGCAGTACTGGCATCACGATAACATCGACAACTAGTGCTACTGGTGGTACTCCATACAATGTTTTTACTGGATACACTGCAACAACAGAAATCAGACTTGATGGTATCGAAGCCGACATTCAATACATATCTGGTCAAACGGGTGGTGTAACTAACGCTGTGTTTACAGGTTATACTGCAACAACAGAAACAAGAATTAATAAAGTAGAAGATTATGCTTCTTATGGAATAGGTACTGGATTTTTAAGTGGTGGTACAATAACATTTACTGGTGGAACAACATTTACCGTACATGCGGGAGTTGGTTTATTTATTGATCAATATACGGATTCAACAAATCCTATTATAATACCAGTAAGTTGGTCAACAACTGTTTTAAGTATTATAACTGGATCAACAACATATCTTACTGTTAGTTCTGGTGGTACATTCATAAAAAGATCGACATTTCCATCACCACAACAAAGAAGAGAAGAAATATTTTTGGGTGTGGCAATACACCCTCAAGGTGTAATTATATCAGTAAATCAAAACGCAATACCTTCGAATGACATATTAGCAACAACATACGATTTGATTGATGCTGTTGGTTTAATAAAAGTTGATGATGGAAACTCAATATCATCCAACGGATCATCACTACAATTAAAAAAGAGTGCTGGTGATGTGTTTTATCTTTCAACCAACATAAGAAACAACAAGAAAAATCCGAACTACAGATCATTTGCTGCTGTAAATCCATTAACCTTCCAATATAGAGATATTGAAAGTGTTGATTATGGTGTTATTTCATCCGTTGATCCTACTAAGTATGAAAAGGTTAGTGGACTTACATCAACTATTGTAACAATAACTGGCTCAACAGCACAGGCAACTGCTCAGAGAGTATACATGTTTCAATCTGGTGGTGTTAGAATACAATATGGACAAAAAGTTTATTCATCATTAGAACAAGCATTTTATGGATTTTTAGATGAACCATTCATAACAGAAACAACTCTTGAAAGTGATGGATTGTTGATTGGTGTTATTGTAATGAGGGTTGAGACAACAAATTTAGGTAGTGGATCAGATGCTGTATTTGTAAAAACAGATAGATATGGATCAATAATTGGTTCAGCTAACGGCCAACAATTTATAACAAATAATTATCAAGTTGTAAAAACGTTAGCTGATTTTCCTGAACCAACTGGTGGTAGCATTCAATTACAAGATAATTTTCAATATAAAATTAATGGACTTGTTAATCTTGGCACTAATAGATTGGTTCTTGGTGCTAATAATACGATACTTGGTGAGAATACGGCAACTGACACTATTATTGGGACAAGTACGGGATCGTTAATATATGGACGTAGTAAGAGTGTAACTATTAATACTGTTTCATTCAGAAATTTACATCCTGCTGGACAAGTTTTTGATGTTGTTGGTACTGATGCCAGCAACTTTGTTGCTAGAAGAATGATATTGGTAAGTACTATTGGTGGGAAAATTGGAGGATATGGTTTAGCGGTGTTTGATAATATGTTATTTGATACAATGAAAAATGGATTAACAATCAGTGGACAATCTACAAACCAAGGGTTTTTAACATTAAGAAATATAATATCAAGAAATTCACAAACCGGATCAACAGCATTAACAATAACGGGAGGAAGTTTTAATGCTATAGATATTTCGTTGAACTATTTTAGTCCAGCGATAAATAGAACTGCATTGAGAATTAATAGTGGAACAACATTAACAACGTCTGGATCGTTAATCGGTAATCAGTTCTTTGGTGCGGGAACATATATTGCGGGAACGTTAACAAAAGCAGCACCGAACTGGAACTTTGTTGGTAATACTAATGTGAATGATAGTGCAACATTTGGTTTTATTAAATTTAGTGGTAATACAACAGTAACAGTGATTACTGCAATTACGCAAACAATAAAAGCAGCAGGTAGTAATTTTTCATCGTCTTCTGAAAGAATTATTGTTGGCACAAATAGATTAACAAATAACTCAAACAAAACACAGGATTTTAACATATTGTTAACGGGTGATTTAACTGTTGGTGGTGGTACTGAAACAATACAAGTTTCTGTTTATAAAAATGGAACAAGTAGAATTGGTACATCTGAAATTAGAACAACTACTGCAAACCAACCAGTACCGTATGCATATAATGATATTGTCAGTTTAGCACAAAGTGATTATGTTGAAGTTTTTGTAAGAAATTTAACATCAACACAGGATATTATAATGAGAAGTATGCAGTTTAGAATTGAAAAAACATAATGAAAATAGCAAAATTAGATATTACACCAATTTATGTTGAGAGACAGGATATAATTGACAATTATTATCCAGTAGAGGATAACTATAACTTTTCAGGTAATTCTGCCACTGACGTTACTTCATATCAAACATTATCAATTTTTGCTGGTGTCGGTAGATACAATTACAGAATTTTTAGAGAAAGTTTGATTGATAATATAGTTCCCGTTTTTTCTGGTTTGACAACAACAGATAAAAAAAGCATGGTATATAATCGTGCATATCCATCTGGATATACCGATGGTGATCTTATTGCAATTGTTGGTGTTGATGGATTGGCAACTGTTAATAGAACCATTTCAGAATCTGAATTAAATGTGGAAGATATTGCAGCATATAATACGATTATTACTGGTTATACTGGAACCACAGCACCAAATATGTTTGTAGGAAAACCTACATTCAGTAGTTTTACGGCACTAACTGTGACCTATACTGATTTTGATCCATATTCAGCATCAACAGAATCAAGATTGGTTGTCGTAGAATCAGAAATTCAAAATGCATTTTATCCATACACAGCTTCAACTGAATTAAGATTAGCAGGTATTGAAGCAGATATAGTTTATATTTCTGGTCAAACTGGTGGTGGTTCTGGAAAATTAGACACATCTGTATTTACTGGATACACTGCAACCACCGAGACCAGATTAATTGGTATTGAAAACGATATTGATTACGTTTCTGGTGTTACTAATAGCAAATTAAATACTTCTGCTTTCAATACATATAGTGGTGCAACGTTAACAAATATTAATAGCAGAGTATTAAAAACAGTGTTTAGTACTTATACAGGAACAACTGCTCCGGCTACCTATCAAACTAAGAGTTCGATTAACACGTACACAGGAACGACTGCACCAGCAACATTCCAGTCGAAGTCCAGCATAGTTACATTAACAGGAACTACACTTCCTGCCACATTTCAATCAAAATCAAGTATTGTTGTATTAACTGGTACAACATTACCGAACACATATGCTGCAAAAACAGCGTTCTTATTATTCACAGGAACAACAGCCCCTGCCACATATCAAACTAAGAGTTCAATAAATACATTAACCGGAACAACACTACCTACCACATATCAAACTAAAGCTAGTATCGTCACATTGACAGGAACTACGTTGCCGAATACATATGCGGCTAAAGGAGCGTTTTTATTATATACTGGAACGACTGCACCAGCTATTTACTTAACTAAGAGTGTTTTTAATACATATACTGGTAGTACTTCAGGTGGTGTTATATATACTCTTGAAGATAGTACAACCAGAAACAATGCTACTGACACGTTTGTAACAGCGACAACGCTCACTCAATCAGTTTCGAGTGGTAATTATAAAATTACTTATGTAACAATGTGGGGTTGTAGTGCGTCATCACAAAATAATGTTTTTGAATTTAGAATTGATAATGTACATCAATATCCACAGCAATCGTTACAGAGATTAAGTAATAATACTGAAATTAGAAATATGACTATGGTAAAATATAAAACACTATCGGCAGGGTCTCATACGTTCTCAATTTGTTTTAGAAGAGCCGGTGGAACAGTAACATCGACCATGTATTACACATTAATTTTAGTTGAAAAAGTTGCATAATAATGAAAATATTTGCATATACTATAGATGGATTATCGGTAGGTTTTGATATAAAGGTCTGGACAAATGACATTTTATCTGGAAACACTGCATTTTTGCTTGGTGAAGATATTGATTCACCACCGTCAGGTTATACCGATGTATCATCAATAATATCGTGGGGAACGTGTGGTGAAAATTTGGGGTTGAATTATGTTCAAATCAGAAATGAAATGAAGATTTTTTTACCTGCAACGGGGCTAACACAACAAGAAATTAATATTCTAACGGAATATAATCTATACAATTATTATATGATATATGATTACATAAGTGATGGAACCACAATAATCAGTGCTGATCCACCTACAGATGTAGACTATGACATATTAGGATTGTTCAAAAAAAGAACCATAGTCAAAGGTGAATTAACCAAAGTGGAATATTACGGAGAATATAATAGTACTGGTCAGACGTATAGTAGATTAGTTGTTTCCGAAGATAGGGTGTATAAGAGAATCAATCAAATGGCCAACAGACGAGAAATGAAAATCAAATGGTATCTTAGTGATGGAAGTGTTGGATATGAAAAAGATACGTTGAAGTACTATTCAAATACTGAAGCAATGGTTGAACTTGATACAAGGAGAAGTAACATTATTTCAGAATTAAAAATTAATACTGTAGGACTAATCATGATGTGTTCCGGTGTTACATCCATACAAGCACAAGCAATTGGTAAACCATTATTGAGCACATATAGTGCGGAAATCACTAAATACGTTCAAGGATACGAACAAGAACTTAGAGATGCCATTGCCAATGATTCAACATATCAATATTTAACCTGTGCTATTCCGGGTGCTGGTGGATTAACGATAAGACAGTATTTAATAGCAGGACTGACCATAGATTACAGCGTAAATAATATAAACACATAATGGACTTTTTAAAACACCTACTTGACGTTTTAGACGCAGCACCACTTGAAAAGCTGTTGGGGTATCTATATATGATAGGTCTAGTTTCCTTTTTAATGTATTTGGCTGTAAAATATAGAAAAGAATTTTGGCAAGGTATTAAGGGTGGTAACAATAAACTTGAAATGCCCGAAATCATTATGGCTATGTCTTTAATTGTTTACATCAATGTAGTAATAGCTGATACCTTTTTAGGGTTAATACCAAGTGATGGTGTTTTTTGGAGTTTGAATGGTGTTATAATGTATGCTCTAACACATAGAATATTTTCTCCAAAAAAGGGTGGACAGGCTCTTGAGGAAGAAGAAACCACTGCGGTAGATACGATCAATGAAAGCATAGATAATATCAAAGAAACGTTGAAAGGCAATAAAAAGGACAAGTAAGATGATACACAATAGAACATTCTTCATAAAAAAGAATAGTACACTTCCAATACTTAAATATCCGCTGACCGAGTGGTTGATGGATAAATATAGCATTACAGAAGATATGTTGGAAAACTGTGCAATAACATTCTCAATGTATGATGTCGACAATGATGTCTATAAGATCGCCAATAAGGCCGCATCTTTAGTTATTAACGATGATAGAGTAGCATATCCTGCAGAAGAGAAATACACTCTTACATATAAGTTCTCAATAAGCGATACCTCTAAACCGGGACGATTTGACGCTGAGTTTAAGGTGGATTTTTTGGGTGATAATTGTGGTAAGATCACATTTCCTGTTACTGAGAAGATTAGAGTTTCAATACATGATAGCAACACAAAAACTACTGTTGTTTAATCAGATTATTCTTGTAATAACCAACCTTTTTTATATATTTACAACATGACTAATTTTGGGCGTGGTGGGATCATTGTAAACAAATCAGTGTTTGTTGTTACCTGTACAAGGATAGCAAAAAGAGCTTGGTATAAGGTCGAGTTCGAAATGAACAACCAGCTTAATAAAAAGATCGAAGCCATCCAAAAAGATTTCAGAATGTTTAATGTTGACGACCATTGTTGGCATTTACACACCAAAGGTCTTTACGACATCATTAAATCCTACAAGCGATCTGAAAAAATTAGATTTGAGTTTGGCCTAATTGGTCGTCAAGAATTTTTAGCACAAATAAAAAAAATTGATGAACTTGAGATTGAGAAGGTAAACAAGGTTGAAGCTCTCAAACTAAAAAATGTCGATGCACTTTCTTTCAAAGAGGAACTTGAAAAGAACTACAAAAATTATGAAAGTGAGTTGCTGACGTATATGAAACCGGGAACAAACTTTTATCCATACCAAATTGTTGCTGCATTATTTTTAAAGAGAGTCAAGTCTGCTCTTCTTTCAATGGAGATGGGTTTGGGTAAAACATTATGCTCAATAGCATATGCCGAAATGATGGGTTTTAGAAAAGTGTTTGTGATCACACCAAACAGCTTGAAATTTAATTTTCAGGATGAGGTTATGAAATTCACGAATGGAAGCAGAACACACATCATAAATAATAAAGACAATAAGTACACACTAACCGAAGCCAAATACATCATCGTAAATTACGATTACTTCAACTCAAGTAATTTTGAGAAAGTAACAAAAAAATATGAGAAACTCGATCTTGGATTTGTAGAGTGTGTGATTTGTGATGAGAGCCATATGCTGAAGAATACCGACTCCAACACATACAAGAATTTCAAGCGTATTTTTAAATCGATACCGTGCAAAGTATTCTTATCAGGAACACCGGCACCAAACAGAGCTAAAGAACTATACACCGTCCTTAATCAAATTTCAAAATTAGACTTTCCAACCAAGAAGTTTTTTTATGAAACATATTGTGGTATGATTCAAGATAAGGATGCTCGTGGTGGGTGGAAGTACGTTGAGGGTATGGCTAAATTGGAAGAACTTTTTCACAAAACAGCACCATACACATATCGCAAGCGCAAAATTGATGTGTTGAAAGACTTGCCAGATAAAATTTACAACAGAATACTGATTGAGATGACTGATGAGCAACAAGCAACCTACGACAAAATAGAAGAGGGTGTGGCAAATGAGATATTTTCAGATTCTGAAATGAGTGCAGTAAATATATTGACGATCATGTTGAGATTGAGACAATACACTTCTCTTCTAAAGATAGAACCAGCATTTGAACTAATACAGCGTTTACTTGATGAAGGTGAGAAGTCTGTGGTGGTAGATATGTTTAAACCACCGCTCCTGAAGCTCCAAAGTAAACTCGGAGACATTGCAGTTCTTCATACGGGAGATCAGGATGTTGAAGAAAGAAATGTTGTTAAAAATGATTTTCAAAACCGAAATGGAAATGCAAAGGTGTTTTTGGCATCAATTGCAACAACAAAATATGGACTAACACTTACTGCAGCCAGCAAAATGTTCATGCTGGCATTACCGTTTAGTGTTGGTGAGTATGATCAGGTTGCTGATCGATTACATAGAATTGGACAGAAGGATACTGTATTCATTTATCCCCTCATCGTTAAGGGCAGTATTGATGAACATGTATTTAACATCATTGAGAAGAAAAGAGTTGAGATAAATAAAGTCATGGACAACGAAGACTATGTTTCAAACGTAGATGAAACAATTCTATCGGAGATATTGGCCATTCTTAAGAAAAAATATAAGAAGTAATGACAGCATCATATTACAATGGATATGGTAAATTGAATGATATTTTTGAAAAGTATTTGATATACAATTTTGATGAAAAACTAGTCAACTATTTAATCGAAGAGTGTGGTAGTTTTTTACACTCAAAAAACATATCACCAAATATCATAAAACACTTTACTGTGGAATTTGAGATCAAAGGAGATAATTCATATGTTGGACTCCGTGGCGGTAATCTGATGTCAACACTCTGGCTGATTGACGTGTATCCCACCAATCCTGAAAAATTTATTAAAGAAAACACGTGCGTATTTCAGGGAAAAAAGTATATTTACGATCCAAGGGATAAAACCCTAAAAATCAAGAAATATGCAACAGAGGGACACTGAAATTAAGCCAATTATTGATGAAATTGGGTCGTTTTTGCAGGGTTATGGTGACTTAAATTACCTAGTCAATGTCGAAACAAACTATTACAACAATAAAGCAACGTGCATAATTCATGAGCCGGGGAAAGAGCCACAAGCAAAGACTGTAATATACACCCCGTTTCTATATCTTAAGAATTTAGAAAAAAACAACGTAGAACTCTTCGGTGGAGATAGAGAACATCGCAGACAAGCTGAAGCCAATCATGGTATAACATTCACCGAGTTAAATACAGGTAAAAATCCTCGCCTTGAGGACGGATTTACACTCAAGGTATCCAGTTCAAAGTCCTATAATTCAATTATCAATTTCTTGAAGGAAGGCGGAATTGATATGTGGGAAAAATATCAGTTGATGGAATATTCAAAGATTGAATATCCCGTCAGACTTCCTCTTTGGTATACGAAAGAATATCATACCGGTATCGTTAAGCTTCTTAAGAAGAAGAAAAGACTTGAAGCTATCCGTGTACTAACAAATGAGTGGATGAAAGAAACTGCCGTTGGGTTTCTTAAGAGCAGCATCATGTGGGCAACCACACTCTGTGATCATCTTACAAAACTTATTAACAACGACTATAAGCACAAACATCTCTTTTATTCAATAAAAACTGACGAACAATTTTTTATATCAACCGGTAGTCGTTTATTCAAAGGTATTGAAAATTATGAAGACCTTCACAAGGTTGTATTCGATATTGAAACCTCCGGTTTGAAATACAACAGAGATCGCATATTCCAAATTGGTATTAGAGACAATAGAGGGTTTGAGGAAATTCTTGAAGTAAAGAAGGAGAATGACGATGAAGAAGAAAAGAGAATTATTGTCAGCTTCTTTAATGTTGTCAATCATCTTAAACCCGCAGTTATTGCTGGTTATCACTCTGAAGAGTTTGACTTTCCATTCATACTTGGGAGGGCCGTTGAAGAATTGGGGATGGATATATCTCTGTTCAGAACTACGCTGAGTAGAATGACCTATGTTGATCAAAATGATAATCAAGAGAAGTATCGTCATAAAATCAAAAGAAAAGACAATAGTAGCGTTAAATTTGGTGGCTCAACCGAAAGATACACAGCAACACAAATGTGGGGTTACACAATCCTTGACATTCTACATGCGGTTAAAAGAACTTCTGCGGTAAATTCCGAAATAAAGAACAACAAATTAAAATACATCTGTAAGTTTGAAAAGATAGCAAAACCAAATCGAATGTATGTCGATGGTGATGTTATTCATCAAACATGGCGTGATGATTTTATTCATATTGTAAATCCGGAGAACAACAACTACGAAGTTCTACCAGAAAAATTTCAAAACGATGCTCAAAAGCTATATCATCTTCAAAAACTTAAAGATGCTAATAGTCCAGATTATTTAAATTATAAAGCAAGATTGGGCGCAGAGGTTGACGTTGAAATTATGGAGTGGCTTCGTGAGAAAATGAAGACCTACACCAAAACCTTCAAATTGATCAAAGGGTCTGACATTGTCAGAAGATATTTGCTCGATGATTTGTGGGAAACTGAGAAGGTTGATGGTCTTTATAATCAAAGCTCGTTCCTCCTTGCTAAAATTGTTCCAACAACATACTCAAGAATTTGTACTATGGGTAATGCTGCGGTGTGGAACTTGATTATGACAACGTGGAGCTATGAGAATGGTATTGCAATACCATGTCCAGACAAAGCAGATAAATTTTCTGGTGGGTTAGCACGATGTTTTCTTAAAGGTTATGTGGAGAACATCACCAAGATAGACTTCAAGTCGCTGTATCCGATGATACAGTTAACAAATGACATATTTCCAACTTTTGATATTACTGGTGTTATCAAGAAAATCTTGATGTACCTAACATCAACACGTAACGAATTTAAATTCTTGGCTGGTGATGATTCGCCTCTTCCAAAAGAAGAAAGAAACCTTTATAAAGTAAAACAGTTGCCCATTAAGATTTTGAACAACTCTTTGTTTGGTGCGTTAGGGTCTGGTTTGGCATTTAACTGGTCTGATTTGCTTTGTGCTGCACGTATTACCTGTATTGGTCGTATACATTTGAGACAAATGATCACATGGTTCATGAAATATGGACTAGACCCAATTCTTGCTGTAACTGACGGTGTTAACTTCTCATATCCAACAGAAACTGCGTTTGACATAAATTTTGTTCCGTTCCCGGATGGAGTGATGAAACCAATCGATGAAGCTTGGATATATGAAGTAAACGGAAAGACTTATACGGGCATAAGAGCGTTGTCAGAAAAATTCAACACAGAAGAGATGGCACCCCCATTTATGGGTGTTGACATGGATGGTGTGTGGAGAAGTTCATTAACATTGTCGCGTATCAATTACGCCAATTTAACAAATGAAGATGTTGATAAAAAGACCGGTAAAGTAGTCCCGCCGAAAATTAAATTGACGGGAAACACAATCAAGTCTAAAACAATGTCTGAATATATTGAAGACTTCATTGACGGTGGTCTCAAGCTGATCTTGAACGGTAAGGGTGAAGAGTTTGTAGAATACTACAATGAATACCTTAAGAAAATTTTCTACAAGCAAATACCACTCAAAAAAATTGCTTCGAAGAAAAAATACAAATCAACGATAAAGGAATATCTAAACAGAGGTAAAAACAAAAACGGACAGGCGAAGGGTAAGCAAGCGCACATGGAATTGATCATCCAAGAGAGAAACTTTGCGGTAATTCGTGAATATGAGAAATTGTATGGTGTTGATGATTCAACATTGAAAGAAAAGTATGAAAAGGCAGGTCATTTGATTCCGTCTGAGCCTGAAGCAGACACATATCTTTACTATGTGAACATCGGAACAAAGAAGGGACAAGGTGATAGCTCGTTGATAGATGATGGTAATGGTAATAAAATTCTCGCATCTCAATTGATCTCAATCGAAGATTTGGAACAGAATCCAAATATGACCGGTGACTATAACGTACCAAAATACGTTGAAGCATTCAACAAAAGAGTTAGTACAATCATGGAGGGCTTCAGTCCAGAAGTTAGAAAAACAATTCTTATCAAAGACCCCGCAAAGAGAGAATATCTTGATGCTAAAGATTTGGTGTTGAAAAGCTTCCCGAATGATGATTATGATGAAGCGATGGTGCTGGAAGAAATGGAACTTCGTTTCTGGAACCGTACTGGCTATGACCCAACATTAATATGGAAAGGCTTTAGATTGCCGTCAGAAAACGCTCTTGAAAATTTAACAGAATATCAAGAGAAGATTGCTCTTTTAAATAAGAAATTGAAAGAAAACGGAAAGACACAGGTCGTTAAATCGGTCAATGATCGATATGAGTCTGGTGATTATGTGTTGATGAAAAATTTCTCATCATATGATCTGTATTACTTTAATGGTGTCCATCTTGAATGGCGCAAAAAATTATTTGAAGAGGACTACACTATGAAGGAGCACGATTTTATCGATGTTGGCTTGTCCAAAGCAACAATAGAGACCAAGAACGGATATGTGAAGAAATTCAAGGAACAATTCAAAATACCGTTTGAAACTAAATTATCTACGATACCTAGAGGTGTTGAAATTTTCGAAGAATTCTACGCTATGGAGTTGACTGCTGCGAAAAAGAAAAAGAAATTAACTGATGCAGAGGAAGCTGAAGCTTTGGAGGATTTGAAATTCCTTGATTCTGCGGGGACTGATATTATACGTGAGTAGTGTTCTGTTCATTTTTCTAACCTGTTCACGGTTCAGTGAACACGCTCAAATAGTGAACGTGGGAGATATAAATCACATACAATTAAGTATTTATATCTAAAAACACTATGAAAAAGCGTGAGATATACGAAGTTTTGGATTCTGATGGCAATTTAATAGGTGCCGATGACAAACCAGCCAATAATCCTAATGAAATTGGTGCGGACGGAACTACCGACCATAATGCAGCTATCGGACACCAACATTTTGCTCATGACTTCCTAGGTCGCTTTGGTTTTTATATGTTCAATGAGGGTGAGGGTGAAAATACCTCTTCAACCGAGGATGCAATTTCCACAATTGCAAAAGAAGCATATAACTATTTTGTCAATAATGGTGACAATCCAACACCGTTTGAATCAATTGAAATTGGGATGCAGGAATATTACTATGACTTTGCAAAAAAGATCATAGGGTTGTTAAGCACAAAACCTGAAGCCGCTCCGCTTGATACAACACTTAGTGAATCTGAATTATCTAAAATGATCGAAGATGTTGTCACAAGTAAAATTGACAAATCACTTACGAGCAAGAAAGATAACGACATCCTTGATTCAAAAGTTAAGGATAAATTAAAATCCCTAATCAATAACATGTCCGACAGAGACAAGGGTGAATTAATTAAGCATTTAAAACAATAATGGGTAATGAATTCACAATTGTATGACAAGTCCTACAGAATTCCTCAACATATAATTGAAAGAGTTAGAGCAAAACTCTCAACAGTGAATGGTGGCGGCAACGGTGTTAAACGAGGTAAATTTATCGTTAACAACGGGCTGGCAACATACTCAATGTTGAAGAGACTTAAGAACTTCTTTGACTATTGCAATCCCGCTATTCAAAAAGATGAGTATGAATTGGCCGGTGGAAGAGATATGCAGAGCTTTGTTGAAAGAACCCTTGGTGCAGATAGAAATCTGGTTAAAACAAGAAAACAAACAACAGCTAACTTTATGCCCCAAGTTGACAACAGAACACTATATGCACAAGGTGGTGGTGTTAATTTACAAGTCAATGAAGAGTTTGAAGGATTGATGAAAAATGGACTTGCTGTTATTTTCACAAGAGGTGATGGGCCTGAGAAGGTTTTATTGCTTAAGCGTTGTGATAGTCTTGCATGGTGTCCATCTAAATGGGCATTAGTTGGTGGCCGAGTTGAAGATGGGGAAACACCTAAAGATGCTGCAATTAGAGAAGTGTTCGAAGAAACGGGTTTACAGATAAACGAATTTATCGGTGATTTTGTTGTAAGAACAACGGGTGATCATATTGAATACGTTTTTGTTACTACAATAGAGGGTCAGCCAGAAATTACTTTAAGTCCGGAGAATGTGGAATACGGATGGTTCGAAACCAACGAAATCCAACAACTAGATAAATCTGACCATCTTGATGATTTTATAGCACTTGCCAAACAGAAACTAATTGTGTGGGATGTGGATAACGATACTCAATAACTGAGTATTTATGTTGATAACGCTAATAATTTGATTTATAATAATTAAAAAGATGCCAGTAATTAATGGAAAAAACGTGACTCTTCTTGAGTATAGTGCTCAGTTCAGAACCGAAGAGATCGCTAGAAACAAATACACCAAAAATAATGAGTTTGGTTCGTCACATCCTGATGCCATCGCTGATGGTGATGATTTGGGTAAGAATGAAAATAATGGTGTTATTGGTAGCCGTACAGACATTTCAAAGAGAAATGAGCTTCAAAGTAAAAATCTCTACACTATCAATAATCCGTATGATGGAAGTAAGGTTGAATAATGGAGGAACCACAGGTTATTGGTAGCAACGACATCAAAACACAGATTCGAAACCTAAAAAGGTTGGATGAGTTTGTGAGTAGAAATACTGTTGCCGATGCAATCCAAAACAAAGATGTGGTTTTCATTTATTATTCCGGAGATGAAACAATAAACAGAGGGTATCGTACCATCGAGCCTTTTCTGTTAGGGGTTTCGACCGCAGGTAACGTTGTGTTGAGAGCTTGGCAACAAGCGGGAGCAACCGATACTGGTAATGCCCCACAAAGACCAAATGATGAAATACCCGGATGGAGGCTTTTTCGTCTTGATGGTATTACATCGATGGCTAAAACTCTTAGAAAGTTTGAAGCCAATAGACCAAAGTACAACCCTCAAGATAAGCAGATGACACAAATCATCGTGGCTGTTCAACCCAAATCCTCAGAACCAGTTCAACCTACTGGTGGTACAAAACCAGATACCTACCAAGGTATGACCAATGATAAGAGTTGGTTCAAAAATCAAGTTGACAAATTCAGATCAACATTGTTTGGAAAGAAACAGGTTGCTCCTGATCAAAATATGGCCGCATCAAAAAACTGGCTCGGTCAGCAGAAGAGAGATTTTGAGAATAAGCTAAAGACACAACAACAAAACACAAATCAAGATGGAAGGATTTAACATTGAAAGCATAAAAAAGGAGATTGACGAAAGAAGATCAAAGCAGCAAATTACTGAACAAACTACCGGTACTGGTAGAATGGGTGCTCCTAGAGACAGCAAGAAATTTCTTGTTGACTTACTTAATTCTGTAAACAACAATGGAGCACCAACTCCCGCAGTACAGGCATTGAGACAAGTAACAGAAATTACTGATCAAAGATTAGGTGTACCAACAACTGCAGGTAAGACTCCGCAACCGGGGTTAACACAACCGACATACAACAACACTCCGGTACAAAATTATACTCACCAACCACAACAAATGATTAATGAGGGTGGTGAACGTACTGATTCATATTTTGATCAACAAATGCAAAGAGGTTATGACATGTTACGTAACAGAGCGGGTGGACAAACACCACAACCAAATGCCGGTCTTTCTCAGGTATTGACTGAATACAACAATGCGCCATTCGTCGGAACCCCTCAAAATGGAAATATGGGTGTTAATGCTGGTGCATTAAACGAGCATATCGCAAGAACCATGAATGAGATGACTAATAGCAGCAATTTCGTTAATTTGGTAAGTGAAGCATATAAGAATATGATCAATGAAATGTATACCAAAGAGAAGATCGAAACCGCATTGGTTGAAATCATCCAGAGTGATACTTTCAAGAAAATCATGAAGAAGAACATCGTTGATACCCTTTTGGAAATTCAAAATAGAAACAAACCAAAGGTTTAATATTTCAACAACATAAAAGTATTTATATTACGGAAATCCCACCAAAAGTGGGTTTTTCTTTTATAATGCCCAAGTACAGACTAATTGTAACAGAAGAATACAACAGCAACGATCAATTCATGCCTCCAAACCCCTATGGACATGAAGTTAGTGTTGGGCGTGAAATGGAGGGTGGAGACGATAAGGACATGGAGATGCAACTCCAAGCCGACATCACAACAATTCCAATTAAAGCATTTCCTTTAGACGAATCTATTATACCGATAGAGCTTGGCAATAAATTAATGCCAAGGATACTCCAAAAATTGGGTGACTACGGTCACCCGAAATTTGTTGGTGAAGGTGAAGATGGTATAGCGTATGAAGTTGGAAACAAAGTATATAAATTGACTCATTCAGTATCTGAGGTCAATGATTCTATAAAGATTAAAGGTAAAAGACTTGCACATCTTGCTGATGTTTATGGTGTGTATGAGTTAAGCGGTCGTGGAATCTATTTGATTGTACAGGAAAAGCTCAGAACCAACAATCAACAATTTGCGCAACTTCAAGATAAAACAATGGAAATACTTAACGACATTTTTGGCGTTAAGAGAAATCAATATCATAATTGGGCGATGGTCTTTGGGGCATACAAGGATAACAAGCCTCTTTATCAAGATCGCTACGAACAACAGATCATTCAAGGGTTTGCAAATCACCCACAAGAGAAATATTATTTCAATTCACTACTCAACATCATCGATGAGTTAAATCAGTATGGTGTTAAGAGCATGGACATCGTATACTTGAATTTGGGTTACAAACCAAATGGTAATATTGCATTCTTTGATCTTGGAAAGGGTGGAGAAGATGGAATGTCGACAGCCGATCAGTTAAAGCTCGAAAATCAGATCGTGGAAAGAGTTTTGAGTTTCATGCCAAAGAGTTCTGCTGTTGATGTAAAGAAAAAATGTAGACTTGGTGGTAATGGTGATGGTACAAGCGAACCTTGTAATCAAGGAGATATTAATGCATTGGTGATTAAATCAATTAAAGAAGAACTTGATGGTTTCCATAGACAAGATGCTGCTGGCGATTTAGCAAGCATGACTGATTTCAACAGTACTGAAGATTGTCCGTTGGATGCAAATGGATTGGTCGGTATGTGTGATGATCCTTTAATACCAAACGATGCTAATTATATTCCGGAGTCTGAAATCATGTCAAATCCGGACTTTAAAAAATGGTTTAGTGGAAGTGAGATGACTGATAGAAGTGGTGAGCCAATAGTTTTTTATCATGGGTCTAACAATGAGTTCACAACATTTGATAAAAACAAAATAGGGTCGGGTACTGATGCTGGTTGGTTGGGAGAAGGTTTTTATTTCTACACAAAACAAGACCAAGCATCACAGTATGGTAATGTAAGTTCCTACTATTTGAAAATTACAAATCCATATTTTGCCACTACTGAAGACAACGAAAGATTGGCACAATTAAACTCCAAGGAAGCGTCTAGCGAGTTCACACAGGAGTTAAAAAATGAAGGATATGATGGCGTTTATTATAACGGCAATTTGCGTGGAGAAACCGTAGTATTTGACTCCAATCAAATCTGGAAAATAGACGAATCCCAAGAAGTGCAGCCAAATATTGCAGAAATGGTAGAGAGTGTTGTTAAAAATATCCTTAAATTAGCCTCTTTAAACGAAAATCTTGAAATTCCTGTGAATTCCTTACCATTTAAGGCCGAAATTGAACAAGCTGGTGGCAAAATCTATGCTGTTGGAGGTGCTGTGCGTGATGGTATCTTAAAGAGACCGTCTAAAGACCTAGATTTGGTCATTACGGGCCTTCCAGTCGATCAATTGGAACAAATCCTATCCAAGTACGGTCGAACTGATAATGTCGGCAAATCGTATGGAATCATCAAATTTCAAGACCCTAAATTTGGGGAGTTGGATATAGCCATTCCGAGAACTGAAAAACCAAACGGAAAGGGCGGATACCAAGGGTTTGATGTTACTGCAGATCATGAACTACCGTTAGAAAAAGACCTTGAACGCAGAGACTTTACGATCAATGCGATGGCTAAAGATAGTGCTGGAAACATGATTGATCCACACAAGGGACAAGATGATCTGGATAAGAAACTTATTCGAATGGTCAATCCTCAAGCATTCAAAGATGATCCTTTGAGAATGCTCAGAGCGGTTCAGTTTGCTTCTCGTTTTGGGTTTGACATTGAACCACAAACAATGCAAGCGATAAAAGACAACGTGAGTCGTATTAAAGAAATATCACCAGAGAGATTTGTTATTGAGTTTGATAAAATTGTAAACAAAGGGGAACCCGCTATAGCTGCAAAACTTCTTGCAGAAACTGGTTTATATCAGAATATGTTTGGTGCTGAACCAAATATCGATTATGCTATGATGGGCAGAGTAAAAACTATGGCTGAATTCATTTATGAATTAACAAAAAATGCCGTTAAAAGTCCTTCTGAATTCTACAAGAATAACCTCAAGGGCGATAATGACACATTCAACGAAATCAAAGCATACGAGACAGCATACAGCAAGCCAGCAAAGGAGAATGATGTACAAACGAAGCTTAACATCTACAGTATGTTTAAGACGTTCCCTAAAGCTCTTGAGTCTGAAATCATTCCTTACGAAATGAAGAAGAACGTGGTTGAGATGCAGAAATTGGGAATGCCCTTCTCCATGAGAGAACTACAGATCAACGGTAACGATTTATTGGCTCTTGGATATACTGGTCAACAAATCGGTGAGCTTTTCAAAAAGCTTATTGTTGACATCTATAGTGGCAAAATGAGAAACAACAGAGAAGTGTTGCTGAACTATCTAACACCAAATAATCAGGAAGTGTAGTATTTATGAAAAGAGAAGAGAACATATTTAATGTGCTGATTCGTGAAATGATTAAAGACGAAAAGGTGTATCAAAGAAAATTGTTTATTGAAGTAAAGGTCAGGGATAGAGTAAGAAAGAGTGGTTCCTATATAACAGAGGATGAGATTCAAGAAATGATAAGAAAATTTGTCAATGGTACTGATGGTTTGCTTGAAATTAAAATAGAGCGAGAAATCACGTTACGAAGATGGTCAAAATTAGGATTGTTGGATGGGCTTAGTGGACATGCTCCCGAAAATACTGCTATATTATTTGAACCAGCATTAAGTTTCACACTTAGTTTAGATTAATGGAAGATATTAATAACATATACAAGCCAACTACGCACCCACAGGTGTCTGCACCTTTTAAGTTTGTAACTGGTGAGTTAAATAATACTCATCATCCTTATGAAGTGGCCGGTGTTGGTGTTGATGACTTGAAACCAACGCAACCATTCATTGATAATGACTTGGTTGATGTGTTTGTTAAAAAACTTATGGGTGGCGACACTCTGAAACCAATATGGATTGATAGAGACGATAATATTTTGGATGGACATCACAGATATGCAGCACATTTAGTAGCTAAACCAGATGTGGCAGTACCGGCAATAAGACTATTGTGCGATAAGAAGACAGGGATAGATTTATTGAATAGTATCCAAGAAGAGTTTTTAAAACATAAACAAAGATGTGACCAGAGTCTGTTGTTGAGATCGTTGGGAGAAGCTGATGATTCAATGTACATCAGAGATCAAGATTATGAAACAACGAAGGAGATGATTGTTGGATATAGAAAGAATCCAATCATTGCCTCAATGTCTGGTAACTTCTTCGCACTAAAACCAATTGAAGGTTACAAAGCATATGAAATCGAATTTGATCATCTGTTTCAAACAGATGAAATAGATAAAAAAATTGGCAAGAGCCAAAACCCCATGCAAGCACTATGTGCACTATGGTTTCCAACGCTAGACGTTAAAGGTGGTGCAGAAGATTTCGGTATGAGTCCGGAAAATTTTGTTAACGCCATTGTTGCTGAGAAAGCACGAGTTAAAGGCATTGATGGAATCAAATATGGGGATAAATTAGTGCAATCAATTGATGAAAAATAACAATTAGTAATTATGGGATACTACAAAATAAAAAATATCACACCACAGTTGGGTAAGAGACATCACAAGCTCAACACAACACAGATCATCGAAATCACAAACAATTTCAAAACAGAAAAGATCAGTGTTGCTCCAAACAGCGAGTTTTTGCTGGAAACAAACTTCCTTCCTATTGCTCTTCATAAGCTTAGAAGCGAAGGATTGGTGAGTATTGTCGAACTTGACAAGAATACATATCACAAGGTCGTTAACGAGCAGGAATCTGCAAAAAAAAAGTCGATCTCTCAGTCACAGCCGCAATTGACTGAGAATAAACCAGTTGAGCCAACTGAAGCGGAAGATAGGGGTAAGAAATACTACCAAAAGAACTCCAAAAAAGACAAGTAGAATTTTTTTATAAAAAACTATAAAAAAAATGGATTTTCGGATTCGTCACCGTATTTATAATTAACTATAAATAATTATAAACAATGGAGAACGAGAAAATCAAAATTCTATTTTACAACAAAGACGTGGCCGGTGTTAACTACTACAGAACACTGACCCCCGCCATGCAGCTTGAAAGAGATCATTCTGATCGATTTCAGGTTGAAATCAATCCTGATGTTAACTTCGAAAATTACGCTGATGCTTTAAGATACTTAAAGACATTTCAGATTATTCATTACCACAGATACATTCTTCCGTCCATGACGGCAATGATTAATCTGGTTCGTGAATTGAGAGCCAATGGAACCGTCCTTGTGATGGATATAGATGACTATTGGTTACTTGACAAATCACATCCATTCTATCCAACTGCAATAAAAAATAAGTTGCACGTTGACATAATTGACAATTTGAAATTGGCTGATTATGTGACGACAACCACAGATATATTCGCTACCGAAATCAAAAAAATAACCGGTAAGAATAACGTCATTGTGCTCCCAAACTCAGTAAACCCTGAGTGGATGAAACAATTCCAAAATAAGAAAATTGTTGATGAAAATGGGCGAGTAAGAATCACTTACATGGCCGGTTCTTCACACAGACAGGATATTCAACAACTTGACGGTGTTGCTGGCAGACTTCATGCTCACGAAGCTACAAAGGACATTTATAAATTCATTCTTGCCGGTTGGGATACAGAAGGATCGACAACTGATGTTAAATTTAACGAAGAATTCGCTAAAGCTCTTGTTAAAAGAAAAATGTGGACTCAAGAAATGATAAAGTCCGTTAACAAAAGCGAAGGTAATGTTGATCTTATTAAAGGTCTACCAATCGATATTCGTGAAAGATTTAGAAACAACGTCTTCACGACAAAGAAGAGAAATATCACGTCTGTAGAGTCAGTATACTTAGAATATGAGAAAGTATTCACCAATAACTTCAAAAACATAACCAGCGATGACTATAAAGCGTGGTTAAATAAATTTGAAAGAGACAAATATTATGATGAGGCGAATGTGACATACGTTAGAAGATGGACACAAAAGGCCAACTCATACGCATCTGTACTGGACGAAACAGATATATCACTTGCACCCCTTGTTGACAATGTATTCAACAGAATGAAATCTAACTTGAAGCAAGTTGAAGTTTGGTCAAGAAAACTTCCAATAGTCTGCTCCGACATCCCACCATATAACGTGGACGGAAAGCATATGAAGAACTGCATACTTGTTCCCTTCAATAAGTGGAACGAAAAGGATTGGGCCAAAGCATTAAAGTTGCTTCTTACTGAGCCAAATTTGAGAAATGATTTAGGTAATCAGTTGTATGAAGACTTCAAAGAGAAGTATAACCTAAAAAATGTCACCAACACAAGAGCGGATTTTTACGCCTCAATTGTGCGTCAGGTTGTGACTGTATAAGACCATTTAAATGAGGTTAGAACTTAACATTAAGGGTAAGCTCTTTAATAAGATATTACTTAGTGCACCAAAAAAAGAAACAAACCCTTTCCTTTCTAGGAAAAAGGATTTGATCAAAAAAATCATTAATGGTGAAGATGTTTATCATAAACGCGAGAAGAAATTTTTAAATACACTCAAATCTAAGAGTTTTAAAATCCACTTCTATAAATTCGTCAACCAAAAAAGACCGTTAAGTTTTTTTGAATGGGTTGAAGAAAAGATAAACACTGTCGTTAATAGAATTAGAGAGAAGTATCGAACCAAGACCAGACTAGAGCGTGTACTGGATAAGACAATCGAAATCGATAAAATGTCAATTGGTGAAAAACAACGCAAACTTAAAAGTTTTGGTGTATGTCTTGATACTGCCAGAGACGACGAGAGAAGTCCAGAACAAATAAAAATGGAGGATAGTGAATTGGTTGCATACTATAAAGAAATTGGAGACTTGTTGAAAGACGATCCCGAATACCAACACATAAAGCAAATGGATCAAGAGGCTGCAAAAAAGTATGCAAAGGTCTATTTCAGATCAATAAAAAAGGATATGGATGAGTCAAAAACACTATATGATGCATTTTATTCTACTGATGAAGAATATAACGATATTGGGCGTGATGTATTAAGTGATCCTGTGGGTAGACTATTTGATCGTACAAATAGAGACGAAGAATGAGAACCGAATTTTTAGATAAATTATCCGAGGCGCTGACATTGGGCAGACTTGATCCTTCAATTGTTATCACCATTGGTGATGACGGAATTCCAACAGTTGATGTATCTGAGGTTGTAAGAAACGAATATGAACGCCATAAGACAGCTATGGTAGAATTAGAATCCAAAGAGGCTGAACCCAATCCAACTCTTCTTCAAAAGGTGATTAGAGATGAGAAGTATTTATATGATGATTTGTTAGACGGTTTTATAGGTGAAGAATACATCAATCATCATGGTGTTAATATAGCAGAATATGAAGCAAGCGTTGAAAAGTATGAGGGTGTTAAATCTGAAGTTCTAAAGTTAGAAAAAGAGTATGAAGAGATGATGAACGCAATAAATTTTAAACATGTTTTGATTAGTGATGTACATGATCTTGAACTAATTAGAATGTTGGAAAAGGAAAAAAAACACTATCAAATAAAGGCCGCCGATATAATGGATAAAATTATCACGTTGAAATTTGGATGAGATGAGTGATTTTCTAAAAAAACTAAAACAATCCGTTGAAACCGGTGAGATTAATAAAGATGTTGTTGATCTACATTATGAGATTCTTCATGGTGCTGATATGGATCAGAAAACCAAAAAAGATAGAGCAAATGAAGACAAGCTGTACGTCAACGAAGTTCTTGATTTTGTAAATGATCAAACTGTAGACAATACCGGTGCGTTTAACGACAAGATTGCCGAAGTTAATTCATACAATGAAGAAATGAAAAATTTTATTGGTGGAGATGTTGATATGTCAGAAAAACTTGCATCAGAAGCAAAAGCCTTAAAGGAATTCGAAGAGAGTCAAAAAAGAAAAGATTTGTTCGAATTGAATAAAGAGCATATCCGACTTTTGCGTGAGGAAAACATACAACTAGCGAATAAAATAGCAAAAAATAACGACCTAATCGAATATTTAAAAAAGGAAGTGGGACTTAAGTAATGAGAAATATAGTAATGTGGGTTAAGACTGCCTTCTTAATGGTGATGATTCGTGTGTCATTGGCACTAAGAAGTTTCGAAGAAGAATTCAAAGCACAAGCTGCAGATTTAGTTAATGGAATCAAACGTGAATTCAAAAAAAGAACGTCAAATCCTCTATTGCGCAAGTTTGAACAGGGTGAAACAGATGAAAAATATGTTCAGGAGTTTTATGAGGTGTTAAAAAAATCTGACGAAATCGTTAGATCAACAAATCCTGATAAGGCAGCAAAAATGGCCGACAAACATGGTGTTAACATTGGTGCAAAAGATAAGTGGGGTGTTAGATGGGATCATCACGGTTTTCTTGACCCTAAGCACAAGCATTATGGTAAAACACTTAAGGAAATACGTGATCTTGAAATAGAGGAAAGAAAACACAATGAAGACAACTATCCCATTGTGGCTATGTTTCAAAACAAGGCCGAACTTTCGTTTTTAGAAACGACAAAAATTGTTAAAACCGAAAAAGACATTCTTGAAGTTGGCCATCTTTATGACATGGCTAAATTGCAGAAGTTTCCTTTGTTGATATTCAGAAAGAATAAAGATGTTGTTAACAAAATCGAGCAACTAACCGACTTTGTTCACGTTAAGGGTGTTTCATCAAAGCATTTCATTTTAGAGTTCTTCATTCCAACAAAATACGGACTTCAAAATTTCGATGAGAACTCGAAGATATTCAAAGAACTTATTGATATAGATCAGGTGTGGTTTAGCGACGAATATGGAGATAAACACGTCTACAAAGTTACATCCTATTACAAAAGATCGAAACATCAGGAGTACCTAAATGAGAAGAAAGAAATAAAATACAGATATGAACTCATAAAGTTCAAAGGAGAAATAATCGAACAAATTAACATGAATTAACATGGAATCAAACGGAATTAACATAAGTGGCTCAGGGATAGGATCAACAGTTTCAATTGGTAATGGTACGAATACATTCAGTGTCCTCAGTAACTATAGTGAAAAAAGATTAATCAAAGTTGAAGTCAAAGAAACGACAATAGAGATCGCTTACAGGGAAAGTCCTAACTTTACATACTGTTTGGGTTATGGTAATAATACCCCACCAGATAGAGTTTGGAAAGAAGTATATGGTCTCAAAGACGGTAAAATGACACTCCTTGAGGTCATTAAAGGTACACATCATCAAGCGTATAATGTGTCGGAATCATTTGAATTTGATGATGAAAAAACATCAAAAACCCCCGCAAATAGTAGTGATTTATAGTAGTAGTTTATAGTTTCTCGTTTTTTGTTTAGTTAGAGTCCGTCAGCAATGATGGACTTTTTCATTTGTGCGGTATTTATTACAAACCGAAAATGAAGTCAATAAACATCAAATTTCCGCTAGAAGACGACAAAGAGAAAAACAATTTGTTTGCGTTGAACTATGTGACAAAGAATGCTTTGGTGTCTGATTTAAAGCTCCTTCTCTACACAAAGAAGGGTCAAAGATACTACATGCCCGATTTCGGGACGAATCTTGAAAAATTCCTCTTTCAACCACAAGATAATACAACTGAAGAACAAATCATCGCAGACCTAAGACAAGCAGTTAGAGACTACATGCCCGAAATAACAATAGCAAAGGTTCAATTCTTTACAAATGAAGATGAAAGCTATAAAGAACTTGAGGATAATGAATTGAGACTCCTGATCAACTTCACTTATGCTGATGATGTGTTCTCAGATAGCGGTACAATAGAACTTGCATTTTAAAATTAAACCATATGGCAACAGATAATCCAGTATCATATAACAAACGCACTTTTACAGAAATCCGTGACGAATTGATCACGTACATAAAGAATGCGTATCCAGATACGTTCCAAGACTTTACAGACTCAAGCGTTGGGTCATTGCTCATCGATTTGAATGCGGGTGTTGGTAACAACTTATCTGTGAATACAGACAGAGCGTTCCAAGAAACTCAATTGGATTTCGCACAACAGAACGACTCTATCCTTGGAATAGCAAAAAATTTGGGTTTTAACATTCCCGGTAAGCGTTCTTCAGTAACTGTTGTTGATTTTTCTGTACAAGTACCAGCACGTGGTGATAGACCAGACTCTAACTATCTTCCGGTACTGGCCTCTGGTGCTCAGGTTGTCGGTGGTGGTAAAATATTTGAAACCTCTAGCGTTATAGACTGGAACTCAGATTTCAGCGCACTCGGTGATCCAAACAAAACAGAATTACCTCTTTATGATGGTAATGGTATTATACAAGGGTATCAAGTAACCAAAAGAGAGGTTGTTATTAATGGTGCTACCAGTATCTTCAAGAAAATTATAAAAGACACCGAGAGTGTTCCATTCTATGAGTTAACTCTTCCCGATAACAACGTAATTGAGATCGTTAGTGTAATTTCGTTGGTTGGAACAAACTTCTCTGGTAATCCACCAGACGAAGATTTTTTGAATCCAGAGTATCAGTACTATGAAGTGGATTACTTGGCACAACAGCGTGTTTTTGTTGATGATCCGAACGGAGGGTCAACTTCTTCAACTACCGGTAATACATCCATGAAGGCTGGTAGATGGATTGATGTAACTAAGAAATTTGTGAAGGAATTTACCAGTAATGGATTTTGTAAATTAATTTTTGGTGGTGGTAACGGAGACCTTGACATATTCAAGACCGGTATGGCTGATGTTGGTGTTACAAATCAGCAATTTTTAAATAACTACTTACTTAACACCTCTTTGGGCGAACAACTTAAAAAGGGTAACACATTATTCGTGAAATATAGAACCGGTGGTGGAGTAACATCTAACATTGGTGCCAACAGTCTAACTGCGCTAGGTAATATCACCCTCACAGTTAATGGCCCACGTGCTGACTTCAATAACACCGTAACAAGAAGTTTGAGAGTCAACAACCCAATCCCTGCGATTGGTGGTAATGACGGGTTGTCGATCAGTCAAATTCGTAACTTGGTAAGATATAACTTCAGTGCTCAAGGAAGAGATGTTACAATCAAGGATTACTTATTCCAAGTATTCAAAATGCCGGGTAAATATGGTTCTCCTTTTAGAGCAAATGCTTTCAAAGAAAACAACAAGGTTGTTATTTCGATTTTAGGGTTGGGTAGTGATGGTAAGCTTAATAACACCAGCAATAGTCTGCTTAAGGAGAATATTGCAGAATACTTAAGTGGGTATAGAATGGTCAATGACTACATCGAAGTGAGAGATGGGAAGATATTCAATCTTTCGTTCGACGTTGATCTATTTGTGTCTGACTCTGTGAATCAGGGAGAATTAGCCAATAACGTAATCAACACCGTGGCTGATTATTTTGATGTTAATGCAGAGCAGATGAATGAAGATATATTTTTGGGTGATCTCCAAAACAGCATCAACGATATTAATGGTGTTATAAATATATTGAGCATCAAAGTTTATAATAAAGTGGGGAATGGTTACTCTTTGAATCAGATTGAGCAGGAATATCTTAATGAAGACACCAGAGAGATTAAATTGATTAACAATACGGTCTATAGTGTTGAAGATTCACTATTTGAGATTAAATATCCAGATCGTGACATCAGAGTATATCTTCGTAAGAAGACTGACTTGTTCGTATAATGATCAAAAAAACGATCCAAATAATTAGTGGCAGTACTGGCACGACTATTGGTGGCGTGGCTCAGAATAGACTTTGGGAAATCATAAGAAATCCTGATCGTGATACTCCATTATCTTTGGGTGAGAGATATTACACCACAACCTCATTGATGAGTGATGGGTTGTTGTTGTCTGGTACGACCACAGGTGCTACAGCCTCAACGTATACATATTTTATTGGTGGGGCTAAATATATCACACAAATTGTCGGAAGTGTCACCGCAACCACCTTCTCCACAAATACCCTTGAATCATTTAATATTAAATTGGGTCTTACGTCAAGAGCAAAGGATTGGGGATGGTTTGACAGTATAACGGGTGTTACCACGGGTAGTACTGCGGGTGCAACTTATTTGGTCACGGGCACATCCTCAAGCAGGTTGTCTGAATTAAGAAAATACACGGTTAGTGGTACTGTTTCACAATTATATTTCACATCAACAGGAGCAACGACAGATGGTGTAAATGTGGCCTTAAGCACGGGCACAACTTTTGTTTATTATCTTGGTGGCCTTACATATAAGGATGAGGTTGTTGGTACTGGAACCACGACAATTTTTACCTACATATCATCAGGTACGACCGATCCAAATAACTTTATTACTGGTGGTACTTTCCTAATAAAGCTCGAATCTAAGCAGAACGTCATAGACAATCCATTTATTAACTCAGATGTATTTATTGTAAGACAAGAAATACCCGTTTTTGAGCAGTCTGTTAGACTTAGAGGCGTTAACAGTTTAAATGATGTGTTAATATACGGTGGTGGGAATTATTTTACGATTTACGAGAATACATAAAAAGTGGCAACTGGAACCTTTGGTAATATCCGTCCTTCTGACATCAACATAAGCGATCTTGATGTGTTCTATTCTTTTGTACCGAACAGAAACACCATTTCGAATACTTTCTTTAGATTGGTTTCAACGGATGTGTTGAGTGAAGTTAAGATTCCTCAAGATGAACAAACCTCTGGTGAGGAAAATTTGCTTGAAGGAATTTATAACCTTAAGTTACCCGCAACGGTTTTCAATCAAATTGGCATCTACACCATCTACATCAGACCAAAAGTTATTCGTATAACAATTGTGGATTGTGGAGTTCTATCTTCAATTCCAACCATTAAAGGTATCGTATTAAATTCTTCAGATTTGCCAACTGATTTGACTGCAAACAATGCATTACAAGGCTACAAAATTGAGTATATTGAAAGCGATGGTAGCAAAGTTAGAAATACTGTGCGTTATGTGACGACAGCAAACAAGGCAATTCCCGTAACAGAAAATATTGGTAATACAAGTCAGACTGCAGTTAGATACAGATTTGATGATGCTGGAAATCTTCTGTTTTTGCAAGTAACACCAAGCAGCGCATCAAACGTGAAACCAAACGTAAATCCATTCATTGGAACTCCGGGTCAGACAATATTGATCTCAAATACTAACGTAAAACCAGAGGTTATCGAAGTTGAAATGGTTGAAAATACCATCGATACCGTTATTGATTATGTTGGTGGTGAGCAGATTAAGGATGTCGACAACGGTATCTTGACCAATTATGATAAGGATAGAAATATCATAGGTCAGTCAGACTTATTCGAAATCAAAGACGACTTTACTGGTACTTCATTATTCGAAGTTAAGCAGAAAAGAACGACAATAGACACCTCACAAACTTTCGAGAACGTACTTAAAGATGTAGACGGAAATACTGCATAAAAACAGCCCTCCTGTTTTAAAAAAATGCGTATTTATATTAAATTCAACTACATTGGGTAAGGTAAAAGTCATTAATCGAAGACAAGGTTCTGATCTCATTGGTGCAAACTTTAGAAACGTTGCATCGGAGACTGTATTCACTTTCGGCAGATTCACTGTTGATACAAATTTTGCCGTTAGAAGAATTCGTAATTATGGCGACACATTAAGCTCTTTTGTCACCCCAATCACCCTAGAAACACTTAATATTAATGAAACCGATTCGAAGTTAATCTACAACTACAACCAAGAAGTTGTGTTGAATTTCGATAAGTCTGATCTCACAGCATATGCTAGATTTGGATCATTGAGCGAGTCACTTCGTGTTGCTGTTGAAAACATTATCATTAAATTCCCCGCAAGCGTATATGTAACGTTCCAAATATCGTCATTTGTGAACTTGATGAGTGTCACAAACTACTCATACGATGTTACAAAAGACACAGCACTATTTACCATTCCATATCCGGCTTTGGTGAATAAATTTGGAATTGTGATGAATCAAGGTAACAACCAAATTCCTCAAGATGATCCGATAAGAAATTTAAATCTCTCATATCCAGAATACATAATTTGGAGAGAAGAAAATCCATCCGGAGATACTTTTGAAATCATTGAGTATACCGGTTACACCCAAACATATCCGTTTGTTAATGTAAAAGTAAAGGGAGACCCATTCCCTGAATTGTCTGCATCAACACAAGGTCAATTCAATTACCACATAAAACCAAAACCTCTATACTACAACAAATTCATAAAGAATTTGCCAGCATTAGAGGCGTACATGCTCAACACAAAACTTCCGAAAGGGTATCAAACCGAATTTCAAACCCCTACTGAGCTTGAAGATGGTAGTGTGAGCTACAACCAACAATTAATTGTTTGGCCAGCGGGTGATGGATACAACATTGATATAGCCGGTTACAATTACGATTTATTTCTTAATCAACTAGGATCAATTGGTTCTTTGTTTGATCAATTTAAATCTGATCTTATAGCAAGAATGCTTGTGCCGGAATCCATGATGGAAAACGACAACACTGATGAAGGTAAGGTACAAAAACTGTTAAGAATCTACGGTAAAACATTTGACAATATAAAATTGTACATTGATGCTATCGTTACAATCAATAAACTTTCTTACAACAAAAATAAGAACATACCTGACATACTTGTAAAAAACTTTGCAAGAACATTAGGGTGGGATGTTACCACTTTGGTTGCGGATGACGATCTTCTTGATAGTTTTTTTTCAACACAAGCAAAAACATCCACAGACCTTTTACCACCAGAAGTGGATATTGAATTGTGGAGAAGAATTTTAATAAACACAAATTACCTCTTCAAAACCAAAGGAACTAGAGAAGCAATCAAGACTATGTTTCTTATGGTTGGTATTCCTGATCCTTTTATCAACATTAGTGAATACGTCTATACTGTAAGTGGAAAAATTGACCCAAATACCGTTACTGTAAGTCTAGCAGACCTACCTTCAGCCTCATTGCCATATAACAGCCTAGGTAATCCGGTTGCCCCAAAAGAAACCAAATCATTCTACTTCCAAATTAGTGGTAGTACGGATTCTGGTCAGGCATACATGGATAATTTCAGAAACGTTGGTTTTGTTTTAAACCGCACCAATGATAATAAAAAATCTTGGGTTAAGGCAGGTACTGTCGAAAGAGTTCATTATACCACTCCAAATTATTATCAGGTTGATAGTGATTTGGTACTGAACACAAAAGAAGTTGATGTTACTTTAGATATTGCACGTGGTATCGAATATGACGTGTATAAATATAACGTGGAGAACAATTTCCCGTTAACAAGTAGTGGAGTAACAGAACCATATCTTTATATCAACATCCCGTTCACCTATGGTGCGTCTGCAAACACATTCACAATACCGGAAGTACCACAAGGTGATATACAACTCAACTTTAATGGTGTTACGTTAGTTAGAGGAACATTAAGTGGTGACACTGCAGCAACTGCTGACTACTACATAAATCCATTCAACAGTCAGCAAGCAATTTTATTTAGTGGTGTCGCTCAAACATATACTAATGGGTATAAAGACATCATAACGTTGACTTATGGGAAAGATCAGTCTTCTGGTGGAACATACAATCAGGTAGACTATGTTGTTACAAGAGCAACATCAAATCCGGGTGGTATAAGTATACCTTTGCTTGAACAACCATTAGGTGAAGTTCAGTTAGTTGTAAATGGTGTAACACTTACAAAAAGTAGTTCATTGTTTACTGGTGACTATGTTATCAATCCGGGCAATCCTTTGGAGATATTGATTGTGAATAATTCTCTGAAGACATATTTGATTTCGAACCCTATCGTTACGATATGCTATATCAAATCACCAGCCTCTGAACCGATTTTGAAAAAATCTGAGGTGTTTAGAGTTGATAGCTTTTCGTCAGCGAAGTTTTATTTCAATGTTGGTATTGGAAAATATGTCTATTTGTTAGATTATGAGCCACCAGACGTAAAGGCTGTCAAGATAGTTATAAATGGGTTTACCCTTCAAAATGGAACTGACTTTACGTTGAATTTTTCAAATAGAAAACAAGTATATTTGAATACTTCATCTGTCGGTTTAGGGTACATCATAAACGCATTCTACGTAACCTCAACAGGAACAACCACAGGAATAAATTTTGGTAATTACGTGTTGCCAAACATGTCTCAGATAAGTTTCTTGGAATACCTTGAAATTATCAACAGAAGACTTATCAACGTTAAAAATAGAAAAACGTTGAGTGATCACGAAGGTGGTATATATCCAACGGTTCAAAAAATTTACGAAGAGTATTTGAAGAGAGCTTATGCAGAAGCGCCTATAGTGCCGAGTCATGGATATACTTTTGGAACAGTATACCCATTCATCAATAGATTCAATTCATTCTTTCATAGATTTATTGAACAATTGTTGAGTGCAACAATCATTCTGAAGAAGGGTGGGGTTCTTATTAGAAATACTGCATTTACTAGACAGAAATTTCCATATAGAAGAGGTGTTAACTTTGATCCATCATTGAACTACTTAGGTGATGATGGAAGTGAATTTAGAAAAAAAGTACCGGAGTATGGAATTGATTTTGTGTGGTCAGGATTAACTTGTGTATATGTACCAGATACTGGAACAACCACAACCACGACCACAACTTTAATTCCAACGGGGACAACAACCACCACTACAACAACAACGACTACGACCACAACGACTACGACAACCACTACTACTACCACTTCGTTGCCAACGCATTTCCTTGAGGGTCAAATTGTTTTCAATGACACCGCAGGTACTGTAGATTATAGAGTTTATTTTGATGCTACAGTTGGTGATCACACAATCAATTTAAGTGCAGGGTCTATGGGTGCTGACTATGGAAGTTATGGTGGACTACCTCCATCTGGTAGTAATAACGTATATTGTGAAGTTGAAAAAGAGGATAGTGGTGGTATAGCTGTAGGTAATGTTACTATTGAGTGGTTTGTGAATGGTGCCTCTGTTAATATAGTAAATATAATTGCTGGTAATCCTGTTGCAACACAAGTCTATACGTTTATTGGATTAACCGGTGGTGAATCACTTAAAGTCGAAATCTTAGAAGAAGTTTAAAATGGCACAGGACGGCGCATTTAGAAGAGCACTCATAATAAAAACGACAACAACAGAAACTGTCGATTTCTTTGGTAATATCATTATTGATACTATAACGGATTACTATGACTTAAAAGATGCGTTTTCTGGTACAAGCACAATTACGAACAATCCTATTACATATCCGTTAATTAACGAGTCACAATTAGCAACAATGTCTGATCTTGACTATGACACAAGACGTGATGATTTTCTTTATAATTTACCAACTATAACTCCATTACAAATAAGTGGATTGACAACAGGTTCTACTGGTATTGATTTATTTGAATGTCCTATATCGACAACAACTACAACAACTACCACTACGACCACGACTACAACAACTACCACTACGACCACAACAGTTGCCCCCGTATTCTTCTGGATAACAAAAGACAAAAATGGTATTGTGGAGAGATCAAGTAATGGTGGGGTAACTTGGGTGGATAAGTCAATACCTCCGATTATGATAACTCCGGGTATTAGCGGATTAAATCTTATTGACATGCGTTTTGTGGGTCAGGTTGGATATTACTTGGGCAGATATAGAACAGGAGGATTTGTGGATATAGCACAACTATTTAAAACTGTGGATGGTGGCGACACATGGACTGATGTCTCTGCGGGACTAGCATTTATTGGTGGTATTGGTGTACTCTCGTTGTTGACAATGTTTGTTGTAGATGCAAACACTATTTGGATAGGAACATCGTTAAGCGAAACATTGGTCTACAAAAGCATCGATGGTGGAACAACATTCTCTTCGTTTGTTAAGACCGCATACATGTTTATTAATAAGTATGAATTCCAATCACCAACTGTTGCATATGCAATTAATCAAAGTCCAATAATTGGCGGCAGCGTTCCTGTTGCAAAATCGTCTGTTGGGGGATTTGCATTGGCTGCAACTCCTGCAGCAATATCATCTGCCTTTGACATAGGGGTGTTGGGCAATACCGTCATCGTGGCTGGTGGTACAACAATCATCAAATCTACGAATGCGGGAGCATCATTTGGCGATCCAATCAATTTACCTGAGCCTAGTTTCTTTATATTTGGATTAAAATATTTATCTGATGGTGTTCTTATAGCGTGTGGTATTAGTGGTGATGGACTAAACAACAAAATCGCAAGATCGGTTGATGGCGGGTTGAACTGGACGATAACAACAATGGTAATAACTCCCGCAACCGGAGTTGTACAAAGTTTACCAAACAATAAAGTAATTGAATTCCAAGATAACAATAATGGGGCAATCATATTGTCAAATGGAACGTTGACAAACATATGGTACACTGTTGATGGTGGGTTGAATTGGATTGTTAGTCCAACAACTTTAGGTAATAATGCCAAAAGCATAAGTACCGCAAGAAATCCTTTGGTATAATGAAATTTTTATCCGCACAATCTGACAATGACTACAACATATGGCAGCTTCAAGTTCAAATGTACAACTTTAAAAAATTTGGAATTGAAGATAAGTCTATTGTGTTGATCGGATATAACCCCACAATTGGTGTTAGTGCAAGAGCATTGGACTTTAAAAACACAACAACTGCAATGGTTATATTTTTACCTGATGATCGTGACTTGTCTGATAGGTTATACACACCTAGTATTCGACCACATTTAATTAAACAGATTTATAAGCTTTATCCTGATTTATTAGAAAATAGAGCAATTCTTTATCATGACTGTGACATTATTTTCATAAAATTACCACATGTTAAGGATTTGGTGACCAAAAGAAAAATATATGTTAGTGATATAAATATGTTTACTGCAATAAAACCGGAATTACCTCTACTAAAGGAGATGTGTAAAATTGTTGGTATACCATCATCTATGGTCATAAGAAACGAAAAGGGAATGGGTGGTGCACAATACCTGTTTAATTCTGCACTGAATTTCTCCTATGATTTTTGGGAAAAAATAGAGGTTGATTCAAATAATTTGTATAAATTTCTATTGGTTAGTGGAGAGAAATATGGACAAAATATTGTCGACCATGCATGGTCTGCGGATATGTGGGCTATTTTGTGGAATATCTGGTTACTTGGAGTAGACACAGAAGTGAGCAGTGAATTGTCATTCACTTTAGCAACAAGTCCAATTGATGATTTGGAGAAAAACAATATCTACCACAACGCTGGTGTTGATGCGTCAACCTCTAATGAATTATTTTATAAAAGAAAATACTTGCATGATTCTCCCTTTGATGTAGATTTGTCGTATGTTGATGGTAGATTTTGTTCCTCATTTTATGCGAGAGAAATAATGGAAGCCGGTGAGTATTATAAAAATAAGTAAATTATGAAATTCATATCAGCACAACCAGATAGCGACTATTTTGTGTGGCAAGTCAGAGTTCAAATGAACAATTTTAAAAAATTCGACATCGAAAAAGATGCGATTGTTCTATTTGCATATGATAAGAAAATTAATCCCAATGCAAAAAAATTACTCAAGGAAACGAAGGCAACTATCATCTTTATCCAAGACAAGAGAACTGCAGCGCAAAGAAATTATATTCCTTCAGTAAGACCACACATCATAAAAGAATTTTTCGGAAATTATCGTAATTTAGTTGATGGACATGATATTTTTTATCATGATTGTGATATTATATTCTCTTCATTGCCAGATTTTAATACCATGAGCCAAAATGGTGAAATAACTGTTAGTGACACAATTTCATATTTAGGTGCTCATTATATTAACTCAAAAGGAAAAGGATTACTAGAAGAGATGTGTTCGGTTGTTGGTATCGAACCAGACTTGGTTGTGAAGAATGAAAAGAAGACCGGTGGTGCTCAATATTACATCCCATCCTCTGTTACTATGGATTATGTTTTTTGGAATAAGATCGAGCGAGACTCAATTGCTCTTTTTGATTTAATGGTGAAAACAAGCAAGAAGTACACACCGTCACATCCGATCCAATCATGGACTGCTGATATGTGGGCTTTACTTTGGAGTTTTTGGGCTAAAGGGTATGATAGTGTAATTTCAAAAGAACTAGCATTTTCATGGCCAACATTAGAAGTGGAAAAATGGAATGAACAACATATTTTTCATAATGCTGGTGTTACTCCCGATAGAGGGGATTTATTCTACAAAGGAGCTTTTATAAAGGCATCACCATTCAATTCAAACCATGAAAACGTGAGTCCAAGATTCTGTTCGATAAAATATGTGGAGGAAATAATGGAGACTGCGAAACTTCTAAAAAAGTAGTATTTATTGTAAACTGTGATCTAAATGTCGTTTATACTCAAAAACAATCCCACGATTATTAACATAAAGCTTACCAATATTGGTAGACAACTGCTTTCACAAGGTAATTTGTCTGTTACCAAATGGGCTGTTGGGGATAGTGAAATAGACTACACATTCAACAAAAACATTTCTTTTGATGCTTTCATGGCCAATATCCTTAGACCAAAAGATCAAAATCCGAATTTTACGTCATTCATCCTTCAAACCAGTACTGATGAGACAACAAAGTATACTGCACTTCCAACAGTAGTATCAAATACAAACATAATTACCAATACCGCAACTGAAAGAGGGTTTTTCTCAATTAGTGCTGGCACAGCAACATTGTTAACGGGGCCAGCTATAGCTAGACAAGCAGATATGCAGGTTTTTATAGACACTTTGACCGGAGGAACAACATTAAAAATCAGACAATCACCAACATACTTATCAAATCCATACGAACCAGCAATTGGTGACTACTTACTTGTAAAGTGGGCTAATCCTATGGTAACTGGTGGAACTGTAACACCAATCGTGAATCTTGCCGTACCTTATATCTGGTATAAGCTTGAAGACATAATCTCCGGTGCATTAAGTACGGATGATCTTGAAGTTAAAGTTGATAAGCCATTACCAGACTTTGATGGTCAGGGTAGTGGTATTGCTGCGGGAGTATTTTGTTATCCAAACAATAATGATAGACTCATCAGCGGGGACTCAATCCAAACATTTTATTCAGCACCATACGAAACAGATTTCGTTGATGAGAGTGTGATTGCATTCTTAGAAAATTGTATCTGTCCGGTTAGAGACGTTCCGGTTTGGAATATGGCAATTGTCTTCACTGAAGAAGTTGCTGGTGTTAAACCAACAGATAGAAATTATTCACAGTACTATACTGCTGGTTTTGGTGGATTCGTACAATATATCGAAAGAATTGCTCCGACCGTTAAAAACATCGGTATCATCCACTTCTCGAACACTTCTCCTTCTAATCATTATGGTGAAGGATTCTTTGAGAACACTACCGTACTGGATTTACCAACAATCATGTGGCATAAAGAAACTGGTAACACAATCGGACTTAAATTAACGCCTTATGGTGTTGAACAAACTATAACTGGCTTATCTGTAACATACTACGATCTTGCCGACAAGTACGGGTATGTAGTTGGAAAAGTTTTCAATGACTTGAAAGTGTTTGTAATCGAAGATCAGGAATTATTGTTTGCAATGACATATAAGTCGAATCGAAGCTGGACATTACCTAAACCAACCATTGGTCTTAACATCTTATTGTGCTAATATATGGCAACAGGGAATACTATATTTGTAACGTACTTATTTGAATCTACTCCAATAACCGGAACTAGTGGCCAATCTTATCAGCCGGGAGTGTCTTATGGATACTCAACTGCTCTTCATTGTAACTATGTTCAAAAGGTTGAGACAACTGATATAGCAAACAAATCAGTGTCGTTGATTTTACCGAACAGTGGTGGATTTCCATTCCTTAGAAGTTCAGCACAGCTTACTTCGGGAGATGGTACTGGTTGGAGTGCGAAAAAGTTATACATGCTTGCACAAGTTGTTGCTGCAACTGGTGACACCGTTGTTCCGGATGCTGCGAACTGGTCAATTATCGATGTTACGCCTCAGTTGGATGGATATGAATTTTTCTCAGGTACAACTATACCCCCTGCAGCATTTGACGTGAACACTGTCATCAATGTAAAGATCGGAGACATTTTAGTTGCCGACATATACGACCTTACCTATTTGAATTATCCAACAGAACTAGATGTTGATGATGAGCGATTAGCTTTTGGCGAAGAGGCTTTCTTCTTTGGAAATGTAAACACTGAGATAAAAGCTATTGCATATACCACGGACATTTCTATGGTGCTTCCTTTGAACCAATACAATGCAACTACAAATCCAACATGGGATGGACTTGTACCGGTTCAGATCAGTGAAGCCGGACTTTTTGATGCCAATAACAACCTAATTGCCGTTGGTAAATTCAACTATCCGATAGCCAAAGATTCGACCATTTTCCGTACTGTTCAGTTCAGTATGGACTTCTAAAAAATCTGTAAAATTTTATTCTTTTCTGGAATTTTTTAGTATTTATTATAAATAATACTAAAATGGAAGAGATTAAAGAAGAGGCTAAATCTAAGCCAAAATCTGCTAAGAAAAGCGACTCCAAATCTGTTATAATCAACGGACAGCTTCACTCAGAAATGAAAAAATACTGCATGGGCAGTAAGCGTAAAATTGGTGGTATCATCGAGAACTTGATAAGACTGTATTTGTCTAATCCTAAAGAGACTGAAAATTTGATGGATAACCTGAAGGAGAACTAAGCTATTGATGAGCAGTTTAAATAGATTTTCGTGGTCGTTAGACATCAGTACTACCAACATTGGGATGACTCTTTGGAATCAAAGGGGTGGACTTGTTGAAGTTCGTCACCTTAAATTGGATACCGACAAAACAGTCCCTGAAGAGGTCAGATACTTGGACAAAGCCAATACGTTTAGGGACTTTGTTGTCAAATTCAAGGAAGAGGTGGAGAAGCAATACGAGTGCGTTATAGAGAACATTTTTGTGGAGGCTCCACTTATGAACACCCCGGTAAATATTGAAACCACGGCCAAATTATTGGCCTTTAACGGCATTGCTTGCTACATCCTGCACCAGATATTTGGTATTCCCCCATATCTGATTTCCGTATACCAATCCCGCAAGCTTTTCTGTCCAGAATTGATTAACACCAAAAAGGTTAAGGGCAAAATTAAGGAGACTTTGAGTTTCCCCAAGGATGTCGATAAGAAGGTATATATCTGGACTAAGGTCTCGAAACAATACCCAAATATTGTTTGGCACTATAAAAAGGATGGATCGATCAAAGAAACAAGCTATGACATGAGCGATAGTGTGGCGGTTGGTTTTGCGGGTTTGAAAGTGTTAGGAATTATCAAATAGTTTATTATATTTGCAATGTACCAACATAGTTGAAATCTGTATACTTATTGCAATCGGACAATGGCCTCTATAAAATTGGAGTGAGCAAGCAACCCACTAAAAGGGTAAAACAGCTTCAGACCGGCAATGGTAATAAGATCAAATTGATCGTTAGTTTTCAAACCGAAAATGCTTTCCTACTTGAACGAAGTTTAAAGAATAGATTCGAATCACATCGAGTCAATGGAGAGTGGTTCAGTCTACCGTTAGAAGAAGAAATAAGCTTCATAAAAACATGCCAAACCTTGGACGATAATTTGAAGTTGCTGATAAGTGACGGAAATATTTTTCTATAATGTTTGGTTTTTTCAAAGTTTGTTTCTTTATATTTACGACTAGACCTCATGTGAAACAAAACAACAACAGAGCATGGTTATATTAACTCTTGAAGAGAAGTTCAAAGTGGGGATGCGAATCCTTGACTATTGTAACAAAGAAAACAAATCGATTACGCAAGGATGCTTTAAGTTTGGAAAGGAAGAAAAATTTCTTCGCAGACTTCGAAGTGAGACGAACCCCAAAACTGATGATGAGAAAAAGGCTAAAGATGAGTTCTTGAAAAGGTATGATGAATACCGAGGAACGAAGTTAACTCAAGCAACGGGAGCACTAAATGAAATTGCTGAAATTGACGAACTAGATAAAGACCTTCTTCCGCCAACGACAGTGATTGAAGAAGAGAGCGAAGAGGCTAAAGAGAGTGAGGATGGTAAAAGTTTAGAATTAGACTTCCGTGGTAATGAAATCATCAAAACTTCTGACCAACTTATCAAAGCCGCAAAGATTAACCTTGATCTTTGGAAACTCGAAAGAGAAGTCGCCAACAAATGGGATGTGACGATGAAGGGGCCAGATGGCGATCCGATCACCGCACAAAACTTCCAAGTTAAACTATGGCTGACTAAAAAGCACGATGCTGCTGCGACATTTGATGCTATTGAAACATTCAAACAACTCGTCAGTGAAATCGAAGTACCCCAACTTCAAAAGGTTGATTACAATTTTTCTGACCACACAGAAAAGAACCTCCTAGAGATAAACATATTCGACTTACACATTGGTAAGTTGTGTTGGGCTGGTGAAACGGGAGAGAACTACGATGTAAAGATCGCCGCAAGAAGATTCTTGAGCGCACTTCAAAGATTGCTTTTCAGAGCAAACTCATTCCAATTTGAAAAAATATTATTTCCTATCGGAAATGACTTCTTTAATGTGGATACCTTATTGAATACAACAACAGAAGGAACACCACAGGATGAAGACTTGCGTTGGCAGAAAACCTTCAAGATCGGCTTTGAATTACTTGTTCAAGGTATCGAATTGATGAGACAATACGCACCGGTTGATATAATTCTCATTCCGGGTAACCACGATTATATGAAGAATTATTTTCTTGGTCATTCGTTAGAATCGTGGTATAGAAACACCGAAGAAGTTACTGTTAACAACCATGCAAGTCCAAGAAAGTACTATAAGTACGGGGAAGTGTTGTTGGGACTTACTCACGGTAACAATGAGAAAGAAGCTGCATTGCCACAAATCATGGCTGTTGAAAACAGAAAGATGTGGGCATCTACAACATTTCATGAATGGCATTTGGGACATTTTCATAAAAAGAAAACAGTCAGGTATCAAGTACTTGACGAGAATTTAGGTGTAACGGTTAGATATTTGTCGTCATTGACTGGCAAAGATTCTTGGCACCACAAAAAGGGTTATGTCGGTAGTAACAAAGCTGCTGAAGCATTCCTTTGGAACGACACTACCGGCTTCATCGGACAATTCAACGTGAATATTGTCGATGAAGATAGTGATCCAGCAAATTAATCTTATCGAGATCACACACAATTATGGAAGAAAAGAAAACAACAAAAAAGAAAACTTTGGATGATGCCAAAGTGAAAGAAGCAAAGAAGAAGATTAACGACCTTCTTGCTGGTACTGGTTTGGAGGACAAAGCAGAAGAAGTGTTCACACCACCAATTCAGGATGAGTACCAACCACCAAGCAACGCAAATGCAAATGAATGGTTACAGGAGCAGGTGACTGCCCTGACTCAACAAGTTGAAAAATACGAAAAGCTGATTACTCAGCTAAGAGTAGAGAATCAAAACTTGATGAATTCATTGAACACATCCGGAGCGGTAACAAGTGATATGGCTTCAGCATCCAGCGAAGCAAAGATCGTTGAAATTTACAAGCACTTTGAGAATATCTACACGGGTAGAAACCCTATGAGACAGTCATATGATACCGTCAAATTCTCTAATCCTCAACATGGAAATGGTGTTTTGGACGTATTTTTACACACCTTTGTATTTCTTAACCAAGTTAAGAACTACAGACACAAAGGTTAAAAAAAATGCTTATATTTGAACAAACTGAATGCTTTGATAAAATCAAAGCATTTGGTGTTTTAAAGAAATATACATGAAAGGGAATTGGGGTGAATTGACAACGTTGGTATCCCGTATTTTTGACGACATCAAGAATGAGGGTGGAGAACAGATACAAGTTAACTGCCCAAGGTGTCAGGAGCAAGCGGAGTTACCGGAACCGGATGGTAAATTCAATCTTGAGATCAATCTTCGTTTGAAGAAATTTAGATGCTGGAAGTGTGATGAACCATTCTTCTCAGGCGATCTAAAGTATCTTATTAGGTTGTATGGTAGTACTGACGACATCAAGGAATTCAGAGAGTATGAAGAGTATAATCTGGACTACCTTGCTGACGACGAAGAGAAGCTTGTAATCAAAGATGTTGAATTGCCGAGTGAGTTCATACCATTCACAAGTCTTAATACCTCAATTCCCGCACATGTAGAAGCATACAATTACCTTGCTCTTGAGCGTAAGATACCGTTTGAGACAATTATCAAATACCGGTTAGGTTTTTGCATTGAGGGTAGGTATAAGAAGAAAATCGTTATCCCATCTTTTGATGCCAATGGTAAAATCAACTATTATGCGTCAAGATCGTATGACAAATACGCGAAGATCAAGCACGATAACTTGAAATCGAGTAAAGATGCAATAATCTTCAATGAAGGGTATGTTGATTGGGACTCTACAGTGTATTTGGTCGAAGGTGCGTTTGACTTCTTAAGTTTTAGTGTGAATACGATACCCATCTTGGGTAAGGTGTTGGGTGAGAAATTATTCTTTAAGATAAAAGAGAAAAAACCAGATATTATTGTTATATTAGACCCCGATGCATGGAGTAATGCGATGAGTTTGTATCAACAACTATTAGCAATATACGATGACTGCGGCGAAAAGGTTAAAATTGTAAAATTAGATGTAAGTGGATTGAACGAAAAAGGAAAAATGATTAAGTACGATTTGGATGAGTTAAAAAGATTTCAAGGAATCTCTGCAGTTATCGCTCAGATAAAAGAGGCGAGGCAGTTAGAAGATGACGATTATCTCGTCAGATAACACTTATTGGCACTCGATCATAAATGATCTCAAGACAAGAAAAAGACATTGACCTTATATTAGCAATACTCAACACCAACAACACCAAAGCAAGTAACGAATTGTATGGGTTTTATACTGAAGAGATAAAAAAACACATAAAGAAAAAATTCAAACTTACTGAAGAGGATGCTGAAGATTTGACGGCAGATACGTTAGTAAAAATGCTATCCTTCTTAACTACCTATGAAAAGGAAAAGGCTAACTTCAGAACATGGGTGATCACTATTGCTGACAATATCGTCATTAATCATAAGAAAAAACTATCGAACAATATAGAGCATTATCATTATACTCATATTGAAGACATAGATAAAAATCAATTTATTGAAATCCCTTCTCAAGAAAGCTACGAAGAGACATATTCAGTAAATCAAACACTCAACTACATCACATCTGATCTGGATGCCGATTCAACAGATATGCTACACAAAAAATATGTTGAGGGTCAAACACATAAAGAGATTGGTGTCCATTACTCACTCACGAGTTCGACCGTCTCTAATAAAATCAATTACATGAAAACTAAAATGAGGAAGAAGATCGATGATTGAAATTATTGATAGTCTTGTCTCTGCGTTAAGTTTGAATATCTCAAACAAAGAAGATCGAGCAAAATACGATGAGGCGTATACTGAATTTAGAACTTCGTTGATGGCTAGAAATAACAGCCGTCTTTTTGATGAAAATTCTGCGGAGCCAGTTAGATGTAATCGATTTATCGTTACTATGCCGGATGATTTTGGTATACCACCGTGGCAAGTAAATTCATTAATTCTTCCAGAGATGTCCTATAATTGGTTAGGAAGAAAGGTGTGGAGTCCAATGAATGTTGTTGTTATCAATATAGTATCACAAAACCTAGAGGTTAATCTTGTTCATTTGAGGGGGAATAAAAAAAACTACCCCATAACACTGCAATTACTTGATCCTACGGGCTTTGTTGTCCACCAAATGATAGTAATGGTCGAGAGGATAAATAGGGTTAATTTTGGCTTCTATTCGATGAATGTGGGAGATATTTCAATGACACAAATCTCATTTAAAGTCAAAGATTTGCTTGTAAATTATTAAAATTTAAATAAATTTGCTATTTATGGGTATGGACGAACCGATCACAAAAGGGGCTATATTTTGCAATTGCCATTCTTCAGAGCATCAGCTTGTATTAACATATGTTCCGGGCGACACACATGATGAACCGGATGAGGTTTTTATTGAAGTACATTTGAGAACATCAGATAACTTCTTCAAGAGAATAGTAACAGCAATAAGGTATATTTTTGGATATAAATCAAGATTCGGTGCTTGGGATGAATTTACTGTTAAATATGAAGACTGTGATACGCTTATCGATCATTTCACAAGAATGAAAAAAAGCTACGAGAAGAATAAGATCACGTGGGGTGTCACAGATTTTCCACCAACATCTATAAGTGGAACAAATATAACGAACATGAGACCCGGAGACACAGCAACTAATAAGTAATGGACTTACTAAAGTATAAGCAACTCAAAACCAAAATTCGTGATAAGAGTTTTGAAGTCAATTTCAACAAATTGGATTGGGGCTTGTATGTCTTATCTTTTTTAGGTAATGCTGGTGCTATTTTCTTTGCATTCTTCTTACTGAATCCCGCACTACAAAAAACAATCTCACAACACCTTGCTGATAACACCTTTTTCCAAATTGTGGGTATTATTTTAACGATCATTATCCTTGTTGGTGTTGAGTACCTTAAGCGAAGTGTTTTCAAAATTTTTAGTGATGAGTTTATTGAGAATGCATGTCAGTTTGGGAAATCCTCAGTACTGACATTGCTGTTTTTTAGTACGGTTATATTCGGTGCTAGTTTCTACTTCTCAATTAACGGTGGTATCCTCTTCTCTAAATTAAGTGAAGTGAAGAATGAAGTTGTTGTTAAATCAAACAACGTGGTGATTGATTCACTGATGAGAGATGCTGAAAGATCAAAGGTGCCGGTTAATGTTGAAATTGCAAACCTCAGAGAGTCAAATAAGACACTTAGAGATAAGCGTGACAATACCCCGATGAATCAACGTACAAATCGAAATGACTACAATAGATTAATCAACGAAAATGAGGCCTCAATTTCAAAGAAACAACAAGAATTGGTGCTTATTGATAAAGCATTGAAACTTAAGCTTGACGAGATAAAGGCTAGTGAATCTACACAATTCAAAACAAACGAAGAATCGGATTTCAGTTCCGTGTTGTTGTTTGTGATCATATCAACCTGTTCTGAACTATTGATTATTGCTGGTATCTACTTCAGAGAATTATATGAACATAAGTCTTTCTATGAAAATGAAAACAAACTCGATGTTATTCTCAAAAAACAAGAGAAATACGAGTACTTACTTAAAGTTGTTTTCAAAAACGGTGATGTGAAGTCTGATGAACAAGTTATCAGTCTGAAAAGGTTGACGGAGCTTGTTCAAAGCAAAGGTGCACAATATCCACCAAAATTTGTCGCTGATTTCTACAGCGAAATGGGCCATCTAGGGGCATTTAAGGTTTCTGGTAATAAACGATACACGCTTGTTTCGTATGCAGAAGCAAAGAATCTCATTGTAAGTCTACAAGGGTAATTAATTTATTTCTGATCAAAAATTTGAGGTTCTTCTGTGTATTTATACAGAAGAAACGAGAAAATTATGTCAGAAAGAAGTGCTCTACGATTAATTCCGGGAAAAGATGCTTTGTTGGAATATGCTTCGGGTATATCATATAACGAAAAGACTTATGTTGAATACCGTGGACTAATTTACAAAGCTTTGGTGGACACATCACTTACTTTTGTAAGTGGTGAGTGGGAATTAATTGCTGATTTACGTGAAATCAGAGTCTCAGACATTGAAGAAAGAAATCTTCTTACTGGTAGTACTTTGACCGGCACAACCCTATCTGGTAGCTCTATTCATGTGCCCATTCTTGACAACACCAACGTTCTTGTTTTAAATGCGTCTGGTGACACCCAAGTTGGGGTTGATGAATTTGCTCGTTATAACTACAATCAGGGAACAGCATCGTGGCTTCTACTTCAAATAGGAACCGGAGCAACAAGCGCAAGTACAACAGTCTTTTATTCAGCGGTTTTAAATAAACCAAGTATTATTAGCGGAGTTACTGTAACTGCTGGTGGTGGTTTGAGTGGTGGTGGAAGTATCTTTGGTACAAACTTAGCTCCATATGCTACTGGTGGCACAATTACTGTTGCTCACGCAGACACGTCTTCTCAAGCAGATGTACTTCCAACAGGTCGTACATACACACAACAATTAAAATTTGATACGTATGGACACGTAACGGGTGCGACAACCTCTACATGGACTCATCCCGACACATCCTCACAACCAACAGTTAACAACAGTGGATATACATATATTCAAAGTGTTCAATTGGATGGTGATGGACACGTAGCTGCATTAAGTAGCTCAACTTGGGTTCACCCCGACACATCTTCACAAGCGTCAGTAAACAATACTGGTTCTACTGTGATTCAAAGTATTTTTGTTGATAGTGATGGACACATTACGGGTATCAACAGTGCTGTAGTAAGTGGTGGAGGTGGAGGAATAAACTTCAATGTTGCTGGTGATGTCGGTAGCACATATGCTATGCCGAATACTGGTATATTAAGAATTACTGGTGGTACAAACATACAGACAGTAACAACACTTAACGGTATCAATTTAGGACTTAGAATTAATGCAGTTCCTTCGGGCCTCAACGGACAAGTACAATATAACAACACTACTTTTGGTGGATCATCAAATTTTGTATTCAGTGCGGGTACATCAACATTAAGAGTCAGTAACTTTGTTCTTGGAGCTACACCATCATCTGGTGCAACCACTGATCAATTCATCACTCGAAATTCAACAACAGGTGCACTACAAAGATTAGGTTTTGCAACAATAACCAGAGCAATCGCTGGCCTACCGTTGAATGCCGTTCAATATAGAGCAGCTAACGGATTTAGTGGTGATTCTCAATACATATTCGATCCATCAAACAAAGGTTTAACTCTAGGAACCAGAAGTGGTTCAACGGGATCAAACTCATTGGTTGTTGGTGCAACCAATAGAGCGTTTGGTGCTGGTTCTATAGCTATGGGTAGTAACGCCAAAGCAGATGCTGCACAATCATTTGCGCACGGTTTTAATGTTACTGCGTCTAATCTATATTCAGAAGCTGCAAATTATGGTACTATTGCATCCGGTATATATTCACACGCTGAAGGTTATTTCACGGTAGCATCCGGATTAATCGCTCACGCTGAAGGTGGTCTAACCCTAGCATCAGGTAAATCTACACACGCTGGTGGTTTATCAGATTTCGCAGGTAAGGAAGTTATTGCTGGTGGTCAGGCATCTTTTAATCATTCATATAACAACAACTCACAAACTGTTGGACATGGAGCGGCAGCAATTAATTCTGCTATTCTTGGTGGACAAAATCACAATATTGAAGTTGGTAATACTAACGCAGCAATTCTTGGTGGTAATGCTATAAAATTAACGGGTACATCCTATGTTAATTTTGCTGCAGTATCAAATTTAGCAATTATGACTGCTCCAACTGTTGGTATTGCTGCCGATGATGTTCTTGTGAGAAGTTCAACTACGGGTAGAATCAGAAGAGTCACACAAGCATCTTTGGCTGGTGTTGCTGCATCACCCGCTGGTGTAACCGGTTCAGTACAAATAAGAAGTGCTGCTGGAACGTTTGGTTCTTCGGCAAATTTAGTATACTCTACGGGTACTAGCGTACTTACAACAACTGCAATACTTTTAACTGCAGCATCAAATGCGCTTACATTTAATACAGCACCAGTATCAGGTACTAATGCACAAATATTAACAAGAAACACGAGTACTGGTGTTGTTGAAAGAATTGGTATAAGTGCAATAGCATCATTACCGTTAAATGCAATTCAATATAGAAGTACTACAGGATTTGGTGGACATGCTGAATGGATATTTGATCCTACGCCAAGAGCAGTTACTTTGGGTAGTAGAAGTGGCACGACCGGTACGAACAGCTTTACATTGGGTGCTAACAATAGAGCTACTAATACTAACTCAATTGCAATTGGAAATCAATCAAGAGCAGATGGACAAAATGCCTTTGCTTCTGGTTTTAAGGCAAGTGCATCAGGAAACCAATCTCATGCTATAGGTACAAATACAATTGCTAGTGGTACTGGTTCTCACGCTCAAGGTAGTGGAAGTGTTTCATCTTCTTTTTATTCACACGCTGAGGGTACTAATACAATAGCATCTAATCAACAAGCACATGCTGAGGGTAGCAGTACTTTAGCATCTGGAAATGCTTCACATGCAGAAGGTAGTAATACTAGTGCCACTGGACAGTCTTCTCATGCACAAGGTGGTTTTACTAAGGCGTGGGGTTTACAATCACATGCTGAAGGTAGTGGCACTTTAGCTTTAGGATCAAATTCACATGCAAAAGGTACTGGTACTAAAGCCATATCAACCAATTCTTATGCTGAAGGAGATACTACTACCGCATCTGGTGGAACTTCTCATGCTGAAGGATATTTTACCAATGCTGGTGCGAATGGTGCTCATGCTGAAGGTGGATTAAGTAAAGCATTGAACATATACACACATGCTGAAAACTATAATACAAGAGCACTTGGTCAAGCATCTCATGCAGAAGGTAATGGAACTGTTGCATCTGGAGATTATTCTCATGCACAAGGTACATTTACATTTGCTACAGGAAATAATTCACATGCTGGTGGTACTGGTTCGGTAACAACTAAACAAATTATTGCGGGAGGTAGTAGCTCGTTTAATCACTCACTTAATAATGCTGGTCAAACTGTAGGACATGGTGCATTAGCTGATTTTTCGGCAATTCTTGGGGGAACTAACCATAACATTGAAGTCGGTAATGTGAGTGCGGCTATTATTGGTGGTGGTTCTATAAAACTTACCGGTACATCATATGTAGCACATACTGCAGTTGCAAACCTTGCAATAATGACAACACCAACTACTGGTATTGCTGCAGACAATGTTTTGGTTAGAAGTGCAACAACAGGTAGAATAAGAGCAGTTACACAAGCATCTATTTCTGATGAAAGACTGAAGAAAAATCTAACACCAATAGAAAATGTTGTTAGTAAAATTTCTTCACTGAACACTTATGAACTTCAATATAATGAAAAAACAAACGAAGAAAACAGATTTGATTATGGTTTGATTGCTCAAGAAGTAGAAAAATTATTCCCACATGTTGTTAAAAATAATGTGTCTTTCGAAAATGATGACACAGTTTACAAGAGTATTGAATATAGAAAATTAATACCAATCTTATTTGCAGCAATAAAAGAATTGAATGATAAGATCAATAAACTAGAAGGTAAATAAACTATGAATATACTTGCCATCGTACAAGCATTTTTCTTCTTCGGGTATGTTGCATACCTATGGATCAAATTGGGGGTAATAAAATCGATAAGTGAGTCTTGGTATGCATTAGCACCATTTAAAAAATCGCAATTATTCAATGTATTTGCAGCCGGTGTTAGTTTGCCGATGTGGATGTTTGAATTATATATAGACAACGGATTTGCCCAATTATTTTTTGCGGCATCAGCTTTTTTTATGTTTGGGTTGAGTATTGCATCCACATTTAAAACAGACAAAATGGTATCATCAATTCATTATGGGTGCACACTTTTTGCAATTGGGTTTGCTATTCTTGGTATTAAAAGTGAATTTAATGATCCATATTTTTGGCATATGTTCGGTGCTACTGCAATCGGTACAATATTGATAGCGTTGTTATGCAAAAATAAAATTTGGTGGATCGAAATATTTGTTTTCACACTTATCATTGCACGTCTAATTCTTAATTAAGACAGACGTAATATTTCTCAAAAATTTTAAGAAAAATAATCTTACGTAAGATTATTTCCCTCTCAAAACCCTTCAAATCGTCGATTTTAAAGGTCGTCCATATCATCTATGGTTACTTTAACGTATAATAAGTAAATTTACCTTACGTTAACATTAACTTTATATGAAAAGGAAGATTTTACTTACATCAATAGTTTTCTTAGGTATGGGTGTTGCGGAGCTATTAACTAGTCTCACAAGTTTTGTCGAAGGACATGTTGTGACTGCAGCACCAAAACTTAGGAAAAAATACCTGTATACAGAAGAGGTTCTTTATTCAGACGTTAGGGGCACTGTATACCATGCAATAGAGGAACAAACCGACGACACTCCGTTGATTACTGCAGACGGGTCTTTGATTGATACGACAAGAGTCAATGAATTACGTTGGATCGCTATTAGCCGCGACATGGTTAAATTAAAAACATCAAGATATAATTTCAAGGGTAAAATCACATTGGGTGATACTGTGTGGATTTCCTACGACAAGATTCTAGTTATGAAAATGGCTGAACAACAAAGTCGCGTTTCAGTTGAGGAATTTATAAGTAAGTATGAGAAGATAGCTGGTTGGTGGATCGTGAGAGACACTATGGGTGACTATCATTGGGGCTATGAAGGATCGGACTCCACAGCCATTGCTCATGCAAAATCTGCACCCACTGAGTATAAGATTGAAAATGGGCGGGTTTATCGAAAAAACTACCAGAGAAATTGGATTGATTTTTTACAACATCCCAAGACCGGAATGTTGGAATATTGGAATAAAAGTCTTATTATTACCAAAAAAAGAAGAGTTCCAGAAAATAACCTTGCTGCAAATGGCGTGTAAATGAGTAAACAGATTGTTAGAATTTCAGAGTTTTTAGTTAAAGTAATGCTGGCTGAATTTGCCGGAGTAGTGTTTCTAACAGTCGTTGCTCTATTAACAACTAACACATTTGTGTTGTATTCCCTCGCATTTCTTCTTGTGGTGTTACTCTTTACAACAATAATCGCATTTATTGCTAATATGGTGTGGATGGGTATATATCTAAATCAATTAATTGATAATCTCTTGAAGCAGTATGATGGGCCTTCTAAAAAAACTACTTAGTCTTTTCAAGAGGAAACCAAAGCCAATTCCTCCGCCAGTAAGAACTGAGCAAGAAATAGCCAACGACAAACACAGAGCTAAGTATAGGTTGGAGTACCTTGAAAATGTTTACTTTGTGCAGTACCATTTTAATGGTGATTGGTGGTTCTTGAGAAGATGGGACGATGATTATATACTTGAAGAAAGACGTGGAATGGGCCTTCGTATAACCGACCAAAATTATTTGGAAGATGTTATAACAAAACATCAGGAGTGGCTTGCCGGTGGTAGATTTTTCATGGCATACAAGTATGATAGATAAGCGGTATCAAGTCATCAAAGACAGACTCTCAAATCTACAGAGGAATGAAATTGAGAGGATCATAATTAACGCCGATTTGCTTTGTTTGGATGAATTCAATTATGACGAACAGAACAAAAAATATTGTCCTCTTGCAATTGGAATGAATTTACACAACACTGTCGATAACCCAACAGATCAAAAAATCAAAAGAGAAATATCAAAGAGATTCACACCAGTAAACGTCATCGCTGGTGTTGATGGTAGTTTCTATCGAAACAACAGAAAGGATGACATATTAAAAGTTTGTAAAGAAATATTAAGCAATGAGCTATATAGTAGTTGACATAGAAGCAGACGGCCCAATACCACACCCATATTCAATGGTGTGTTTTGGTGCCATAATCGTAGAACCTTCATTAAGTAAAACGTTCTACGGACAAACAAAACCAATAAGCGATAAATGGATACCAGAAGCGTTAGCCATCTCAGGAATTAGCAGAAAAGAGCATGAGTGGTTTAACGATCCGGGCGTTGTCATGGATCAGTTTGATCAGTGGATTAAAGCCAATAGTGTTGGACATCCAATTTTCATATCTGACAATCTTGCATTTGATTGGCAGTGGATCAACTGGTATTTTCACACGTACCTTGGAAAAAATCCTTTTGGATATTCGGGTAGACGTATTGGAGATATGTATGCGGGGCTTAAAAAGGATACTTATGTTAAGTGGAAGCACTTGCGTAAGACTGTTCACACGCACCATCCTGTTGATGATGCAAAGGGTAATGCTGAGGTGTTACTTCATATGAAAAATGATTTGGGACTAAATATCAAATTGGTATGATCAAAATATACAACAACAAAATTACCTACATCAATAGGGAGGAAAAAGAAAAACCAATCAAGACTAGTGAACTTCTTTCATATCTGGATTGTCCGTTGGAATTGGATGGTAAGGTTACCTTCTCAACCATTATGTCCTTGTTATATTTAAACAAGGATATGGTAAACTTTTTATTTCGCCACACTATGGGTGGTGTAGATTTCCAAGATTTCTACGACGACATGATGTATGGGAAAGTTGAAAAGGACGAAGAAAACGATTATAAATCGGATTACCTTGAAGTATACCAATGTCCAGACATTTGGATTTTTAAAAAAGATAAGGGTGTGGCAGAATTCAATCATTCTTATGATTTTCACCTGATTAAACCATCTGAAGACATTGCATATGGTATTTCATTTTCAAAACTTAGTGGTCTCAAAGATTATCGAATCAAGATAAAAATGGAAATGGATGTCTATGTTAATGACACCACCAAGAAAATAGAAAAAGATTATAAGCCAATGCTCAAAGCTAAATTGGGGTCTTTTAGACTATATGATTTCTTGTGGGCAATCTTGTATGAGATCAGTTGGTTTGGTTCTCCAACAAATAGAGACGCAGAAAGTGAAAAACTTGTGAATATTGTTCATGAGTATGAAGAGGATAAAAAAGACGGAAAGGTTATCAAAACTTACACGCTGAATGAAGTATTGGATAAACTAAAACCAAAGAAAAAGAAAAAGAAAACACCTCTGAAAAAAAGAGCTAAAAGGAAGAAATAAAAAAGGCCGACCTTACAGGGTCGGCTTTTTAGATTGAGAAATAATATTAAAGATACTATAAATACTGGCTGCGGATACGAAAAATTATCGTTTGCAGCGGAAATCTACAGACCATCCTTCCGGCATGAATTTTGGCTTCATAGTCTCAATGAAGTGTGTTCTCCATCCCTTAATAAAGAATTCGAAGTCCTCGTGTGATTTAAATTGCTTCACAACGACATTGCCGTGGTAGTAGTCATTGATGCTTAAGATGTCTCTCTTCTCTTTAGCTATGGATTTGTCCAGCTTGTTTAAAATCTTTTCCAACTCAAGAAAGGTTTTGTTCATTACGTTGAACCTAACCATGCTAGACAACTCAGCGCCGATAACCTCAATCTTACTGCTTGGTATTTCATTGAAGTTATCGATGATCGTACCAAGAAGCTTACTGATCTTAAACTTACGCCTAAGACGCTCCACAACCGTAGAGATGTATTCGTTGTTCAATTCTTCGATTGTACCAACACCATACCTTCTTGCAATGATCGTCTTATAATCCTTTGCAATCATCTCATATTGTTCGTGGTGCTCTCTGCAGATCAATACAACGTCATGGTGATTCCTTGACTTATATTCAACCGGCATGAATTTACGATAGTGGTATGGAACTACGTGGTGTCTTTGAAGATTGTCGATAGCAGCACAAACAACGCACCGATTGATACGTGGAAGCAAACCAAAGATTTCGTCCTCAGCAAAGCCCTCCCCTTTCGGTTTCTTTGTTAGCTGAACTTCGTTCACGCCAACAACGACACCTAGATTTTTCTTCAAATACCATTCGGCTTTTCTTTGACTCGTGGTAAACATGTGCTTACCATTCGGGTGAAATATTTTCCAGTTATCATTGGTATCGAATTTCCGGCTCCCTGACTGTAATACCTGCATTAACTTAGCGGTTGTCTTAGTATTTTATGGAACTCGATAACTCTTCTCTCCGAGCTTATCGACTTAGCTCCAAATTTATCAATAATATCTTGTTTCCAAAACAATTTCAACCCAATTCGCTTGCAATCGTTGATAAAATCATCAACAGTATCTGGATGGGTGGGAAATTTGTACTCCTTCTTCCCAAGGGTGACCGTGTAGGCATTAAATTCAAACATGATCGTTTCCTCACCGGACAAGCTTGTCGCCAATTGCCAATGCTTCATGTCTTTTATTTTCCACCCATCAAAAATAACTTCGTTCTCGGCCATTCTCCATGCACGAAGTCTCTTCGCATATGCGGCCTCAGTTTCATTGAAGTCAACACCCATTATGGGCATGTCTCCCTTTATATTACCAAGGTGTTCAGTTTTGAAAAATTGTAAGTAGATGTTATTGCGAACATTAATGTCTCCATCCGTATTCAAATACGGTGGTGCTTCGATTCGTTGTCCCATTTTATTTTGAAATTGAAATTAGTTTATTGCCATTGCCACCAGAACTCAGGTAGTATATGTTATCGTTCGTGTTGTTAACAACAATCTGATTGTTTACAACCGGACTGAACATTATTATCCATCTGGTAGTGTCATTGTTCGATGAGTTTTTGAAAACAAACTCTGTTGGCTTATCACCAAGTTTCATTTCATACTTTTGAATATTTTCGGGCGTTGGCGCAATAACGCCATGCTTAACCATCATCAACGTTTCTTCATCAATTTTTGCAAGAGAAAAGAATTTCTTCTTTGGATTCTCAATAGTATCTTGTATGGTTGTGGTGGTCTTGTTTGACTTCATGTTATGGTTGTAGTAGTTTTCCCTACCATCGTAAGACACTACGTTCGTCGCATTATCCATCAGATAGCTATAGACCTCAAACGATCTGCTTGTGGTCAGTACATGCGTCATATCTGTGATATTCTTAGATGTAGCTATAAACAACTTCTTAACCTTGCGATCTGAGGTCATGGATTCATCCCATTGGCCAAGCAAGAATTTATCGGTTGAATAGTCGTAGTCAAGGATACTGAAAGATGATGCAACTTTTACGATTTTGCTACCGGTCTTCTGATACACGTTCTTGAAAGTTGAAATGAACTTACCGTTTTGTGTAAACCATACTTTCATTGCACCATCACCAGTACTGGCCGGTATTCTGAAGCTATCAACCACAGTCAACGACTTTTGTCCGAAGATATGTACTCTATACTGATCATCAGAATAGGCTCCGAAAGCACCATCCATATCTAACTGGATAGTACCTTTATTTTTGAAGCTGAATGTTTTGACAATAGAATCACTGTCATTAAGTGCAATCATTTTTCCGCTTGTTGTTGATGTGAACAGGAAATGAGAATGACCGGAATAGGCAACCGAAATAAATTGCTCATTCTGAGCAGCTTTCAGAACCTCTTTTCCACGGAAATCTGATTTCTGTGCATAAGCCCCAAAATTGAGGGTTATAAGGGCTAAAATGATGACTTTTTTCATATATTTACTTTTCTACTTATACGCAAAAAACCCACAAAATGTTGTGATTTTGTGGTATTTATAAACATATGGAAACATTATCACCAATAGGAATGGCCTCTTTTGAGATCGATAAAAGGTCTCACAAGGTGGATTCGAAAAATTACTACCCGACTAAGAGTAAAAAAAGTCAAATAGTACTGGCGGGTAGTCTACGTGCTGGCAGCAATCATTTGCTTCGTCTGAAGAAGAAAGATTTTGGACTAACGAAGACTTGGCCGATGTTTACTATTCGCAGGGATGGTAAAATATTCCAGCATTTTGACCCTAATTACAGTAGTGACTTCATGGGCAATAAGGATGCTGATAAGAAAGCCATCACGGTTGTTCTTGAAAACATGGGTATGTTGTCATATGACTTCGAGAAAAACAAATACATTAATTGGGTAAACGAAGAGTGTGAGGATAGTAAAGTGTTTGAAAAATTGTGGAAAGGCAATAGATATTGGGAGAGTTACACCGAACAACAATTGATGGCGTGTGTTAATCTCTGCGTGTACCTGTGTCGTAATTATGGTGTTAAACAGGACTGTTTAGGATACTACGTTTCGCATGAAGGAGCATCGATTTATAATGGAATTTTAACAAGAGGAAATTATAATTCTGACTATTGTGACTTGAACCCATCATTCGACTTCAAGAGATTTTTGAAGGAGTTAAGTATTTTTGTGTAATAATTTGTATTTATTAGATATTATTTAACCATGCGTAAAGATATTTTACAACAAATTGCCGACAGAACCAAGAAATTCGAACAGCATTATGGCGAATTCGGTAACAAGAAGAAGGTTGTTAAGGAAATGTCTGTAAGAGAAATGTTGGGCGTTGTTCGCAAGGCTCTCAATGAAGATGACGCACCTCGTGCAGTCAATCAAACTGAAATAGATAGAGAACAGGAAAAAATGTTGAATTATTTTGCTGATGACAATGTTGACATCCAGTTTGAACCTCTTCAAATTTATCCTAATGGTGTTTTCTTAAGCGGTAGCATTGATGGACAATTGCTATTTGCATATAAGGTCGCTCCCGAAGAAAAAGACAGTGGGGTTGAAGTAAAATACCTAGACGGATTTGATCCATCTGATCCGGATAATGACAAAGTCATCAAGAAGGTTCAGGCTTATTATAATGACTTCTATAAGTATTGGAGAGATAATGAATTACAATTAAGTGGGGCTTAATCTATGTCAACATCAAATTACATCAAATCTTTCTTTGAAAGAGGCAGAATCATCATCAATGAGAAGACCATAGCTGAAAACAAAAGAATGTTCAAGTCTGTTTTGATCAAACTAAACACCGAGCATGAAAAATTTGTGCAAGAGTGTACCAAAGAAAACATCCTCAAAATTGACCACAAGAACATGATCATCGAAGTGGTGGTTTTATAAAAATTTATAATTTGTGTATTTATATGAAACAGTACACAAATGCTTCTCAACATAAACACCGATAAGAAAAACATAGTCATTGTTGTTCTTATCATCCTTCTACTTCTCCTTGGCTACTATCATTTCAATATGAACGGCAAACATAAGGACGAATTACAAAACCAGAGAAATCTACATCTCGCCCTCACAGACAGTTTGAAGACCTACCGTAATGAAAAGAACGAATGGGTAAACGAAAAGCTAACCATCCAAGCTGAGACCAAAGACCTTAAAGATAAGAACATAAAGCTAACCGAGAATCAGACTGAATTGATTAAACGAGTTGACCAGATCAATAAGAGTAATCAAGTTATTGCTGCAGCCTTAATTCAGATGGGTGTCAAGCTGGATGGTGTTATCAATAACCAACCGGTTATCAAAAACGATAGCACAATTCAGTTCGCATCTAAAACAGATACGTTAGATTATGAATTTTTAGTACACAACGTTAAGCCATTTGAGGCGAAGTTACCAGTACTGGAATTCAAGAAGTTCTCACTTCCTAACACACAGCTTATTGAGTTTCATTGGAAAGACGATAGAAAGGAAGGATACCCAATATCATTCACCGTTACCAACAGCAATCCATATTACAAGGTTTATAACCTAGACAGCTATGCGATTCCGGAACTTGAAAAAGAGAAGATTAAACCAACCTTCTGGAATAAATTAGGGAATTTTAGTAAGTCAACAGGGGGAAAGATCGTGATTTTTGGTGCTGGTTTTATCGCTGGTGGTCTATTAATCCAATAATATTTCATTTGGCAATTAAAGGCAAAGCACGTTCAAAAGACGTGCTTTTTTTCGTTATCTGGAAGTATTTATAAGGTATAAAGTCATGAGCACCACAGAAGTCAAAGAAATTGTACGAGATGAAGTAAAAAAGGTCATCAAAGATGAGCTTCTCAAACATATCAGAACTTCCATGAAAAGTGGTGAGATGAAAAAGGATACAAATCAGTTGATAAAGAATGCTTTGAACGATCTCTACAAATTTATGTGGAACCGCAAGAGTGTTTGGCAAAGTGAGATCGGTAAGTAATGGGAGAGTTAGATTCAAATTTTAAAATCTCAAAACCAACACTGAAGCCACCATCAGAAATGGGGAAAAAGATTGATACTCAATTTAAGACTAAAATGCGCAATGTCGGTGTGAATATGAACACGATCAAAGAAGATGACGAAAAGAAAAAAGAACCTTCATTAAAAAAGAAGATTTTTAGCCTTCCAAAGATGGAGACTCTTGTGATGACCGACGAGTACCTTTCAAACATTTTCAACAAATTGAAAAAGGATGCTCAGGAAACTTATGGGTATCACTGGAACGAGACCATTATGAACATCATGTTCAATGAGTACGTTCTTAACGACAATGCATATCTTCAAAAATATAAAAACACCAAAACTTATAACAAAAAAAGAAGAGGTGAAGAGGGTGTTGAAGAACTTGAAAAGAATCTTCAGGATAAAATTGATACCAAATCTGATGATGAAACACCAGAGTTTGATAGAGACGAAAAAATGTCTGATATTGAAACCAATAAGGACGAATTAGATAATTTCAAACAAGAGCTTAAGAAAGAAAAAATGAAAGACTCTGAAAACGAAGTTGCAGAACAAATGAAAAAAGTTCTTGCTGAAGATGAGGCTATGAATGAGCTATTTGGTTTTGGAAAACCACCAGTACCATTGACTACTCATAAGGCAAGCAAGAACGATACATATTTGGTACGTAAGAAAGACAATAGTGCGGTTGGTGTTATATCACCCAACCTATCTCCACAAGTAAATCAAGATACAGCAACTAAGTTTGCTGATCCTAATCAATACACAAGAATGCCTTGGTACATGGCCGTTAAGAACGGTGTTAAGGGAGTTCCACCAGAAGTGCAAGATGCTGTTCCGGGTGAATTTGATGCTCTCCAACAAAAGTATGCTGGTGTTCCAGCACTTGGCGAAACAAAGGGGGTAAAAATGACCGCTGGCGATGGCTTCGAGTTGCAATTCGGAACAACAACTCCCGCAGAAGCAGAGAAGGCAGCTAATGTTGACTCAACATACCAGAACGATCTTATTTACCAAAACGAAACAACAACATCTGCAAGTAGCGGTGCATATGTTGGCCCATTCCCCGGTAAGAGAAAGCCAGTACTTGATAAACCTTTGTGGCATGGTGGTGTTATCTTGAAAGAAAATAAAGACTATATAACCAATCCGGCAAACTTCAAGAAGTATGTGTTGATGGTTGAGAGCGTTGATAAGCTTCAAGAAATGATCAACACAGAAGGTGCTGGTATATCAATGGAGCAGCATGCTAAAAACATTTTAGCTCAATTGGATAGAATGAAAGCTGAAAATCCTGATTTGAGTAAACTACCTGAATTCGGAGGATTAGTAAAACATTACAGCGAGTTGATGCAAGGAGGTCAACCACAACAACAATCAGCCGTTGTACAGCAACCTCAAGTAAGTGAACACCATCTTAATTCAAGAGAAGATAAGATAGCGTTTATAGCACAAAATGGTGGTCGTGATCAAGCATCCCTAGCGTCTCTTGGTGATGATGAGATTGATTCAATCTATCGCGAAACTGAGAGTGGAATGGGTATCAACGAGAGCAACTACAAAGAAGCGATGAAGACAGATTTAAAGGACAACGGAAAATCTGTTTCTAAAGATGCAACAGAAAAAGAGTTGGAGTCTAAGGAAGGATTGTTCAAGGGTAGATGGAATGAAAACCTAAATGAAAAAGCTGAATCAAAATCTCAACAAAGATTTATGGGTATGGTTCATGCAGCACAAAAGGGTGAATTGGAAAATCCTAGTTCAGCAGTGGCTAAGGCCGCAGACTCTATGTCAGATAAGGACGCAAAAGATTTTGCATCAACAAAACATAAGGGGTTGCCAAATCATGTGAAGGAAGATGAAATACCAGCACAAGGTGGTGAAGATATTTATGCAAAAATAGGTAGTCTTGTTTTACCTGATAGTGGTAAAAGACCTGAAGAAGTTGCAGAATTTGCTAAAGGATTCCTTAGAGATTTCATGAACAACATGAATCCTGAACAAGCATATAAAATTTTGAGTGATAATTTAAAAGAGTTGAACCTTGCAGAAGCAATGAACGGAAACACAGAACCAGACAAATTTCAATATTTTGCAGATACATTTGCAAACGGACAATTTGGTCAATTAAGACAATTATTATCAGACATAAGAAAGTCTGGTGAACTAAAAGAACTAAGAGTATATCTCGACGAATTAGGATTGGAAGATGCTAAGAATTGGGCGTTCGATAATCTTGCTGAAAGCATGATTGATGATCAACCAGATTCAATGGCTCGTACAATGGATTCTCCTGAATTGAACACATCTGGTACGGGTGGTGGTTCATCTTCATCATCTGCTTCGGTTAGTGAGAACGATCTTGATGTTGAAACACCAGCACAAGGGGATAGACAAGACCCACAAGCTGCTGCAGACGCTGCAAAATTCAGAGAATTTCTTAAGTCAAAATATGGTGTTGAAAGTGTTGCTGATTTAGCACCAGCACAAAAGAGACAAATCATGAAAGATTTGGCTGCTGCTAAAGCTGGATCAGAGCCAGTAGCACCTGAAGAAAAGCCCGATATGGATTTTAAAAATTTTGCTGCTACTGATGCACAAAGAGCAGAGTTCCAAGGAAAAGATAACAAGCAATTGAGTTTCGTTGCAGCAAACGATGCAAACATAAACACGTTGCAAGATTATGTTGCTCTTGAAAAACAATATGCTGAACAGAATGGCGAAAAAATGTTCCATCCTATGGCAATCCTTGCATCAATTCAAACAATGGCTCCCGACCAAAGAGCAAAATTCTCTAACGTAGAGAGAGTATTGACTTCAAGAATGAAGGGTGGTATTGAAGAATCAAAGAAAACGACAAAAAATAAAGGTATGAATGAAGAAAGATTAACACCTTCACAACTTAATTTACAGAACATCAAAAAAGAGACTGCTAAATTAACGCAGAAGGACATGGCCGATGCTGACGCTTTGAAGCAAGCAAAGGTATATCCAAACCCTGATGAATTCTACATCGAACAAGATGAGGATAAAATCCAAGACTTTAAGACTGCAGAAGATTTAGAGAAGGAGGCACTTAAGAAAATGGAGGAAAAACAAGCACTTCAAAATGCTGGTAACTCAACAAACAACAGTGGTAAAGAAATCACAAAAAGAAATCTTTCAAAAGAAGAAATGTTGAGATTAGCTATGGACAGAGGTGATGGTATGCATAACATTGTCTATGACAACAAGCCTTCTGAAAAATTTGAGAAGAGACTTGAAAAAGACATGGGCGAAGATCAATATAAATTAAGACAAGAAAAAATGGAATACAGAGAAGACGCACCTATGTACAACAAGGACACTCAACCCACAGATAAGGGTGAAGATACGTTGCAGGACAACAAATACAAGGTTGGTTACAACGAAGCATTTACTGGCAAGTATACCGATGACTATGGCAAGAGCCGATTAGTTGAATTCATCATTGGAAGCGTTGAAGAAGTTCCTCTTGTTGAAGAAGGATTCAAATTAAACCTTGAAGGTTTGGGTAACAAGTATACTGTGAAAATTAATGAGAATGAAATCTTTGCAGATGTTGTTAACAAATTTGATTACTACCTAGTAGAAAATAAGGTAGTTAAGGTTAAGGTTGGTGCTAAGAAGGAAGCGGCTAAGGATGCTGCAAGTGCTATCCTTGAAGACAGCATGAACAGAATGTCTAAATTGATTAACTACAAAGCTGGCGATTTTGTTAATTCTAAAAAATCACTCAAGTTCTAATATGAGCAAAGTAAGAGAGGTTAGCGACGAAGAATTACAATCACTACTGATCGATAGTGATAAACCGATATTCATTGATTTTTGGGCAGAATGGTGTGGGCCATGTAAAATGGTTGGGCCGGTTATTGATGAGTTATCAAATGATTTCAACTCATCAATGGAATTTGTAAAAGTTAATGTTGATGAGTATCCAAATTATGCTGCTCATTATGGGGTTAGAAGTATTCCAACATTCATTGTTATAAAAGACAATGAATTAGTATATCGTCACTCAGGTGCAGCACCAAAATCTTTCTTTGTTGAAAAAATTAGTTCATTGATAGGGTAAAACAGTTAAAAATATTTTTTCTAAAGAAGGTGTTTTTAAACACCTTTTTTGTTTTATATTGAGGTACAAAAGTATTTATTGGGGTAGGGGAATAAATTTTTATTTGAAAATTTGACACCATGAAAAACAACAAAGTCAGAATTGACACAGTGTATAAAGATAATGATGGATATAATGAAATAGAACTCATGAAAGAACTCAAAGCAAACAACGTCATCAAAGAGAGACTCGAACTTTATAGAGACTTCGTTGTCAATTTGATTTGCTATGCTCATACAACATACTTTGGTCGCGAATTTCTTAAGAAGAATGAAGACATCAAAGGACACTTTGATTGGGCATTCAATAAGGTGATTGCAGAATTTAAACAAGAAGGAATTAAGTTCCACCACACTGAAGAACTTCGTGAATACTTCTTTGAATACTTCACGCAGCAATTCTATAATTTTGACACCGTACCTCCAATAAAACAATATATGTCATTCTGGAATGACATCTTTAATGTTCACCCAAAAAAGCAGAAGAACATTATGAAGGTTTTGGTTGATTTATATCAAATTTTCGACAATTCTTTGGAGAATAAAAAAAGCTTGGTTGCGGCATAATAATGTTTGGATAATTCGATTATTTGGTTATATTTACACCTTAATAATCTTATTGTAACAATATATGTCAAAATGGACATTCGTATTATCAAAAACGATGTACTCACAGAGCTACGGAGTAAAATTTATTTTAATGAGCTTGAAATAAATAGATTATTTACATCAGAAGTGTGTTCACACAAGAAAACAGTCAAACGTCTAACCAAGCTGATTAAAGAAACTTCAAAATTTTATAACGCCATTGGCCTATTAGATCAATACGTTCCAGATAAGAAAATTGAGGCGGTACAGCCGGAAGTTCCACAATCAGAACCAACACAACCACAGTAAGCATGAGCCTAGAAGAGACATATCAATTGTTATTTATTTGTAGCACATTATATCTGCTATATCATACGTTTTTCTTTACATATAGATTGATTCGAAGAGTTCGCTATGGGTTAGAAACATCCTATGAAATAGGTAAGAGTGGTCTTGTGTTAATATGGATTAGCTTGAGTATATTCTTAGCATACCTGATTTAACGTCAAATGATCGAAATAGGAAATTTATCGGAAGCAGAAATCGAAATGCTCAAATTGCATTTTTTGGAAAATCGCATTATACAAATAAAGGATATACTCAAACCAATAGATGAGTATTTTTGGAAATTTGATTTTAATGCAGAGACTCAAACATATGAGTTGTTCTTGGGTGTACCAAAGGATTGGTTACACGACATGAAAATGGAAAACTATAAGATTGATCTCGTTAATGAAAATGAAAATGGGAAAATTGTAAAGATTGTCTTGTCTTCAGAAGAACATGTTGGCGACCTTGATGAGATGGTGCTTTTTGCTATCGACATCATTCAAAGGAATAACGCCATATTAGCAAAGATCAGAGAGAAGGAGAGTGAACTTCAAATCATGAAAGATAAAATGGTTGAAGTGCAAATGGCTCTTGATCGTGAAATTGAAAAATTGAAAGAAATCAAGAGTGGTAATGAACCAGAGGTGGAAGAAATAGATGATAGTATTGGCACTAATGAACCTGTTGAATGGAGTGCTGAGAAACTGGCGGCAGTACAGAATCATATCAAAACGGTGACTGAAAAGAAAAGGGCGAAAAAGGAAGAAACAAAAATAGAGACCACAGATACAACTTATGTTGCACCGATAAGTATGTCTCAAGAAGAAGCCGATAAGTTTGTTGAACTTGTTAGAAATGGAAAAGGTTGAGAAAAAGATTGCAATCGATGCCAAAAAAATAAAGCAAGCTAATTTCGAAATAGAGAAAGCACACTATAATGAGATTGAGCTAGAAAAAAAAACTATAAATGAAGAACTTGAGAGAAGTAAAAGGTATTTAGTTGAAGAGGTACTTCAAGATGGGGAATCTCTACTTGCAGAGATAGATCGCAAGGAAAAGAAATCATTCTTGAGTAGGCTTATAGACTTCATATTCAAATGAAAATCACATTCAACATTGATGAAGAAATTAACAAAATTAAAACCGGAGACACAGTATTGATTGCTGGCTTATATGGTAAAAATTTTTCATTCATCAACAACAGATGTGGTATAATTAAAGCAATCTTCGTTAGAGTTGAAAATGGTGTTGTCATCCCTCTTGCAAATGTTGCCATGCTCGATACTGGCATGGAGTACATCATAAACTTCGATTTCATCTATAGTCTCAATTTCAATAGAATAGTAGATACTCCATCACAACACATTTTCACTATTGAAAATCCTTTCGTTTACTACGTTCGTAGAAAGAACATTAAACACACCATGCATTTTCAAGATGAGATCGGGCAATGGATGGGTATCGGTGTGGATAAAAATAGCAAATCTCACGTTATATTGCTTTCTGGTATCAATTAATTTCATATATTTGTTGTTCAAATAGCAACAAATGACAAACTACTCGTACACAAACATTTCAAAGACTCTTTTTCTTGATATAGAGTCAGTAAGAGAATACCCCACTTTTGAAGAGTTTCTTAAGCACAAAAACTTTGACAACTGGAAGAGGGTTGCAGCAAAATATTATGCTGACGCACTTAAAGATGGTGAAGACTTGACCGATGAGCAGATATACTATAACAAGTCTGCTCTGCATGGTGAATACGCTAAGGTTGTTTGTGTTGGTTTAGGTAAGGCTGCAATTAACTTGTCAGAGACACCGATTATCAGCGCAAAATACAATGACTTCACGTCACATAATGAGGCATATATTTTGAACATGCTTGCCAAACAACTTGAAAAGTTATACTTGGAAGAACCGGGAACATATATTTGTGGGCACAATATCATTGAGTATGACATTCCGTTTTTAATCAAACGGATGATCAAACACAAAATCAAAATACCTCAAATCTTTGTAAATTTTTTGAACGCAAAGCCTTGGGATGTTAAAATTATTGATACTATGAAAGACTGGAAGATGAACACCAGCAAGATCGTATCACTTGATGTTATCTGTGAGTTCTTGGGTATACCCACATCCAAAGATGGTGAAGTTAACGGAAAGTCTCTTGGTAATCATTACTGGTCGAATCAAAATATTTGGACTCCAAATGATCGAACTGCTGATCCAGTACTAGCATCAATCGCCGAATACTGCAAGAAGGATGTAAGAAATGTCGTTGAAATTTGTGCATATTTAGCAACAGTTTAAAAATATTTGGCTTGGCGTGGCGAGAGGCTTTCAGGGAAACTTGAAGGCCTTTTTTATTCTAATGGTTAGTATTTATAAGAAACACAACACTATGTCAGAAGCAAATAAAAACACAGTAAAAACGCTTTCAATCGTTTTAGGGGCGTTTGGAGCATATTGGGCATTTGCCGAATTTGTACCTGAAGGTACTATAGCAAAAACCGTAATGGCCTACCTAATGGGTGCTGCTCTCATATTCGGTATCGTCTTCTTTACCGGTCTCGGAAATCCAATAAAGAAGCTCTATAGAAAAATCAGAGGCATCAAATAATGTTGCTTTCATTTCTCATAGCGTTTGTTCAGAGAGTAATGTCCGGAGCCGTAAATGGGTTTGGGTATGCTAAAAATTTCTTTTGGCTACATGTCGTTTCTGCAGCTATGATTGTACTCCCGTTTTTGATGGATACTCCCCACAACTGGTTCTTCTACGTAATCATTCCAGCCTATATTATCTCAGTAGCAATGAAGGTCGTTAGCTTTGACGACCAGATTAAGGGGTGGATAGGCAAGTTTAAAGACATCCACCTTTGGGAAAGCATTGTGACCGGTCTTTTTACGCTATTCCTTGCCCTTACGGGGCACAATCTCTTGATGTTGGTATTCTCGGTCTATCCGGCTCTAATCGTCCATAAAGGCCTTATAAACATCGGTAGCAAGCTCTCCTTTTTTGCTGAAGCCACAGACGATCCTACAGGTAAAACCTACGGAATTCCTCTTCTAAAAATTAAGATAAAAAGATCAGGTACTAAATTCAGATTGATCCTAGCTGGCCTATCGATTGTGGGCGCAGTACTGGTCTACTTATTGGGGATCAACATTAACTTGTCATTAGTTTAATCAAAATGACCATGAAAAAAATACCATTAAGTCAATTATCAATTGAGGATAGAATTTCCGCTAAACAAAGTGGTATAGTTTTAAATGATCGTTATCCATATCCTCCATTTAAAATGGAATATGTGTTTGAATCAGATTTGAAGAAAGTAAAATAATGATTTGGTGTTATTTTACACCATCATTTACTCCCTCACTTACACCATCATTTTAAAAGAAAATCTTGATCGACAACAATCTTGATTGGGCCAATAAGATCGATATTTTTAAATGACTGCTTCATTATCTGGTCAACGAATTCATTCGCAAAAAATTGATGTACTTCCATGCTGTCTGAAGGAAGATTGAGCACAACCTTATTTGTTGATATTTGCACGAATTTAACATTTAGACGTGCGGTGGTTTTCATGTATTTTTTCATACCTCTAATGTAATGGTTGATATTTTATTACTGTCGACAACAGCAGAGATAACATAATCTGGTTGAATCTCGTGGTTTTGTTCTATGATGATCAATTTTCTGACTTTGGTCTTTATGATCTTAATGAACTCCAAAAACTCATCAACACTTTCCTCCTTCAATTTACCCATAACTTCGTCAAGCATAAATAAGCTCGGCTTCGATTTTTGATTAATCTCATTAAGAGCAACCTTTAGTGAGATACTTGAGAATGTGCGTTCCTTACCTGAACCACCAAGACATTCGATGACGGCATTTGGGTGTGTCGCATACGACATCTTAAGTCTCAGATCAACCTCATCAAGCCATACGTTGAAATCAACCGGTTGTAAAAAGTCGGATAATGTGTTGTTGATTTTTGGGAGAAGATAGTTGCGCAAAATTTGTGTTGGTACACCGTCTCTATGAACACAATCCATATAGATGTCCATTACTCTATCGTCCTTCTCTTGCTGGTTAAATCTTTTGATCAAATCTTTTTTGGATATGATTTGTCTTGTGTTGAATGAGATGTCTCCTTCGGCCTGACTCACTAACGACATTGATGAGTCGCGATCTCTTTTCAAGTTATCAAGAACACTGTCATGAGTAGACACGATCTTTTCTATTTCTTTGTTTTCGCGGATTTTATCCTGAAGCTCTGTGTACTTTTCAATTTTAGATTCATCAGAAGCTATCTTAAGGAGAAGATTTTCAATCTTTACCGGAAATGAATTAAGCTCTGCGGAGAGCTTTTCCCTCTTTTCCGCCTCCTGCTTGTCGTTATTTAATTGACCAATTTCAACGGTGATACTTTCAAATCCAATTGACTTGTTACTTATTGTTTGTTCAATATTAGCAATTGATTTCTTTAGTTCCTCAATTTTGAGTTGGAAACTATTGTCTGCTGCTTTAAGCTTTATTTTATCGGCAATAGCATACATCTCTGTACTTATCTCTTGAATTTTCTTTTCAATATTGACTATTGTCTCAGCACTTTTTTCTTGACCACATGTTGGACAGTTTTTGCTGTTTGTTAATGTAGCGATCTCGTCTTTCTTTGATTTACCATCTCGCTTCATCATCTCAATTTCGCCATTGTGTTTATGGTGTAACGACATGGTTTGCTCAATGGCAAGTCTATGTTGGTTAATTTCAGTTCTTAGCTTGAATTCTTCGTTCTTATGATTATCTCTCTCTGAAATAAGAGTAGCTAATCTGGTTGAGTCATAGGTTCCCTTCAAGGAATTAATGATGGTATTTAGTTGATCTTCTTCCTTTTGCAGGGCTATGATTTGCTGATTATATGTGGTAATGTTTTTTTGTAATGATTGAATATCAAGCTTTGCAATACTTTGATCTATTTGATGAATCTTTCTTAACTCTTCAGATTTTTTGTCTTGTGCTCTTTTTATATCATCATCGATATTTTGAACTAATGCCTTGGCGTTAGTAATTGCCTCATTTTTTCGAATAATCTGTCTTTCCAATTCCGCAATAGCCAATGCCTCATTCTCAAGATTGCATACAACACGATCCTTTGCTATAAGCTCTTTTTTATAGAGTTTAAATTCTTTCAGTCTTTGATCAAAAACATCCAACCCCGAATCAGCAAGGATAGCATCAAGAAATTCAGAATTGTCTGTAGTCAGAACTGTATTCAATGAATCCGCCGTAGTCAAGGTTATGCGAACAAAATTATCATACGTGCCAATAATCTCATCAATGCGCTTTTGTGTTTTGATACGATCACCTTCGTTAAGTTTGTTTAGATCGTTTTCTTCAGTGAACTTATCATCAGGTGAGTTTAATTTAAAATAGTTAACAACAGTGCTTGCCTTTGAAATCTCACCGTCTTTGCTTCTTGAAATACTTGTAACACGCTTAATACCGTAATATTCACCACTGCACTCAATGATTAATCCACCTTCACAGCTATTTGCGTTTGATCGATTGTTAACAAATCTGGCATCACCATTCTTCTTCCTAGAGTCAGTCTCGATAGTCTTGCCGTGTTGAATGTATGAAAGTAGTTGTATTATGGATGACTTACCGGCAGTATTCTTACCTGTTATCTGGTAAAGACCGTCCATGTCTCTCCAATCAATATCTACTGACTTTATGTTGCGGAAATTACGACCCCAAAACTTAACGATAGACCATTGTATGTTAGTTAAGTGCTCAATCACAAGCCTAGACTCAACTATTTCATCTAATTTAAGAACGGCTTCAATTATATCGTCTTCATGACCAATCTTTTTAAGGTAGTCAGTAAAGATGGTGTGAAGAACCTCTCTCTTTGTGATGTTTTCAAAAATGCTGATCTCTTGGGAATCGATCTTGTTTTCTTCGACAAATTCGTTTTTATGTTTATAAGAAAGGGGTGAAAATTTATCAGAAAGATATTTCCATAACTTTCTCTCGTTCTCCGTATTTTTTATTGCTGGTAGAGTTTGCCACTTAACCCTAATTGAGGGCTTAGGTGAGATATTTGGAATATCAATGTTTAGTGAATCAAAATCTGTAAATCTGTTAACAACAACCGTGTGAAAATTGTAGTTGTTTTTGACTCTGATGGCTTGATGCTCTCCATTTAAAACATTCCACATTATGTAGCCGTGGAATTCATCATCTCCTTCAGAATAGTTCTGTGCTATAAGTGATCCTGAGTATGCCTTAGTCTCACCGATGAAATATTGGTGCTTATGAATATCACCAAAGAATGAAAAATCGCCCTTGAATTCGGAGAGTGATCGATATGTTTTGCTTTCAAATTCATATCCATTTGGATCAACACATCCGTTTATTGGATCATGAAATAAATCGATATAAATTTTTGTTGGGTCTTTTACAAAATCTTTTGGCCAAGGATTGTTTCTCTTCTCACCATGCTTCCAAACACACCACACAATATTGTCGTCGCTAAACATAGCACTAGTATTGAGATACGTAATGCTTGAATTTGCGATAGACTCAACGATAGCCTGAATTGAATCAATCCTATTGTGTGCCGCTTTCAATATGTCGTGATTACCGCGAGTAATAACTACCGGAGCGATCTTTGTCAGTGCATTCAAAAATTTCGTAACCAACACAAGGAGTTCGCCCTCAATCTTGATATAGTCGTTGAATAAATCACCAACTATTACAATTCTGTCTGGTTTCTGAGAACGTAACGAAATAATCAGTTCGTTGAATACGTGTTTGTATTCTTCGTGTCGCTTGATTGATTTGTGTATATGAATGTCCGCAAGGTGAGCAATCTTTACAACCATTGACTAGTACTTTTTACCGTGGAGCTTATTTCTAGTCGCATTGAAGTTCATCTTGTGACGAATGTGATACTCAAGGTCGACGTTCATCTTGCCAGCAAGATCAAATAGTCTGATGATGGCATCCGCCATTTCATCCTCAAAGGAATCCTTCAGATTTTCTTTGAAAGCTGCAACATAACCCTCTTCGGTAAATGTCTCTGTGTTGTGAAGAAATTGATTGAACTTCTCCTTGTTGGCGTACTTGTCTGTACGGTCGGCTTCGAGTGCTTCTCCTAATTCAGAGGTAACTAGCATTAGCTTTTCCCCCAAATTCCACTCCTTATCCCAAAATCCTTTTGTTACTGCTGTATTGTGCGCTTCAGCAATCGCTTCATTAATGTGCATCTATATCATTGTTCATGATAAGATTATTTCTAATGGCCTATTGACCTGTAGAAGCAAACATACCCAAATATGGGTCAATTAGCAAACGAATTTTCGTTATTTATTTCTTGAGCGGGTTGCTCGTATGGTTCTTGGGGTCGTCCGTCACGGACTCCACGGCGGGAACGTTCTCTTAGAACCTCAATCGGAATTTTATCTTCTTCAAGCTGTGCTCTGTAGTTATTACAAAGAGAGCAACAAAGTATATACTCTTGCTTTTCGGTATTTCGTAACGGATTGTAACGCGAATATTTGTGGTCTATCGTTGCTGTGTTCGGCGGAGTTTTGAGACCCTTTAAATTGAGATCATCAATAAGAATTGTTTCAACACCACAATACTGACAGTGTGGGTTTTTAAGCCACATTTTTAGTTTGTAGTATCGGAGATATATTTGTTCGTTTCTCCGCTCTTGTTTTTGATGCATTGCCACTTAACGCAAAGATGGTGTGTTTGGACTTGTTTTTATAAATTCGTCGCATTTGCGAAGAATAAAATCGTCGTAACTTTCTGTTGTGGTATAGGGGATAAACAGAAACTTCTTCTGTACCGGTTGAAGGTCGTGAAGTATACCAGAAGGAAGCACACCCAAACATTGTAGCAATGCTTCCATACCTCCCAACCATCTATTCTTGTCGGAACTACGTAGTTGTACTTGTGATTCTGGTCTCATATAGAACATATAGGTTCTATACAGATTGCGTAATGCTGATTCTGGCTCTTCCATGACACATTATACGTAAAAAAGGAACCGTTTGTTTAAAAAAATAGAAATTTTTCTAGGATAATTCTACTAAAAAACAGTGAAAAAAAGCCAAGTAATGGTCTAACATAGAACATCACCGTTATTAAAATTATCAACAAAAACAGTAAAAAAAATACCTTATAGTCTGGCGGTATTGGTGCACGAAGCTTCTTCATCTCTCATTTCTCCTTTCTGTTGATAAATACAAATCAACGTGCCAGAATGTATGGAGATGCAAAAATTTATTCTCTTAATTTCTCTTCAGTACGTTGATTAATTTCTTCTCGCAGTGTTACTATTTTGATGAGTGTCTCATCAACATTTTCGGCAGCACTTAATTGAAACATACTCTCAAGAATGGCCATAGCCTCAAGCTCTTCAAGACCCCCAATATTGTCATTACCGGTAACGATCTCGCGCTGGCGTTGTTCAAGTCTTATTTGAACTAGTCTTTCTTTTTTTTGGTCGTCAGACATGCCAACTACTTTAGTTAACATACCCTTAATTGATGAAAACATAGAATATTTTCTCAATTATACGAAAATTTTTCCACTTTTGTTTAATTGGAGGAATTTCCTTATTTTTGTCTTATAAACCGGCTGGCATGAATATCCTATTCCTATTTCTATCGCATTACATTGCTGACTTTGTTTTTCAGTCAAGAAAAATGGGCGAAAATAAAAGCACCAGTTTCAAATGGCTTGTCATGCACGTTATAGTATATGGCGCGACAATGGGCATATTAACAGCACCTCTCTTTTCAAATTTTGATCTTTATCTTATTTGGTTTGGTGTTAATGTCTTTTTACATTTGGGTACGGACTTTATAACCAGCAAACTGAGCGGCTATTTTTACCAAAAGAAAAACATGCGAATGTTCTGGAATGTAATTGGAATCGATCAAACAATTCATTTCCTGACGCTATACTATAGCTACCAACATATAAATGGGTAAGATTAAAATTTTCAAATCGTTAGATGAACAAACAACTGACGATAAATTCAAAGGGAGCTTTGGCCTTGGAACGATTCAATACGTTTCTTGGGAAACCATAATGCCATATGTTGAGCATTGTATCACAAAAGATGTTAACGACAAAGTTGAGGGAATTAAAATCGACGAAAAGGGAATACACGTTAAAATAGTTAAAAATGAAAGTAGAAGATAAAGTCGAGGTTGAAATTTCAAAAAAGGAATTAACCAAAATAATTATTGATTATTTGAGGGAGAGAGGTATTGGGACAGACGACATATGCTACAATGTTAAAAATGTCTACAGTGGTGGATATGGAGATCGTGATGATGGTTCTCCTGAACTGGTTAGTGTTAGTTGTGTTGGTAAACGAGTATGAAAAAAAAAGATGATGATTTCATCGACAAGAGAATTGAGGAAATGATTTCTGAGGAACAGAACCTTGAGAAAAAGATATTTCTTCAAAATAGTTTAACTAACATGTCGCCAAGCGAAAGAATAACCTTTATTCTTAGGAGCATTGATCAAAACAAGAAAGAAAAAGATAGTAGGTCACCATTTCAAAAATTTTATTGGGATTGTAATTCGGTCGAACGAGTTTTTCTTACGCTTGGTATGATTGGTAGTTGTATATACCCAATAGTGTTAGTGATGGCAATTAAAAATCCATCATATGAAGGGTTGATTGGTGCTATCTCAATAATGATGGTAATCACAATAACGGGATTTTCAATTAGTAAAATTATGAAGAATGAAAGACGCAACAATTGAGGTGATCGGTGCAATACTGCCGCACCCAAATGCAGATAGATTAGACCTTGCAATGATATTGGGATACCAATGTGTTGTCCAAAAGGGATTATACAAAGGTGGTGAAACTATAGTGTACATCAGACCCGATTCTTTATTGCCGATAGAGAAATGGACTGAAGACTATCGTAAGTATTCTCCCAAAAGAATCAAAGCAGTAAAACTTCGTGATCAATGGAGTGAAGGAATTATTGTGCCGTTTGAAATCCTTCCGGACAACATAAGAGAGCACCTTCCAAAATTTGAAGTTGGCGACGATGTGTCTGCGTTGATTGGCGTTACTCACTATGAGCCACCAGCACCTAACGACATTCAAGCAAAGGGTGGTCTTCCTTTTGACATTCCTAAAACGGATGAAGAGCGTTGGGAGAACTATAGTGAAGGTAAATTACCATATGGTGAATTGTGTGATTTCTTCTTGAAATTTGATGGACAGAGTGCAAGCTATGGTGTAATTTTGGAGGATATGAGATTTATCATCTTGGGACGCACTCTTGAACTCCACGAAATCTTCACCAATAACTACACGGCCAATATTGAAAGATATGATTTGAAAAATAAGTTGCTTAAATTTTGTCAGGAGAATGGAGTATCACTTTGTCTTCGTGGTGAGAGTTATGGTGAAGGTATACAATCCTTTGAATTGAATCCACAAGCAAAGTTGCCAAAAGGATGGGCATTGTTTTCAGTGTACAACATCAAAGAACGAAAATACGAAAGAAAGGGGAGCGACCTGTATTTTGTTAATGTTGCAAAAAAATTGGATTTGCCATTTGTTGATATGGTTGAAGAGAATGTTATTCTGACAAAAGAGTTGATTGAAAAATACTCCACGGGGATTACTGAGATAAATGGAAAGCCATTTGAGGGTGTTGTCGTACAACATGCGAATGGAAGCTTCAAGATCATAAACAAGTATTATGACTCTAAAAAATAAACAGAGGCCTAAGCGCAAGAGGATTACGAAAGGGTATCTCTTCTGGAAGGAAGAATGGTACTCTATCTGTAGTCGACACTACGACAACAATCCGCTGTGTGATCTTTGTAACACCGGTCGTTGGTGTAACGTGTGGTTAGGCGCTGCTGGTCATGTTGTATTCAAATGGTTTCCGAAACTATGGATATGGTGGGCAAACTTACCATTCAAGAAAAAGAATTTTTTAAACTTTACCAAACTAAAATGAACCGCTTAAAAAAAACCGTAGAAAAACTTTTGTTTGATTCGAAAGGAATACTTGTATTCTTTTATTTCGGATTGATCATTGGAATGTGTTGTTATGCGTGGGTGTATGGTAAGGAGGTATATCATCTTCTTATTGAAGTAAACAACTACAGTAAGGAGACAATGATGTTGGGTTTGCTTGAACTCGTTGATATGGTTATGATCGCATGGCTGGTCAGATCAATCATAACGGGATCATACAATTCTGCAGTCTCTAAAGATCATGGGTTTACGGGTGAGAACATTTCCAGCGGATTGCTAAAAGTCAAAATGAGTACGTCTATGATAAGTGTCAGTACGATATTGATGCTTCAGTCTTACATCAATGCTGGTCATGTAACGTGGGACTATCTTTTAAAGCAAGTTATGGTTCATATGGTTTTCTTGGCTACTGGCGTTGTCTTAGCGTATGCAGAATACCTACACGATCTTGGTGATTCAATCAATCCACATGATACTGATGGCGTAAAACCACATCGGAAAACTGACAACCACTAATGGGAGACAAAATTATTATAGTCGATAATGAAAATGAGGCAATGCATAACAGAAGAGAATTGCATATGGCTGATTATGTGTTTTATGTGGGTGAAACATACCGTCCCACAACCTCTATTATTGTAAATGTGTTAAAAAGTAGAACACACACATTAGAGGTTCTCCACGTAGTCGTTAGAAATATTGCTGAAAGATATAAATATCTTTATGAGGTGTCGCTTTTTTGTGAGACTATTTTAACGAATGGATCGTTGAACTTTAAAGCTTATTTTGAAAAAGAAATTAGTGAAGCGTTGTTTCTTCTTGATTTCAGAAAATGGACGAAGCAGGAGGATGAGTATAAAAGATTGGAGATGGAGCCATTTCAGTATAGGGGAGGTAGATAATATATGAAACAGTACGACACGATAGATTATTATGGAGACCATTGGGGTTTACCAGTACTTGCTTTTGATAAGCTAGACGGATCGAATATACGTGTCGAGTATTCTCATAAGCGCGGATTTTATAAATTCGGAACTCGAAAGATGATGATTGATCAGAACACTCAACCGTTTGGTGTTGCTGTCAATTTGTTTCTTGAGAAGTACAACGAATCCCTCTCAAGAGTTTTTAAAAGCAAAGAGTATCGAAACATTCTTTCTTTTGTTTGCTTTGCTGAATTCGTCGGAAAGAAGTCTGCCTTTGGTATGCACGACTTTCAAAACGATACTTTCGACATCGTGTTGTTTGATGTTGACCAATATAAGAAGGGTTTTATACCGCCAAAGCAGTTTGTCAAAGATTTTGTAGAGTGTGGTATTCCACGGATAGTATATGAGGGTAATTTGAACCGAGAGTTTGTCGGCAGAGTAAAAGATAACGACTTCAATCTTTCAGAGGGTGTGGTGGCGAAGGGTTTAATAAAGACAAAGAAGGGTGTGCCACAAATATACTCCTGTAAGATAAAAACCAACGATTGGTTCGAGAGACTAAAAAATAAAAGCCCGGAAATGTTTGATGAAGAAATCAAACAAGTTAACTTAGCCGCTGTATGACATTCACTCCCCATGATATAAATGATTTGTTTCCTCTTGCAGAGAATGAGGTTTTAGTGTTCTCTTCAAATATTGAAGGAAGGCATGGAAAGGGTTTGGCGTTACTTGCTCTACAAAAAGCCGGAGCTAAATATGGACGAGCGAGAGGTTTGCAAGGACAATCATATGCTATTGTGACGAAGGATTTGAGGCTCGGTGAGCGATCTATTTCATTAGAGGAAATTAAGATCGACGTTTTAAAATTTTATGAATTTGCCACCGAAAATTCAAACCTCAAATTTTATGTTGGTAAAATTGGATGCAGTCTTGCTGGTTATACTGTTGAAGAGATGGCATCTGTTTTTCGTTCCATTGAAGTTAGACGACCGAATAATGTAATTTTACCTGTAGAATTTTCCTATCCGTGATTGTACACTTCAAATCCATAGAGCATAAATTTTTATCTAATTTCTACAAGGTAGATGTTGAGTATGATGGTGTTATTTATCCCTCAAGCGAACATGCATACATGAGCGCCAAATCTGACGAAGAAGTTGAAATTGATGGAAAAACCTACAAATGGAAGGAATTTTGTCAAAATTCAACAATAAAACCGAGCAAGGTAAAGGGTGAAAGTAGATTTTTAACTTTAGTTGATCAGTGGGATGAAATTAAGGTTGAAGTTATGTATCTTTGCTTGGTGAGCAAGTTCCGACAGGAACCGCTCAGGAGTAGACTACTGGCGACAGGACTTCAAAATATTCAAGAGGGTAATTGGCACGGAGACACCTTTTGGGGTGTTGACTTGCGGGTTAATCCTAATGTTGGTGAGAACAATTTGGGTAGACTATTAATGCGTGTAAGAGATGAGCTTAGAAGAGGCAATTACTAGATCGGAAAAACTTCGTGCTACGTGGGGAATGGACATTCATGTAATGAATGACACTCCTGAAGGTGAAGAAAATTTTGAGCGTGGTTATTTTTGTGTGCTCGACATAAATCTTTACATTTACACCAGACACAACTACTCAAAAAATCATAAGGTGTATCATAGCACTTCACAAATCATTTTTGAACTAAAAAAATTGTTTGCGTGAAAATAATCTACGTAGACATCGATGGGCCACTAGCAACTGATGACAGTGCTAAAATTGTGGAAAAAACAAAGTGGCATCCGAAACTCTATCGTATGGATTCAAAATGTGTGACTGTATTAAATGAGATTATTACAGAAACAGGGTGCGAATTGGTTGTTTCTTCAGATTGGAGAGTTCATTTTAATCTAACCGAACTTGGTGAAATATTCGAATGGAATGGTGTCATCAAAAAACCGGTTAATGTAACGCCACAGGAATGTATATCTTTCAGTGACAAAGCAAGGAACAGAATACATCAAATCAAATTATCAATCAATGAAATTAAACCCGAAAAATGGGTTAGCATTGACGACCTTCCATTAGGTCAGCAGTACTACAGTACTGGTCTACCATGCTTTGTTGAGTGTGAGCCAATAGCTGGAATTAGTCGTGAGGGAATCAAAGAGTCGATATTAAAGTTTTTGAATTAAACAAAAGCGATACATGTACGGAGGAAAAAAAAGACCACAAATTGTAAGTAGTGGCACTGTATCAACACAATCTGACCAATCGGAGGCACCAATACCAGTCGATAAGCAGAACAATCTTGTTGACGATACACCAAAATTCATTCAATGGAGTACTCGCGGTAGCAATCTCTATTATCCCGAATTCCAAATCCAGTTAACTCCGGAGATACCAACAGGGTATTATTCAATAGCATATGATGGAAATGTTGGAAAGTATTTCGTAAGAAAAACTCATTATATCACCGATAACATCTTGGAGTTACCAATGACAGAAACGGGAGATATTATCAAGGACATTACAACATTTTGGGACAATGAAGATAAATTTCATGAGTATGGTCTCACCTATAAAAGAGGTGTTCTTATGTATGGCCCTCCGGGATGTGGCAAATCTCACATAATACAACTTATCATTAAGTATCTAATTAATGATCAAAAGGGTGTTGTTTTCAAAATAGAAACTGCAGATGATGTTCAGAACTACAGTAACTTCATGCAATCAACGTTCAAAATAATTGAAAACAATAGAAGGATTGTTACCATTATTGAAGATATTGATGGTCTCTTCCAGTCCGGTAAGGCGACTGAGACTCTTCTTTTAAATATACTTGATGGGATGGGACATATGGATAATATCGTCTATGTGGCAACGACAAACCATCCAGAAGAACTTGAAGATCGCGTCATCAATAGACCCTCAAGATTTGATAGAAGATACAAAATTGACTTGCCGAATGACGCTGTTCGAAGATTTTATTTTGAGAACACACTAAAAGAAAAAGATTTGAAAACTATTGATCTTGATCTTTGGGTTAAAGAAAGTGACAAACTATCAATTGCGCATTTGCGGGAAATTATTGTATCCACAATCATTTTGGGAAATCCATTTGAAAAGACTATGGCCATGATGAAGGATTTAAACGAACATAAGCCAACATCAAAAACTTTTGGTGGTAAAGGACGTATTGGATTTGGCAGCTAAACTGAGATCAAAATGAGCATAGCGGACGGAGACGGGAATGTATACACAATTCAAAAGCCCGAAGAACTTTTAAAGACCATTGATAAGGACAGTATGTTGTCTGTATTACAGACCACATATGTTGCAAAATGCACCAATGAAAATATTTCTGCTATGATCAAAATGGGGCTGATCGAAAGAGTTAATGGTGATGCAAATGAAGATGTGTTTGCAACCTCATTGGGTGAGGGTGTTGAATTTCTTAAAGCTCATTTGATTGAAGTTTTTAATATTGAAACAGTTGAGGCTGCAATTAAGGAGGCTCACGAGAATATATACGGTAGCAATGAGAGCGAAAAATAAGTCAATACTCTCTGTAATGTTTGTATCTCTAATCATGCATTCACTTTGCTGTGTCATGCCGGTGGTCTGTTTTTTTATAGGACTAACGAGTGCTGGTCAGTTTTTTGGCGCTTTTCACAGATACGAGAGCATTTTTATCGTGCTTAACTTGGTCTCAATTGCGTTCGGATACTATATGTATTACTTGCACAAATATTCGACCTGTAACCACAGACATTGTCACCCAAATAAAAAACCTTTTTGGATTATTAGTGGAATATCACTATTTTTAATGGTTCTTCCACATCTTTTAACCCGCTAATATGCAACGCGAAATCGAAAGAAAATTTTTGGTATCTCCTGAGAATTTTTCTCTAACCAAAGATGGAATGTTAATTGCTGAACTTAACATCACACAAGGTTACCTATCAAAAGTTGCTGGTCGAATTGTTAGAGTTCGACATACAGTATCAGCTACAGCATCGGTTGGTAAGAAAACCTCATCAGCTAAAATGACTTTTAAATTGAAGGATGGTGCTGATAGTGGTGTTGGTATTGATGAGTATGAATATGAAATTCCGGAGAATGATGGAATTAACATACTCAAGCATTGCGAAGCTCCATTAATCGAAAAAACCAGATACCTCATTCTAAAAGAAAATTCGCTGTGGGAGGTTGATGTTTTTCATGGGCATAAAGAGGGACTTATTGTCGCAGAGATTGAGTTGAAAGATATTAATGATCCTATTGATATGCCAACGTGGATCGGCGAAGAAGTCACAGGAGTCAAAGAGTACAGTAACGCAAACATGTAATGAAAGAACATTATGTCTATTTTGAAATCTTCGGGAAGAAGATGAAAGTGAGAGTCAAAACAGATTCTCCGATTGAGGCAACGACACACGTGAAAAACTCCGTGAAGATAATAAAGGTAGAAGAAGCAAAACCTGAGCAATCCAAATCCAAGAGTGATTTTATTGATGACCTTCTTAAAGATATGGGTATGGAGGGTTTTGATGATTTCTTTAAAAGAAAATAAACAACAACTACACATATGATTCTAGGTTTTATTGGGGACATCAATAACGATACCCACAGAGTTCTTCTAACTCGTCTTGCCAATCAAAAAATCAACTTCAGAAGTACCAAATCAACACAAAGTCCAAGCCAGTACACGATTCTCTTTGAGACAGAATCGGACTACAAGAATGCACAGAAGGTTGCTAAAGTCATGGCAGCAACCTTTATCGAAAAGATACCCTTATTTGACACAATATGAGCACCAAAATTTACAATGGATATAAATTCAAGAAAGCAACGTCCTTGAATGAAATCCATAGCTTTTGCCACAAACTTCGTGACAAGGTAAAACCAATTGCCGAAAAGCTTTATTATCAACAATTCATAAATGAAGCAGTTGGACTCTACGACAAGAACCAATATGGATTCTATGAAGAATCCATGTACTTTGTGAACAAAGAAGGAAATAAAGAATTGTTTTGGGGAATTGATCGTTATATGCACATCAGGATGAACCACATTAAGGCAACAAACCAAAGAGACCCTGAAGTGGATTTTGGATTCAGCATATCAATTCTTCCACTCAAGAAGCGTAAAGATGTGTTAGTTCTTTTGTACACAGAAAAAAGAGAACTTGCTAATGTCTTTAAGAAACTACCAGAAGTCGAGGATTATCATTACCAAAATCAATCAGACAAACCCAACAACATTTCAGAAAAGAAATGGGATCAAAGAAGATCAGATTGGGATGATGCGTTGGGTGGTGACGGACATAGTACGCCTATGGAATGTGGATTCACCTATCAACCATATTCAGAGAATAGGTTGTCATTATTCTGGATGGAAGACAAAGAAAAGAAAAAATTGAACAAACTTTTCCCATCATTAGATGAACGAGCTAAAGTTATCGCCAGAAACCTCATGAGTAAAGTATATGAGGAAAAAAATCCTCTACCATCATTGCCGGAGGATGCAACCAAAGAGCAAAAGGAAGAGCGTTATAGTGAGTTAAATAAACAGTACTGGATGTACATTGATTACATGAAGTCTGATGAAGGTAAAAGGGAAACTGCTATACAGCATGAAATCGTAAAACCAACTCTTCGTCCATTCAATGAAATCGGCGATCTTCGTATACAAATTGAGTTTCATGAGAAGATAAAATCGGTACTTGAAAAGCCGGAGGGCGGAAAACCGTACTGGCTGAGAGAAAGATAATAGGATAAACAACAGACTGGAAACCCTGATTTTAGCACAAAATCAGGGTTTTTTAATTTGTATCAAATTTTGCGTATATTTGATGGGTATTTATCATAAGAAATTATCTCATTGTTTAAGAGGGTGATATTATGATAACAAAGCTAAAGGAAAAAATTAAGGAGGCATTTGCAAAACACAAAAAAAATGTGGGATGGTTGTTACTTGGTGCTGCGTTTATTCTTATCGTTTCTTTTGTGAGTAACAAAACCAACGACGAATTGATGGGGACAAATAAGGAGTTAAGAACTGAAATGCTTCGAGATAAAATGAGAATCGAATTGATGTACTACATCATCGGCATACAGGCAGACTCTTTATCGATGTACAAAACAAGATTGATTAATTGTCAAGAAACACAAATAACCAATGAAGGTAGTAGAACGAAATAGAATAGCAAAAAAAATCGTTGACGACATCGTGAAGGATTTACTTGAAAAAACTGAACTTGGATTAGTAGCAGATAATTGGGATGATGGAGACGACGATGATAAAAAGGAAGCAATCGAAAGATGGATGAATATAGTGAAACGACATATTGTCGTTGATAATAAATAATTTTATGATAAACATTGAAATACTGTTAAGTCCAGAAACAGAACTGGAAAAAAAGATCGTTAGAGATCAAGAATTTATTCGTGGTGCCCTTTTCGGCAAACCACGCCCCGGACACCCCGAAGGTGAAGTAGCACACCACATTGCTGAGGTGCTTTTAAACATTGAAAAGTATGCCACACCCGATGATCGTGCAGAACTAAGACTAGTGGCGCTAATTCACGATACATTCAAGCATAAGGTTGACAACACAAAACCGAAATTTGGTGCAAATCATCATGCAATGATTGCACGTAGGTTTGCTGAAAAATACAAACTAAATGACGACATTCTTGATGTTATCGAATTACACGATGAAGCATATAATGCTTGGTCTGTTGGATTTAGGAAAAATAATTGGAGAGAGGCTGAGAAAAGAATCGAAAGATTGTTGTTGCGTCTTACTGACCAAAACTATTCTCTCTACAAAAAATTCTATAGATGTGACAACGAAACCGGCGATAAGACACAAGAAAACTACAAATGGTTTTGCAATTACGTTGGTGAGTAAGAAGAAACATAGAAATGGGGTCGTATACAAATTTATAGAATTAGACCCCAACATAACGTTTGTTGAGGCAAGCGATATGTTGTGGGAAACAATAGGTTATTGGGATGTGTTAGTCAAACGATTCTCTCTAAAGGGAGAGGATGATAACAGGGCAATTCAGAAATGTCAATTTTATGCCAAAAATTTAATCAAAAAACATCCCAAACTTGAACACACTCACCTTAAAAATTATTACGACGAAGCTGTGTGTGAATTTGCTGGCTTGAAATATGTCGTTCGAAGAGATGGATTAGCTCAAGAAAAAGCAGGATTTTCTCCCGTTATATTTGAGGGAAAAAGACTATATTTATTCCCGACTAACAATGAAGAAGATACCCCTTAAAATGAGAACATCTGGCTCCACTCCCGTAATGAAGTGGATCAATTTGGTAAATAAGTGGAATAGTTGTGTTGATTTTCCCGACAGTCCATACTCACGACAAAGGATGATTTTTGTTAAAGCTGAGGCTGCAGATTTATTGATACAATATCCAGCATTGAAAATAGCAATTCAGATGCATGATGAACTTGACACACATCAAATTGAAGCATTACGTTATGGTGATTATAAATTTGAATTTGATTTGCCAAACAATTGTCCTAAAGCATGTGTGATTGGTGGATTTACTTTACTAGATTAAATATTGATGAAGACTTACAACATATTTGGTGTTACAAAAAATGAGTATGTTATTTTTAAAGAGGATACGAGATATATCTCTTTTAATGATGTTTCAGAAATGTGTGACACGTTTTGTATACACATTAGGAAGATCACAAAACCAGTACGTGGTATGGTAAAAGTTTATTTTGACATACCCACCCGTTCTGATGGTGACAAGAAAACCTATATCATTATATACGATGATACAATTTATAAGTTTCCACCAAATCTGTTTTTTGGTGCTTATCCGATTAGTTCACTAGACGAAATCCTGATTGACATAAAATCTTTTAAAATGTTCAAAAAAATGGTGAAGGTAGTAGATGAACTTTTTATTGCGCGAAAAGCTAAAGATGAAATGGAGACTAGATACTATAGGACAAAAGATAATATGACTTCCTTGAGCACCAAGATGGATCGTATAGCCAATGAAATGATTATTGAACAGAGAGACAAAAAATTATATAACAAAGAAATCCTAGAGTATGCCGCACAAAAAGAAAAAAACTAAAACACCAACCCTTGACACGGGATTTCCTTCAAAGAAGGCCGCAGAGGCGCTTGGATATATTGCTGGAACCATCGAGCGTTTGTCCGATGGCGCTGTTCTGACCCTTAATTCAGACCATGAGACCTACTCCTTCTCCAAAGAGTTTACCAAGGGTGGATTGAGTCCCAAATACACCTACGAGCGTCTAATGGAGGATTCTAGGGCAAAGGGTGCCTTCGTGGTACGTGGGTGGATCAAAAACTTCAACGCAGAAAATTTTGTCAAATTCCTCAATAAGGAGGAAAAAAATCCCGAATAAATCTTTAAATTTGGTTCTGATTTATGAGCAAAGACAAGGCTATATGTTGCGATTGTGGTGGGAAGCTAACCACATATGAACTAAACGATAACATATATGCTGGCATCAACGATCAAAATTATCTTTGTTATGCTTGTCAACCAACACAGAGTTTTGTTGTGGATGACAATCCATATGAGGATGATGAAGATGATGACGATTTTTAAACTATAAAAGAATGAAAGGATACGTACTTGGATTCATGTTTTCTGAAGATCACAAACATGTTGTTCTTATTAGAAAGAACAAACCTGTGTGGCAAGCTGGAAGTATGAATGGTGTTGGTGGAAAGATTGAAGAGGGGGAGGAACCGCTCGATGCAATGATCAGAGAATTTACAGAAGAGACCGGATGTTATCATGAAAATTGGAGACACTTTGCTTCGATGACAAATAGCCAATTCATTGTGTATTGTTATGTGGCATTTGCTTCTGGTGTTCAAATTGAAAGCAAGACTGATGAAATTGTTTTTAAGGTTAAGGTTGATGAAATTTTAACTAATGAATATAAAACCATCGCCAATTTGAAATGGCTTATCTGTATGGCTCTCGACAAAGGTTTTGAGCCGGTAGTCATAAATTACGAAGAAGCAGACAAGTATAAAGAACCAGTAAAGTAATGGAAATAATAAAACCAACGTTAGAGACGGGTCATCGTGTTAGACTGAATAACACCAACGGCATTAATGTGTTTCTTGCTGGATCAATTGAGATGGGTGTTGCTGAGAATTGGCAAGATCGAATGAGCAACCACTTCAAAGACTACAACATCACATTCTTGAACCCTAGAAGAGACGAATGGGACAATACGTGGATTCAAAGTATTGATAACAAAGTTTTTCGTGATCAGGTTGAATGGGAATTGAACGGTTTATCCGAAGCTGACTATGTGGTAATGTATTTTGATCCTAAAACAAAATCACCAATTAGTTTGTTGGAGCTTGGATTGATGGCATATACTGGTAGAATCGTTGTTTGTTGTCCGGATGATTTTTACAGAAGAGCAAATGTTGAGATCGTTTGTAACAGATTTGATATTCCAATGTATAATAATTGGGATGAGTTTGTGATGGTGCTTGATCATAGATTCAAGAAGGTGCTTCGTAACAAGGAGTATGCAAAAGGCATGGATGAGAAATGGGATAACGCAATAAAAGGTAAAGTCTAATGAAAATTTTATATCACGCCCTGTTTGTAGATAATGTTAATGAATTGATGGGTATGTTCCCACCTGTTCATCCTAATATTTTTTATCATCACTCCACCATTGAATTTGCGCCGAAAGATGCGTCAAATATTGAAGTGGGCAAAAAGATGCGTCTACAAATTGTTGGTAGAATTACAACAGACAGAGTTGATGCACTGATCGTGGCTAATTTAAAATCGAAAAATCGTCACCCACACATCACACTTTCGACAGCACTTGGTGTTAAGCCTTTTGAGAGCAACACTGAGCTAGAGAAGCACCCCGCATTGATAAAAGTGATTTCGACACCACAGTATATCGATACCACAGAAGGATACATGGATGGGACAAACACAAAAAGAGTTAGCTAATGAATCCGTTTGATTACTACATAATACTCTTTTCGATAATTGCGTCGATAATCGGATTGATTGTCGCAGTTGAATTAAGAAGAGAGGTTAAATATAAAAAGAATCATAGATGCGTCTACTGTGGATTCAGACATGGAAATAGATTCACCATGTCTTATGGATTTCCCGGTACGCTTCGAATATACAAATGTCGTAGATGGTGGTGTACGCTGCTCAAAAGATTAGGTTATCTTGAGCCAAAGAATCACAACAAAGAAGAACTATAAAATGAGGAAAGGGTAAGTATGTACGTTTTATTTTATCACCCAACAGATTCAATTTCAAAACTTGGAACCACTTCTTTAGATGATATAAAGAAGTATGGTAACTATCGTTTTTTTGGAAAGGTAATTGAGGATCGTGGTTATGAATACCTCGTTCGTTGCAAATATCGTTATCCAGATATGGATCATACGGGTAGAATGAAATTGAGCGTACCGAAGGGATGGAATGTTATCAAGGTCTTTAATTACGATTAGCGTGAAGGTAGATTACTTTGGCGATGATTTGGGTTTGTGTATGTACACGTTCAGAAACTGTACTTACAAAGATGTAATAAACTACATCCTCAATATCAAATCGCTTATTGAAAATTATAAAATAACTGGTGTTATCGTTTCACGAAAGTACTGGTTGTTTGGAGCACTTACTGTGAAGGTTATTCTTGAAACAGAAGAAGCAATCAAAAGATATGGTGGCTCAGGAGAAGAAGCTGTATATAAAATGTGGATGTCATGAAAAAGAAATCATCGAAACGAATCCCAATCTCTGCAGCATCTGAGATTGGAAAGAAGTACGACAAGGATCAAGTCATTTTAGTGACTTGGAATAAGGAGCATGGTGACATTTGGGTAACTACGTGGGGAAAGACTCTCACCGATTGCTCACAAGCTGCTGAGGGTGGGAATTTTGTTAAGAAAGCTCTTGGGTGGCCAAATGAATTAACTGAAGCAAAGCCAGCACGTGAGAAGAAGTTGCGTAAGAAAATCATTGGTGAGATTTTGGATAAAATTCTCAAACTAGATAAAGACAATTATGTTGGACTTGACACCGTTGCGGTTCGCGACATAAGAGAGTTGCTAACCGAAAAAGAATAAGATGGAAGATAAGAATGATAAAGACTTTTTTGATAAGTTAGATAAACTTTTTGGTAGATCATCCGAAAAAGTGGGGGAGAATAATGGGCTGCAAAAAAGTGACATCGTTACTTTAGATGGAACAGGCTCTATCGTTGGTAGTGGAGTGGGTGAAATCATCTCTGGTACAAGATCATTATATGATGCATTCTATGGAATGGTGGATGATGTAAAAAGTAAAGAAACATTAACATATAACGAAAGGATGAATACCTTAAAATTCTCTATGGAAGACATCGAAAACTTATTCGCTGTACTTAGTTTAGGGTTGGGTGATTCTACAGATCGGAAAGCTCTTGATACTATGTTTACCAATTGGAAAAATGACCAACTCGCTAAAATCAAATGAGACAACAAAACGTAATTGTACTGCATGTACATTTCTGCGTAATGGCGTTAAAACAAGAAAATCAATACCACACACATGTGGATTAAGTAATAAAGAAATTATGAAAATAATCAAAAAAGGAATAAACCCCGCACATAAACCGACTAGAAAGACATGTGGTAAATGTGGGTGTGTGTTTGAATACACCAGAGCAGACATGCAGTCGGATCGTGATGGTGCTTATGTTGTTTGTCCCACCGAAGGGTGCCGTTCATTTATCTCAGTATAATGAAAAAAAGAAAACCAATATTCGACATTGAAAATTACGGAAATATGACGGGTTTTACATCATTTATAGGTGGGCCACTTTACAACGCCGAGTATGATCCAGACCGGGACTATAATAAGAAGGTGTACAGCAAAAAAAATATGGACGATGTCTTCGAAATGCTGACGCTTCTTGTTAAGAATAAGGCATTAAGGAAAACACTTAATGAGTCCTATCAAAACTGGAAGGACAGTGAATGGGAAAGAGAAAAAGAAAATGATGATTATGATGATTTGCCTTAGTTATGAATTTACAATATCTAGCATCGAAAGTTTTGGGTGACATAAAGGTAAGCGACTTGGTTGCTGTATATCCATACGGGTCAAGAGTTTATGGAACCGCTACGAAGAACTCGGACTATGATTATATTGTCATTCTTAAAAAGAAAAAATCACAACAATACTCAGATAATCTGATCAACATAAATTTCTACACACCAGAAGAACATCAAAAAAGATTAGACGATCATGAAATATCTGCCCTAGAGTGTTACTTCTTGCCACGAGAAATGGTACTCTTTACCGCCAATCATCCACTGAACAAAGAGAACGTCGAGTTTAAATTCAAACTTGACTTAGGCAAACTCAGACACTCTCTATCGGCTAAGTCATCAAACAGTTGGGTTAAAGCAAAAAAGAAACTTACTGTTGAAAAGGATTATGATGTCAACATCGGAAAGAAGAGTTTATTTCATGCCATGCGAATAATCACCTTCGGCATCCAGATCGCAATGACTGGTCGTATCGTTGATTATGGTGCTTGCAATCACATCAATCATAGCATCTCTCTTCAGTCAGATATGTGGCCAGAATTGTTTGAGACGTATAAAAAATATTACAACAGACTACTATCTGATTTCCGGGTAGTTGCTCCGAAAGAAATTGCATGACACTCCAAGAAGAACGGTTGACCTTTCTTAATGACATGGTGTACTACTACGGGAGCAACGTTAAACGTAGAGCCGTTTTTGGTGAACCACATTTTCGTCAATCAAAGTACAAAACTGAGGATGGGCGTTGTTGTCCTGTTGGTAGATTCATACCCAAAGAAAAGAATCCGGAAAAGTTGAATGGTAGCTTAAAGAATCTTTGGATAAGCAATCCAGAAAATAACACAAGAATTTTTGTTGAAGCTGTAGATTATGTACCTCATAAAATTTATATGTTGGGGCCAAAATTCTTGGACGCTGTGACAGGACTCCATGATACTGATTCGTATTGGTATAAGTTTGGTTTAAATTATTTGGGTCAGATGCGTTACAATCAAATAGTCAAAGATTATTGTGATATTGTACTGGACTATGAAAATTACTTCTAATGTATATTAATGATCAGAGCATTACTGCGGGTAATAAAAGCATAGCAACTTTCTTGGGGTATGAGTATGTTCCAAACAATTCGTCCAACCGTGGAAATCCAACCTATCAAGATGGTACTCTGATGCTACATGGATTCTGGCGTAGAAAATATACGAGTTTGACCGATTTGGTTTTCACATCAAAAGATGGTCTTCCACTAACGATATACACACCAAAACTATTATATCATAATAGTTGGGATGATCTCATGAGGATTGTCGTAAGATTAGAGAATTTGTCCGACTATGTTGTTGAAGTTACAATGGATAAGGTTCATGTTGAATTGAGAGCAACACACGAAGATGAGGACAGGTCATTCCATATCTCAGTCCAGTACAAGAAGAATGATTTCTTCGAGAGAAGAAAGACACTGTGGTATTGTGTTGCTAACTTCTGTGAGCACTACAATAAGCAATTCAATTAAAGACTCGGTGATACATCTCGTATGGCCATTCAATCTGAAGGTCATACACACAGTCCCAAATTTTTTCGACGATAGCCTTATGCTTACCGTATTTGAAAATAAGGTCGTTTTTCTTGATGGGTGTTTTGCGCAGGTTGGAGTAGTAGATTTCCTGCCATATCTTAATTAAGAGCATCATTTTTTGACGATCAAATGTCTCCCCGGATGGTTTCACATCCTTGTAGCTAACTCCCTTTTTCATGACTTAGTATTTGGGTTTTTTGGAAGCCTTTATTTTCCTCGTTGGCACCTTGCAGAAGGCAACGACATCGTTCAAATTTCCCCCGTTTTCAAGCGTCAGGTAAAGCTTTCTCAAAGAGTCCACTCTAGGGTTGTTTACATACTGAAGATCGCTCAGGATCGTTTCTAGGCCTTTTAGAAGGTCAGGTTTCGCTGGCTCTACTTTTTTGGCCACAACAGCCCTCGGTTTCGCGATTTTAACGGGATTTTGAACCAGTACTGGCTCTTTTGGGGTGATTCCGATGTTGAAGATATTGAACATACTACCTTATACGCGATTTTGGCGCTTAAGGTTTCACTCAGGTTGGAGAAATGTAATAAAATAGGATGACAAACATCGTCACTATGAGGTATGCCGTTGCTGCACCGATCAGAATTGCGGTCAAAATAAACGCCACAATATTAAGTCTCATTGCTATCTCCATGAGTTTGGTCATGTTGATCTTGCTCATCGTTTCCTTTAAGTGATTGTATGACGATAACCAAAAAGAATGCAGCATAGATTGCAATAAAAATGTTAAAGAAAATCATTGGGTTTAGTTTAAAAACTGCAGCCACATGGAAGGTTTTATATGCTCGGTTTCACTCCGGTCTTACGTTAAACATCCATGCGGCCCCTTACGTTATCCCCCTTATCACCAGTGTGCTGGTTTACGGTAGGTTCCCATATTAGTTTGCAGAAAAAAAAAAAGCGTAGGGGCAAATGGATTTGAACCATTGCGGGACTTTGTCTTTTAATATCATAAGACATTACCACTAACACACCGCTAAGTGCCGCTCTACCACTGAGCTACACCCCTATATAAAATTGTGGAAAGAAAAGGATTCGAACCTTTGAACTTTCTTCTCGCATTTTACTACATTAAAATGAGGGTGCATCCATCACATTAATGTCCATACGTACATTAAAAGACAACCCTAATTGGATTGCGCATTTAGCCGCTTTGCTATCTTTCCTTGGTGGGAAGAGGCAGATTCGAACTACCGAACTCCGAAGAGACCCTGTTTACCACAGGGCGTGTTTAGCCACTTCACTATCTTCCCGTAATTTTTTTCCAATGAGGTCAGAGATTTGGTATGGAGCTTGCACCTACCAGACTGTACGTTTTTATACGGAGCAACAAAACCTCTGCGCTTAAAATCCTCTCTTCCTCAATGGTATTTGATGAACTAATTCGGGTCTCTGCATCATCACACTTAAGTGCTGGCTGTATCTTTTAAACAGACTTCTAGCAAGGACTTTTGACCCACTCACCAATGTGCATCGTAGCAGTCCTTCCGGCTAACACATAGTTTAGATCGTTTCATCAAATGAGATAATATCAAAATCAAAAGCACTTATCGAGTTAGAAGATCAATTCGTTTATCAGCGCCGCTTTCTCTATCCATATCAACGTTGAATCCTTGCGGACGAATTACGACTGGTTTTCAAGAATATACATCTGACTCACACATGTCTAATCCCCAATGCCTTGTTGAGGGGGCAACTTGAAGACATTAGTCTCCTTGGGTTTAACCGATGATTCTGACATTAATGATTAGGTGATACAGGGTATGCGCCGTGCCGTTATGAGGGGTTACACAACATCCCTCCCCACACCGTGTATCACCATTTCTTCAAAGAACGTATTTGTGTAGACAGATGGACTCGAACCACCGACCTTGGGGAATGTTTGACCCCACGCTCTACCAATACTGAGCTACATCCACTATTATCTTGTGCGGACAGATGGATTCGAACCACCGACACAGGGAGTAGTCCCTTGCTCTACCAACTGAGCTACATCCACGTGATTTTCTTGCGACAGTAATACCGAGTCTAGGACATTGCATGTCACTTATCGTAAGAAAAAAATCTTACTTGTATTCCAAGAACACAACGTTCGCATTACCATCCTTCACGAAAATTCCGTGAGAGATTGTTTCATGGTTGTTGTAGTTGATAGAATCCTCCAATGCTTTCTGGACATACACTGTGTGTCCCTTTTCGTTATAGGGGTGCAAACTTTCAAAACGAATTTCGTACTCCTTACGACCTCTCAAGAAATCAGCAACTTTTTTCAAGAGAGATTTGTCTTCTGCATACCCAATAGATAGCAGCACCTTTCCGCTCAATTCGTTATACTCGGCAGAGATGTCCTTTGGTTCGATGTTGTTACTGTTTAGAAAGTTGTTAACCTCATAATGAGTTAACGAACCATCAGCCAAAGTTTGTGCTCCCGGAGCATCAATTGTGAAAAGTTTAGCCTTTTTCATTTTATTGTTTTGTTTGTTATTTTTGTCAGTATCTCTAGCCATCTACAAGGCGTGTTTATCCACATAGTAGTTCTGCATTTACTCACTGCAGTAAGCATTCACAGCCACCGAGACTTGTGGTATGTGTCGTACTTGAAGCACCCTACCTCGTGCCAATGTAGGCTCACGCATATTTAAGCTGGCTACTCTTCAAATACATTTGACCGGAAGAAGGGGTTCGAACCCTCGACCACCCGATTTAGAGGCGGGTACTCTACCAACTGAGCTACTTCCAGTAGTTAAGTGAAGGCCCACTGTCCTGACCCCTAGACGAACTGTCCTTTCGGAGAGTAATGGATTCGAACCAATGTTTGCGGGACTCCACTTTTAAATCTTTACGTTCACAAATATGCAGACTTTACTCCATGCGAACTTAATCTAACAAGTCGCGGCTGCTACCAATGCGCCCACCATGTTCCATCGTGACTTAACACTCCATGCATGGGATTTGTTACTAGACCTTTAGGCTGCTAGGCCCAATTTCTTTTCAAGGTTATGAATTTCCTTACCGATCCTCGTTTTGTCCTGCTCTGTGTGAGCGGTCGTTTGAGTTGTTGATGTGGAATATCCTTTACTCCTTTTCTTATTTTCAACTCGTACTGGCTTCTTTCCAGTTGCCAGAACTTGTTTGAGACGTTCAAGAGTTCTTTTCTTTCTGTCCTTTTGTCTTTGTGTTGCCATCTTTTGTATTATACGGTTTGTGGTAGTAAAAGGTTGTGGTGGAATTGAAATAATCTATGATTTTTTCATTGGGACATTTGGTGCATTCACACACTGTAATTGGCCCATCCCAAGCTACTTCTTTCCAGTCACATACCCACGTATGTTTTGTGAAGACAAATCTAAAAAATTTTTTAATCTTCTCCATGCTTTTTTCGACAAAATAATTTGTTGGCTTTTTTCTTTTTGTCTGTCGTTATCATTGGCTTTACCGGATGCGTAGTTTCACGCATAACCTTCTTGGCCATCTTAAGACGATCAATCATCGTTATCTTCAACGACTTTCTTTTTCTTTTCGAATTTGAAGTAGGCTTCATAGCTTTCATTGTATCCGGGTTTATCAAACATTACACTCCAACCCGCTTTTCGGAAAATAGGCTCAAAGTCCAATTGATGTCGATCAAATAAACTATGACGTAATTTTTCTGTTTCCTCAACACCTTTGACTTTAAAATACTCCTTGATAACATCCTCTTGTTTAAACGAAGCACTTCTTCGTGAAGAATCCAAATTTTTAATGATCAAATTGTTGACTGCCGTTATCATCTCTGGTTCAAAAGAGTCAAGTCTTTTTCTAGCAGCCTCTTGAGGTGTTATTGGTTGTACCAATTCTTTCGGTAAAACCTCATCGGGTGTCAATGCAGAAACTTTATCGTTCATATAATATTAATTTTCGTCATCAACCATAAATGGTTTAGCCCACTTAGGTCTAATTTTCTTCCAAATAGCTCTTGAGTAATCCTTTCCATCAAGCATATCAAATAGAATTCCAGCGTCACATTCTTTTTGAGAAAGGATCATCATAGCTTGCTCTCTACGTGTAGCAAACTTAGGACTAACAATTTGGTTATCTTCCATGAATCTTTTGTGGTTATACTCCAACGTTGTGTACTTACCATTAAGACCCTCGGCTGTTCTACGAATAAACGCATCGAATTCATCTGGTGTTCTTTCCAACAATTCATCGAACGACTTGTTTTGTGACAAGTATTCCCACACGGTAACGTTGGACACACCAGTAACAACAGAGTGAAGTCTGCAATACTCTTCGTACTTTAACTTCATGCGGAAGCCGTTGGAGAACACAATGATGTATCCTTCACGCTGCATATCCTTGTCGTCACGTAATTTTGTAAAGTCGTTTACACCATCGTACTTCTTAACGATTTCAAATCCGATGTCTTCTAACGGTAAGTCTTTACCACTCTTGTTGTCAACAACAGCAAGCAATACAAGATCATCCTTACCCTTGTAGTCTACAACGATACGGTTTTCCGGATAGATAATTTCGAACAGGTATGTTGCACCCTTGTTCAATTTATCAAATGTATGTTGGTAACGAGAGTATAGAACTTCGTTAGCGTGTTTTGATTGATCGCTCTGGAAGCTACCTCTTGAAGCCATGTATGGGCTGTTTCTCAACCAGTACAAGATACCCAACGATCCATCCATCTTTTCGTATGCGTCAAATGGAAGCGTAGGAATCTGCTCCGGCTTAAGTTGTTCATAGTTAAAGAACTTCTCAAACGGACGAGCAACGATATTCATATCTCCATCCAAGATCAATCCTCTTGTTAGAAGTGTGATCTCATTCCAGAGGTTTTCGAATTGGGCTTTACGAGTATAGTTGTATATAAACAAGTCTGCATCAGGGTGTTTTTGCACCATGACGTACTCGTTTGCCAACATCTCACGTAATAACTCCTTGTTTATCATTTTCTTCCTGTAAAACCTTTTTCTCCCATTTTCTTAAGGTACTGATCGAAGGGAATCACAATGATTTCGATATAGTGATTCACCTTGGTTATTGGGAAACTTTTCATATTTCCACCCGCAGCCAACCAGCACTTGGTTGGTGCGTCAAATTTAATCAATTTGCCGTAGACGACATAATTCCCTTCTCTATTTTTTGAATAGAGAGTATCTCCCGTTTTCAGTTCATAACCCATTGATTCGTAATAGTCTATTTGAACTTTAGTTTTGAATGGATTCATGATCTTCGTGGTTATGTTAAGTTATTGATCATCAAACATACTAAGCTGGCTTGATTGTTCAGCATATAGTTTTTCAATATAAATTATTTCATTCAGCATTACTTCAACATCATTCTCCACATACATAAGCATGAATGGCAGTTTTGCAATCAATCCCTTTGGTGCATTCTTAATTAAGAATGCACGTCTTTTTTCGATCCGCCCAATCAAGGATATTTTTTCTTTCGTTAGCTTATCGTATTGTTTCTTAAGATCAACTCCGTATTCTTTCATAAATAGCAATGACCATTTTTATTATACGTTAATAATAAGGAATTGTTTGATAAAAACAAAAAAAAAGAGGTGATATTTCTACCACCTCTTCGAAACATATGAAAACAAGCGTCTTTAAATTTGTTCTGCGGCAAGGATAGTAGTAAGATCAACCAATCGTTTCTCAAGCATTTTCCTATAATCAATTTGATCTGGCTTCTTGGTCGGCATCGTAATCTCAGCAGCACGAATGGCCTCCAATTCTTGCTCAATTTTATCCTTTTCAAAGTTGGCGTACTCCGTTTCAAAATACGGTTGGTTTAACACCTTGAACTTACCGGTCTTTAGTGATGAATGGCCATCTGCAAGCTCAAGGATTGCAAACGGATAGTATTCTGCAGTCCTTAACTTTGTGGTCTCCCTTGAGGGAATGTGAATCACGTGTGCGGGATTTATGAGAACCATCAATGCCGTGTCTGTTGGATTGTAGAAATTATTAACATAACTCGTTGAACCAACATGAAGTCCATTGGAAGAGCACTCAACCTCGTGAGGGTCTGCAAGTCTTTCCTTTTGAACGGCCTGACCCAAGATGATTCTTGTTGTACCGTTATACTTATCGGTGTATATAGTATCAGAAACACCACTAGCAACGGTAGCATAAAGTTCATCAAGATTACCTCTCTCAACAAACTCTTTATGTAGATGTTGATCTCCGTTAGCTACGGCCATGTACTTGTCAGTTGTCGGATTGTGCATCACACAATAATTCTTCGGCGATTTCTTCCAGCCCTTAAACTTCTCGTAATGTTCAATCACGAAGTTAATCAAGTTCTGATCGGTGATACCGGTCTTGAATGTTTTTACGACCTTGTATGCAATGAAGTATCCGTTGTCTGTGATTGCAAAATCATACTGAGTCAAGAACTTGAAAAGGTCTTCGCGAACTTGCTTATCCGGATTAAGCATAAGCAATTTCCAGAAGTTAACAATTGCAGTGACCGGGAAATCCTTCTCAAGATATTCGTTAATGGTCTCAACCAAAATTTCAGGTACTGGATGGGAGAAACCTTGTAGGTAAAATCTACCCGTGTTGTCGGTCTCAAGGACACCATTTACAAGTACCCTATGAACATGATTCAGAGCCATCATCATGACATCATACTCTTTCTTTCCACCCTTCTTTGCGTCCAGAACGATTCTGAAAAACTTATCAGCCTCTTCATTAGACTCACACTTCTTTTGGTATACATTTCCATCGATCAAAAGATTGATGACTTTACCAATTTTATTCGCCACAATTGTTGTCATGTTACTGAAATTTAATGCCGGTACAAATATAAGTTATTTTACGTAAACCAAGTCGATAAGCTTCATCAAATCCTTGTTTTTTGTCGCATCTTCCCAATGTGGGATATTCACGTACTTGATCATGTTGTTCTTTTCCATCTGAGACTCGATGTAGGTGAACTGCTTTTCAAATCCAACCTGAACCTTCTTTGTGTCGATCTTCATCTTGTCAAAATCCAAGTTAGACAAATATGAATGTTCGCTTTTTGAGGCCGCATTGTATCTCTTCTTAAGAGCATCAGTGTAAAGTTTCAATTTGCTGTCCGCAGCCGTAATTGCTTTATTGAAAAACAGGGTGTTCAATTTGTTGTATCGTGACACGAAGGCTCTATCCTCCAAAACAGACATGACTTTATCTCTCTTCTTCATTACGAATTTTCCATACACATCACCATATGGAACAGCATTTTTTAAGTGCTTCATGAGAGGCAGTGCCGTTTTGTTAACTATGATTGCTTGGATTGTTGTTGTGAATCCATGAAAATCAGTCTTGTCGTTTTTCTTCACCATGCCCAAACCATTGAGAGTGTCAAGATTTTCTTTCATCATCCTTTCGTCTTCGCGAAGACCATAAATGAAAGTTCCTTTGAAACTCATTAATTCTCGGAAGGTTGTTTGTTTACGTTTTGGATGATAATTACTTTTCACTACGGAAACGTACATTTTCCGATCAAGCATCTCTTTTCCAAATTCATTATTGCGAAGCACTTTGAAATCTGCAGGAACTTGGATTTTTTCATAAACCAGCGACCTACTCCGAATCAAATCCAATCCTTCCTCTATGAGTTGGCGAATTTGTTTGACTGTGTGCTTCGTTGGTTTGTTTACATAACTAACTGTGGCATTTTTGATTGCTGTGAGTTCAGCATAAGTATCTTGACCGACCTTAACAATCATCTCTGCATTGTTGTTCTTGAGAATCAATTCCTCAAGGTTTTGAAAAAAATCTGCATCAATAAATTCGCTGCTCGAAACAAAGTAATAATTCTCGTGCTGTTGCTTCAACCAGCTTTGTGTGCGTCTAACCTTGCGAGTCGTATTCTCAATGAAATAGAGATTCGACCAGTCACCCATTGAATCCAAATCCTCGTCCCAAACCTTTTCTTTTTTGGATTTCTTACCCATTCTTTTTACATCAACAAGTAAATCAGTTAATGTCTCAGTTGATGGAATTCTGATGTCTGCAAGTTTTGGATAAATTAAATCATCCGGCTTGACAACTCCGCGAAGTTGAAGTGTTAATCCTTTATCTTTATCGATCACTAATTGACCGAAATTCTTTTTTACTTCGTAATAATCTGCCAGCGATGCGATGTTTTTATACTGCTTGAGCATCATCGTCTTTAACTCTTCCTTAACAACCTCAAGCTTTTTCTTGATAGCTTTTATGGTCTTATCGGTGTACTGGATAGTCTCGCGAGATGGCGTTACCTCAATGTCGCCAATATTGAATTTGAGTGCTACGGGTACATCAAAGTCCTGTTCATTCAAACCCAATGCAGAAAAGTCCAAAGGATAAGCAACTCGACCTAAGCAAATATGCATTCTTGACGAATAGTCCTCACCGCGATAGATGAAATCTTTTCCTTGGTAGATTGTATATGTGTTGGTCAGATAACTTGTGAATCCACCATATATGATGTTTTCGAAATAGTATAACTGACGATACATTTCATACTCAAACTTCGAATAGTCAATGGTGTTTATTGGCACCTTCACGGTTGTACCGTTGTGTTCTTTCGTTGATGTCTCAGACATCAGGTCATACAATGGCGACTCTTCGCCCTTGTAGATGCACCAAACATATTTTTTACCATCAAAATTTGTAATCAAATAGAAAGACTCGCTGTAGGCTAATGGTGTTTTACCACCAATACCATAACCACCAATTTGATTTGGATCGTCTCTTTTGGTTGAGTTGAAGTATTCTGCAAATATTGTGGTGACACGTTCATATGACATGCCAATACCAACGTCCTTGAAATTTATGTAGTGCTGGTTGTTCTCTTTAGTGAGAGTTAATTCAACTGGTGCATCAACTCCGGCTTCTTGGTGTGAGTCAAAACAGTTTGAAGTAATCTCTCTGACAATAGACCCTATTGGATTTGAATAGAGACTTTTTGTGAAGATGGAAAAAACCATCTTTTGGGCATCTTTTGCAAATTTAAAATTACCGGTTTCTTTTATACCTTCTGTGGACTCCACCTTATCGGGAGAGAAGGTTGCTACGTTAAGTTTCATGAATGCTTTAATTATGTTTCAAGCTCTTATACGTAAAATCTGACTAATTTGTTGTTGAAAAACAAAATTTATGGCTCTGATACGTGATACATTTTATTTGATAATAGGCACGACCAAGCATTGTCAATCTCTCACGGTCTTTCACGTCAATGCGTAACGAACCACCAGCCACATGATCACTACTAATCACCAATGTTTTATTTTTCTCGACCGAATTAGCGTGGATGAGTATTCCTTCTTTTGGGTCAAACGTTTGTTTTGTTATTGCATAAATCGAACCCTCATGCACGACATGGTCGTCATCAATAATGAACACACCTTTCTGTACACTACATGTGTCTATCTGAATTTTTTTCGGATCAATTTCTTTTGCTGTGCCGCAGACTCTTTCGTAGTCAATTTCAATCATAGGAAGAGCATTATAAATTTCCGTCTGTGCATTACACAAGACGGAAATTAAAATCGCAGCACACGTGAATAATGTTTTCATCTTATTTAATCAACGCTATTTCGTTTTTGATCTTTTTCAATTGATCTTCAAGAACTTTTTTCTTTTCGGCCAGTGATGCTTTGATGAGTGTCTTCTCGTCAAATTTCACTGCTTCTTTACGACCATTCAAAACTTGTGGTTCAATTTCGTTGAAAATGGAAATTGTAATTTCTTCGTTGAATTCACTCGTCATCACCGCGCCATAGTCATATAGTTTCCACTTAAGTCTGATTTTAGTTAACACCGAATTGTTTGGCGTAACATCAACCGCTGCAACCACCTTAGTCTTCCTGTAGTTGATTTTCGCTGCCGTTGTTGTTGGAAGTATTTCGAACCCCACAAGATTGAAATATGCGGTTTGTCCCTTATCGTTGGTTCTAGTATACCAACGTTTTAATCCTGCGGTTACGAGACCGGTCATTACCTGCTTTAGGTGTTGCAATGCATACTCTGGCGTTTGCTTCAGCTTAGTTAGAACTGCTCTGCGCTCTTTGTCAAGAGCACCAAGTTGCTTGGATAGGGCTTCATAAGATGTTTTCATCGTATTTGTGTTATAATTCGCTTATACGTTAGTTTTTTATAAAAAGTTTAACCAACTTTGTAAATTCACCCAAAGATAGAAATTCTGGCGGTAAAAACAAACACATTATGGAATATCGTGGATTAAGAGCAACAAAGGAACAATTGAAGCGAATGCAATCGACAAAATCCATTACAGACGTAATGAAGAATCACTATAAGAGAAAGTGGGGGTTTAGTGTGCTTGACGAATACTATGTTCATTACAAGTATGTCCGAACGGAAGACCTAATTGTAATGCTTCAACGGTTAACCATCTTTAACGGATTCATGGGTTATTTGGATTTTCCATCAACAGAATCTTTGGAGCGATTGTCTTATCTCAACATAGTGGAAGATTACGCAAACATCAAAGTGACTGAAAAAGAATTTTCAACCATTAAAGAAATGGTGAGAAATAAAAACTTTGTAGAAAAAAGGGATCACTTCATAAAACAGTTGAAATTAGAATTAGCCACCAGAGAACATGTTCCTAATAAAGAAGATAAAAAAATTATTCGCAAACTTAAGGCTCAGGGTCGGTATATCATCGACTAGACAATACCGATTTGCGACTAATCTAACATTCAAACCGCTTAGGAAAAAGTGGTGGATAATGCTATTCTATAGACCTCACATCTACCTGACAAGTCTACTGATCAATGCATCAACAATGGGGTTGGTCGTTGCATTAATCTATACGATTTTCAATTATCACACGAAGACAGATCATGCAACAATACCTGTTGCATTCCATAACGTAATTGGTGTTGTATTGGGTTTGTTGCTTGTCTTTAGAACAAACACGGCATATGATCGATGGTGGAAAGCTCGTGAATTGTTTGGAGACTTCGAAGCCAAATTCGTACATCTTATTGGCAAAATTAAAAACCATGAAACCCACAAAAGACTTGTTAAGAGTCTCTTACTTGAAGCCACCGATCACACTGAAATGTGTTTGGTAAGCCGAACGACAACGAATGTTCATAAAAAATTCTATTCGGTGATCTATCGTCTTCAACAATTGAACAAAGACGACCAATATAAAATTGATAATCTTTGTGGGGAAATACTTATGACATTCACCTCTCTTGAAAGAATTCGAGATACACCTATACCAACGTCATACTCATTGCATATAAAAGTATCCATTTATCTTTATTTTTTAACGATGCCGTTTGGATTATTGTATGAAATGAAGTACTGGTCGATACCACTAACGATGATCCTTTACTATATTGTTGCCGGAATAGAAATAATTTCAAACGAGATTGAAAATCCATTTCACGGTGACCCGAACGATTTACCCGTTCGCGCATATCTTGATAGACTACGAAATGAAATCAACGAAGAATTATGAGACCATTTAATCATTACGAGTTACGAATTGGAAATTGGGTTATGAATTCACACGGGACACTCATGCAAATGACCTTGGATGAATTTCAATTCATGTACGATGAGTCCGACCCCGCACATCATCCTAAACCAGTACCACTTACCACTGATTGGTTGTTGGATTTTGATTGGCCGTGTGATCGCAAGGCATCTAAAAAAACCGACACTGACGGACTCTGGATTAAGAATGGCATAACCATCTATCAGGGTGGTTGGGATCAAGACCAATTCAACTACGCTACATATGTGAGAGGTGATGGTGAATTCAAGGGAGGATTCAGTATCCAATTTGTTCATCAATTACAGAATTTGTACACTGCACTCTCCGGTCAAGAGTTGGTTCGTTGCATTCATGCCAAGCAATGGTTTCAACACACATCAGTTGAAAAAGAGACTGAAGAAGATGAAGATTAATGTTCCTCGTAAAATATCCGCTAATTTCGCACAGCGCATTATGCGCACTATTGATCCCATACTTGGATCAAGCAAATTGGTCAAAAGAAATGTTTGGATAGATAACTATCCGTTTGAAGTGAGGGAGGGAATGATGGTCTCCAATGTAGATTGGAGATATGTTGAAATCGTTCCTTATGAGGAAACAAGTAAACCAGCAATCTATCGAGATCAAGTTTTTCAGATTTGTGTAATTGATTGGGACAATGATTGTGTCCTAAAGGATGACTTTAATGGTGTTCAGATAATACATGATGTGGTCACGGGTGATGAGGAATATGACACAAGGATGATTGAAGAGTTTCCGGAACATCCTCTCAGGAACCTTTATCAGTTAAAATATCATAGCACAATTCTCTCTGGAAAAACTTTAGATTTACAACTAATACTCGATTTGCAATATCGAAAAAAACGCTATATTTGATACACAAAACAGACTTATGGGAAAAATAATATCTTACGAAACGGCAGTTCTTGCCAAAAAATTTGGCTACGATGAGTATACATCGGCAAAATATAATGCAGACAGACAGTATGTCTTTCACACCAACGGAAATAACATCCCCGCACCAACACAAGACCAACTTCAAACATGGTTGGAGACAAGGGGTCTATATGTTTCAATAGCACCAGAATTCTATGCAGACGGTATCAATTGGAATTGGCAAGTCCTTTGGTATCTTCCCAAAAATACGTGGGAATGGGAGGAATATGAGGATGAAGGAAAAATCATAAAGCATGCAAGAAACATCGTCACGGGCACCGGTTACTATGGTGACAATGGAGAGTACCCAACAAGACATCTAGCGATGGAAGCAGCCCTTCAAATGGCGTTGAATAAAACAGACCTGATGTTCAGACATAATTCCGTCGATAAGCTTGCAAAACTATACAACATGGACATGAATGGTATGCTATCCAAACTCAGAACCTTTTCTGACGAATTGGGCGATTGGAGTTTCAGGGATTTGACTGAACAACAATTGGCAACCATCGTGAGTAAGCTAGGCCCACCACCATCACAGGAATAACTATGGCTGAACAAACACAGAACAAACCTTCAAAGGCATGGAGGCTTGAAAGTATTAAAGTCGAATATCAAAAATATGGCGACAAAAAAGGAAAGTATGTCGGAACCATTAAGTTTGAAAACGAAGAATCGGAAAGCTTTGTCTTCAACATCAAACCAGACATGGCTGAAAAATATTTGAAGGTTCTGTCTGGTGACCTTGTTCGTAACGTCTGTGATCTAACCAGAGATTTAGTTTATACCCTTCCAATCGATAAGAATAATGGCTGAAAATAAAGAAGAGAATGATGCATACATCAGGGAAGTTAATGACTACTTTGTTAGCGACAAAAAAATTGGAGATGAAGTAGAGTTTGTGTTCGGTAAGGAAATTATGAAAATTATCCTTACTGAAGAGTTTGAGGATGCCGTAAACAAACTTGAGAATACTAATAGAAGTGCGTTCATAACTGGAAAGGCTGGTACTGGTAAATCAACGTTATTGAAATACTTTAGAAGTAAATCAAAAAAGGAGATTGCTGTACTTGCATACACGGGTTTGGCTGCGGTGAATGTGGGCGGGGAAACGATACACTCCTTCTTCAATTTCCCCGTTGGATTTCTTGATAAGAGGTCAGTACAATCGGATAAAAAAACACAAATGATTCTAAGAACTGTAAAGACAATTGTCGTTGATGAGGTGTCTATGGTTCGAGCAGACCTAATGGATGCTATCAATGTGTCGCTACAAAAGAATAGAATGAATGGACAACCTTTCGGTGGAGTACAGATGATTTTTATTGGTGATCTACATCAATTGCCACCGATAATTGAAAAGGAAATGAGAGACGTTTATTCTCGATACTATAAAACACCCTTCTTTTTTAGTGCTGATGTATTCAACGAACACAAGATTATCAAAATCGATTTACAAAAAATACACAGACAAACTGAGCCTCTGTTTGTTGAGATACTGAACAACATAAGGGAGAGAAAACATGTGTGGGCATCAGCAAAGATGCTCAACAGGAATGTGGTGGATAAAAATTTTTTGGTTGGCCTTCAAACAAGTAGTTATGTTGTGCTTTGTACAACAAACGACAAAAGTAAGAAGATCAACGATTACTACATGAACAAAATTGATTCGCCGGTTAAAGGATATAAGGCTCAAATATCTGGTGAATTCGATGAAGTTTCTTATCCAACCACAAACTACCTTGAATTAAAGGAAGGAAGCAAGGTCATCTTTATTAAGAATGATACACATAAGAAGCAGTATGTAAATGGTGACGTTGGTGTAGTGAGACAAATGACAAACTACTCAATACTTGTTGAAATGAAAACGTCCATGATTTCTGTGGAACGTGCACGATGGGATAAGTACAAGTACGATGTTCAAAATATAAAGGTGACTGATGAAAATGGAATAGTGGAGGTTAAAAGGGTTGTTGTAAAAACATTGGTTGGTGCTTTTGAACAATTTCCACTTAAGCTTGCGTGGGCCATATCGATACATAAAAGTCAAGGCCAAACATATGATAATGTGTTGATTGATTTTGATCGCGGATGTTTCTCTTCTGGTCAAGCATATGTTGCTCTTAGTCGATGCAGAAGTTACAACGGTATTAAATTGAGAAGACCGATGATCGAATCTGACGTGATATTGGATAACCGGATTTATGAAATTGATAAAATCATTGACCGTGAAGAAAAAGTAGAAATTTAAACATGACAACAAAGGAGCCTAAAATATTTGTTGGTGTTCACAATAGTATTGTCGGTGATGATTATGATGTGATCATTTTCACACCAGAGAATTTTAGTGGAAGTACAGAAGAAATAACTAGAAATGCTAGACTCAAATTCATTGAGTTGTCAGAGCGGAAACATTTTGAAGAAACAAAAGTACAATCAGGGGTTCATCCGGTTCGCGACAGAGAGAAGCGAAAAAGGATTGTGAGATGAACCAAAAAGAAAAAAACGTTGTACCATTCCTTGATTTGGTTTGCACCAAATGTAGTATTAGACCTTCTGAGGTCGAAATAATTGCGGACACTATAATCTGTGGTGATTGCAAAGACCTCAATCTGCTCGAAAAAAATCCCTATTTGTTCTGTGGTAAATTTCCATTCTTAGTCCACGAGATTGTGGACATCGAAAGATTCAAGTACCTGCACGAAATTAAAAGATTTGATCAAGAAGGGAAAAATGACTAATTTTGAGTTATGGTGATAACTAATACCAAATTTGATGGGGTTTTGGTGATAGAACCCAAAATTTTTACCGATGAACGTGGTCATTTCTTTGAATCATATCTCCGCGACTCATTGAATGAAGCGGTTGGTGAATCTATTGAATTCGTACAAGATAACGAGTCCTGTTCCACTATAGGTGTGTTCAGAGGATTTCATTTTCAGATAGGTGATGCTGCACAAGCAAAACTTGTCCGAGTAGTATCCGGAAGTGTGACTGACATCGTTGTTAATGTTCAGACGGGAGAATATATGAGTGTTACGTTGAGTGCTGCAAACAAAAGACAACTCTTCATCCCACGTCATTATGCTCATGGATTTTTGTCACTAACGGACAACACCATACTTCAATACAAATGTGATAGACTTTACAACAAAGAAGCAGAGCGTGGATTTATTTACGATGATGAAATATTTAAAGACTTGAGATTAGACGGTGTTATCGTGAGTAAGAAAGATTTGTTATTGCCAAAATTATCAACAATATTAAAAACAACATGATACCATTATATCCTTGGGACAATAACGAAAAACCATACTTCGTGAATGCGGAGGGGTTTGAGTGGTATGTCGATAAATCGACAACAGAATGGGCCACAAAGGATGTGGCTCTTATTGATGGTCGCACCAGAAAAGGTTTGAAAAATGTTGTTGCGTTTTTTGTAAAGAAGGGTGAGTCTGTCCGAAGTGTATTGATTAACAACAAACAAGAAATAGTTGCAGAGCATGAAAGTTTTGTCGGTTTATGTTCTCGAATCGATATGCTTAAGGTGTGGGAAGATTATGCAACACATGAAGATAGAGAATCGTTAATTCAGAGAAAAAATTATGTTGATGCTGTTGCTGATTATGCTAGTGAGGAAATTGCGCCGATTAAAATCCACTCAAAACCAAATGAAAAGGGTATATACTAATGAATCCAACAATACTATTCCGAAAAGACTACTCGACTGAAGAAGAGTTAGAGATCGCAAAAAAATATTTCAATGTGGTTGAGTACCGCTCTGAAGTTCCGTCAAACTCATTGGTGATTGGTCGCTATTCGACTCTACCCTACTACCGTGAATTAGAACACGACCTGAAAACAAACGGATCAAAATTAGTTAACACCATTGATCAATATCATTGGGTAGCAAATTTTGAATGGTATGAAGCATTGAAAGAATTTACGTTTGAGACATGGTTCCGCGCTCAGGATATACCTGATGATGGAACTCAATTTGTTCTTAAGGGTAGAACCAATTCTCGAAAGCATGAGTGGAATAGGTTGATGAAAGCAGACTCTCGTCAACGAGCAATTGAAATAATGATTGCACTTAATGAAGATTCGCTGATCGCACCACAAGGAATTGTTTTCAGACGATATGAACCCCTTGTCACATATGAAATCGGATTGAATGGACTTCCAATAACAAATGAGTGGAGATTTTATTTTTATAAAGACACCATGTTGTCATATGGATACTATTGGACTATGGCCGAAAATGTTGATCGTGAGATTAGTGGAAAGGCAATGAAGTTTGTAAAAGAAGTTGCTGATGTCGTTAAAGATTACACAAACTTTTTTGTTCTTGACATCGCAGAAAAGCAATCTGGTGGATGGGTGTTAGTTGAGGTTAATGATGCACAGATGGGTGGACTTAGTGAAAACGATCCAAATACTTTATATCAGAATCTTAAGAATGCAATTAATTTCGATGGTAAACAAATTAAGGTTGTATGAAAAAACCAACAAAAGTAGAAGTTGCATTGCTTGAAGCTGTTTGGATTATGCGTTGGAATAAAACAAAAACGGCAATGACGGCAGTGTTGGAGCCAGAAGAGGCGATGGGGATCGTTAAAGACATCCATAAACAACTTCATGCTATCGGATATGAAATAAGAAAAAAACCTAAACAATAGTTAGATATATTACGTATAAGAAGGATATGATTGTACCAAAACCAATTTTTAGTGGCTATGCCAGTAAGGATGATATTGTTATTAACACATCCTCAGTACTGGAATTTTGGCTATGTAATGAGGATGGACACACGATTCTGTTGAAATGGTGGGGTAATGGATGGGTCATTAAGTCTGGCAATTCCTACTTCTGCAAAGACAAAACATTCCAACACAAAGATGATATATCATCATTTGATCACTCTTCAGTGGGTATGTCAAATGAATGGAAGCACGTCTTTCAAACCAAAGAAAAGGCCGTTGAATTTTTCCGCACAAGAAATTTTCCATCGCTACCAACCGACGAAGAATTTTACAATAAGGTATACGACATCCTTGTAAACCTTGGTGGTGCATCTGCAGACATCAGCTATCGAGAAGCATTCATTTTCAATTTCAGCAAGAAGGAAATATTTCCAGATAGAGAATGGAGATTTCAAGGTAAGTTGGGGTTTGGTGGCAAATACAGAAATGAACTGAATTCGGTGGATTGCTACCAAGAAGATGAAACTCCGGAACGATTAGAACTCATTGCAAAAATAAACGAAGAACTCAAAGGACTTGTAAGATGAAAAATCACAGCGAAAAAGAATCATTAACCTATCTCTTCAAAGATAATCTTGAAAATAGACGGGGTGAAACTTATGAGACTGATAGTAGTAATCTACGCAACGTTTTTGCACATCTTTTTGATATTATGCGAGAAGAGACTGCAGAGGCTTTACTTCATGATGCATATCGAGACAGAAAGAAGGGTGGTTGGTTTTATGATTTCCATAAATCGTTGAGGCAGGTTGATGTGTATAATGATTGTTATCGTCTCGATGATGATCCTCAGCTTGATGCTTCAGAAGAAGTAGAATTGAAAATGCTCAATGAAGAACTTAACGAAGTTCATGAGAAGATGAGTAAATTCGAAAGAAAATTGCATGACGCAATACCTGCAATTACTGACCCCACTTATCCTCAAAAACAAGCCGAGTTTGATGTGAAGTACAAGCTTCACTACAATGAGTTGTGGTCAAAAGAAAAGAACAGAAGAAGATATGATCTGAACCAGAAACTTAGAAACAAAGAAAAAACCAGTATCAATGGTCATCTCGATATGATTCTCTGGAACATGATCAATGTTGATAAGGAGAATGTTTTTAAGGAAACGATGGAAAAAACATTTGAAGACTATCTTCGTCAAAAGAGAAGAGCCATAGTTAAGAAATCCGCAGTAAAAAAATGATACTAGTTGCGCCAATATTTTTGCTTAACAGTGGGAGCCATCGTTTACAATACGAAACATATCGTCTTATCAACACAGTATATAAAGAGAGTACGGCAATGGCAGTTTGTGAACGACTGTCAGACCAGCTATACGCAGATGCACCCGTGGATAAATATGGAAGGAAAGTACAAGCACGTAAAGGCGATCTTTTCACAACAGAACTCCACTTTCTTCGAGTTGTGGTGAATAACACCAATGAAGAAGAAGAAAAGCAAAGAGAACGTGATAATTACTTAAGAGAATTGGGTATATTAGTGGGAGGAAAAAAGAAAAATGGGAAAGCCAGTAAAGTTAGTTGATTTGGGTAATAGCCGTTATTGTCTTATCTTTACCGGGGATGATTGGAGAGAGGGTGTTGCTTTAAAGTTGGACACCAAGGAAATAATTTATTATAATGGAGACTACGGTGATGAACGGCCAGCTAATATCAAGCAGATAGCCGCAGAACCCGGAGAGATTGGTTGGGTTAAATTTCATGGTGCCTCATCAATTTTTTCAAAATTTGATGAAGTACTTTTCAAAGTAATACCCATCCTAGAAATAAGGAACGGAAATTGTATATTAGAAGATCACAAAATGGGCGGTAAATACGTCATAAACCTACAAGAATGAAACACGTTATAGACTATAATCGGATACTACCAGAATTTTGCGCACAGCGATGTTCTGCTCCGTCCATACACGGCAATGGTGACTCCACGGTGTTAAATCCACGGATCAACTATATCCTGCAATTACTACATGAGCTTGACATTGTGTTTACAATGGACTCTTGGTCGATAGAACGTGAAGTTTTTGATAAAGAGAGTTTTGCATTTGTGATGAAATCATACCACTTCCACAACATATACTTGATGGGCACGACAAATTGTATTGTGACGGCTCATCATGATATTGTAAATCCGAACAGTGATAACTGTAACGACAATAGTGCATCTGTTATCAATGCAATTGCTGCCAAAGTATTAAACCCTAATCTTACGGTTGCTATCACAGATTGTGAAGAGTTTGGTGGCATCGGTGCACAAAGAGTGTGTGATAGAATCAAAGAAGGATATTTTGGAACTATCAATTTTGTTCTTAATCTTGAGTTATCGGCTGTTGGTGGTAGAAGTTTTTTCACAGAAAAATATCCGAACAGTCCATTGTTTCAAAAAATTCAAAGATTGTTTCCAAACACACCGACAGTACCAGTACCTTTCCATGATGGCGTTATCATGAGACAAAACAAAATTGACAGCGTTGTTATCAATCCACTTCCGGTTGATCCTAATACTGGTAGAATGCGTTTTGATTTGTTGAGACTGTGTCACAGTATCGAGGACAGAATCACGGTGGCTAACTATCAGGATATGGATGACTTCGTGCGTTACGTTATTACTCCTATCATAAGCAATTGATCATATGGGGCACTATGGAGCAAGGATTGGCAAGTACTGGATGAGTTTTCCAGATTATAACCTTGCCAATTTAAGACAGCAAACGTCAAAGAAAGATTATTTCGACAAGAGAAAGGTTGAGGTTTCCTTTGTACAGTTGAAGGATGGTGACAATGAACGTACTGAAGAGACGATCAAATATTCACTTACTCAAGTGATTCCATCAAAAAAAGATCATGAGACGAATAAGTATACGTTGAACTGGCCTAGATTTGATCTGCAAAAAACACTCTATGATGAGTTGGTTAAGCGTAAGATTGAGTTGTATGTCAATCCGCATGTGCATGTACCAAAGTATAACGATGAAAAGTACAATGCTGTGGTTTATTATTTGACAAGTCGATTACATGGAAAGATAATAACATTACAATCAATTAAACCGGTGCCATATAAAATAACTAGCTATGAAGATATTTTGTGGTTAGATAAGAATGGTTTGAGGTATGACTAAAAAGAATCGTAGTATGATACTAGCGACAGAATCTGATGTTGAGAATTTCATTTATGAAAGGTCTCCCCACATCAAATCAATTGAGATGGAGACTATAGATTATGTTTGTTATGTTAAAATTAAACTACCATTTTGGTACAGGTTTTGGTATGAGAAAACATACTACAAATTCATCACCGAACAGTTGGAAGAGAACCAAGTTTTTGGTATGTCATTCGATGTAGCATTATCCTCATGATTGATCCGCAAGGGTATATGATTGTCAAAATCAGGAATAGAAAACCTGATGGTGTGTACGCAGAAATGGTATATCCCGTCATGTTTTGTATGTTAAAAGATGAAGACAAATTCAATGATTTAGTTGATGCTCTTCTCGAAAGAGATAAAAAAGATAAGCCAGAAGATTATATTATTTTACCCTACTGGTAATGAGGAAGAACGTAGAGAAAGAAGTAGAGAATCTAAAGAAAGATTACGATACAAAGCTTAAGGTATTGCAAGAAAAATGTAAACATGATTGGATCAAAGATGGCACAGATGTTTGGGGCTATTACTCGGTTCAATGTTATAAATGCACAGTGTGTGGTGCAACAAAAACAGAAAGATGAAAGAAATTGTATACGTTGATATGGACGGTGTTGTTGCTGACTTTGATTCTAAGCTACATGAATTGTGTCCAGAATTACACCACATCACAGACCCCGAAGAAAGATCAAATCTTGTTGATGAACACTGTGAGGCGAATCCAGATATATTCCATACACTCTCGCCGATCAAGGATGCTATAGAATCTGTTATGAAATTATCAGATCATTATGAAGTGTATTTCTTATCCACACCGATGTGGAACGTACCAAATTCATTTACGGGAAAGAGATTGTGGATTCGTGATCATTTCGGTGAGTGGGCGAATAAACGTCTCATTTTAACACACAGAAAAGATTTGAATATCGGCCATTATTTGATAGACGACCGACTTAAAAATGGGGCTGCAGAATTCAAAGGCAATCACATACATTTCGGAACACCAAGATTTCCAGATTGGAATGCAGTATTAGAATACCTTATTGCTTCAGAGTAAGCTTTTCGCTTCATCAACGAAATACACATCAAAATTTAACTTAATGACTTTGTTGGCGTAATAATCCCGCTCTGACATAAGACCCGCATCACGGGCGAGTGCTGCTGCAGAAAGAACGACAATTGATCTAGTTGGCTCAATTTTAGCAAAGTCCTCAGTAGAATTCAAATAATGGTCTGCAACGATTTTTTCAACCTCAAAAGCATCTTTGTATTTTTTTGTTGCTCCATCGATTTCCTTTTTTCTTTCTAAAAAGAAAGCTTCTTCTGCATAGTCCATTGCCCTGCGGTGAAGATCGGTCAATTCTTGTTGTTTCATAATGTATTATACGGTTTCTGCGGGAATTTGTTGTGACTTCTTTTTTTCGTAATACTTGATTTGCTTGGCCAGCTTCTTGAGTGCGGTTTCACAACGTTTTCTTTTGGACTCCCAAGATTTCTTTCTTTTCAGCAAGGACTCAATTTTGGTATCTGTGGTTTTTACTGGCTTCGCCTTGACACCATTCTCTTTGATGTGAAATTCTGCACCAATGTAGTCTAATCTACGACTGCTGTCTTTGATCATTTCACCGTGTTTCATGCCCCTACAATGGTCTAATTCATGGTGGAAGGTTCTGGCTATCCTTTGCTCGAAAGTGTCGCTATCGTAGGGCATTTTCGATTTGGGAAGCTTCATGACCACTATGTTGTTGTGGTAATAGGCGTAGCCACCGCAAAATCCGTCTTTTGTGCGACGATAGATGCATTTTACCCTGACCGTATCGAATTTGAAATTGAAGGAAACTCGCTTGTATTCCTTCAGGACTGTTGCGAACAATTTGGTGAGGTCTCGACTGTTGTAATGTGTCTGGTTATTCAGCAATATTGTTTTCATAAATTTCCTTGTTACTTATTTGTATTATACGTATTTTTGGGTTTCAAGGTTTCATTTTAAAACAAACTAATTTATGGATTTTCTCATTTTTGGTACTGTCTGGTTTTGGATACTCACCATCATCTCTATCGGGTTCATTATCTATTTTCTCGAATCATCAATTGATGATTATGCCGATACCGGTGGTGGATTTCAAGCAACTGTAGTGTTGGTTTTGTTCATACTGGCCTATTACTTTTTAGGTTCAAGAGAACACGTTGTTGATATTTTAACGTATGTAAAGCATCACACCGGAATCATCGGATTATTATTTGCTAGTTACTTGGTGCTTGGTGTTATCTGGTCATTTTTTAAGTGGTACTTCTTTCTTCTTAACAAAAGAGATAAGTATCGTGAGAAAATCGCAGACGGATATAAACAGGTTAACATCAACGATTACATTCCTTCAGCTAAAAATAATAAGTCTCGCATTATGTCGTGGATGATGTATTGGCCAATGTCCGGTCTATGGACACTCATCAACGATCCGGTAAGAAGAGCATTTCAATTTCTTTACAATCGTGTTGAATCTTATTTTGATAGAATGTCGAAAAGTTTGTTCAGTGAAGACAGGATGGCTTACGAGAAAATTGAAGAAGAGAAAAAGAATAAAAAATAAACAATACAACTATGCCAATTTACGGAATCGGATTTCTCCTAGCAATTGCCCTTTACTTTTATTTTGTGGTTAACATGGGCAGAAAAATTAAATCACTTGACTTGATTGTCGGGATTGTACTCGGTCTATTTTCATGGCTTGGTGTCATCGCAATGATTATCGTCTTTAAGGCTCACGAAGACTAAAGATGGCTGTTTACAGAGTAGCACCAAAGTGTCCCATTTGTGGGGAAGAATATGAAGGTATCTACAATGAAACTCTTGCCTCTCAAGGTTTTATTGGTGATACTTTTATCATGTGGGACACCGAACGCCATGTTTGTAAGTCAGATGAAAATCATGTGTTGGATAGATACGAAGAAAGACTTGAGCGTATCGTTGATACAATACGTGCAGTTGGAACTTTGGAAGCAATTGGTATCTTGAGAAAGTATGTGCCAAAATTACCCAATGAAGAATGACACCAAGAGAAGAAGTTGAATATGTAATGAAGACGCATGAAGCCACCACGAAGTTGGCCGAATATCTTACTGCACAGAGCAACAAATTTAAAAGTATGTTTGTAGATTGGGATATGTCGAAACGATTGAAGGCGGTTGGCTTTGACGAGCCTTGCTTTGCATACTTTTGGACTACCAAAGACACCTTCCACTACACAGTACGTTACGAGAATCACAACACAACAGTGGCTCGTGTCTCTGCTCCACTCATTCATCAAGTCATCGATTGGTTTGACTCAAAGAAAATATACATCGACATTGATCATGCGTTGGGAAATGATTGGGAGTTTACCATTAGCAATGGTGGTATCACTAGTGATGCCGATGATCGATCATTTGATACACGACATAAGGCGATGCTTGCAGCAATCGACACAGCGTTAAAGATCGTGGAGAATGGGTACACCTCTGGAACTCTCAACAAATGACGGATTTGTTGTTGGATGGAAAGGTAATGTTGTGTTTTGTTATATGATTGATGAGGGTCGCACAAGAAAGTATGAAAAATATCCTCTGTTTCATGGTGTTAATCTATTTACCGGAATGCAATTTCATTTCGATATAAAAATAACTCCGGGCATAATGGTTACGACCTGTATTCCTTCAAAAGAGCCAGAATTTGATCAAATTTACAATTATTTGACCTCATCAGACTACAACCAAAATCAATAGTATTACGTATAATACATCATGGAACTTAACGATTTTTACAACGGCCTGAAAAACAAAACCATCAAAATAATAGGTGGTAGTCATGTTACAAACCCCATCCTTAGAGATGTTGAGGATTTCGTTAAGCATCATCAGGAGATGATTCGTAAGTACACGGAAGAGGCAAAAACAAAGAAGGTCTATAAGAAAGACGAGCCAACGGCACAAAGAATGTTGGAGCATTACAAATTCAGTGCAGACATCCAGCCCGGAAGATATATCTTTGGGATGAGTGCTGCATACTGCTGGAATTGTGGTGAGAATCTTCAAATAATTCTTCTTGAAGGTGGTAAAGAGGTTGGTCTTATTACCAGTACTGATTACTGGAATTTACAAAAGGAAAGCGGCGAGAAATTTGATTTCGTTCTCACAAAAAAACACCTCAAAAAATGTTGTGCTACAAAGATGGTAAAAGAAAAATGCTTAACGGCAACCATCGATGTTCCGACCGGTGAACTTCTTTTTGCAAATCACTTTGGGAGTGTAGATAAATTTTATCAGAATCCCGACAAATCTAAAAGCAGAGATATTAATAGTTTATTGGGTCGCTCAGAATTGATGAGTGTACTGTCAAAAGAAAGCATTGGTTACGGTCAGATGGGTAACATGTCCGTTGCTGTGCATGTGAAGAAAGATGGCACTGAAGTTATCATCACAACTCCTTATGGATATGACAGCAAAAAAGATGAAGAATATGATGTTGCATTCAAGGGGTTTGTGAATGCCGGTAGTATATGTTTGGATGTTTGGAGATGGCAGTGTGGCGACAAGAAAGTATTAAGTGATGGTGGATATAAATTGCCTCCCGGTCTTAAACCCAATAAGGTTATCAATCATGAGTATAAAGATTTCATCCTCACAAAAGTCAAAAAAGGCAATTGGGAGATAAAACATTACTTTGATTTCTTTAGAGATAATGAACCAAGAAATCCAATCTACTCTCATCTGAAATTGATAAAGTGAGAAATGAATCCGTTTGGTTTACCCGAAACAGATTACAAAAACATCAATTGTTATAACGATAAAGAAAGAAAGATCGTTATCCCCGAAGGTTATATCATAACCAATTTAACTATCCCACAGTTAAAAAAAATCGATGTTCCAACCGCCAAATGCGTTATTGGGTACAGACGATTTAACAACAGACGATACCCAAATTTTGCGAATTTGATTCGAATTGAGGATGTCCCCAAGACTGAGGCCTATACTGCCAAAATACAGTCGAGAAAAGATTATGGAAAAGACATCCACAATTGGTTATATAAGTAATTTGGTTTATATTTGAATATGAAAGATTTTTATGAATTTCTAAACGGGCATGGCGGCTGGAATTTTGTCGGCTTTCTCATCTTTACCGGAATTTGTTTTGGTGGTCTACGAGAGATAGCTTCTGCTATTTTCCGAAATAGAATATCAAAACAACCTAAAGCAAAAAAACAACAACTTAACGACTAATGGAAAAATTTACATTCTTTTGGGGTGGAGAATTCAGTCAGTGGTATCCATCCAGATTCATGATTGACACTGTCATATACAATTGTGCAGAGCAATACATGATGGCTAAGAAGGCTGAACTCTTCAACGATTCCACAACATGGGAATTGATAATGAATAGTACATCTCCACGCGAACAGAAAGCACTTGGTCGTGGTGTTGCAAACTTCAACGCCGATCTTTGGAACGCAAATTGCAAACGATTTGTAAAGGAAGCAACCGTTGCAAAGTTCACACAAAATCAAAAGCTTTATGATGTGCTCATGAGAAGCAAAGGAACGACTCTGGTTGAAGCTTCTCCCGAAGACAAGATTTGGGGCATTGGTCTTGCTGAACACGATCCTAGGGCTTTAGATCGTGCCACATGGCAAGGAACTAACTGGCTTGGTGAAATCATTACAGAAGTAAGGGAAGAACTGATCGCTCAAGAGGATGTCCAAGCAGTTAGTTGAATCCACACACCCCGCTCTTCGGAATAAATCCAAGGAGATACCTTACGGCACTGATATGAGTCAGTTGATCGGTGATATGATTGACATTATGGAAAGTCAGGAATACCCCGAAGCTGTTGGATTGGCAGCACCTCAATTGGGAGAGAATCTTAAGTTGTATCTGGTAAGAACTATCATTCCACCAATAGACATAAATGATAAGTCAACAACAAAAACCAGAGTTTTCATCAATCCTAAGATTGAGAAGAAATTTGGTTCTACCTATAAAGAAGTGGAAGGGTGTTTGAGTTTGCCGGGAATTACAGTTAATGTTATGCGTCATTCTCACATACTCATATCGTATCATGACCAGTACTGGATGAAGCGCAAAGAAGTTTTCAAAGGATTTACTGCACGAGTAATACAACACGAACAAGACCATCTCAATGGTAAATTAATAACTGATTATGGAAGCCCCATTCACAGACCAACAGATCAGGAAGCTTAACGAGTTTCAAAACGCTGGCCAGTTTCATCCGTTTACTTGCGACCGGAAAGCTGTGGAGTGTGAGACTAACGTTACACCGCGAGACTATTCAAAGGATGGTGTCTTAATTGCAACAAAGGATGGATGGGTATGTCCTTGTGGAAAATATACTCAGAATTGGGCACATAAATTTATGGGAGAATGAGTCTTAAAGATTTTTTATTGGAGGGTGGACGAATATCACATCCATATAAGCGAGTCAAAGGGGAATGGGTTGGTGAAGCAAAGCTTTACGGGTTTGCTGGCTATTATAGCAAACCAAAAATCATTTTTGACAGCGGATATGAAAGGATCGAATGGAATCTCGATCAAATTGACGAAGCTATTAATCACTTTCAAAAGGTAGTATATAATCCGGCGAATCTTCATTATAAAATGTTTGAAGCTGTCGTTGAATTTACATCTAAGGGTGAGGAAGTTGATCTTGATGATGAGAAAGACTACGAAAGAGTGAATACTGTCAGGAAGGCAAAAATACTACAAGCAATCAAACAAGCAGATGGGACACTACGATGACAGCTATGAACATAGCCGGGAACAGGAGCACAAGGAACACGTTGAATCTTTAATAAAAAGAATGAATAAACTTTCTTCTAAATTAAAAGTTGAAGAAATGGAAATTATTCTCGATATTGTAGATGATTTCAAAAACTGGAAGGGACTATACAACTTAATTAAGAAAACCAATGACTAACACAAAAATCAAAGCAACGACAACAGAGAACAAAATCATCATCGGAAAGGTAGTACTTATATACACCGATGCTGTTATCTCAGGTACTAATGAGTATACCCCAATCACGGAGATGCTTGTTAAAGAAAAGGGTGGGAAGATTCACACCATTAAGCCAAGGAACGTCATTGAGGTGATTAAGAAAAAGAAGTAGCATGATAAAGGAGTATAAGATCGAATTGAGTAAAAGGGAGAAGATCAACGAAGATGCTGCTCCGATTGCATTGCTGAATAAAGTCAGTGAGATAAGAGATCGACTTCGACGTTCGATTAATCGTCACAACTATTTGATTGATCTTCGTGAAGAGATAGCAAAGGTTCCTTATGAATACATGAGAAGCCAATTGAAGGAAATCGATAACGATGAGAATCGTAATCTCTTGGCAAGGGGTTGTACTGCAGAGATCGATGAGCTATCGGCCATAATCAAGGGTATCAATGCTGAATTAAGAAAAGCCCTTCCGGTCGAAAATGTTGATGTGGAAGGTCGTTATTAAACAAATTTGCGGTCGTTTACGTATAAGAGGGTTATGAGCGATATAACCACTACTACCATCGACGAGCGTCACTATTCGATGACAAAGGTTTTGTCTATAAAAGAGACAAAGCCAATGGATAATGTTTTAATCCGTGACGGCGAAACTTTTATATTGAAACTACTCTGCCCCGATTGTTTTGAAGAGGGACATAAAAATCCGCTCAAGCATAAGGACAGATTGAATACAGAACGATATGGCATCCTTAACTATTACAGATGCTCGGTTTGTAAAGAAAATTTTGTATCAAGAAATAATGGGGAGCTTTGTACCCCCGCACCATAGTTATGATTAAGCCTAATGAAATTGCTCGAAAAGTAAGGGTTCGTTTGAATGCACAATTCAAAGAAAAGTGTCTTGGCGACAAGTACTTGAAGGGTGAACCAATACTCTACATTCAAGAACATAATGTCTACACCGATACCCGTGGCCAGTATGTAATGATCAAGGGCACCCACAACTCTGGTTATGCATATCTGAATGAACTTGATCTCGTCTTTGACGTAGATGGTGATGGTAACCCAATGCAACCATCAATGACCAGAGAACAAGCCGACCTGCTATTGCGACAATTCAGAACGCAATGCTTACCACATGGTGAATACCCTGACTATGTGTTGATTAATTTTCTGAATGAAAAATTTAAAGAGAGGAACTCGTGAAAATTAATGCAACAGTTTGGTTATGTGAAAAGGATGATCATATCCATATCCCAATGGCTTTGGATGACTTAGCGGCACCACCATTTAAGATTGGAGACGTTATCCATTTGGACGTGGAAGAATTGTACCCAAAGGATTACGAAAAGTACAAGCCAACGTTGCAGGAGCGCATGATTAAAAACAATGACGACATGATGAGGCTTTTGAATAGGAAGTCTGTCGTCATCACCGAAGTCCATATCAGCACACGATTCAACACACTCAACACAGGGAGACTCACCTACGAATATTACTGTATTTTCACAGAAGAATAATGAAGAGAAAGATTGAACCAAAGATCAAACAAAAGTACCAATACGCAGTCGTTGTCTTAACTGAAAACCCAAATAGGGCAGCATACTTCGCATCATCATCATCGTCAACATCGATGATAATTAATCAGACCACGCCCGACACAATGTTTATCAAGGTGTATAATACCCTTCAAAGCTATGCTGAGGATGGGTGGAGATTAAAAACCGATCTAAGAGTCAATGATGAAGTGATGCTCATATTTGAAAGGTATCATGATGATTTTGAAAAATATACCGACGAGATACTTGACTACATGAAAGACTAACAACATGAAGCCAATTGAGTATAAAGTCGAAAAATTTGAGCACTATATAGGTCAATATGAACTTCAAAAATTTTTTGATAAAATGTCCGAAGAAGGGTGGATATACAAAGAATGTCTTGGTAAACATGATGGCTATCCTATGTATCTCTTCTACAAATTCGATGCACAATTTCTTCAATACAATAGAGAAGTAACTGAATACATAAAGCACGAATGAAAAACAAAGCAACAACACACGTGAACTTTCTTCACGTTGAACCCAACTCACAATTTTACACCGATCTAAAGCAAATAGAAACATCGCTGCAATTCAGTCCAGTAGATCGTGAATATATTTTGGTTGGCATCCAAAACTCAATTAAACAGGGCTACAGGATCGTTGGGCCGGAACCAGTACTGGCAGTGGGTGACATCATTGTTTACATGCCAAAGCACGATTTGCCGATGATCGGCAGACTGATTTCTGTCACCTCAAAGAGATTCAAATTTGAGGTCAGCATGGGCACCAAGGGCTGGAAAGTCAAATCAACTAAGGATCGAAGCAAATTGTTCAAAATTCGTTAGTTTTCTTACATGAGCAACATTTTAGGGGAATTTTACGTATAATTGCGTAAAAACCTCTAATATGAACAAAATCGTCGTAGACAATGCACAATTTACACTGTGCTACCTCTTAATAGCCTCTGACGGGAGTGTCGGAGAGACCGAAAAAAACGTCTTTTTAGACGTTGTTTCCAGAATTGGTGGATTCACCAAGTCCTATTCCGAATCTGTGTTTAATGCAATGCACAGGTTCACAAAATCACTTAATTACAAACAAGCCGTCGAATCGCTTTCGCAAGCCAACGACGAGCAAAAAAGAAAAACCATCGAATTGCTGAGGGAGTTATCCTTTGCGGATAAGACTTATCACAAAGATGAGGTCAAATTCATCCTTGGCGTTCAGAAGGATTTACAACTAGTATGAATTGGAAAGTAGAAAAATTAACTAAGGGTGAGTCGTTTGTTACCTCAGAAAAGGGAAACTCGATGATACCCTTAATTCACAGTGGTCAGGATCATAGGCTGGCACCCATCACATGGGAGGAATGCAAGCCCGGAGATATAGTGTTCTGTAAGGTCTCTGGTCGCTATTACACCCACCTTGTTAAAGCGACAGACATACACCGTGGCTGTCTCATATCGAACAACAGAGGCCGTTTAAATGGCTGGACAAAGCATGTGTTTGGAATTGTGGTTGAAGTTTTGTAACTTCATCCATTCAATAACCAAAAATAAAACCATGTATCTCATGCGAGTTTTTATCACACTCATATTGTTTGTGCTACTGGCAAGCAATATGGGCATCAAAGAAGAAAGTATTTCTCCAAGTTGTTTGCAGATGGACATCTTTATCATTGGAGACTTTTCAACAAGTATCGACGGTAATGAAAGATTTGTTGCCGATGCTATGCTTGAATTCACGGATCGATTTGATCTCTCAGACTATGGACTCAAAATTGGTATTATCGGATTCGGTAGCGAAGCATCTCTCATTACACCACTCACCTCTGATAGAGAGGTAATCATTAGCGGCATTAATAAATATCTTGAAGATGAAGATGGTGGAACGACCAATATGACTGCAGCACTCAACATGGGTCTGGCAGAATTCTATTCGAAAAGTGCTCGACCTGACTATAGAAAATTGATTGTGCTAATCTCTGATGGTGATCCGGACAGTTCAAATGAAGTGTATGCACTGGCAAGTCAAATCAAATCTATGGGTATTGGTATCTGTGGTGTATTGGTACAGGCTTCGGTTAATAAACCAGAGTATATGAGAATTATTTCCTCTGAGTTTTGTTATGTTGAATCTGATTATAAGAATTTAGTGTCTGAACTACAAAAACTAGATATATGCATGTAAGTGGAAAATTTAAGGTCAACTATGACGATCAGTTATGGGATGTGGTAGATAGAATTTCTTCCACATTATCAAAGTTTGATTTGGCCATTAATGAACTTGATGGGGGAGATGGATTTAATGAATATGAAATCGTTCCTAAGCAGTTCACAAAAGAAAAAGAGACGGCGTATGAATATGAAGTTTTGTTCGATTCTACGCCAGAATGCTCGATTCAGATACACGGATGGTATCCAATTGCCACCAATAGAATCGTTAAGCCAGAGAACATTGAGAAGTATATAAGCGATGGCATTCTTAGACGTATAAAAAAATAAATTTTAAGAATCGCTTGACAATCGTTAAAATCTAAATTAATTTTGTTACCTCTTTATTCCGAATCTCGGAAGAGTTAAACAACTTAATTAATTACTATGCAAACATTAACGAATGCTCACGAGTTGGTCACCAAAGTTGGTGTCACTCAGAGACAAGTAACAGTTACTCCCGCCTTAGCGGAACAGTGGCTCGAAGTAAACACACGCAACAGAAAGCTTAAAGAAGACAATCTTCGAACTCTCACGGCTCAAATGTTGGGTGACACATTTCAATCTCTCAACGGTCAGACTATCGTATTCTCTCAAAGCGGAATTCTCCTTGATGGCCAGCACAGACTCCAAGCAATCATTAACTCCGGAAAAACTTACGAGTTTGTCGTGGTTGATGGTGTAAGTGATGAAGCATTCACAACTATTGATTTGGGTGTGAAGAGAAAGAGTCGTGATGTTTTTCAAATTGAGGGCATTGCTTATGCCAACGGTATCTCTGCAGCCGTTTCCTTCTATTTGAAATTCAAGAACAACGTGAACTCTTTGAGCAGCGGCCCCATCTACCGTAACATTACGATGGAAGACACGCTGGAAGCATACCAGCAGCACTCCGACTTGTTTCAAAACTTGTATGAGAAGTCTTTGATCTACAACAAGAAGATGAAAATCTTAACTCCCTCACAGATCACCGGCTTGATGGCTCACACAGTTCTTCATTCGAAATTCGGTTCAAGATGCTTGAACGAATTCTGGACACCTCTGTTCACCGGAGTAAAGGCCAGCGACCAGATTAATCTCCTTCGTAACAAGTACATCCAAACGCTTGGAATGTCGAAGGCGAAGAGTGCAAACATTCAGCACAAGATCGCTTGGTTGGTCGTTTCCTACAACAACCATTTCAATGGTAAAACTCAGCAACGTCTGGTCTTCCAAGGGCCGAAGTTACCCGAATTTATGTAGGATTTCGTTTTGAAATGAATATCAAAATCCCCATCTTTACCCGATGGGGATTTTTTTATGACAGATATTGACTATCTCTTACTGTATGCATATATCAAGACTGAAGATCATGAGTTGCGCAATGCGCTCTATCATAACAGACTGGATGAAGCACTCAACATACTTCTTGTTGAGATAAGTCAACGAAACATCCATTTCAAAAATCTAACACGTGGATATGGTATCAGACCAGATCACGTTATAGAGGAAACACTATCACATTTGGTGGAGCATGTTGTAAAGTACAGACCATACAAATGTGCATCAAAACCACATACTATGTTGCGTGGGTATATAACCACCATTGTTCGCGGGTACTGGTGTGACATGTTCGCAAGAACAAGAAATGAACGAAAAAATTTCAACCGATCAGATTATGAATAACCTAATCAAATGGAAGAAGAGAAAAAAATAGATCAACAGAAATATCCGGGGTATAGACCTGATGACACCAGATTTGATGAGCATCATCGATCCCAAGGATTAATGACCAACCACGAATTCTTTACCAGCAATGGGCCGGGAGGTTTCTATGAAGGAATGGAGTGGGATGAGAAAAAAAAGGAGTGGGTCTTAAATGCTGAGAACCAACGTAGAGAACGAGAAGCAAAAGAAAAATGGTATTGCTTTAAATGTGAAGCACACAAATCATTCTGCGAATGCAACGATCAATCATCATATAATGACAACGATTTTTAATGTTAGATATACACCCATACAAACAGAGTGACGATAGCCTATGTGGCCCATCAGTAATTAAGATGGTGCTACAGTATTACGGTATCATCGCAGCAGAATTAGATATAGCGGAGAGATGTGGACACACATACCAATTTGGATGTGATGACCTTGGAATGAAGAGAGCGTTGGAGTCATATGGAATGGATGTTACCATAAAGAACAACTGCACTTTCGACGACATCCAGTACTGGCTTTCGCGACAAGTACCAGTGATAGTAGATTGGTTCAGCAGTGGATATAATGTTGGCGTGAATGATCCACCCAATGGTCACTCATCAATAGTGATTGAGATGGACAACACATACATCTACCTGCTTGACCCGGAATTCGGAGGCATTCGTAAAATGCTTCGCGACGATTTTATGAGATGTTGGTTTGATTGGAAGAATTCTCCCATCATCATTAATTGGGAAGACATGATCCTACGACAAATTATAGTTGCACTACCAAAATGAAAACCATAAAACAAGATTGGGTAAACGACTACCTTTCCACTCAATTGATATTTACATCTGGCCATCCATCTAACAACAAGTATTTGAATCTTGGGGATGACGATGAAATTGTGTTTAGATTTATTGAATTGGATGGACAGTTCATATATTTTGCTACAGTAGTGTCAACATCTGACGATGCTGCAAATAATATTGAGGCCGCAATCTCAGATAATAGAAGATTTGCTCAGTACTTTGATGTATTCCCTAATTTTTTTATTCTTCTTATAAAAGACGATGAGGAATTTTATGCGATAATCAGAGATCACAAAGCAATGCGGATTAATCTTCTGAGCTTTTTTCAAAATTTTATACCGACTATTGGTGAAAACATCGGTACATTTAAAGCCGTTAACAAATCAGTCAACGACATCTTTCAATCTTGGACAAGAATCAATTTGTCGAAATATGCGGTGATCTCAGATTTGGATGCAATTTGTTTTGTTGATGGTTCTCCAATACTGTTTGAACTTAAAAGAGTTGAAGAGTCAATTGAGGAATGGTTGCCATACATGGATGATGCATCTATTTATCGACGACAGCTTACAATAGCTAAAAGGTTTGGTGGTAAATTTAGATTGATTGCATATAACGCATATGATGAGGAAGGTCGTGTTGCGTTTTTTACTAAGGTGAATGTATCAAAGGAACGGATAACGGCAATCAAATTAATTCTACCGAAAGAATATGTCTTATTAAAAAAGGATGTGGATTGGCAATCGTTTCGTGATGTAACTTCAATTTCTTCAGACAGAAGACGAGTTAAAAGCATGATATAATCATGGAAGTGTTTCGAGTTATCGTTGCTGGTAGTCGCACATTCTACGACTATGAGCTTCTGAAAAGTAAGCTCGATAAATTCTTGTCCAACATCAAAGTACCAATTGAAATTGTTTCCGGGAGAGCAAAGGGTGCAGATCAGTTAGGTGAGCGATACGCCGATGAGCGTGGATATAAAGTCAAGATGTTTCCCGCACAGTGGACTAAATACCATAGGAAAGCTGGCCCAATACGTAATGAACAGATGGCTCAATATGTTTCACCAGATGGTGCTTGTGTTGTCTTTTGGGACGGTATAAGCAGCGGAAGTGAACACATGATTGAAACAGCCAAAACATATAAACTTAAATTACGGATAGTTCAATATGAGTAGCTTGATCATAGAAATAGGCATTGAACCCCTTGGCCCCTCACCTAGCTGTACAATTGATTTGATTACAAAGCAATTGAATTGGCACATCTACAGATTCAATAGTAACAAAGATATACCGTTGGGTCGTGGTAATTTTAACATCAGAACGGATGATGGAAAATTGTATGAGTTTAAGGATTCTGAGATTAGGCGAGATGGTGAATCTTATTACGTCCAGATAGGTTATGTTATCAGTGTAACTGAAGTCGCAATCGATTCCTGAACTATAGTTCTTTCTATTCTTGATTATCGCGCCATAATTCACTATTTATGTATAGTGGTATGGCAAAATATTTATACATACTGACCCTCTTCTTACTTTCATTTACCTCTACTGAATGCGCTGCACAGAGCTATACAATTGGAAGCGATACAACTATATACTACTGGAACAATTGGGACTCAAGAGAAATTAGCACGGACGACATGTCCGGTGTTATTGTTGTCTCTGAATTAAATAGCTCAGTCTCAACATACGTTTATCAGTTTGGATATATCGATTGGTCAATAGATAAGAGAGATAAAGGTGAGTATCACTTATCTCGTAAAGAAGGTGACAAATGCTTCATGAAAGTTATAGCGAACAAAATATACCTACACTACATGTTTGCGTACAAGGGGCAAGTCATCGAGGATCACATTCTCCTAACGTTTCGAATGGTTGTGCACGATAAATCTCTACTTTACTCAAAACGATAAAAACTGGACATGTTTTGGGGGTATGTCCAGTTTTTGAGAGAAATCTGGACACGTTGTCCAGATAAGTGTCCTGATTATGCAAAAGTTGGACAACATGTCCAACTAAATGTCCAACTAGCCTAATTTCTGAGGTGTTTTATAGAGGGTGTTGTCCAACCTACTGACCGAAACCTCAAGAGCTATTTCATAATTCCTGATGATATTTTCTAGCCGGTCAATTTCAGTTATGACGTACTTAGCTGAAGCTTCATCACCTTTGAGCAACTTATCAAACAACTTACCCTTGTCGCTTGCATCAACGAATAGTGTTTTCATTATGCTTTGTTGAATTGGTTCTCCATTGGAAATCCCGGTGGTATGTGTGACCATTCGATCTCTTCGTCGCTAACAAGTGAATCTCCCGGAACGATGAAATCATCAACATCCGTGTCAAGGTCTTCTGTGATATAAATAACCTCTGATCCGTCAGGACTTGAGCTATGTATGATTCTTACGGTCACACCAAGCGTACTTTTTTTCTTTGCCATAATTATATTTGTTCAATGATCATCTTATCACCTTCACGTCGAACCTCTTTGTAGTTTCCTACAGGAAGGTCGATGTTTCCGTTGTCAGAGAAGTCCGGTAGGAACCAGCGAATCCATGATTTCTCTGGTGAGAAATTAACAATCTCTGCAATTGCATTCTTGTTGACCTCAAAGGTCAATTGCTCTTTATTATCCATGTTTATTCGTTTAGTGCCATCGTTAAGCCACCGTAATATCCACTCCCGCCAATAGACATTTTGCCATGTGTGTGATGCGTCATGGTGAACCAAAAATCGTATTGAAATCCGTTGCTATCAAAATCATTATTGAATTTGAATCCACGTTTTTCGAGTTCAGATTTCACCTGACTGATGTAAAGATACTTTGCCCCATATGAATTGATTTCACCTTTGAGAAGTTGATCAATCTTTGCTTCAAGTTCTTCCTTGATTAGTTCATCGATGGTATTCATGCTGCTTGATTTATCGTTCTGTGTGGATCATATCCAACCACACACTGCTCCAACTTATCCATTACCCCCTGATGCCTATCCGCCTGAGCATTACTAAGAAGAGTCAGAATCAAATTGAACTTGTTGGTTAATTCGATTACATCTCCTATTGATGTAATGATCATCGGTATATTGTCTGGTGGAATTTTCCCACATAATATCTTAACCTTATCGGTTGTGTATGGGATGTTTTTAAACGGATTAAAATTGTGGCTCGGCGTGTGAAACGAAACGACAGTACCATCAATTTGTACGCTCAATTTTAGAAGACACATTGGTTCTCCTGTTCGAGATGAGTTTGGATTGCATTGAACAATACGTCTGTATTCCAGTACTGGATACTTCACCATGAGATAACTCATTAGTGACTTCTTTGACCCGTGGAAACTTTTGCTCACACTACTCGGTACTTCCTTCTTAAAGAACTTGAGGTAGTTCGATGCGTCCTTGGCCATCAATGCCAGACCTAGAAATATTTGATCGTGCGTCATGGCTTAGATGTGGTTTAAAAACATTCTCTGCTTCGCCGGTAACAATACGTGCTTCTTTGTCCACACCGAAAGGTAAAGAGCAGTCAAGCTCATTATACCGAACACGGGGATGAACCAGAAGATGAAAAGCTTTTGGAAGTTCTCAGTTGTCTTCTTGGTATTGATCGCTTTACGAAGCTTACCCTTCTTGTTGACCACAGTCACAATCGGGTGCTTTCTGATAAAGCCAGCATTAACCAGCATGATCGATAAATAACGACATGCAAGGAAGTTACCGATGAACAGGACAACAAACCAGAAGATGTGATAAGATTGTGGGTGTCCAGCTATTTGCGATGTTTGAGTTACGAAGTCCATTTTGCTTTTTTGTTATTGTTTATACTGTATTATACGCAGTTATGGGGCTTATGGTTGCCCTAGATGCAAAGATAAGTCATATATTTTTAGGATATTTCTGGCGTATTTTCACTAAATTTACAACAAATAAGGCCTCTTTTGCGTATGAGGTATTATTGATGCAAGAACTCACGTTCTAGGGTCTGCGCAACCTTGCTGGTCGGAACAGCCAGTTGCATCAATAAACGGGAAGGTGATTGGAATTGGTTAGACATAGGGGCTTCATCGCCTCTGGTGCTTATGAAAGGTACTGTTGTGGGTGGCAAGCCCCACTGTCGTCTAAGGAGGGTGTTCAAAGCATGCTCGGACGATAACCCATTGAACGCCTAGGAAGCGGGGTAGGTCACTGAGTATTTTGAGATGTGGGTTCGAATCCCGCTCTTCCCACATGAGTCGTTCAACACACATACTTAAGGGAAAATATTTTCCCGCTAAGACCAGAAAGAAATACAAAGATCGAAAACATTTTGGTTTTACATCTGGTACACACTCTCATTTTGAGATTACACTCAATCCTGAGCTTGCAGAGAGGAACCAATACTTAACCGATGTGGCGTTGTTTGCTGGAAAGTCCGTGGAGAGAGAATCAACGACAAAAACATATCCTGTCAAGGGTGTCGATTTTATAAAGTATGGATATGGTAAAGGCACAAAGAAGAAAGTAAAGAACTACAAAAAAGAAATTGATTGATATGGGTACTATATTCATGACGGCCTCATCTTTGAGAGCAATACTTTGTTACATCGATCCGGTCAACACACCAATAATTGCATATGATAATGATAAATATGCATTACCACTGATTTATAAAATCAAAACCGCTGTTGGTGATAGAGACGGTAGTCAATCCGTAACCATAACATTCTCAGATGACGAGAAGGAATTGGCTCGTCAATTCAATGGAGTTGTTGGAGAGATCAAGAAAATTTTTGAACAGATAGAATTCGTTACACGTAACAAATATTAAAAGAACCACGCCCGATGCGGTATCTTTCGGAGTCAACGATTGTGGTAGAAGGCCACCAGTACTGTGTCTGCAGCAGAGTCAGTAGGACGGAAATAGTCGGCGACTTTAACTAACAAAATTATGAACGCAGAACAACAAAAATCCATTCAGAATCAAGTCAGCGATTACTTCAAAGATGTTCCCAATGAAGAATTCAGTAAGATTGCTGAGTCATTTGTATATTTCAAACCAAACAAAAACGTTGGTGAAATCGTTGATAAATTTCTTGTGGATAACAACATAAGGATGGCTTATATCAATGTGTTGTCGGATGTTAAAGACCCCGGCAAGTATTTGAAGATGGCAAGCATGAGCGAGAATGACATTATCGATGCTGTTAGGAATGGTTTTCTCAATGAAATATTTCATCGTTTTCAATCAATAGTTGGGAAACCGAACGAAACAAAGAAACTGAAAAAGGAAATCGAAAACGTTCATGAAATGGTGGATAAGCTTATGGATGCTGGTAGTAATGACAGGTATCACGAAGCTCTTGAAGAGTTAAGAGATTATTACTTTACTTGGAAGAAATGAAAATTGAACAAATCTTACAACAAGACGACAGCGTCCGTGACATAGAGAGTCTTGCTATCATTCATAAGGGTGAGGTGTATACTTTTTTCGATAAGGGTAACACCCGGAACGTCTTTGTCAACGATTCAAAAACAAAGGTCATCAAACTACTGATCAACAAAAGAGATAAAGACTTCAACCTTGAAGAGATTGAAATCTATAAGGATGCTAGTGATTCTGTTAAGGAGCAGATGGCTTACACTTCTTCCGACTATGACGGTTATGTTGTCGAGCAGGAGTTTTGTTTGCCCGTCAAGTATGTTAAGCGGGAGATGACAATTGCTCAAATATTGTTTGCATCTTCATGTCGTAATGAAGTTGGATGGACTAAGGACGGCAGACTTGTTTGTTTTGATTTGGACGAATTCAAAAAATATTGATATGATAGTCGAATGTATCGATGACCAATTTTATGTTGGTGTTAGACGCAGAGTGAAGGCGAGGGGTAGAACTCCAATTAAGGGGCAACTATATGAAGTTGTTGATGTTGTTAAACAATTTGTAGAGGGAGAGATGCGCACGTTTTATATTCTTCACGAATTCAGACCAACACAATTTTGGCAGGAAAGCTTCTTCCGGGAAGTGGATGTCAACATAGAAGAGATCAAAGAAGTGTTAGAACTTGAAGCAGTATGAAAAGTCTTGAAGAACTTGAATCGGAAATTGCAACTCTTAGGGAATTAAAGAATGGGTATCGTGAGGATTACCTTAAAATGAAGGACGATTTGGATACTGTTACTAGGGAGCGTGAGGGTCTTAAAACTCAGCTAACCCTACTTATAACGGCAATGAGGACGCAAATTGACGAAGCTGAGAGGCTTTTGCATGTACTGGCCGCAGAATAAAGAAATGGCCAACTATTGGCAGAATTAAAGAATATTGTGTAAATTTAACCCTTGGAGACGAGGGTTTTTTTATGATAGTAATTCTCATAGTTTTCACTCTTTTTGTTTTTGGTGTGGTGACGTATATTATACGTCTTAATCTTGATCCTCATTTGAAATATGAAGAACAAATGAAAAGATCGATTATAGAGGAACAAAAAAAGATGTGGGATCGTATTTTCTTTTTGGATAGAGAAATTAAAATTGAGGACAAGAAATATCTTGATGAGGTAGAAAAATATAAGAAAGAATGAAAAAGATACATATATACGGCGGAGGAACATTTACATATGTTCGAACACATTTGGCATTAGCAATGCCAGCGTTTGGTGGAACTGCAAGAAGACTTGCAGAGATCATCCAAATTGATGAAAGATTTAAGAATATGAGTGTTGAGACTCATCTCACAAAAATGGCTGATTCAAATTCAGACATCGTCACAAATGATGATGTATTTGAACACGTCAAATTAAGACGGGACGACCCCGAAACAAAGATCATCATCTTCAACGTTGGTATGTGTGATTATCAAGGAACGATTTTACCAAAGGACGATAATGAACACGTATCATCCGGTAAGTATGCAGAGAGATTGAAGAGTATGGATGGGCCACAGAGGATGTTGTTAGTTCCAGAGCAAAAAATTATCAAGTACATACGCAATAAACGTAAAGACATTTTCTTAATTGCATTCAAAACAACTTCGGGTGCTGAAGAAAAGCAACAATATCTTGCTGGTCTAAAGTTGCTGAAGGAGAACTCCTGCAATCTTGTGTTCGCGAATGACGTGGTGACCAGAATGAATATGATTATAACACCAGAAGAAGCAACATATCATATCGGCGATAATCGAGATGATGTGTTGAAGCAATTGGTTGATATGATCTGGCATCGTTCACAACTAACATTTACCAGATCAACTGTTGTTGATGGTCAGCCAGTACTGTGGGATAGTCCATTGGTCTATCCGGCATTAAGAACGGTGGTCAACTATTGCATTGATCAGAACGCATACAAGCCATTCAATGGTGCTACTGTTGGACACTTTGCTTGTAAGATTGGTGAGCGTGAATTCCTTACCTCTATACGCAAGAGTAACTTCAATGAATTGAAGACAAAAGGATTGGTGCGTGTTACTACTGATGGTGATGATAGTGTGATTGCATACGGCGCAAAGCCATCTGTTGGTGGTCAGTCACAACGTATTGTATTCACAGAGCATCCAGAGTATGATTGTATTGTGCATTTTCATTGTCCTAAACTTGAAACATCATTAGTGCCTGTCATTTCACAGCGGGAGTATGAGTGTGGCTCTCACCAATGTGGACAGAACACTTCAAGAGGACTAACGAAGTTTGGAAACTTGTCGGCTATCATGCTTGACAATCATGGGCCTAACATCGTATTCAACCATAACATCAACCCACAAGAAGTTATTGACTTCATCGTTAATAACTTTGATCTGCAAGGTAAAACGGGAGGACTTGTATCATGAGTAAGAAAAGTAAAGAACCCAATTATGACTTATACGATTCCTTCGCTGAAGATCGTAAGGAATTTGCTAAGGCAGCAAAGAAGCTCATAAAGAAACTTAAGAAGTCTAAAAAGGCTGCGATAAAGTTTTTGAAGGATATTGGTGTGAGACCAGACGGAACAATGAAACGATGACAAGTATCACAAAAACATTAGTTGACCGCATTATTACGAAGTGTTTATCTGACGACCTTTTGTCGCCAATGTATCTTAATTTAAGAACTAAACATGATCACATTAGTTTTGGCCATTGCTATGTAGCTACTGAAGCGGCTTATCATATATACGGTAAGTTTCACGGATATAAGCCATACGTGATGAGAGTTGAACGAGGGAAGTATACGCATTGGTTTCTAAAGGATTCAAATAATAACATCATTGATCCGACTATAGGTCAGTACAAGGGCAAGACTCCAAAGTATGCTAAAGCAAAGTGTACGGGGTTCTTGACTAAACAACCGAGTAAGAGAGCACAAATAATAATTGATAGGTATGAATGTTCGAGGAAGACACACATCGATAAGATTGGTTGATCCTAGGGTGTTGGATTTTCGTCACAAGAGGGCGATATTCAAATACAAGTATTTAATTAATAAGGCCTCTTATTTTACGATCACTGCTAAATCCGTGGTGTCAGCAGAGAAAGCAGCATTGCGAAGAGCAAAACGAGCGAAGGATAATTTGGGCACTGTGAAATTACTAACGATAACCAAAATTTTATGAATCAAGAGAATAAGAATTATATATATGACAAAATGAAATCATTGGCCAATGATGATAAAGTTCCCATCAGACGTGGCTGCAATGTAGAGGGTGGGTGCTTCTGTAGCGGGAAGTGTCAGGAAATTGTCGGATGGCGAGATAAAACTCTCCAAGAAAAATACCCAACAAGAATTAACTTGAATGGAACCAACTAGCTTTGAAGAGGAAAGAATTAGGGAGATGCTTAATTCGGAAATAGAGTACGAAAAAAGAATTTATGGTGGTATTCTTGGTGAAGACAATATCTGTCCTGTGAATAATGAATTGTGCGATGATGAGTGTTGTGTTCCGGGAGGTACTTGCAATTTGTGGGGATGGGAATTAAATGGAATAGAACCAGATCACCAGTAGACTAAATATTTATGATCATGTTTAATAAGTAAGATTTTGAGAAGCAGGGCACAAAAAACTTTTGGATTGTGGTTCAAATTCTCCATACTGGTTTATATCATTGTGGGATTTACATTTTTTCCATCTGATCACACCATATACAACTCTGCTGCTACTTTTGCGGGTATGGTTTGTGTGGTAACACTTCTAAACCTATTCAAACCCAATGGGAAACGTAACCAGTGAGTACTACCCAACAGGAGACATTGACCATGATATTGTTGGGGAATTTTTTAAGTCTGTCTATGAGGCAATGAATAAACCCGACCACTGCTTGGTCGAAGTTAAAGACTTCAGAAATTCAGACACCAGATTGTCGATACTTTGGTACAACAACAAAGCAAAAGCATTTGTAATTGAATCAAGAACAGAATTCAACAACATCAACATTATTAAGGGAGAAATTGATGATCAAGGAACGGAAGATATGGCCACGATACCACGTAATCATGAGAATTAAAATGGTTCTTGGTGCATATCATTACGATATATGGGACGATATTGAGGCTAAATTTCTTGACGATCCAAACATGAGTACTCGATTTCTCGATGTGAAGACAACAGTACTCAATGAAGAGTACTACAGCTACATGCGTTCACTACACGACTATATAGAGTAATCATGACACTTTCACAATATAAGAAGGCCGTTGAACTTCACAAGAAAATGGTCAGAGACTTTAAGAAGGAACAGAAGAGATGGGAAGCTCTTAGAGTTGGAGATATTGTGTTTGAGCATGGATCATGGGATGACCTTTTCAAAATGGTTATTGAAGAAATTAATGTCAATGAGAGATATGCTATTTGTACTGATCATTCTCAAGATAAGATTAAAGTTAAGGTAAGTGGATTCTCCACAATCGGAGAATTAAAAGAGGCTGGTGAAAGAATTGATTGGATTCGAATACTTCATGATGATAACGACATCATGTTGCCGAACATGTTCTATGTTAAAAAGAAGTACAAGGATAAATTTTTAAAAACTGTTAATGCAGACACAGACTACTCTGCCATTGGTGCGTGGGATAATTATCCAAAATATCTTAATGGGATCAACGGCAGACGGTGCGATTATTCTAAAGAATTATTATTTGAGGATGATGTTGTTTATTGTGTTCTGGTGATGGATTGTTAAACATTTTTAGCTAAATTTACGTATAACCAGCTATGGAAAAGACTGACAAAAATCTTGAGTTATTGATAGCATTATCAATCATGCTGCACCCACATTTGGGGGCTGATAATTACACAGCCAAATTAATCACAGCACTGTACACGGACAAATCAAAACTATCCAATCGAGACTATTTTGATCTTGGAAAATATTACGACCGGATGGTTGTAGTAATTCAAACTGAAATCACAGATCAGAATATTAAGTGGGAATATTTGAAAGCCGTAATGGCTATGAAACAAAAATGTTACGGGCCATATTGTTTAAGTGGCGTATCGTTGACCTAGCATGAAAGAACTTAAACTTAGAAACATTAAAACAACGCTCCCATTCACGCTGAATAAGGGGCTTTCTGTTTTTAACATACATCAGTTACTTGCATATAGGGACTACGAATTGGATTTCGATGTCTTCCTCCCCTCAAAGAAGATGAACTTGCAGAGACCATTTGTGTGGACTCTCGAACAGAAACAAGAATTGATTATTTCATTACTTAAGGGTATTGAAATCTCTACTATGGCCATGATAAGCTATGATCATAAGATCATGCGGATAATTGATGGTAAGCAAAGATTATCAACTTGGTTGTCATTTGCCAAAAATGAATTCCCGATAGTTTGGAATGGAGAGACCTACATGTATGAAAATTTTGATGGCGATGCAAAGTATGTCATCAACCATACTTATATCAAAGCTGATGTGGCATATGAATACCCGGACAGAATGATTTCCGATGAATGGAAAATCAAATGGTTTGAGTTGATCAACTTTGCTGGTACTAAACAAGACGCTGACCACTTAGAATTATTGAAAAGATGAAAATAATCAACACATTTATTGGTTTGTATTTTAGAGATAGTTATGGTGAGATACAAACAAACATAAATAGAGGGGTGCCGATTTATGTGAAGATACACGTACTTGAGGATGGAACTTTCATGAAGGAGTCCTACGTGAATGAACGCACTACTCTTGAACCAATCTCAAGAGCAACCGCAGAGAACTATTTTTCAAACATGAAATCAACATCGTGAATTTATTGCCTTGTCCCTTTTGTGGTGGTGTCGATATTGAATTCCTGACTTTTGATTACCAAGAATCGAAAAATCGTGCAATGAGTGATCGTGAATCTGGTGGTATGGTTTGTGGTGATTGTGGGGCCGTTGGGGGTACAATGAATATTCAAATTGACTATAAGGATGGTGTGATTATAACTGACTATAAAGCCATCGAAGAGATTTCAAGAGGGAGATGGAACAGACGATCATATAGTCATACCGAAGGGTTGATAGAAATTCAAAAATACGATAAAGAACTTAAAGACTACATAAAATGAAATGGTTCAAGCGTACTATTGTTGGTAGCCAACACCACGAATACAGAAGTGAGGACTCGCGCATATACTATTTTGACATAGAGAAACATCCATCAGGATGGATCAGGTTATACGACCTCCGGGAGAATCCGGCTAAGTACTATCTCTTTAATACCCTTGGTGAAGCAAAGAAGATTGCCATTGCATCGATAAAGGACAAGACAGTACTAGAACCATACCTTGATCACAAGTGGTATAAAGATTCGTTTGCTTGTGTAGAAGTCATAAGACAGGCCGAGGAACTAATTGCCAAGCTTAAAAACCAATCATGAAACGCAAACTCATTAGTGTTAAACGTTACCATGTTATCCTACACACCAAGACCTTAGATTTTAATGACAAGGACTTGTATGCGGTGTGGGACGAATCTATGGGCAAGTTTGTGTGTACTCCAATAAGGACTATATCTCATTTGAATATACTGGCAAATAAACTTAACACAGAGTACGAGGCATATATCAAGGAGGTAAGTGATTATTTAGGGACATATGTCCCAATAAACTCATGACACACAAATTCGAAAATCTTTTCAACAAAGAACCTAAATTCAATTGCCCCGTCTGTGATCAAGAACTACACACAGATTGGGTAGACATCGGCTTTGGTGCATACTCAGCACAAGTCTCTCCCTACGTTTGTGAAGCATGTGAATGGACTGAAAAAGGATGCTCAGTCTGTATTTATGAGAAATGTTTTAGTTGGGAGCGGTGCAAGGGAAGAGCACTGATTAACAATGCCGAGAAAAAAGAAACCGATCAATCCAATTCTGGAAAGTGTAGCTGAAATTAGAAGACTCGAACTTAATTGCGAGATCAAATTAGCCTATAAACGTGCAAAAAAAGACCTTGGTGAGAACTTTGAAACTCACATGAAGGCCGTTGCCGAAGAAATTGTTGCCCTCCAAAAGTCTTGTAAACCCAAAATTTCTTATTATATTGCGGGTATTATGCTGACTGTTCCACCTGCCGATGAGGTTGTGGATGAAGAAAGCAATGATGACTTTGCTTTTTATGCAATGCTTGTTAAGGCAGCAATAGGTTGGGGTTTGCTTAATGGACATGCAGATAAAAATAATCCATTTGTTGATGAGCTAAGAGAAGAAAATATGTAGTGAGATGACGACAATTAATGAGATAATAGTAATTCGTACTCTTTTCACTCATGATGTTGAATTGTTTTGTCGTGAACATGATATATCGTATTACATCTTTAGTTCACCCTCTGAATGGAGAACGGCATATAACGTCAGAGCACAAGATATTTGTCTTCTCCAACTCCAAATTTATCTTGCAAGTCTTGAAAAGGATTTTGCAATCTACATGGAGACATTAGATGATTATGCAATGATATACCCATCAATAGTGTACGCAGCATGAGTTACTGGTTTCAATTTACGTTAGTTTTTTTCTCAGTATTCATTGCGGATATTAGTTGGGCTATGTACTTCTACAAAATATCGCAAGGTAAAAGTATAGCTGCGGGTATTTGGGGGTCGGTGGTAACCATATTGGGAGCCTACACAATTTCTGAGTATGTTCATGATCCAACATTCATTATAGCCGCAGCACTAGGTGGTGGAATTGGAACTATCGTTACTGTAGAGTATAACAAACGCAAGATGAAATGAAAACAAAACAAAAGAAAAAATTGTCAACCATAACTTATAAAAGAGACAGCAAGCTCGATCTTCCCGAATTAGAAACACTCAAGAAGATTCAAACCATAAGCGAATATGTTTGTTTATGTGAAGAGTCTACGTATGATGACGGTAGCGAATCAGTAACGGTACAATATCACTTCAAAAGATGAAAATTGGAGATAATCTCTATGTAGAACTAACTAAATTGTTGGATCATATGAGTGATAAATATAGATATGCTCTTAAAACTAAAGCAGTCCCTTTAGATGAGGATAGAATGATGATAACATTTACTGCCTATGACAATTTACTCAAAAAAGAAGTATATTTTCCCGAAAGTCAGTCAGAGTTAATCAAGACCGTTTGTCTCATGAATGAAGAAGATAAATTTTACAACAAGAGTGTTAACGAATACATAAATAATGTCGGCAACAAAGAAACCATACATACGCAGAAAGAGCAACAGTAAATTCATTGCAATTTTTAACACACAAAATCGTGAATTTGCACCTCTTCTGGTTACATATTGCCACACCAATGGCATTGGGTGTATTCTTGAAAAGACAACACCAACGGGGCATGATCGTTATGTGGTGAGTGGAAGAATATCTCAAATAGAACAGGCCAAAGAATATATCAAAACAGCATACAACGAATTTTTACAATATAACAAAGAAGTAAGTCGCTATATAAAAAAATGAGAAGATTCACCATATCAATGTTTGACACAATACCCAACCCGAATGCTACAGAAACAGATCGGGTTCAAAGATTGAAAAGATATGTGTTGTATGATCACATGAAAAATAAGATAGTGAGCCAACCAATTACCAAGGATTCACCGGAGTATTTTGATCTTCTTAATGACTATAGACTAAATTCAGATCATTTAACTGCCGAATTCCACGACTACAATATAGCACTACAAGAATATCTACAAGACATTAACTTAAACGAGGATGTTTCAAATCAGAGAATCAAAAGGCGAATTAAAAATATTGAAGACGTTAACAGCATTAAATATTGAATTTGTCAGGGAGTATAAGTTTGATGAGTGCAGACACAAGAAGCTGCTTCCTTTCGATTTCTACCTGCCTCAGTGGAACGTTCTGATTGAATTCGATGGTGAACACCACTTTCGATACAAATCGTTTTGGGGTAGAATAAAGACCACTCTGGAAAGAACCCAAGAGAACGACAGGATCAAGAACAAATTCTGCAGGAAGAAGGGTATTAAACTAATCAGAATACCTTTTAATATGTCTGATAAAATTGAAAGAATAATACAACAAGAGCATAAGCGTGGATTTTCAAGAAACTTGAATCACTCGCAAAAATTGATTAAGAAAAAAAGTGACACTCAAAAAGTACATACATCTACCAATGAGATATACGATTACTCAGCAATACAAGATGAAAGCATACTTGTATTCGGATTGTCGTGAGTTCAGATATTTTGATCTACACAAAGATCGAAGCTTGTTTTTTGATAAGTATGTTACTTCAGACAAACACAGCAGTAGAGGTAAAGAGTGGGCCGAGATTTACTTGAGAATCCTAAATTTTGAGAGCGAAAAATATTTGGAGGCGGTGGATGACTACTTGGGTATTTCGTAGTCCTGTAGATTCATATCCTCTACTTCCACTTCAATCTCATCACCATCACGATAAAAATAAACAGCAACATCGTAGAGAATTGTATCACCGGGAATGAGTGTATACTCTTTATAATAATATCCATCGGTAGAGATTATTTTTGTTGGTTTTCCTTTATAATCAAACACACCATGCACACGACTATGTTTTGCAACATTAACATCTGTGATGATGACAGGTGTGGACTGATAAATTTCAATTCTGAAAGCGTCATCTTTCGATCTAACGCAAGTAAAGAGCAATACAATTAACGCAAGATAGATTACTATGATCTTTCCCATATTCATTGGTTTTACAACAAAGATATGAAAATGTGTACTATTTCCAAACTAGTCGTAGTTGTGTGTTTGATCTGGTTCCAGTACTGTTTCTGGTCTCCGGACGATATTGTAGTTCACCCTGTCTAAGGCTTCCTTGATGTTTTTAAATGCCTCCCTGAGAGCAATAAAATTATAAATCTGGATAGCAAAATTTATCCCATTTTCATCCACGGTTCCCCAATACTTCTTCTCCGAATTCCAGCCCCACATTGTAATCTCAGTGATGTGTATGACCTCAATAGTCTGAGTCCACAACCCCAAACATCTGTTGACGGTGTAGGTGTGCGTTCTGGTTTTCATGTTGCATATGAAAAACAGTCTATCTTTGAAGAGCAACGTTTTGTTGTGAACTTTAGTAAGTTCATCAAATTTATATCGTTGGATTTCAATTGGTCTCTTGAGTATCATTATGATCTTGTTCTATTGTAGAAATCGATAAACGTAATAACCGCTTTGTATGCAGCACCAAGTCTTTCTTTGTCAATACGTCTACACGTAAGTTCACCATCGACATCCTTAATCTTTGCAACGAAGAACATCTTCTCATTACGATTCTTCAGGTGATATGCTGAGGATAAAGAGAAGGTGTACCCCATACTTTCAATTTTCTCCACAACAGTCTCAAGCCATCCGTCCCAACACTTATGGTATTTCAGTTCGGAGTCATGTTGTTGGAGATAATGTTGGTAAATGCTGTAACGACCTTGAAAGTCAACGACTGCGCCCATGAATAATGCTATCTGTGCATCTGTTTTATCATAGTCGAAAGGTGCTATTAATTGTGTCATCTTTGTGTGAATCTTTTGTCGTCAATATATAAAACCTTTGATCCTTCTTTCAATTGCTGGATCATTACGTTAAGACCGGTTCTGTTTTGGATGTCCTCAGCAATTTTAAAGGTGTCCTCAATTGGCACTTCCTGTAAATGCTTGTAACCAGTTGTGGCTTCAAATTTCATCTGAAATGCCCAAAAGAATATTGTTGTTTTCATGCTGCTATAAGTTCTTCGATTTTGAAAATGTAACTCTTGCCGGTGTTAAGTCCTCTGCAGGTACAGAGATGTGGTTTATGCTTCCACTGTCTAAAGAATTGGAAGACATGATCCTGTGCTGATATTGGATGACAATACGGAATTGGATTTCCATCAGTACCTTCTACAGGTACACGATCTCTTCTCTTGTTGCTGCTTTTTGTCCATTTCAATACGGTTGGGTTATATATCCCACCGCTTATCCAAGGACAAGGATTGATCTGTCTAACGCGATCATTATATTTAAACGGACTCTTCATTATCGTGGTATTGATGTAAGTTATGTATCTTCACTATGTGGCCGAGCGCAATGCTTACCAAAGTTGTCGTTATTTGTGGGCCATCCATAACAATCCTTAAAGCACCAACCTTGATGTTTTGATGTATATCGTCGCGCATAAAAAATGATTTTTTATCGTTCAAATCAAGTAAAACTGATACTTCGCGCATTTTTTCGATACTTTCGTTGATCTTTGCAGTAAAACTGATATGATCATAGAGATGTGAAAGTCGGGCTGGAACAACGTACTGGTCGAATGGACGAAGAACAGTCTTAATTCGAGCCGGTAACTCTAAAAATCCAACGTTTCTTCCCTTAGCACCATACAATAGCCAAAGATTAACACCTCTATAGGTGAGAGACCAGATCGAATTGTCGTGATTTATTTTATATACTCTGGTGTGATTTACCTGAGCATCACGAAGGATTTCGTAGTAATCTTCTGTGGTAATATCCAAATCAAAACGCTCCTTCATTCTCTGTTTAACATGGGCAATATGCTCAGATTCGGGCTTAAAATAGCCATTTGGGTTGTTAACCCGGAACAAATAGGACTCACTATGGGCTGGTTGTACAGACATATCCATTTATACGTAAATTTAAGTAGAATTGTTTGTCTGAACAAAAAATATTAATTTGCCGTATAATACATATTATGATTAATGGCATCTATGTCCTAGCGTTACTCACTCCGGGTAAAGAAAAGAATCAACTCTTTGCAAAATTGCTATACCTTCCGGGGTATATAAGCGACATAGAGATTGGAGGCACCGAAGAACAAAGGATCGCATTTTGGAATTCCTTTGATGACAAATGGATGCAACCAAAATATGCCACTGTCGATGCTTGTACTGATACGGTCGATAGAGTTTTTCTTGGACGATACTATATGCGAGTTCAAGATGGTGATGAATTCAACACATATGATATTGTTGAGTGTGAAACTGAGAATGTTGTTTCATCAAGAACTTCCGATAGAGGATTTGTAGACAGAGATGATGTCCATGTTCAACTTCACCAAATGAATATAGATGACATCCAATACATGTTGGATGCGTCAATATTTTTAGATCACAACCATCCACGGATTATTAATTTTACCAAATCATGAAACACAGTAAAACAATCAAAAGACCTGACGGTAGCAAAGTGTGTATCGATGTCAGAATGATTGCAGATTCATATCGTAACGAAATGCCGGAGTATCGAGTTACGGTTAGTCATTGTCTTCCACGTAAAAGGAATTTTTATTTCGTGGTGTCAACCGATAGTTACGAATGGAGAAAACTAGACAGCAACGGGAAGAGAGACTATGAAATCAAAAAATATCTTGAATACGTAACTCTCGATGAGATTCAAGCAGTAAAGCTTGAACTTTGGGAGATGATAAAACCACAATGACTTTCGAAATTTTCCTTAAGCGATACAGAGGCAAATACGAAGATCGATTTGACTCAATAGTTGATCGTGATGCTACTCGTGATGAGGTTAGACATGAGTTTGATTACACCAGCTATAACGTAAGGGTACACAGATACAGAGTGTATGATAAATACGGCACCTTTGTCCACTCCAACATAAAACGTGAAGATGTGGATGGATATGTAAAAGCCCTTAATCAAGAAGAAAAACTATACCTGACCGAATTATACGAATCCTTCTTCAAGGACATATATTGAGAACAACAATTTGTAGTTAAATTACGTATAATTGACTATGAAAACAATAAACATCCTCTCTCTGCTCATTGCAGCAACCTTGATTTCTTGCTCTGAAGAAGAGATCACACCAATACAAGGTTTTACTTCTGAAGAAGAGATCAAAATAACAACAAAATCTTCTGATCTTATTAAGGTTGAAGAATTGCTTATTGGCACATGGAACACCGATGTGTTAATTATCGGAACGAGCGGAGTCCACAATATCCAGACACAATCCAAGGATATTGTTTGTAATTTTCTCGGCGGAGCCAATAGTACTGGTGATGAAGCGTCACAATTGATTGTTGTGTCTGAATCAGACATGCTTAAAGTTACCAAGACATATCTCTGTAGCAACCAATCTTCCGTCACTTACTGGAAGATCACCATAAAAAATGATAGTGAGAATTTCAATGGGTTCGAGAATGGTCACTCCTTCACGATCAATGAAGTAGATGATAAAGATAAGCTTGTCAGGAGCTACGACATCATGGCTTTGAATCCCATAGTAAATGACTCTCGCATACAATGGTTAAGTGTAAAATTGTTCTATGATATGAATGAGTATTTCGACCCAACAAATCCAAAATACTATCACATTCAATTTAAGAAATAAAAAAAGGAGGTCAGTTGACCTCCTTTTCGTTTTTCACCCCTTTTAGGATTAGATACTCTCCACATGGAATAAAACCGTGTGATTTTGATTTGTGCTATATGGTGCTATTGTAACAAGTTTACTTGTAGTTGCATTACCAGCCCCTACATAGCTTAAAGCTTCTATTCTACCAAACACTTTTGCAGCACCTATGCCGCTTGTTTTAGTAAATGTTGCTCTATAAGACATAGTGTCAGTTGCAACGAAAGTTACGCTTGATCCTAATGATGTCCAAGCACCACCGTTTTTAGAATACTCTATTGCTGTGATGGTTCCTCCACCTTCACCATACCCCAAAGCTTTTGTTGCAGTGAACACTGCAGCAGTTGTAGTCGTAGTTGTTGTTGTGTTGGTGATTGTAACAGGATAGCTAGTTGCTACTACAGTACCTGATATACTACCACTTCTTAATTGAAGATAGAATTGCTCAGTCTCAGTTAAAGCATCAACCAAAAGAGTTCTTACTATGGACGCAGTACCATTACTAATTGTAACGCTGCCGCTCATCAATCCATCAGTGAAATCAGCACCAGTAAGGGTGCTTCCATTAGCTTGTGCAGTCCAATATAAAACAGTTCCGTTGGGCACTGTTGAAGTAACATTGAAAGTAACTGATTGACCTTCTGCTATTGTACTTGTGTTAGGACTTATTGTATAATTGTTTGGTACAACAAGAACACTTAATACACCACTTTTTGATCTATTGAGATTTTCTGTATCCACAGTAAATCTGATAGTACCAGTACCAGTAAGACCATATGTAACATTAAATTGTGCCAAATTACTGTATGATGTTGTATCATTTACAGTTGCTAAAAATCCATTGTATACGTGAGGATAGTTGGATGTCGCACTATCAAAATTAAAAGTTTTTAAATTGAGCGTTTGAGTGTTTAACTTTGATGTGAATGGAAGTCCACCTTGTCCTGTGAATTGCACTGTGTACGTGTGTGTTGATCCAGCATACACTGAAGCAGGGCCACTTATAGAAAGGTTACCAAAAATAGTACAGTTATTAGATGCAAAACATCCATCAACAATAAAACCATTCGTATTTTGTACACACTGATATGAATAATTTCCATCGGAAGGATTAGAAGTATACATAGGAGAACCAGTATTTTGCTCTCTCCAAACGAATTTACCATAAGTATCAGACACACCCGCTCTCCAAGCTAATGATCTGAAATAATATTCTGCATTAGTGTATGTGTAAGATGTATGACTATTACTAAAGTATATGTATATAATCATTTTACCCATAGAATCAGTGTCAGCATTTAAATTGGATTGTAGTGCCGGATTTGCACCAAGGGCACCAGAAGCTAATACATTTATGTATTGTCCTGTAGGATCGGCTAGATATTCGAGTGCAGGATTGGCAGTATTATTTTGATGATATAAAACTGCTTTAATAAATTTAAGACCACTATATGGCCCCGCTCTAAATCCTATTTCAAAACTACCAACACCAACCGTAAGGTTTTCATAGTGTTGCATTGTAACTGTTTTTTTTGTTATTACTCCATAATTGTTGTTTGGATCATAACCCATAAATTCTCCAGAATCTGGTGTGTTGTTTTGTTGACTTACATCAAGAACTGCATTTGGAGCTTGAGTTCTTAATTTCCATTGTGGCATTGTGGTTGAAAAGGGCATAAGTTTTTTTGATTAAGTTTTTAAATTATTTGAGGCGTATGCTACAAAGAACATTTAAACTGAGCTTTCCTATAATTACTCGCCAGAAAATTCTGGCAGCATCGTCACCAACTTTAAATAGTATAATTTAATCAAATGATTAATGTTTCAGTGGTTTATTTTTGTCTTTTTTTGCAAAGCACCACAATACAAAATAATCTTTGCATATATCCCAACTATTCCGTATTTTTATCCTCAAAATACAAATCAAGATGGAAGATAATATAACGCTACAATCCACAGGCGACCTTCAAAATAACAGTATTTATTTTCACACCGAACCCGGAAAGCCACCCGTACTTGCACTCATGAGTGATGGTGATATTCTGGTCAATGGAAAGCTGGTGGAGAATGACGAGGAAGTTGTAGAAGGGTTGCGTAATTTCCTACGTTATCATAATCGATGATGTGATAATGATAATATTGAATGACCATATTACCAAGCAAGATAGAGTCACTAAGTGAATGGGGAAACTTACACAAACATCTTATTCAAGAAGCTCTTGAAGGAGCACCACTGACAAGATATGTTCGCAGAATAAGATATGACATGTCGGATGGTGATAGCTGGTACGATGTTTATGATAAAATTGGAGCAAAGTTTATACTTGATGAAACATTTGAGTTAGATATGGGAATGGATGCTATGCATAGTGCAGTAATAAATTTGCAGAATGTTGATCTGATGGTGAGTATGTTGAATTACGACTACAACGCATACATCAACAACGTATCAGAATATCTTTGTAGATAAAATTTTACTATATGAAAATAATTAAAGTACTAACCTTATTAGCATACGCACTGTTACTTGCAGTGGCTGTTTGGGCTATCTATTTCAGATAGGTTATGAATGCTGAGAGGATAAATTCCCATATGAGAGGAACAAACGAGTTGATTGACAAAATAGAAAGAAATGATGCATATCGATATAAGATCAGAAGAACAGAATCGTGCTTCGGTCTTGGAGATGAAACCATCACGTTATGCAGCTACAATGTGTGGGACACTAACACCAATTGTTTCATCGACTACTCGCCACGCGAACCAAGATCAATCGACTGTGCATATGAGCGTGTCATGCAATTCAATCACGACGATCTCATTTATTTAAGTATAATTGCGATGGATTTATGACACCCCAATTACGAGAAAAACTAATACGCACACTTCTTTCTGGTAGCGGAAAGGAAAGAAACTGTCGTTACTTTGTTAAAGCCGGGAAGCTGAATGATAATGAGGGGAATGAATATCTCACTATGAGAATATTTGATGGACATACCCATAAATTTTTAGATGGTAGCTACGCATATAGTGTGGACACCTTGGTAGGGGAATTGAATCATGAATATGATCAATATCAAATTGAATTATTCAGATACCTCAACATATGAGTAATGTCAGCCACATACCACTATCTCCACGTTACTCACTTAAATTAAATGTTGATGCTGCCTCAATTGATCATTATGATATTTGGGATAACTACAAGAATGAGTATGTGAAGAAAGAGGTAAAGAATGCGCTCTTCAACAATGGTAATCATGAAGATCAATTACTTCGAGTATGTGCTATTTTAAATCGTGATCATTATATCTATATTTGCGAACTTAACAAATACATAAAATGAGTAATCGAAGTGGAGTCGCAATTCCATTGAAAAAGATCGAAACTTTCGATGCAGGACTAATCTAAACCATAGGCTTAAGTTACAAACTAGGAAGGCTGTTTAGCTCTCTGACCTTAGTATGCCAATTGGATATAAAAATACCTGTACTCCTTTTATCCTTACGACGATGAGAATGAAACTGATTGAATTGGAAATTGTTGCGACCATCGCTTGGTTCGTCATGGATATGTTTTGGATGTGGCAACATACACTCCTTGCACTTCTCATGTTTCCAGTTATATCAATCAGCTTAGTGGCCAGCCGAATTAAAACTAAATCCAAGAATGTTGAAAAAATTATACAAGTAACATTTCTATGGTTGACAATGAACAGCCTTTGGATGGTGTCCGACCTATTAACAAACAACACATACGTTTTGGTGATTAAGATCGTTGCAACCATATCTGGATTTTTGGGGTTGTGGTTACTGATCCACTATTTTCTCCCAAAGGGCGATAAATAGATGAAAATGAGCGATTTAGAGTAATTGTAATTTTGGGTGGATTTTTACGCCAGAATTGCTTAATTTTGAGTTATAAACAAAACATCTATGAAAACCAAATACAAACCATCAATCGATGAAATCCTGACGACAATTTTGAAGTACACCCTCATCATCATCACTGTAGCATTCATCTGCTCAGTAGTGTATTTCAACGTCTAAACAAAATTATCCATTTTTACGTATAACCAAGGGATGTCTTGTGTAATATGATAATTCCAGAACAATACACTACGATTGGAGTAAATGGAAATGAGATTGTCATGATCCAAGCAACGAACCGATATGTTCGAGGTTATATGTTGAAGAGAGACGAAAGAGAATTTTTCTGTCTTGAACTACCACCGAACTTATCCCTTTATGCTGCCAGATTTTGCTTGTGGGATTTTGCTGAACAAAGGGAAATACACATAGAGGCCGATGATCTTATGAATACAAGAAACGGTATTTTTAAAAATCGTGTTGATATGGTTGTTAGTATGCTTGAGCACGAGGAAGAGTTATATATCAAGGCAGTTAATGATCATGGATAGATACATTCAAAAGGAAGGATTTTATCGTTTTCTAAATAAACATAGTTTGGACGTATATCCATACGTCTACACCCTTGGCATGTGGGACTGTATGATGAATTGTTATGTTGATAATCAGGGTTGTTTATTACCAAATATGACTGAAACTCTACCGAAAGATGCAGCCGAAGATATTAAAAGAAAGAACATTACTTTGAAAGGAGCACCCTTCAGTCCGGCATTATATAAACACCTTGAACATCTTCTCGCCGTTCTTAACGGACATGAAGAAATATATCTAAATGAAGTCAACAATTACTAACCATGACCACACCGAAAAAAAGATATATCGTCGGCTATCGCACCAGTACCTATGGTTACCTCTCCACAACATATACGGAATATCCACCAAAGATGTTCGACCCCAAAATTTTTATCACGTTAGTTTTATACGACACGTTGAATCGGAAAGAAACCACGCACATGATGAAGGGTTGGTGCTACAAAACAAAAGTTCATTTCAATAAAATCATAAAGGGTTTGGAGAGCGAGGAAAAACTCTATGGCGATGCATTAAAAGATTACGTTGAGTCATGACAATAGATGAAGTATTGAGATGCTTTAATTGGACTGACATGCGTTACAGTGTCAGCACAACAAACTATTACTTTACGGTTGTAGATTTGTGGAGTAAGATTGACAAACTTGAAGTTGAAGCTGATGGTCTAAATTGGACACAATTACACGCAGCTAAGGATAGTTTCAACATCGACTTCAGACTCTACAATATAGAAATATACAACTACGTACTAAAAGGACTATGATTTATTTATCCGAAGAACAAGAATTCACAGCACACGAGAAGAGACAAATCTTCCTACACGGAAGACTATACAACCTAATCATTGAACCAATCAAAACAGGAGACATGTATTGGGCACCATTTTCAGGTGGTAGAATAGAAACTATGTTGAATGCGGACTACGGGCCATTCAACCCAAACGATCTTGGTGCGTACAAATTGGTTGCTGCGAAAGTAGATAATTCAGCACACAGCTACACAGAAGGAAGTGACTATTAATGGGGCCAATTAAACCACCCACATTCCAATATACGCCAAACGATGGTATGGTCTCAATATCAATATACATAACAACTGAATTGTGTGAAGAACTGGAAGAGTTGTGTAAAAAACACAACATCGATTTCTCTCGCTTATCATCTGTGAATATGAATTCAAGTTCATACTACCTGAGTGGTCGTCCATATGATCTGTATGAAATACAGATGTTCGTTAAGGCAGAAAAAAGCATGCTAAGAGAAAAGCGTCTCCAAGAACAAAACCTGAAAGACTATTTAAAACCACACAGGATGCGCAGAATTTACCGAAAACTCAAAAGTTATCTTTCATGAAATTTGGTGAACTTGAAAGATACACCAATAGATATGTCATCAAAACGGGATATATCGAACATGTCTATCACGATGGAAGACACCACTATTGGGATACTTGTGATAGTATTTGGGATAAAGACCTTCAAACATTTGTTGATCTGCTTGGTAATCCAAATTCGCGAGTTAGAGATAAATGCCCTGTTAATGTTGTTACCACAAACGGAGATCGATCAACAGACATGGATAAAGCGTTGATAAGATTAAATAACGACAATAATCAATATGAAAAAGATTTGAAGATTGGTTTGGATAGTATGAAATGAGAGGGAAGAATACTCATAGATATTGTGTGGGCAAAGGGCACAATGAAGTTAGAAACACGGATGGGTCTCATAGACATTGGATGTTCGTATATGGTATTTGGGATAGAGATTTGTGTGTGTTCGTTGATGCTGATGGAACACCAAGACAAGACATGTTTCAATATAGTCCATCAGATGAGGCCGCAAAGATTGTTGATGAGATGTTAATTCCGCAGAATATTCTATCTGCATTAATAGAATTGAATAGAGACAATGATGTGTACGATGCCGATCTTAACGATACGCTGAATGAAATGAAATAGAATGGTTAGATACGTTATACACATATATCAGATTCGATTGCGCCACAAAACAACTAGAAACAGTCCCGCTTTACTATATTGTGATTATCGTAGAATGTTTAAGTCAGGTAGGTCGGGTGAAACAATACACCCCGCAGAATATGGTCGTAAATTTTTCTTTACTGTTTGCTACCCTAATGGATTACTTCAAACGTGGGGCATATATGATCGTCAAACTAATCAATATACCGAACCTAAGAATATTCTTGGTGGGGTTGATCTCCACAGCAAAATGGTTGGGATAAAGGATATACCAAAATTGATCAGACAACATGTAACTCATCTAAATAAGGATTGGACTCTTTACAATAAAGAAATTGATCAATTGTGAGAGATGGACAATAAAAGATACAACATTATTATTGGGTATGTGAGGAATGGTGCAACCAATTATTGGCATGGTGTCCATCTTATTCGTGATACCATGAATGATGTGTATTTGTACGCATTTGAGAACAAACTTTACATTCTTGATAAATCCGACGAAATAGCATCGGTTGTTCCACAAGATGGTATTGTCGATAACATACTTTTATCCACAACAAAACACGATAGTGAATGTTGGTTTAAGAGACTTAACACAGAAGAAAATTTATATCTTGACCAAATTATTGGGTTTCACATTAATGAATAAGTTCACAACCTTAGAACCAGCTTTTACGTATAAGCAGATATGGAAAAGAAACCCAAATTCAAGGTCGGTGATAAGGTCGTAATGCGATCTAAGACCTTATATAATGAGACTGAGGGCATAATTACTGAGATTGATAAGCTTTATGCTGAAACTCGCAGTGATGGCACCTTCGAACCTAGAGGTTTATATATTGCCGAATCTACTATTGGCAGTATTCAATTACCATACACACACGAAGGTGATACGTTGACAGTTACTTATCCGGGTAACTACAGGAGAGTAAAATACGTCTTCAAGAAGTACTCCTACTGTGTTGAAACACCCAAGATGAAGACCCTTTACCCTGAAGGCTCTCTGAAATTGAAATAGCCCGTACTGGCATATTTCAACACAATTTACTACCTTTGTGCTATGCCAAAAATGTCTTCATTTAAACGATACATTCAAAAAATTGGTTACTTTAATCCACCAAACACCAACAGTTGGTATTGGCATCAATTTGCATACGACCAAGACCTTAACTGTTTTGTATACGAATCTGGTACTGAAAATAACAACATTTTTGAAAATCCGCCAGATGGATATACCCCATCGGAAATCACGCCAAAAACAATTTACAGTCAAGGCATCGAAGTAGTTCTTTTAAGATTGAATGATGCTGCAAATTTAATTGATGATGATATACTAAGTTATTGTGATGAATTCGACAGCATTGTTGCATACAAGGAAATGGTTATCAAACGTCCAACCATGTACTAATGAAGCCGAGATACACCATGCGTATCGGATATTTCGAAGAAGCTCTTGGTCTTTACTCCAAATGGTACAAGATGGAACATATATGGGATGAGCAAACGAAAAAATTTGTGAGAGGTGATGGAACACCACTCAACGATGTTCTTACTGCAGAAATGTTGCCCACGGTGTTTGTCGATAACGCAAGACAGAAATATAAGAAAGGGATTTCTTTTGATCTCGATAGATTGAATCGTGAGAGCATTGATTATGATTGGGAGGTGTTGGATTATTTTATGAAAGAAGCATGATCACAATAAAGAAAATTTCTTCTTCGGGATGGAGACATGATGGAGTTTCCCGATACTATCAAAAAAGTATCTATTATCTTTACGTCAATGGTCATTACATTAAGTCACACAGGTACTGGTTTAAAGCATACCTACATAAAATACTAATACACATCTTTGGATTATGAGAGAATACATAGAACGAATTAAGCAGCTTGAAAAGCTCGTCAAAGAGTTTGAAAAAGAGAACAAAACTCTCCATCGTGATTTAAGCACCAAGGATGAACAAATCGCCGATCTCAAGGAAGAACTGGCTCTAGCTAAAGATTGGAGATTAGAACTCAAGAAAAAACAAAGTATGCGTTATGCTCTTGAGTATGGTGTAGAGAAATCTGATCCAACACTCTGTGCTCGATGGGAAGACATCTACGACCGAGACGATAAGAAATTCCTTTCTAAAACCGGCTATGTCAAAAGAGTGATCTTTACCGATCCGGGTAATCCCCGTACTGAAGATAGAGAAGCGTTGAAACTTCTTGTCGGTAAATTGAATGACGCTCATGAGTTGTACCTTAAGGAGGTTAGAAGATAATGAAGTATAACATAGTATGTAAGCCTCTACCACACGATCATGAAAAAATTTACATTCGTGATTGTACCCAAAAGAATCGTATAGTTTTTGAATGTGTCCTACTTTCTTACAGAACTGACATCAGAGTAGACATAGATGAATTTGGTATTTTATCTAATTGTAATACTGAACCAAAGGGAGAATCATTAAATGCTTTCCTAACCAAAATCAGAAAAACTCTCGTGTACTGGTGCAGAGAATTTAACGACCATGACGATGATTACCTGACGGCTATCGTAGATGGAATGGATACTCCCGATAGCATGTACAAAAAGTTGTATTGGGTAGAAGAAACACATCGATGGAATGTCGATGAAAATATCCCGATAATGGCCTAGATAGATTTCAAGACACGATGCTTGTATGCTTTGTGAATCCGCTGTGCTTCGTTATTGTAGTCCTTGTCGTAATAAATCATAGTCCCACCACGATCCTGTCGATCAGATAGATTCTTCTTAAGTCTCTCCGGGAATAGGATGAATTGGATCAATCTCTTGTTCACTTTGAATATCCTTGCAATACCGTTTATAGACGTTCCCAAGACCTTGTAATGAAAGACGACCATTTCCCGCTGACAAGGTAAAAGTCTCGTCCTGCGGTCTAGGAATGGGTCTTTCAGGGGTATTTTCTCAGTAGTGTAGGGCATAAATTAACGTTCAAAATGTTGGCATTTGTCATTGGTTATACGTAATTTCGAGCCATAAAGTTTATCCTCACACATGAAAAAAAAAGAGCAAAAGTATCTGGTTGACATCATTGAATCAGAAAGAGGTTGGGGTTCTAAAGTAGATGAGACCCTTGAATTCGATACGGAGCAGGAAGCCAAGGACTATTGCAAAGAATACAACAAGCGTAACAAAGAAGATGTAGCACCAGATTGGTATACAAGGGCTGATTATGTTGGCCCGAAATCATAACACAATTATCTTATAGCAACAACAATTATTTATGGCAATCAAAGTTCTCACAAAAAAGTCAACAAAGACTAAAAGAAAAACCACACCACATTACAAACTGGTGTATGATTACATGATCGGTGATGCAGACGGCTACACCAAAGAAGAAGTACAAATCTCTTTGGATAATCCATACGTCGAAAAATATTGTCGATTACTCAATAAACTCAAACCAGTCAAAGGTACTTGGGGTTTAATTCTGGATGAAGAGACAATCAAGAAAGCATACAAGGAAAAACAGATTAATGCAAAGGATATGAGTCTTCTTCTTAAACTCATGTTCGAACCCGACTATGACGATGATCAGGAAGAAGAGGATCAATATGCACAAGAATTCTTTGAGGGTGTTAGATCAGACTCTGAATACACCTTCCTAGTGTTCCAAGGAGTATCGCTGTACTACATCAACGAATATGGTGAAACACAACAGACCAACATAAAGTAATGGGAATACAAACACATCATCAAGTCGCACAAGATTTCCTTAAGAAATACAATAGAGCCATGACTTATCAAGAAGCAGTTGAAGAAGCTGATCTTACTGACATAACCGACCCCAACGTAATCATGAAGATATTCACTGATTCAATTAGATTAGATGAAGCCAATAGAATGCTAAAGAAAATCAACGTATTCCTTGACCCCGATTACAGACCACACAGAGTATGCTTTAAGATTGGTGTTCAAACATTTCACGTATGTGAACGTGAGGAAATCGTTGAAGCAGAATGGTATGAGAAACAATTGAACACAGCATTTAATAATCTCAGATACAACTTTTAATCGTATGATATTCAAAAAGAACGCACGTATAAGCACCAGCGACTTTCTATACGATTTGTTCGATGGTGGCTACATCAAACCGGAGAAACTACTCAAAAACAAAGACGATATAAACAGAGTAAATGAAGCGATGAAAGTAATCGAAGAATTCATTGATGCTGCCGAGGCTCAGGATGTCGTTGAATACAGATAATCATGGACTCTTTTAGATTAAGCAAGAAGGGAGAATTCTACAGAATATTCATCAATGGTCACCTGCACCTTGCTGTCCGCAAAAGCGATGTTATCGCTGTACAGTCGTGGATAGCTACTGGTACTACAGACTGTCCATATACCATTGAGTTCTATTTGAAATCCGGCAACATCAAATTGGAATACGACACTGAAGAGAAGTGGAAAGAAATCCTTACCTTGGTCGATAAAATGATTCTGACATTAAAATAGCATCACTTTTAATGTTTACTCAAATTTTGACATCAAAATGACACCACGATATAGCCTCAAGTTACTGGTGATCATGCATGTCGACATTGATCATAAGGAGTGGATACCTTCTGTTCTCATTTTAAACAATTCGAATGAGTGGTATGATGTATGTTCAGAAAATGGTGTTTCATATCTAAATAGAATTCTGTATGTGAAATGGGTTGTGTGGGACAATATCACAAAAAATGTACACAAGATTTTTAATATAAAGCTTATGATACATACCGACAACACACCAATCACATTTGTACACGAACTCAACGATCATGAATCTTACAACAAACTTATAACCGAATACACAAATGAAAAAGAAAAAGGAAGTACAATTTAAACCCGATGACCGAGTTGTGTTAGTCAGACGTGATGGTGATGATGAACCAGAAGACTTTGGTGCAAGCGGATTCGCAATACCTTCTACCATAGGGAGATTTGGTCATAGGATCAACGATACATTCTATTACTTTGGAGGAATCGTTGAGTACCCCGAATGGTGTGTCATTTCCACAACCACCGCAGTAACTGACTCAACCAGACACTTCGCAATAAGAAAAGAAAACATTAAACTAGTGAAAGATGACCACTAAAAATCGTATGACCAGAGAAGAATTCAAGGAGCTATCCAAATTAGAGATAGTTAAAGCATTGCGTATCGTAGAACATATTGCTTTGGATCAAGCACAGATGTCAGATTATTTATTTTCCGGAGACAAAGACACCTTGTTCTATGCTTGTGAAGTTGTTGGTAAAAGACACAAGCACCCAACACCACAAGACTATGCACTCATGGGTAAACTATATCCAACGGAGGTTCAAGAACAAGTGCAAAATCTAGTCGAGAAAGGAAAGACAGACAAAATGTTCTTTGATCTTCTTGAAGAATTCATTCAATACAACCTTCTTTCTTACGAAAGAGTAAATAACACAACAGAAGTCTCTAGCTAATATGGAAAACCCAAGGAAAAGCAAACAAGTAATCGTCATGAGGAAATCCTTCATGATCGACGGCAAGAAGATAACACCACGCAAAGGTAAGTACATAGCCCAAGGTGCACACTCTTGTCTCAAAGCTATCCTTGATCAAATGGTTACTAACAGTAACTTCAAATATATCTCATCTCAAGGTCAGGATGGTGAAATAACATACAGCCTTACTCTACAAGCTGGTAGTGCTATCCATGATTGGATTACTAACCAATTCACTAAAGTATGTTGTGTGGTAGAGACTGAAGAGGAATTAATGGCCATCTACAACAAAGCTAAAGAGAAAGGACTCGTATGTTCTTTGATTGAGGACAAGGGTCATACTGAATTCAACGGCATCCCAACCATAACCTGTTGCGCTATCGGGCCATGTTGGAGTGATGAATTAGATGAGATTACTGGTAAATTAGAATTGTTTTAATCTGGTACTGGTCTAAATCCAACAAATACCCTCAATTTTACGTATAATAGTATTATGCCAACCAAGAAAGTAAAGACTCGAAAAATAGATTGGGATCGATTCATCGATGATAGAAACGTCGAGAATTTTATTAGTCTCTATGAGCCTAATGTTTGGTATGAAACCACTGCTGAAGAGCATTGTATTGTCTTGGAGGATGTGGAACATGATTATTTTGTTGTTAAAATAACAGATGATCTACATGGGCATTTCGAAATATTTACTCCAATGACATATCTATCTATGAATAGTCATGTAATGGCTGTAATCAATAGAGAAGTGGCTTTCATTTGTCGTTAATAACCAGTACTGGCCCCATAAACTGATATGAAAAACAAAGGTAGAAGACATAAAGCTGGTAGCGACCAAAAGCTAACCGGTATGTCAAATTGCAAGAGCAACATAGCTCACCTCACCAGACCCATCGAAAGCATGTCGTCAAAAGGATTTGGCTTCGGTAGATTCGAAAAAAAGAAATGGACAAAAAGAGTCAGAGGCTATAATAAAAGCCAGACTAAAAACATACTCACTGATGAATGAGGCCAGTACTGGCTGCAGCTAACGACCATGTACCGGAATAAGCCATTATGTATGGTTTTGTCCTAGTACTGGCTTTTATAAAATCCTGTAAATTATAGTAAATAAACGGTAATTTTTATAAGGACACTGTCCGGTCATCCCAAAAAGACCCACCCTCTACCACTTTGTACCACCTGACGTACATTGTACCCAATAGTTTTTGGTGATTCAGGTACTGGTTTGTAGGCCCGACATGCGACGATTGCCAGTACTGGACAATTTCTCAAATTTCTAAACTGGTTCCAGTACTAGACAAAAGCCCCTTTCTGGTCTCTATTCCCATTATGAGGTAACCAGTACTGGTCAAAAGCTATGTACTTTAATTCATGGTCATAATCTTAATTAACTCTAGTACTGGTAACGTACATTGTACTATGGGATACATAGACATGATGTCTAGGTTGGTGTCTATGTCCAGTACTGGTATTAGCGGCAGCAGATCGTACAATGTGCCGATTTATAGTCTTACGACAGTTTACTGTTTACAGTCAATAGTAAACCAGACCAGTACTGGTCTCATGGTGATGCTAGTACTGGCTTAATGATTACAAGGGAGATATTTTAGTGTCGGTGAATTCTTCGACAGCGTTAAGGTAGAGGATTTCTTCTTTGGGTGTTAGTATCCAGTAGTATGGATCGACGAACCGTACAATGTGCGCTCTCTCAAGTCTATCGAGAGCGTATGACCATCCGGTTTCGGATATGTGCTTCTTAAGTTTTGATTCGAGGTATAATTCGTGTTGAGTCCAAACGGTATTTTTTGGATTGTTTTCCATTACATCCACTATGTCCAAACCTATCCTGATTAGCTGCTTGGTGAGATCATTCATTCCAGTACTGGCTTACGTACATTGTTCCGGTACTGGTTAAGAGAGATCGGGTTCGTTTACTTCAGACCAAGCTTCAACTGTTGCATCACCCCGGAAGCCATCGAAGCTCCAATGGTTTGATTCGTGAAAGTACTGACCGAAGCAGATGATCTTTGATCTGGTTTGAGTTGAGGTTAAGGCAACCAGAAGTCTCTTGGACATTTTGTTTAGTTTGTTGAAGGAATCATCCTCATCCACGGGAGGAACATATTCGGGAAAGTATTTCCAGACTATCATTGGTTCTTTTGTTTTTCTTCCTCAAGCTGCAGGTCGATACCGGCAACAAGGGATTTTGTGAAATTTGTGAATCCTTCCATGCCTCTCAGGAATCCGAATACGATCAGAGACCATATGAATCCAAGGATGTAGAACGGAGAGCTTATCAGGAATGTTAGATAGCCGACCAGTACCAGAGCTAGGATTTTAATCAGGATGAGAATATTCTTAAGGGTTTTCATATTACATTTGGGCGTTATGTCTTCTGATTAGGAATTCGAAAGTTTTAAGTAGCACGGTGTCATCGAGCTTACTGAAGTCGACAGTATGAATTGGTTCACCTTCAATCTTATAGTCTCTCCAACGCATTGCACCTTGGTTGAAACCATTATGGTAATCTTTGATCTCTTGTATACGTTGAAGGATTAGCTCTCTCATATACGGTCTTATACGTAATGGAGGTGTGAATTGTTAATAAGATAATGGGATATATTACGTTTATCTTTATAATATTTTACAATTACTCTAGTACTGGATAGATGGATTTTTACTTTTGATCAGCCTCTCGTTTCCTTTTTGTCGGCTCTCCTACTTGCTACTGCTTTCGTAAGTATATTAACGAGCCAGTACTGGTTAAGGTTACGCATAATGTAAAATACTTTTAACAAAAGTGTGAGCTTTTGTAAAGAATATTTAACGTTATGAGAGGGAGTCTTAATTCGGACTATTGGTATGTGGGGCAAATGTAATGACTACAAGATACCAGTACCAGTACCAGTATCATTGCTATTAACATCAGGATGTAGGTTATTAGTCTCATGCAGGTAAATAGTGTGGAGAATAAAAAAAGGCCAGTACTGGAAACCCTTAACCAGCACTGACCAATTTTTGTTTCGACAGTGATTGCTCACTATCGGGGCTGGTAGCCTTCGTGAGAAGGTTATCGCGTCCACCATCCAATCTTATTTGCAGAAGGATTGGAGACTTCTGGCCTCAAGGAATGAGGACTTCAACCCATAAACCAAACCTATATCAAATGTCGTGAGAATAGTTGACAAAATCAAGTACTGGTTTAAAATTGTTGACAACCCGTCGACAACCCATGCAGATCGCAATATGGTAAAAAAAAAGAGACCAGCGTCCTTTCGGGTACACTGATCTCTATAACCCCTCGCACATGTGCTATCGGCACAGTGGTGGTCATGTGGGGTTTGTTTTGTCAATGAAGCCATATTTATCCGGGCGCTTCATCGGGAGCCATCCCATACCGTAACTGGAATTACGATGTTGCCCGTTTACCCAAGTATTCCAGTACTGGTTATCGGGACTTGTTCACCACGGCTTGGCTTTCTTAAAACACCGATGGGATTGGCTACCCACATTATATTCTCCTTTAGAGGGAGATGCTTATTAAGCTACAGTGCTAAGGTGTGAGCGGGGTTGTCACCCGCTTTTACTACACTAAACGTGCAGCAAGTTTTAACATCCTCTCTAAACTATCTCCACACCTTACCGTGACTACTATTGACTTATACGTACCGACCTCACAAAAAGTTTGGGTCAGTACTGGCTTTATTTTGCGCAGGTGCTATTATCGGAAGCGTAGCGTACATTGTACCCTCTGTTCTGAAAGTCCTTTATATGGTCGTTTAACACGGCCCTGAACTCTTGTCCTCTGAGACCAGACTGATCTCTCTTTGGGCCGACATTATCTGCTGGCCATTGGAGCGTGAAGGATTGTTTACCTTCAAGGTCTGGTTTAGAGTGAACGGTTACAATGACGTACTTTTCCATTGGTGATGGGAGTCTTACGATTTAAAGGCTCCGCGAGTTGCCTTTGAAGCAAAGTTTCCTTTACTCTTCCGGGATACCTTGATGGCTGCAGAACCACGCACATATTCGCGTCTGGTTGCATAGCCATTGGAGCCAACGATTATAACGTGGAGGACTGGCTGAGTGAGCTTGTCCAATTCTTGTTGGGCTTCAGCCTTCTTGGCTGTCCAGTACTTGATTTTCTGTTCGTGTGTCATGGTTATTTCAGGATTGATAAGATTGCGGTCATTTGTTCGATGTACATCTTGCGATCATTCTCCACTGAATATCCGGAGATTCTGAAAGATGTCTGCAGTACTGGTGCACTATCGTCTTCAAAATCGACGTACACATCTACAGCCACTTCGTTTAATTTATCGTAGTGCGGTGTGGCTATAACCGCTGTCTTTATGTCCTTCTTGGTTATGAAGCCAATTGGTTTGTGGCTCCACAGGACAGTACCATCAGGACACAAACTGGAATTCCAGTTTCCGATCTTCAGGTTGACTACATCTTTGCTGCTCAGTTTCATTTTGGGTTTTTGTTTTATTGTTTAAGTATGCTAACGTACATTGTCCGGTTAAGGTTACGCTGTTTATACAGTTTGTTTAAAAATGTAACCAGTACTGGACTCTTAATTCAGGGTGATAGATTTGCTGAATATAGCAATGGCAATAGCTTTGGCGAACACTTCTGGTGAAGGTATTCTTGGCCAGCGTACATTGTCCGGGTCAATAGCCGTTACCGGTATTCTGTCCGGGAACGATGGGTCATAAGCCAGTACAGCTTGCCACACAGTGGAGGTCTTACCAGTACTGATGACTGTGCTGTAGATGTCATTCCAGTTATCTTGTGTTGGAAATTCAACGTAATTGTACAGTGCTGACTTGATATGTGAGGGCAATAGGCCCACGTAGTTCTTAGCGAACTCTATAGCTGGTGCGATTGGTTTCATTTTAGTCTTTGAGCTTAGTGAGTGTGTTGCCGTAGCGTTCTGTGGCCTCCTTGGCAACAGCTTGGATGTTGTTGGTGGTCTTGTAGAACTCACACCATTCGGCATCAGCGTCGACCATCGTGTTGGTATCTGAGTACCTTGTGATAAGCCACTTCACGAAGTTGAGCTTGCTGTGCATATAGAACTCACGACCCGGATTCAGGATGCCCAATTCAGTCTGCAGGTCAGATAGATGGCTCATCATGATGATGCGAATCGATGTTCCACCAACCAGTACTGGCCTTGGTGAAATGAAATCACAGATGTTCTTTGCTTCGACGACATTCATTTCCTCAAGCGTGTTGGGATACGCAGCCTTGTGCTCATTAGACAAGTCCCTGAGATATTTGCATGCATAGAGCTTGCTTTCGATTGTCATTATCTGTACGATTTCCTTGTGCACCTTGGCAGTATACCATATGGGCAGCAGCGGAAACTCTGCTTTTGTTTCAATAAAGGTTTTCATGCGTGGAGTTGTTTGTAGTATTTCTGTGCGGTTTCGAATCTCAGTTTGAATTCTTCAGCTAAGAGGTGTCCTCTCCTATTCACTTTCTTGGTGAGGTCTCTGATGATCTTTTGCTCTTCAGCGGTGCCGAACTTATCGACCAAGAGTTGTGCTGCTTTGTTGTGCTCGTTTGCGGCTTCAAGCTTTTGATATACTTTCAGTAGTTGTTTCATGGTATTGATACGGCCAGTACTGGCTTAAGGTTTCGTTGATTAGAGAATTATTAGAGATTTATTAGACCCTTAATTCAGGATGGACAGAAAACCAAAAGGCCTCGGATTTCTCCGAAGCCTTAAGTAACCAAAGGAAACAACAACAGATTTGGTAACTAATGACTTATACGTAAACTCTGGTGAAATTGTTTAACGATAGTCGAAATTTCTTTTTAGACCATTCCAAGATGGCCAGACGGCTTAGACATCATCTTCAGAGTTGCACCTGTGAAGCCTTGTGCCTCCATGTCCTTTTCAAGCAGGGACATAATCTTCTTGCACATTTCGTGTGCATCCTGATTGCGTGGATCGAAACGATAGTCCTCGCTGGCCACATGCTCTAACCATGCGAACATCAGTCGGGTAAAGCTTTGCTGATTGGTTCTGTGAAGACGTGACATCTCTTCGATGAACTGGTCAGTCCGTTTCCCCATGTTCAATACGTTCACGTAATTCTCAAGGGCATTGGCGAGTTTAAGAGCTTCTGAATTTTCCATTAGTCTTCTATTATTTTGTGTGCAATTTTGTTGTCAATTAAGAATTGTTCTAGTACTGGTGAATGTCTCATCACATTCCAATATCCTGAACGGTAAGCATTTTCAAATGGAAAACCTTTCTTCAGGTCTTGAAACTTCAGGTACTCGATGATAACAATCTTTTTCATAGTTTTAAAGTTAAGAGAGTTGTGAGGACTTATTATAACTGCCTCACCACGAGGTTATGCTCTATGTGGGGTCATTCCCCGAAACTCGCTATATTGTTTTCTTCCATCCATTCTGTGACGATGCGTTCAGCTTCTTCTCTGCACACACCCATCTCTCCCAATCCGAATTCAGGATTAGAAATTAGACTCTCGTAGATTTTTGTTACTAGATTATTGCGTTGTGCTTCAGTCATGGTATTAGAACGTACATTGTCCGGTTAAGGTTGCGCGACCAGTACTGGTTTTTGTCTTTTAAATCTGAACACACCACTTTTGATTTCGCTGTAGGTCAGAACAAGCATGCCTCCTTGGAAGACATTTAGTTGTACCTGCTTGTCATCACACCATGCTACTTCAGCCGTCCTGTTAAGGATATTGGCCAGTACTTGAGGTGTTTGAGTGATGGTCAGCTTTGTCCCCACTTTGTAGGGAATTGTCTTTTTCTTGCTTTTCATGGTCTTATGCGTGTACTGGTTTATTGAAGTATTCTTTCATCCTGTTCCGTGCGAAGTGCATCTTTGCCTTTACTGTTCCGATGGGTATACCCAACTCGGTAGCGATGTCCTCATAAGAGAATCCCAATGCATACTGAGAGATGATCTCACCATCAGTGGCTGACAAGGTTTTGATTGCCTTGGTGATTTTTTCTTGAGACTCGTTTGTGATCAACTGATCCAGAGGACTTGCCTCATCGGATGCAAAATCCATTTGGGCGTTGTCATGTTCAGAGTCGCTGATCATGTCAAACATTGACTTTGTTTCCAGCTTACGCTTTCTCAGGTAGTCGATGGTCGCATTGGTTGCGATATTGAAGACCCACGTTTTCATGGTTGCTTTTGTGGGATCGAACTTGTGCATATTGTGATACACTTTCACGAAGACATCATTCACCAATTCTTCAGCGACCAACTGGTCATGAGTCTTTTTGAAGATGAAATTTTGAACTGATCTTTTGTTCTCTTTGTAGAACTTGTCGAAGATTGTGGTTTCCATTAGATTATTTTCTGTTTATTGTTTCCTGAGTATTGATACGGCCAGTACTGGCTTAAGGTTACACCGAAGTTAATCTTCGTCGGGTAAATTTGTCCTAAATGAATGATCTTCATCAGCTTCTTCGCTGTAGCTTTCGCGATCCTGATCATCAGTATAGCTTTCACGGTCTTGACCATCATCATCGATGTCGTTACCATCCATATCCATATTGAAGAATTCGGGATCACTACCTTGAGCTTTTACTGCTCTTACGGCATCCATACCTGTCAGGCTTTCATTGAATGTTTCACCATCCAAGAATCTTCCAGACCAAGCACCTTCATTGCATTCTGCTGCAATACTCTCAAGAGATTGACTTTCGTCGATTGGTTCTTCGCTAAGAATTTCAAAGCGAATTACTGTGCGATAGATTTTCTTTTCCATTTGTCTGTTGTTGTTTGATAGTATTGATACGGCCAGTACTGGCTTAAGGTTTCATGATAAAATAAAAAAGACCAGAAAAAATCCTGGCCTTAATTAAGAGAGGGAACGTACATTGTCCGGGTTTAGTCTCTGGACGTTGGAGCGGTGATTGCTCTTGCATGAGCTTTGGTATTCTTTGCGTGTACCTTGCTCTTGTGATACTTTCCGGACTGGACAGTAACAATCTGAGGGCCACACGAAGTCAATACCAATAAAACGATGACGAAGGATAAAAGGGTTTTCATATTAAAAAGGGTTTATTTGTTACCACTTAAAGACGGCTGTGGATATTTAAATTCCAGATGCCATCCGTTGAATTGCTGATCGAAGTTCATGCCTCCGATAATGTCACCACGATACCACACCACGACATTCCAGCCCGGAGTTGATGTAACGTCTGTACATTGTACCTCTGTTACTTCCAGCTTGTAGGTTGAATACTTCATTGTACCAACTTCCAGCTTGAGTTCACCACGTTGAATGAGGGTGAACAGATTTTCGATTCGTGTTGTTGTCTTCATGGTATTATTACGAACATTGTCCGGTTAAGGTTACACGATCTTTTCACAGATCATTGTACCCTCTCTGACCTTCAATCTTTCGATTTCACGTTCAAAGAATTCTCTATGACTCTTATTGATAGGGTGACGAAATTCGTATTCAGCAAACCCAACTTCAACCACTTTCTTTGTGATTAGATCGGTAGCTCTTGCTCTGCGATTTTCAGACCAGTACGGGTGAAAGCCTTCGGCAAGGGATTGCTCATAGTGCTCTCTGCGTTTGGTCATTCCATCCTGCCAAATTTGCATCATTTCAGATACTGATCTATTGGGCTGGAAAGCTTCAAGTTGTGGAGGTGTGAATTCAACGCTTGCCGATGTACCATCAGCATAACGAAAATGAAACATTGCATGGTAGTCGTATGTTTGCATAACGTATTGCTGCAATTCGGTTGCTTGTACTACCTTGTACTGATCTTGTTTGAGATTGAATACCATGACTTTAAGATTTTGCTTTTAATTCACCAATAAGAAATAAGCCAATGATCCTGAGAGGACGACCGCAATTAGGATTCTCATACCAGTACTTGGCAGAGTCCAGCCATTGTTCTTTTGTGAACGTTGACTTGTCGTAAGCTTCAAGGAATTCTTTGTAGTTCAGGCAAGTACCATAAGAGTCGGTATGCCTTGAGGACATTTCGTCCATCATCCAGCAGAAGACTGGTCGTCCAGTACTGGACTCATACCCTTGCAGGTAGTCTTCCATTTCCCATGCGTCTTTTCCTATTATTGTTTCCATAGTATTAATACGCAGGGTACTATCTTAAGGTTGCATTTTCTTTTTAAGTACTTGCAATGTTTGCCAGTCTTGATTCATTTTCTTTCGAGACTTGAAACTATAGTGATGCCTAGTCGTTCCATCGAAGCCAACTATTTCATTTGTAGCTTCACGTCTCTCCCATCTCATAGAGAGAAACCTTTGATCTTTTAGATCGTGTGTTAGATTCGTATTGTTCATACTGATCAAACGTACATTGTCCGGTTAAGGTTGTGTTTTGCCGAATTCAATAGCAAGATTAAACAAGGTTGAGGTTGAAATGTCATACACAATTAGGTTGCGTCCTTTCAATTCAAACTTAATCCCTTTGAGTGCAAAGAATTCTCTGAGTTCTTTACGATCAACTATTGTGTGTGTCATTTTTGTACATTGTACATTGTCCAACACTTCGCGAACGTGTGTCATCATTAAATGTGACTCATGATCTGAATGCACAGGTAAACCGTGCTCATAGCTATCGTAATCAACAGCTATTCGATGCAGCCCTGTAATAATTTGATCGATTTCTACATCAGTGATTTTCATTGTACATTGTCCGTTTTAGGTACAAAGTAAGAGCCATTCAAACGGCCAACATCGGTAACACCTTCCATTGCATAGGTCAATCTCACAGAGCAGTTTATTCCGTCCGCAATCCCTTGTGCAACCTCTGTAGGGTTTGGAATGTTTAGTGTTATTGGTTTTATGTCATCCCAAACTTGTGCGTTAGGATTTAGTTCTTTATTCCAAATTTGAATATTAACTTTTGTTGATTCCATTGTCTTGTTGTTTATAGTATTAGAACGTACATTGTCCGGTTAAGGTTACGTTATCCGAAAATTGCTTTACGATTAAATTGCTTGGCGTATTCACGTGCAGTTTTCTTATCAGGTACTGGAACTTCCGTGAGTGTCCCGAACTCATACATTTTGTTTGGGTTAATCGGTTGGTTGTCCTGCGTTAGCTTCGTGATATAGAAGCCACCTTCGTCTTTGAAGAACATTGTTAATTCAGTGTCAGTTGTTTTCATTGTGCGTAAGTGTTAGAAGTTATTAAATGTACATTGTCCGAAGTCTCATAGGTCAGTCCCTTTATTGGTTGTGTATACTCGATAACCCAACGACCAAAGCCAGTACTTAATTCAGACATGTAGTCGATAGCTGTTTGCAGATCGACTGCAGCAACAAGGGCAATACCACTACCGTATTCAACGTCATAGGTAAATTCCCATACTTGTAAGGTTCTCATTGTCTTAAGCGTTAACAGTTTGTACATTGTCCGTTATCGTTACGTGAGTCAGGTTGTTAACCTGAATCACGAACTTACTCTTTTGCATAGCGATATTGTTTTCGCGGTTTGCGATATGTTTCCAACGCAAGCCAACGATAGTGCCTTGTTCATCCATTGGTCTGTAGTCGGTTAAGTCACCATCGATAACCTTAACACCGTTGAAAGTTTCCGGCAAAGCTTTGCCCTTCTTAGTGTCAAAGATGGCTGCAATGTTAATACCTTGCGCCAAAGCTTGCTCACATTCGTTCCAATTGTAACCAGTATAGGAGAAAGTTAAGTGATAATTTTTGTACTTCGATACCAACCGTGAACGGTTAAGGACTTTCGTATAGTCATAGAATTGCACGTCCGGAAACACTTCGAGAATGTTTTGGCCAAAGAACTTGAAAATTTCAGGATTAAGATCAGACGTTCCGTTCAAACGGATTGCAAACTCCATGCCTTTACGTTGTGCCTTGTTTTTTGCCAAGGTAATTTCCCTGACAAGTAAGTTCATAAATGCATCCCTTTGCTCATAAAAAGCTTTGGTTCTGTTAATACGTGCGTTAACGATAGTCCCTTTTTTGTCCATCTTAACACGTCCGGACGTATTTAAACAGCCCATAATGCACTCTTTTGTTGCCTTGGCACAAACGTTGTGACCAGACAAGTCATAAGGTGCAAAGTAAATTGCATAGGTAGCAAGGTTAATACTTTTACCCTTTGCGATTTTGGCAGTTAAGTTTGTTCCGCCAATGTAAGAAAAATTGAAGTTGTGTTTCATTGTTTTGTTGTTGTCGTTGGTATTGATACGCACTGCAGATTCTTAAGGTTGCAAAATAACTGCAGTATTTTTATCGATATGAATTAGATGGATTTTTACTTTTGATCATCCTCTCCTTTGGTTTTCGTCCCCTCTCTTACTTGCCTTTCGAGCGTTCATAGTATTAATACGCAAAGCAGATTCTTAAGGTTGTCTTAATTAAGAAAAAGATTTTTGAAACCTTAAGACCAGTACTGGCGTATCAATACCATGAGACACAAGATAATAACCTTCGCAATCTTCGCAACGATGGTAATAGTTACTATGCTGTGCGGAATTAATTTTTAAAACAACGTAACCTTAACAACGGTCTGACCGTTTCAATACTATGACAACAATAATTCTAACAACCGACGAAGTAAAAGCAAGGCTTTTTACTTTGCTTGCTGGCCAAGTAACACCTAAGTTCATATCTGTAAAGAACTACATGAACAACGATGGTGAACTTTCAAACTACGTTATCAACATTGGTGTTGACTATGGCAAAGCCAAAGAATCAGATACCGAAACTTTGAGGGATGCAAAGAACTTCGAAGGAATTGATTTCGGTAAGGTGAAAGCTTACAGCGAGGACGCGAGAATCGCATTGCTCACGGCTATTTTAAAGCCCTCCAATCAAAGTGCTGCACAATCGGACGCATATACTACAATTTGCCCGAACGTGCGTCTCCACAATGAAACCGGACGTATATACGTCTCTGGTTTTAAGATTTCAAAATCTGTTTTGGTTGCTACCGACTACGGAGCGGACACAAGGCAAAACCTGACAATCGCAAAGGACAAAATTCGTGCTACCTTGAAAGCCACACAATTTAGACAATTCTGCTTTGACAAGCTTGTCGAAATCCGGATGAACGGTGAAACTTTGGAGTTCGATTTTTAAAAAATGTGTGAGTCCCCTTGCAACCTTAGCGAGGGGACTTGCGTATTAATACTATGAACAACAACAAAACAATGGAACACTTCAATTTTGAAAAGCATACCTGCCGTCAATTCGATGACGTGAAAGGTTTAATGGGATTCTTCAACGCACACAAAGCTATCGTGTGGTCATGGGCTGCACGTGGTTGGACGGTCGATAAAGACCACAAGGTATTGAGACTTCGCGTTAGCGGTCACCACCATAAAGGGTATGTGTGGATAACCGTAAACGGCTCTGACTTGTTTGACATCTACTTCACAAACCTGAAGGGAGAAATCAAGAAAGAAGCTAAAGACGTTTACCTTGACATGCTTATCGATACCATTGACGTACACGTCGAACGGATAGCGGCATACGTTCGCTAAACTTAAAATTGCATAATAACTCAAGGGGAGTTATTGTGCAATTTTCGGTTTATTATGTTGAAGGCGAACAAGATACACCTCTGAAAAATTCTCCGCTCGGTTTTCCTTGGCTCGGCTCTCCTACTTGCATTGTGTGCGTTCGTATGTATATTAACGGCTCATCCCTAATTAAGGTTACATGAAAAAATAAAAATCTTTATGAAACCTTAAGCCAGTACTGGCCGTATTAATACCATGAGATTCAAGAAAATAGTAGGTGCAAAGAGATTCACCCAAAAGGCAATAACCAAAACAACAAGGACGTGGGCATTCTACTACGTCATTGATCGTGGTGCCGACTTGCAAGTCCTTAACACGTTTGAGTGCAAACAACCTGCACGGACTAACGTATACAAACAACTTCAAAAGAAGTGGAACGACAAAGGAGTAACAGCAATCGGTTATACTACCGACCTGAACGATCCTTTTTTAGTGTGGCCACAAACTCAAATGAAACCTTAAGCCAGTACTGGCCGTATTAATACGTATGGAAACAGTCTTAAAACATATCTCTTCAATAGTCGCTGGTGATACCATCATTCACAATGGAGAAATGAAAACAGTATCCGGCAATAACATCAAGTTTGATTCTTGCATGGGTAAGACCTTGTTTGGAGATAGCTATAATTTAGGACATAAGAAAGTAATAAAGGTAACAGTAATAGGATGACACAAGCTACAACCAAATTAAGACCAGCACATGAGTTTAATGTGGGTGACAACATAACTGTATTCGATCCGCATACATCAGTTGCTCCCTTTATGTGGCCGACTGCTTGTTACGTTCAAGCTATTGACGGTGACTATTACATAATGCGCAAGCGATCATTCACCGATACTCAAACTTTTCGTGTCGGCAAATATTATCCGCACATGCAAAAAGAATCGTAACCTTAAGATCAGTACCTGCGTATCAATACCATAAGACAACAACAAAACAATGGCAACAATCAACAAAGTAAGAGTCGGGAAAGAATACACTTTCAATCCCGTAATGTGGGACGTATGCGATCCAAAGACTACCCTGAAAAAAGGCGACAAGGTAACCGTGGTAAATCTTCGTGGTTGTCCTCCCGCTAACACTATGGGTCACTGTCACGTGAACTTCAACGGTCAGTTTGCTGGTTTGGTTCATTGCAACTCTTTAATAGACGAATAGTCATGTATCCAAATTACGATACTTCGTCTCCCGGAAGTCCAATAGCTGAGAATCAAAAACTTCCTTCTGAATTAATAGAAGGACACGTACAACGATTCATAATGATTCAGATTGAAGCATTGGCATACGGTATGGCCAAACCTGCAAAGGTTAAAAGTGATTTGCAAGGAGTTGCTTACTTCATTAGATGTTGTGCTGGTGTGCATGCACGGTTAGCCGTATCGAATGAAGTCGATAGGTTGTGCAGACTGACCAATAAACAATTAGTCGCAGCAGCAAAAAAAACTTTTAAAGGTTAGTAACCTTACCAGTACCTGACTCGTATCAATACCATAAGACAACAACAATGGAAAAAATAACACAACCGAACCCTGAGAAAGATGCGATAGTCGCACGGGTTCTAATTCACACTAACAACTTCAAATTGCTCAAAGCTCAAAAGGCTCTGCTTGTAAACATGCAAAGCAAAAAGAGCACGACCGAGGCAGAATGGAACGCTATTGAAGGAATCGTGAACATGATTGACGCGATACAGGATATTGCTTGCGATCATTACAACTTTGATCCTAACGAAGTTTTTAACTTCACCAATGAAGTCGACACTACCGTTAAAATGTCACTCGCAGAATGCCGCAAGGTCGTTATGAGTGAAGATGATGGGGACGAATACTTCAACTGGAAATAAGACTTGCAGCCCGTTTATTTGTAAACGTCAAACGATGCAAGAAACGCAAGGCCAGCCATAGGCTGGAAAGTAGTGGGCTGTTTTATCGTGATCCCACTAACGGGCTAAAATATTGTTGTTTTGTTGTCTAAAGGGGAGCTTGTTACTCCCCTTTTCTTTTTATACCCGATCAGGTATAATACCTTACCAATACTGGAAAGATATACCCGAACGGGTGCAACCTTAATTCAGGATGCATCGTATTAATACCTATGAAGACAACAACAATTATCTTTCTAATGATCGCACTAGGCATGAGATACTTTAACTATGTCATGTGGTTTGTAACAACTTTCATTTGCAGACCGTAACCTTAAGCCAGTACTGGACGTATCAATACCATAACAACAAAACAATGGAAACAACAATCGCAACTCTCCCCGACTTTTCAAAGATGACCATCGCCGAAATCGCTTGCCGTATTGATGCGGATTGGAGAAAGCAAAAGGGTGGCATCAGTATCTATGCCAAAGAGCAATTAAAGGCTATGCTTTGGATTCAGCAAATCACTGACAAGTATATCTCTGATGACGGTTATGGCGTAGTGGGTAGCTTCTTATGCAATGCCACAACGTGGAAAGGTGAAACCGCAAGGGCAATAAAAAAAGAATTGAACAAAAGACTGAAAGCGTAACCTTACGCTTTCTCTCTCCGTATCAATACTATAAAACAACAACAAAAATGAAAACGACCTTTTATAAACTCCTTGGCCTAGTGATAATGCTCGGCTCTGCAAGCGTAACGATCTCACTTATCGTATTAGCGTTATGACACAAAAAATTAAAGAACGATTGCTTGGCCTAGTCATTGCGATCTTCGATCTGATTTTCATCTTAATCATGTACTAACTTAAACAAGGGGACGAAATAGTCCCCTTTTTTTTTGTAACCTTAAGCCAGTACTGGCCGTATTAATACCATAAGACAACAACAATGAAAACTAAATCACTTATCAACAAAACAGCCAAAGCAGTCCGGAAGGAATTTGCTGCGACTATGCCCAAAGATGCGACACTGATTGACATCATTTGGAGCTTGCCCACAATAGCCGTAAACCTCCCTAATGGCTCAGAGTACTTCTTCCAAGGTGAAGAAGCTGCTGGTATGCTTGAAGCTGCTGTAGAGGCCTCTAATGAGTTCCAGTGCAACGTTGAAGACGTGATACTATTCATGTCTAAATCTTGGTAGTCATGGTAAAATACATCGTACAAAAAGAAGACATTGGTAAAGGAGGATTAACACCTCTTATAACTACTTGCAAATGTTGTGGTGTAATATCGACAACCAGACCATTCGAACCCCTTGGACGTGTTCAAGCTTGTGACGTTGGCAAAATGCTTAAGCTTGTAAATGGTATTTGGTATGCTGAAAATAACGAACAATTCAAAAAGAGAACGCAACCTTAAGCCAGTACTGGACGTATCAATACTATAAACAACAACAATATGTTAAGCATTGAAATCGTATCACTCACAAGCTTCATGCAGGTTGAACCAGTACTGAGATACTTGGTAGCAAATCACCCGAAGTACAAAGCACGTGCAGAGCAAAAAAGAATCATCGCTCTCCCTTGCCGTCAGTATACAATCGGTGACAATCCCGCACACTTCTACAAAGTGGAAGACATTAAGAACTGGTTAAAAGAACCTCAATTTGTCCGGGAGATGGAATGCGAAGTAACCACTCATATGGTAAAAGAAGCTTAAAGAAATCTAACGGGTGACGTAACCTTAACCGGAACGTCCCCGTTAATATACTTACCAACGCAGTAACACTGATAAGGGAGAGCCGAACCAAGGACATTCGAGCAGAGGATTTCTCAGAGAACCGTCCTTTAAAAAAAAGTCGAAAATATATCCAGTACTGGACGCAACCTTAATTCAGACTGAGCCGTATTAATACTATAAGACAACAACAATATGAAAACTTGGACAACCGACGAAATCAAAAACCTGCTTCAGACCAATGACAAGATGGTAATGAAGTCAGTAGTGAAAATCTACGAGCGCCAAACAGTGGACGAAAAAATCACTTCCACAACTAACGAGAACAACGGCAAAGGCTTCAATGGAACGGACGCTTTCATCATGACCAAATTTGCAGAGTTTTACCTTAACAAAGGTTATCTCACTGAAAAGCAAATGGCCATTGCCCGGAAGAAAATCATGAAGTATGCAAAGCAATTAACTATCGTCGCAAACGCTTAAACAACAACAATATGAAATCCGTATCGAACCAGAAACTTCACCTTATCAAAGCTCATGTTTGTGCCTTCCTTGAAAGCGTAAACTATGGCGCTGAATGGATCGCAAAGCTTAAAGAGGATTTCAGACAAGATAATGATCTTGCCTTTAATACCCTTATGCTTGCCAACTATATTTCTTGGCATATGCGTCACAATGGTATTCACCTTGGCGAAGGGGAAGACTCAGTACTGGCCGACTACCATGCTGGTCAGGCTGTTATGTATGCCCTGAATGAAATCGTGGGCGAACCAGAGGTAACAACCGACAACGAAGTTGAAGCCTTCGCAAACGACAATGCTATCGAATCTCAAGCCTTCGAAAACTATGCCTTTATAGCCAATTGCGTCAAAGATGACGATATGGACGACGAAGAGCTTCAGGGCATCATGGACGATATTTATGACAAATAGTGTCACTCTGGATTAAGACTCACAACCTTAATCCAGAGTTTTACGTATAATACCTTAAGAAACACAAAACAATATGAAACTGAAATCTGATTTAGAACGAATTTGCTTCCCGGTTGAAAAAATCCCAACTATCGAACTCATGAAGGACGATAAGATGGAATTTAACTCCGAGAACTCTTTTGCCATCGTGGGCACAATTGGCGACCGTAAAAAAACCCTGAACTTCTGTTCTTCGGTTTATGCGCTCGTCGAAAACGTGCACGTACTTGAGCCGCTTATTCCAGTACTGGAAGGAACTTTTAAGTCGTTAGACATTAAAGCTTTCTCTGAGAAAGATGCACAATTCTTTGTGCGTATGTCCCCGACTATCCCTTCGGTTAGTCCTAACGTCGAAGTTATTAAACCGGCTCTTACTTTCCGGAACTCTTATGACGGTAAAATCCTTGCACAAGCTACTGGTGGCCTTGTACGCTACTTTGTAGATGAGAAGGGTACAGTGAACCAGACTTATGCATCGTTCCTTAAAGGCCTCTCCTTCTCGTATACGTTCAAGCATTCAAACGAGAACATCTATTCGATGCATGGTATTGCCGCTGAACTTGAGAAGTATGTTGCTAACTTCGGAACAGTTGAGAAACAAATTGAGTTTCTTAAGGCTGTCAATATCGAGAAAGCTACGACCAACAAGTTAGAGAAGCTTATCCGTGTATTCTCCAAAGGTGCAATGTTTCCCCTTAAGGAAATCGAAGAAACAATCGACCGTATACATTACGAAGGATTGATCTTCGACACTGACCCTAACCTTTGGTCAATCTATAATGCAATGAACTATATCTTGGAAACCTCTGAGTCAGCCCTCACTAAGAAAATGAGAATCGACGCTGACGCAAAGATATTCGAGAACATCGTTGAGTTTGTTGCGACCAAAGAGAAGAAAGCAAAGAAGTCCGCACAGGTTGTGGAGCAGGTACTGGCCATTAATCCAGAAGAAGAAGCTTAATTAATACCAGACACCCTTCCCATACCGGGAGGGGTGTCCCCCTTTGGCCCCCCTGTCCCACCCCGGTATCCCCCCCTTGGAACCCCCTCTATCCCCCCCTCCTTTATAGAGGGGTCGGCCCTACATGTTTCAAATTTTTAGTGTTGAAATTAATGCCATTTGTGGGTTTATAAATTTTTATAATTTTTTTGGAAAATGATTTGAGTATCAGAGAGTTATCTCTTAAAAAATTTCCGGAAAAAATTTTGAACTCTGAAAAATTAAGGGATGTTTTAAGGGAATTGTCGGTGTTGGTTTTCTGGTACTGGCAAACGAATTGTGGCCCATCTATAGTACAAATTTGGGACAAAGTAAAACCTTTTTGGGACAAATTCGTATAAGGTATTGAAGCCAATGATCTGAGCAAACCTTGGCACACATTAAACCCAAATTTTATGTCTATCTATCGTGTAATTCCTCGCTTGCTTATCTTGGCAGCTTATGTTGTTGCCATCATAGTTGAACTGGTTGAAAGAATAATCTGCTGACCCACTTTCGACTTACAACCTTTCTACCGTAATTTGCGTACAATACAGAAATCAAATTACCAAATAATGAGTACCACAACACGTGCACTTTTAGAAAACATCGCTATAATAGTAATAGTGGTGATTGCAATGATTGCCATTTTGAAATACATCATCTTCGCAGGTCATGATTTTAAGGTGGGAGATGAATTCATCGACAAACGATGGGGCCAACACAAACTTGTGATCTTGGAATTCGCCAAAGACGGTAGCGGACTGATCAGAGTTCAGAAAAGCAACGTTGCTGCTCAGAAAGTGATAATAGAAGTCACCGCTTCTACTCTCTACGAGTATTATACGAAAATTGAGAAATAATAATGACAATCTTCGAAAAAATAAAACTCGACATAGAGAAGAAAACGCTTTGGCGTGAACACTCCATCGAGTTTTTAATCGTGAATAATCTTCACAACTGGATTGAGGGTAAATCAACCGCCCATTTTAATATTTGGGGTAAATTATTAACTGATGACAAGGCAGTAATGTTCGAGTTGAATAGCATGCTCAATCTGTCGATAAAAGATGCTAACGTTGCGGTGGCAGTTTTTATTGGTGTTGATAGAATTAATAGAACGGGTCTTACCATTCCTGATCTTGCAAAACTCTATCACCATACCATCTTGGAAATCCTTACCCACTATCAAGATTATTATTACGGACAACGTAGTTTTGAGGCATATGAAAAAGAACTGAACCAATATATTAACCCCATTTCCGGTTTCCCGACCGAATACATTCGCCCAAAACCCAAGAACTCCAAATCCGGTACTGGCCTCAAATTATGACCAACACTAATAACACATTGCCCCCAATCCCCCAAGTCGGCACTAAAGAGTATTATGCCTTTAGAAAATACGTGTGGGAGATCGAAGGATTTCATACTCGTATGAGGCTAACGTCTTTAAAAACGGAGTACTTAAACCGGTACTGGACAGACTTCAACAAATTAAAAAAAATATTCGTACCTTTAACCAGCAATGTTATCGTTGTGGAAGTGGAGAAGGTAATGGAATCACCAGTAAGCCAAAATAATTAATATGAACAAAGAAACTATTCTACTAGGTGAAGAGCTTGTACGTGACATCATTTGGGAACACAAGAATAAGAATTGGTCGCTGATCATGGAAAGTATCACGGACACTGATAATGACACCAACACAAGGGAATATGTGGTCAGGAGAAATGACGATGGTCGGTACTTTAAGTTTGAAGTCATGCACTGCGAACATCTGGATATTGGGCATAAAAATTTAAATACATTCCCATTGGAAGGTAAACAAGTTATGCCAAAGGTAATCACATCAATCATCTTTGAATAATCACTAAACCAAAATAATTATCACAATGAAAGTCGTATCGGGAAAAAATCAAAGGGGCTATTTGCCCTTCTTCCAAACGTTGACCCTTGTACTGGCCCTCTCCCATTTCCACGCACCGGAATGGTTGTGGGGTGCTCTTGCTCCCTTTGTAATCCTATGGTGGATTGCTGGCTTTATAAAGATTTACAAGCAAGAAGAAACTGACGTGTTTAAAGATAAGATTGACCTTGCCTCAATGTCACCAGAAGTAAAGTCAAGATTCCAGCAGAAATTGGAGGAAGCTATGCAACGAGCGCATGGTGAAAATAATAAAGAATCAAATTAAAATCATGAAGAAAAAAAATAAGCCATTAATCATTGTTGGAATTATTCTGATAATCATTAGCGTAAAATTGTGGAACATTGCCTTTGAGCAAAAAATCTATTGTGGAACGATCACCCATAAGATCAACGCCCTAGAGTACAATAAACATAACGCCACTCCTGATCCCATACTGATCGTGAAATTCGATGGGTATGGTAAGCATGAGATACACACAAATTGGATTACCTTTATGGATCATGAAGTTGGTTCCAGAGTTTGCTTTACAAAAAAAGTATCAGAAGTGGAGGATACTCCAATGGAAGGAGGTCTATCCTTGCTTCTATCGGTGTTTGCGTTCATTGTGGGAGTTGTGTTGATCTTATGGGGTTTTGGAGTAATTAGTATGGATTCAGAATAATTAACTATAAAAAATTACTAACATGCAAGAACAAGACCCAAAAGAATTTACAGCAGAGCAAGCCGAAGAAATGGCCATGCAGTTTGGATTAATCGTTGGTAGCCAAAAAATGCCGGAGGGGCCGTGGAGATTCACTTTCAGAAAAATGGTGATGGATAAGATGCGTAAAGAGATTGAATCCGAAACTAAAGCCAGTACTATAGTTAATGAAACCAGTACTGGTTCTAATGGTGATGCGGGTACTAGCTCTAATAAATCAGGTACTGGTGCTGAGGGTCTACTCACCTTAACACCTTGCAAAGCTTATGCTATGGAGAATCCCGATGACGAATGGCGTTCTTCCATCAAAGGTTATTATCACGACTTTAACGAAGCCACCAATGCCGCTAAGGGATCGGGATGGTGGGGAGCTAATGGCACCGTTAAAACGGTCACCTTGCATACTGACGGCAAACAACTCTACAAGGTAAAACCTCTTGGCAACTATAAAGATGTGGCCGATAAGAAGAGAGCCGATATGAAAGAGAAGATCAAGTCTAAGTTAAGTGAGGAAGAATTGGATTTCCTTAAGAAAGAAGAACTTGATTAATGAGCAAAAAGAATAAAGAGGTACAAGTCACCATCTTGACAAATTTCGATGTTCTCGTTGATGGGTGGAAGAAAGACCGTGAGGGCTATTTGCTTAGAGCTAGGGAATTAGAACTAGAAGGTCAGGATATTTTAGCTTACGAAAAGGAAGTAGACGATTTTATAAAAAATGATAAATAATTCTAGTACTAGCATCACCATTAAACCAATACCTTCATAACCATTAAACCAGTATGAAAATATATGATAAAATGTATATGGACATGCTGGTACTGGAAGATTGTCCATATGAGAGGCTTGAGGATCATCATAAGAGTCTAATGATGCGTGACCTGTTGAAAATCTTAGCTAAAGATACTGACAAGACCAATGAGGGGATGATAAAGCAGATGCGGGTAATGATGGGTCTATTTAAGTTAAGCATGCATACTCGTGCAGATAACTATCTTTACCAGCGTTACCGGATCATGGAAGAGTACCTTATATTGTATGAGGATTGGGTCTCTTATGATAATTCAATAAAAGAGTTTCTTGATATTAAACCAGTACTGGTATGCTTACTCAATTGAAAAATAATATTAGTATCATCTTAACTGTCGCTCTTGGCGTTAGCATCGGGTCTAATTTCTATTTGGTAAACAAGATAGATAAGGTGCCCACAGAGGTTTCGGTTCAAGTTGATTCTTCCGTTCAAAAAATCTATAAGGCTATTAAAGAGGCCCACAAACCAGTTAAGGTAGTAACGGCAAATCTCCAACATAAGGGTGGAGCGTTTTTCTATTTCGAAGGCAAGCTCAAGGAGAAGTCTATCAAAATAACCGACAATTATCAATATGACGTTAATTATCCTAATGAAGTTTGGGACGGGTACTGGACGTATGCGGAAGGAACTAATGGAACCGAGTTTTATGTGTGGTCTGCAGAGAAGTTGGAGATGGTCGATAGGAATTTGGCCGGTTGGTTTCTTACTGACGGTCTCAACGTCATAGAGCATATTATCAAAAGGGATACTGCATATCTACAGGTGATATATCCCATTGTTGAAAGAAAAAGCTTTATTAAATAATAACCATTAAGCATGAATAAAGACATTACTTTTGATGAGGCCAGTACTGGTCTCAGAGTTAATTACAAAGGTATCTACAAGGGTCGTATTATTTTAGTTGACGGCAAGTACGAATATCAGGAGAAGAACTATTCTCGTTATCAGTATATGTACGATCCACCCAAGTTCAATTCTATTGAGAAGGCAAAAAAGGACACCGCTGCTCTCTTAGGAATCCAAATGTCTTTTAGGAAAGAGTATTCTATAGATGGACTTACTTCTAAGGGCAAGAAGTTTTTATTAAAGTTTGGCGATAAGCCAGTACTGAGGAAAACTTTGTCGAAGGAAGAACTTAAGATCGCTAATATGTTTGTCGATAGAGGTGTATTGGAGAAGTCTGTGGTCGGGAAGAAATACAGCCCTATAGTTTATCACCTTCCCGATGATGTTCGGTTACAAATACAAGATTACATACCCTAAAGCTGGTGCGATACTTCCAACGATATGATCATCGTCACAGGACTCATAATAATACCTATTTAATAGTAGGTTGGTGCTTTGTTGTTGGTATAGTAATTTTATCTTATTTTATTGTATTATTTTTTGAAGCCGAGAAGAAGATTGAGAAGCAACGACAATTCTACTTTAAACACGAGAGGAAGAAAAGAATAACTAAACCCAAAGACTACTTAGTTTATAGCCAGTACCAGTATCACAACACATCATCCTAGTACTGGTCTTAATGAACCAGAAGGAAAGTAATCTGCACATCTCTTCTTTGGGCACTTACGTCACCATCACCGAAGGGCATCACTATAACGTTCCACTTGGGTTGGTTGCCTTCGGGAATAGAGAGCATCTTATCATAGGTGATGATCGTTGATTTATCCACACCATATTTTTCTGCTAGTCTTTGTTTGAGGGTATCTAATCCGGATGCTTTTACGAATTTGGGTTTACCGTTAACCTTTGTGAGGTGAGCACCATCACGAGCGAGAAGATCGGCGAATAATTCTTTTGGTACGATCACAGATTTCTTCACAGTAGAAGTATCAACCTTACCGGTTTCCTTTTTATTAGCGTCATCGGAAAAGTTAATAGTAAAGTCATCGGGTCTGGTTGGATCGTTAACGACATCAGACATTTTAGAATAGCCATAGGATTTGAAATTGTATCCTTTATCCTGTAAGCTTTTAGTAACAGCTTTTGCTATTTCAAAATATTTTTTGGTAAAGAAGTCACCGGCATCATTCCATCTGAATACAACCTCAGTACCTTTGTTTCTAATTAGTTCTAACTGTAATTCAGATTCCACAATATTTTGAAACATTGCGGGGTCGTTCAATAACAGGTTTAGAATTCTTGTTTGCTTAACGAACACGTCTTTAAACATTACATAGCTTCCTTTACGAGCATAGCATATAACGGCACAGGTTCCAGCACCGGGGCAAGTATTAACGTAGTAGAATTGTTTTCCATCAAGGTCATACACTAGACCTCTAAGGGCGGGAATACCAATGTTAACCATTACTTGATTCTCAGTCTGCGACTTCTGCATCTTGGTATTCTTACTGAGTATTTTGTTTGGAAGCTGAGTAATATTTTCTATGAATGCGGGGATGTCAATTTCTCCGAATTCATCTTGTTGGATTGCTCCACCGTGTACGATTGGTTTATCAGCACTGAATTTTTGTTTGTCTTTTATTTTTGCCGCTTGATTGGCAAGTATGTCATTGAGGTATTGCTTGAGTTGTTCTGGCGGAATGCAAGTTTTCTTTACATCGGCAAAGTCACCAGACCAATCGATCTCATTTAGTTGTTGTTCTAATTCATCATGTTCTTTAAGCAAACCACCAACCTTAGTTCCGGTGACGGTTTCAAAAAGCTTAACCATGTTCCATTTTGACATATTATCCGCAATTTCCATATAAATACCTGAGAAAGGGTATAAAATCACATTTTCATTGCTGAACATTCCTTTTTTGAAATGACAACTTTTTGGCGTAAATTGCCGTATAATACAATGGTAAACAACCATTTCTATGAGAGTATATGCAAAATTCAGTCAAGAGGTCGAAGTTGATCCTATTGATGTCCTGAAGAAAATCAACATCATTCCGGAAGGGGATTGGATCAGACCCGAAGAAACAAAAAATGGTTTGGTTTATAGCCATTATGAGGAAGTTGGTGCGGGTAGTCATTCTTTCGAAAGAAAGGTTGGGGAAATCACTAAAGAGAAGTATGACTTGTATATGGCTAAGATCATGTTGATTAATCATTTGGAAAAGCTTCAAGACCAGAAAAGAAAATGAATCGAATAGAAATACAACAAAACATTGGTAACAAAGTTATTCTTGATGGCCGTGGAGACTTGGGTATGGATGGTGATTTACGTCCATTGATCTATAATAAGACTCCCTTGACTATCATTGGTTTGACTAAGGGTGGCAAAGCTTATTTGCGTGAAGATATTATCTCTACCGAAATGGTTCATGGTGTTATCCCTCGCAGCACAAAAATCAAATACTACAGTGTCCCGCCACGTAACGTGAACTTGATTGAGGTATTGACTCCGGCAGCACCAACAACCGAAGAAACAATTAAGGGTGTGGGGTACTCTGATCTTGCAAATCGAATTAGTGACATCATTCACGAAACATTGTATATCGAAAACGTACCTTACAGTATGGATGATGGCGACCGACAAATAAACACAGAGTCACGTGAGGATGCTGCCGCTAAAATTGTTGCCCTTTTAAAAGATTTAAAAATACTAGAATGATAATGGACAAATCAAAATTGATGAACGACAAAGGTGACTTGATTAAGATCACCCCGGCGTGGACTTCCCCTATCGCAAAGGGAACACTCGTTGGTTTCATGGGCCTTGGATTTGGTAAGATCACAGCAGCCTATCAAGTCTACCGTGTGAACCTTGAGAAGAGAACCATCGAATTTGTTCTGTATACCAGTACGGGTGGTCGGCCTTGTTTGGATATTGCGACAATGGATCATTCTGATTTGTATATCAACAACGAACCAATTATTGTCGACGTGGTAGAAGGATTACCCTTCACGGTCGTTGATCGTATAAAAGAACTTTTACCTTAAAAATATGAACAAGTCATTACAAAATTTTCTTTCGGGAACATTTATTTTTAGCATTATCGTCGGTTTATTAATTTGGGCTGTGGTGGTGTCATGTGAACCTTCGTCACCTTGTGATCAAACATCAAAGACAGTAGCCAGTACCAGTACGGGTATGGAGTATAAAATTCCACGTGATGGGAATGTGCACGTTTTATATGTGGATAGATTTGGCCGTAAGATTAAGGGTAAGTGCATTGAAGTTGGTAACTCATACACCACTCACATTGTATGGATTGAGAACAGCGATGGGGCGATCATTGATGGTTCGGTATCAACCCACTAACTACGTTGGATGGGGCAATGGATTCATTTTATGTTAGGATTGTTAAAATTATCGACAAGGAACGGAGAATTTATTTTGAGTTGGTAAAAGAATATACTGGTCGCAACCCAAACGATATACCGATCAACATATATTGGGCAGGAGAAAAAGAAAGGCGAGAAAACGTTGAAGATGAGATGTTGAAATCAGAAATAAATAAAATACTCGAAGATTTATAAATCATGACAACCTTTGAATCCTTTATAAGTGAATTTTATCCTGAAGCTTTTGACAAGTATCAATTGCACATGCTTGTAACGCATTGTCCGGAATCTTTAATTGGTGTTGAAGTTGTCGCTATCCGCTCCGGATTCAGTTGTGGCTCTGAGGGTGCAACTCAAATGACTATAGAAAGTTATAATGGTAGTGGGGGTTTGAATGGTGATAAAGGACAATTCCATTTATCCTCCAATAAACGAACAGACCCTTGGCAATTGAGACGTGATAATTTAGGTTGGGGTTGTGATGCTGATGATTTGATTAACAGTGTTAGACTGTATGATCCACAGGTTGCATATATTTTGTGGGCCGACATTAAAGAAAAACTTAAATCTGTAGCAGTATGAACGAAGACGAACAATCAATCCAGTCTATCATTTATGAGAGCCTTGATTATGCTAACATTATCAGAACAGCCGTACAAAGAGTAACAGATGGCATGCTTGCTACTCTTGCAAAAATAGAAGAACAACAAAAAAAAGATAAAGAGGAAAAGTTGGCTGCACTCAATAAAATAAAAGACGACAATCTTTATCTCGATGAGCTTTCATCTTTGGTGGAAGTTTCTTTGAAGCAACACAAGACTGTTCTTACTGAGCCTAGAAAACTTAATGGCCTATACGGTATTATAGATCAAGAGTATCAAATAAGGGTTCAAGAATTTGTTGAGAGAGGACAGCCAAGCGTTCCAGCCGTTGCGTACAATTATAACGGCATGCTCATAGATGGTCATCACCGAGTAGCCATGATGAAAGCAAGAGATAAACAGAAAATGACTAAAAAATCAAAACAAACTTACATCGATCTTGAAACTGCACCTCTTGGTTCAAGCATGTTTGATTTACATACGGGTGGTATTGATTTTGGACATGAAACAAATGAAAATGACACGTAAATTATATTGGGGTGTTTTGAGCAACGGACAATTCTATGTTGCTGACGCTGACTTTAAAATATTGGATGAATGCCGAGCTTATTCTAAAAACGGTAATTTCAGTCCTCTCACCAGAGAGCTTGGGATTAAGTATGATATTAATCTCAAGGATTTCTCTTTGATGAAAACCGAATCAACCATCGAAGAACTTCGTGAGAATGTTGAACGGTATGAAGGTTTAATTCGAAAGGTTAAATTAAGAAACGCTTGTGCTCAAGCTCAAGAGGTACTGTCTGATTGTCTGAATTACAATACTGAAGTTTGCAAAAACGTGTGTTTAGGATGCGAAAAAGAGGTGACAACTTGACGTAAACAAATTTGTTTACTTTTACGTATAATCTTACAATGAAGAGTTTTAATCCCAAAAATGTATGAAATGGTTAAAGGAATTATTCACCATTCACGAATGGTATGTCGGTGATTACTCACTGAACGTAAGAAGCAAATACACGGGTGATCTGATCGGAAGAATTGAGCGTCATTGTCTTAACTGTCCGCTAAAACAACTCTCCATATCAAACTTGAGTGTTGAGAGCAAGGATGAGATCATAAAGATTCTCGGCAAGCGTGACTGGTACACCTACGTAGAAGGTGACTGGTTGGATTCTTTCACGAGAAGAAAATTAACCGTTGGCAGTATTGCTGTTGAAATTGATAGCGGAATCATCGACATCCCCCACGTCGATCATATCGACGACGAGTTAGATCAGGAGTATGTCGAGCTTTCAGATTTGAAAAGAAATCATAACTTTATATAAGATGTCATCACAAAGTGATTTTATTATGAAGTCTCTTCCAGACCCGGATGGTTGCGTTGTTGGACTTATTAAATTGATAGTATGCAGTTTGATTGTCTCTATGATCATTGGTATTGTCATCGGTCACTATTTCTTTTAATGATGGAAAAGAAACCACAGGTAGCACTTACTTCAATAGAGGAATTCAACAAAATATCGGATTTACGGCCATATTTGTTGTGTCATCCCGATAAGGAAATGGTACGTGCAAGCTGCTTACATTATCTCGGAGATAAATTTCAGAAGTTTGACAACGAACAAAAACAAAACGAAAAATAAAATAGTGTTTCTGCACATTGCAGCGATACTAGGTATGTTCTCCAAAGCGGCATACGAAAATAGGGATAGTCGTTGGTTTTTAACAGACGCAACCTTTCTTACGGTAATTGAACACTTCAACAAACATTATCGTACTCCGGAGACTTACATCACAGAGCAAGATGCAATGGATGAAATGGTGAAGACCAACACTTATGAATTTACTCGATGGGCCAATGGATGGCATATTGCTGAGTTGATGTCTCTTGAAAGATATGCTGTTACCAATCTATCATATGACATTAACCAAAGTAAAAACATAATGAAGGTTGATGTTATTGACACTTTTCTTAGGAGGAATATGAAATTAATGGATGGTGATCGTAACGATTGTGAGAAAATTGCTCACCAAATGAATAAAGATTTTTTTGTATATGATCTTCTAGTTACTGACTACGTTATAAGCACATAGTTTATGGATAAGAATACAGATAAAAATACGGACAGGGCTAAAGTGAAGCAATCTAAGCTTGATTACGTTCGTGCCAATCTTCAACTATTCACAGATGCATATAGTGAATTCCGAGTAAGGATTCATCGTCGTCACAAGTTTAAATCAGCCATCAACAACTACACAAAATTTGTCGAGCAAGCAAGAAAAGATTTCAATTATTCGGAGAAAACCGGTAGTCGGGACATCTTTAACCAGTTTGTGTTTACCGAAATAATTATGACCATCCACTACAACGAACAGAAGAAAAGGCTCAAAGAACCCGGAATTCAACGTGCTTTGGGCTATGTTTCACCAACCGCCAGAAATTAAAAAAAAATATTACACAACTCTGGCACTTAAGTAAGAAAATTGTATATTTGTCAAAGATTCTACAAAACTAAACTATAGAAATCATGGCTCTGAAAGATTTATTCTTCAAAGAAACTACCGAAGAACAGACACCTAAAAAGGTGTCAAAAGGTAGTATCACCAACCAATCATTTTCAACACCAACAAGTCTCGGCTCAAATACAGTAGCGACTGTTTCTAACGCAGAGAAAAATGAATTCCTTGACTTCTTGAATGAAGTTTACCAAAAAGGAAATTTCCCCGGCCCCGACTATCAAGAATACACCGATGCCATTAAGGGTTTGGATAACGAACCGATGGATGAGAAGACAAAATTCAATGCGGTCTTCGCCGGTTTCAAAGTACAGGGAGTAACAAAAACACGCCTGATTGACACTGCTCAAAAATATATTTCACTTATCGAAGGACAAGCGAAAGATTTTTCAAAAGAAATTGACGGAATTCTCTCAACCGAAATTGCACAGAAGCAAGCACAGTGCACAAAGTATGCACAAGAAAATGCCGACATTGAAAAGCAAATGATCGCGCTCACGGAGAAGAAGAACAAGAACAATGAGATCATCACAAAAACAACTGGTGAGATTAACGAGCAGGTTTCTACTCTGAACATTAAGAAGACTTCGTTTGAATCTGCAGCCTCTGACTTTATCGGAAGAGTTCAATTGAACATAACAAAGATCAACCAGTACCTGTCTTAAAACTTCGATGTTGCTTATTCCACTACTATCCGTTATCGTTCTTTTCTTGGGGGTTTACTTCATGATTAAAGCGGGGTATTATTTGGACAAAGCACTTCGGCTCATGAGACAAGAAAAGGCGTTCACGTTTCGCGAATATCTAAAAGATCGATTTGTGAATATCTTTAAAAGAAACTAAATTCAAATAAATAAAATGCAAATGTTAAATTCACCCAACGAACATCCATCGGAAAAATTTGTCCGTTGGATTATACCGATAGGTGCTATCGGTGCTGGACTCTTGTTCTTCAACAAGATTGCCGGATTTCTTACTGGTACTTTTGATAAGCTGACTGATCTATTTACAAGCATCATGGGCGCTGCTGCCAGCATGGCCGCTGCTTTTGTAGTGGTTCTCGTTGTGGGTCTTCCGATCCTGTACGTCATTCAACATCCCGATCTTGTATCGATGTGGTGGAAAGGTGTTTGTCGTAAAATTACATCGGCTTTCATAAAGCTTGATCCTTTAAGCTTCATGGATGCTTTCGTCGAAAAGTTAGTAGAGAAACTTTCTAATCTTAGAAGAGTGAAGACTATTCTTGAAGGTAAAAAAGTTAAACTTGAGCGTAAAATTCATCTGCTAATGGAGCAGGTTGACCAGAATATGAAGAGAGCTTCTGCTGCACAACAGCAAGGTAAAAAAGATGTCGCTACCATGCTTGCTCGTAAAGCGCAAGGTGATACCGAATCAATAAAACTTTACAAGCCAATGTATGACCGGATGGTAAAGTATCTCACTCTATTTGAGAAGCTTGATGAAAATTGGAGTCTTTCTATCGAAGGAACCAAGTATGAAGTTGAGCGTAAGCGTGAAGAGTTCGAGATCATAAAGGAAATGCACAAAGGTTTGTCTGCTGCTGAAATTTTCACCAACACTGACAATGAGCAAGTACAAATTTTCCAAATGTCTGTGAAGGCACTTGAGGAAAGTGTTACTCAAAAGATTGCATACATCGACGATTTTGAAAAGAGATCGAAGTCTATGATGGACGGAATTGACATCGACAAGCAAATGATGGATGACGAAGGGTTGCGCATGCTTGAAGAGTATCAACAAAACGGAAATCAGATTTTCTTTGACACAAAGAGAACTGAGGATGGTCGGGTGACAATACTCACACCAACAATTTCAAAGAACACTTCTTTTGACAAATTCTTAAGAAAATAATTTTAACAATAATTTTAACAGTAAACTAAATTCAAAAAACAAATGGCAAATTTTTTTAAAAACGCAACGTTGCTCACCAAAATATTAATGTTGGTAGCCGTGTTCCTCGTAGGATGGGGAGTAAAATGGGCTTGGGTTGACAGTGGTCTTGTACCCAAGAAGGTTAAGAAGGCTGAGGTTGTAACCGTTAACGATCTTCCTCCATTGGAGTATGACAAGACCGCAAATGCACCTCTTTCTGACCTTCCTTCAAAAGAAGTATCAGATCAGGTTGGTGGTGAAATTCGTGCCGGTATCATGGGCTGGATTGCACAATCATCAGTTATCTATGCAAATGGTGGTATTGTAACCACAAAAGGTTCTTTCATGGAAGAGCAAGGTATTAAGCTGAGACTTATCAATCAGAATAACTGTACCGAGCAAGCAAATCAATTGTATGCTTTCATTGAAGATTATGCAAAAGGTAACGTAAATTCTAACAAAGGTTATCAAATGATCGCTTGGATGGGTGACGGTGTTCCCGGCCTCGTAACTGGCGTGAATGAAAAGATAGCTAAAGACCTTGGTGAAGAATATATCATCAAAGTGTTCTACGCTGGTGGTGCTTCTTTCGGTGAAGATAAATTCTTAGGTCGTCCTTCAGCAAAGCGTGATCCTCAGAACCTTCGCGGTTCATTGGTTGCCGGAGTTGTACTTGATGGTGACTGGAATATCTTGATGAAGTATTGTTCTGACAATAGCATTCCAGTTAACAACGACCTTTCTACTTATGACCCAACAGCCGTTAACATCCTTGGTGTTGATGACTACTTGAAAGCTTCTGAGCTTTACATTGCGGGTACTAAAGAAAAGCGTCCCGTGGTTATTGCTGGTAAACGTACTGGCCGTGACACAACAGTTGTTGTTGATGGTGTTGTAACTTGGACTCCCGGTGACGTAACTGCGGTTACTCAAAAGGGTGGACTCGTATCTCTTGCTTCAACAAAAGACTATGGTGCTCAAATGCCGAACGCATGGCTTGCTTCCAACAAATGGTTGCAAGATAACAGTAAGAAAGTTAAGGGTTTCATCAAAGCTTCCGCTCTTGGTGGTGACCAAGTAAAGTCACACAGTCGTGCACTTACTCACGCTACAGAAATCGCTGCTGAATTGTTTGGTGGTCTTACTGCTCAAGAATGGGAAAAGTATTTCAGAGGCTTTACAGTAACTGACGTACAAGGTAACATGGTTGAGCTTGGTGGATCGCGAGTATTCAACTTAGCAGATAACGCAGTATACTTCGGTTTAAATGGTGGTATCAATAAGTATGAAGCAGTTTACACTGCATTCGGTGACATTGCTGTGCAAGCATATCCTGAAAGACTTCCATCATACCGTCCAGTTAGCGACATCCTTGATCTGTCTTATCTTCAAGCGGTTTATGCCGAAAGCAAAACAGATACTCGTATGACTGGTGCCAGCGAGACTAAGTTCAAAGCTGGTGAGACTATGAGTACTCTTGTTAGTGCTAAGAACGTAACGATTGAGTTCCAGACTGGTAGTGCAATTATCTCTCCCGCATCTAATGTGACTCTTGAGAAAATTACCAGAGACCTTGTTGTTGCAGAAGGTTTGCTTGTTGCCATCAATGGTCACACAGACAATACCGGTAATGCACAAGGTAATTTAGAATTGTCAGAAGCTCGTGCTGCTGCAGTTCGTGCTTGGTTGGTGGCTAAGAACCCCGACTTCGCAAACAAAATTACTTCAAAAGGGTTTGGTCAAGATGTGCCAATCGCAGATAACACAACTTCTGCTGGCCGTGCAAAGAACAGACGTGTTGAGATCAAATTAGGTCGATAAAGATTTGGGTTTAGTTTAGGGGTGTGGAGGATTGTTTACAGTTTCTTCGCACCCCTTTTTTATAAAATCAATTACATGAAAACATTAAAAAATTTATTTACCCCGAACAAATCAATAACGAGCAACACATCGTTGATTCTTATTTTGATTTGGGTTGTTGGTACTATCACGTTGTGGACATTAAATGGTCATAGCTTATTTCCAGCACCTCACGAAATACTTGCTGCTTCTAAGAAGCTTGTTATCGAACAGGACTTCATATCACACCTTCTTATAAGTACCGTACTATGTATTAAAGCAATTTTTTATGCGATCATTGTATCTTTGATTGTAACTGTTATGTCTACCCTACCGGTATTCAGACCATTTACAAATATTGTCAGCAAGGCAAGATTCCTTTCAACGGTTGGTCTTACTTTTATCTTTGCAGCATTAACACCAGACACAAATTCACTAAAGGTGTCACTGTTGGTATTTGCAATTTTCATATTCATGGTCACTTCATTTTTGGGGATTGTATTTGAGATTAAGCGTGATGAATTTGATTATGCTAGAACACTTAAACTTGGCCCTTGGCAATCGATTTGGGAAGTGGTCATAAAAGGAAGAGCCGATCAATTTCTTGAAGCGATAAAGCAAAACTTTGCAATAGCGTGGATGATGCTTGCAATGGTTGAGAATCTGTGTCGTGCAGAAGGTGGTATTGGCGTAATTCTATTTCAGGAGAATAAACAATTCCATTTGGATTCTGTGTATGCAATTCAATTGATGGTGTTGTTTGTGGGTGTTGGCCTAGACTGGTCGCTAGGATTTATTCGGCAAATTTTCTGTCCTTACTCAGTGATAACCTTAGAAAAAAAATAATCATATGTGGACAACAATAGCATTAATCTTTTTGACAATCATTGCGTTGTTTCTTTTGGGTGTGTATCTTATTATGTTGAAGATTGGCAATTCAGTTTCCGGCGTTCCTAAGTATGCGGTCAAGGAAGTTTTCAAAATTATAAGAAGTAAACTTTTTAAAGAGAACAAAGTCGAGTAGTCCGCAGGATGCAGAGAACACGATGAGTGCTGCACTTGACTTGGTTGAAGGGGTTAGTGGTAGTCTTAAGGAGATATATTGAAAGGGTCGTCCAGTTGGTTGGATTACGCAAGTAGAGGTGCAAGTCCTCGGTCTGCTATCACAATTTCCCCGGATTAAATGTTAGAATTATGAACAAAGAGCAGAAAGAAAAATTTTTTAAATTTGAGATGGGCGCAAAAGTTAAAATATTACCCGCTCTCAACCTTGGAACATCCACAGTTCTCGACGTTGTAATGGCTCATGGATTTGCAATGTTGGATATGAGTGGCATGACAACATTTTATCCTTCACGTAGACTTGAACGTTTGCAAGCTGCTGATGATAGGATGTATCTGGCTGAAGTTACCAACTACACCAATCCAACATAAGATGAAAAAGATTCCTGACGAACAATTACGTGCCGTTTCCCAAACTCATGGATTTAACGCACAGACTGATCTTGAACTTAGAGCCATCGCAAGCAATTCATTTTATATGGGTGCTATGGCCATGAAACACGAATTAAAACAATTGGACTCTAAGACTGTTCGTCAAAAGGCAAGAAAATATTCAAAAGAGTGTTATTACTCATCTGATCGACAAGAGATCGCTGAAAGATCATACGTTGCAGGTGCAGCATATATGTTTGTTTAAATAATTTAATACTAAACCCAATGAAACAAGAATATCAAGTACTGGATGTAGAAATTCTCAAAGTTGAGAATGTATCTCTTCAATTTGGAGATAAACTCATCCTTCGTAATATTAACGTAACCGTTAACGACATTGTCAGAAAGAGTGCAGTAACTGGTCAGGTTGTTGGATTTCTTGGGCCATCAGGTCGTGGAAAGACTCAACTGTTCCGGATTCTTGCTGGACTAAATAAGCCAACCACTGGAACAGTGCATGTACACGGAAAACCAGTACAGGCTGGTGACGTGGGTGTCGTCGCACAGAACTATCCCCTATTCATGCACAAAACGGTTCAGAGCAACCTTGAATTAGGGGCCAGTAAAACAAAGCTATCCCCAAAGGACAGGCTTGACAAAATTTCCATGTATTTGGAGAAATTCAAGCTTTCTGACAAGAAGGACTTCTACCCCGCTTCCCTGTCTGGTGGGCAGCGTCAAAGGGTGGCCATTATGCAGCAATTGCTTTGCTCTGAGAGCTTCCTTTTATTGGATGAACCTTTCTCCGGTCTGGACGTGAACATGGTCGCAGAGGTCTCAGATGTGATCCTAGAGATCGCTTCTCTGGACGAGTTGAATACCGTTATTCTGGTCTCCCACGACATCCCTTCCACGGTGGCTATTTCGACCAATCTCTGGATTCTTGGGTATGAGTTTGATCAGGAGGGTAATCAAATCCCCGGAGCCACAATCAAGCACATTGAGGACTTGATGGCACAAGGTATTGCTTGGCAATATCCTCAAATATTTGACGAGCCGGATTTCATTAATTTGGTGAGAAAAATTCGCGGAGCATTTAAAACTTTGTAGTATGAAAATGTGGATTTGGCTTGCAAAACATGTGCTACCTATTATTGGTGGTATGTTCATTGGATTTTCGTTGCCTTTGGGCGTAGCAATATTTTCTCGGTCAACCGATATGTTGTTCTTTCCGGTTGGTGTAATTTTATTAGGATTGTCGTATTATTACGGCTTCATCCATAAAGAAAAACAATGAGAAAACTTTTACTACCAGTACTGTTATTTATCTCCGTCCTTGCTTCGGCACAGGACTCCACCAATCAACAAATCGATACCACAACTGTTGTTAGACAACAACATTTGGTAGCCAACATTAGCATGGCAACCAAAAATTATTGGAGAGGTAACGTATATGGTGATAATCTTCCAATGATCTCTGGAACGTTTGGTTATGCTTTCAGAGGTATTGAATTTGGCGTTATCGGAACATCACCCCTTAATGGTTCCCGTACTGGCTATGGTATTTGGGCTGAGGCATATGTTTCGGTGAAACTTCCTGAGCATTTCACGGTAACGCTTGATGACTATTATTTTTTCGCACCATACGATTCAATGAATAATTATTTTGATTGGTATGAAGAGACTACCGGACATTTTCTTGAATATCGTGTGAAGTATGAGGTTGATCGATTTTCCTTGATGGGTAGTCTTGTCGTGTACAGCAACATACTTGCATATAACTCACCATATTTTGAAGGCGAGTATTACATTCTATTAAAGAAGTTGTCAGTAACAATGGGCGTTGTGTGTGGAGAGAGCGAACTTAATTTCTTTGAGAAGGGTGGTATTGCTATGGTTGGTGTTAATGGGTATCGTGATCTTGAGTTCAGCGAGAACTTCTCTATTCCATTCAAAATTTCTGTGATGACCAGCCCGAATTATAAGCATGCGTATAAGTCTCCATATCCCGGATTCACACAAAACGCATTGAATATTATTATTGGGTTTTCTCTCTAGCCAATCAAGTATTCTAGGAGTACAAGGTTGTAGGCATGACGATTTGCTTCTTCTGCGTCTAGCATTATCTTTCGCATTCTAACCTTATCAGGACTTGGATTATCAGTAAAGAAGATTCCGGGACTTCTGAATATGAATTCCTTCATTACTTTATCGTAGATCGATATATTTGACGTTATTTTTTTGTATTGCTGTTTCACGAATAATTCTATCTATCATATCTTCTTGTGATTCATACTCCTGATAGACATAGTCGATCAGGATATTTTTGTACATCTCTCGTTCCTCAATACTTAACTGAACTTCTTTACACCATAAGATAGTGTTATCTCGTTCAAGAAATTCAACACTAACAATTATGTCTTGCTCTTGTATTGAGTTTATGATGGCCAAATCATCTATGGTGAGATTTTTCTTTTTCATGAATGTTTACAACATATTCTCTTTGCTGAAGAATGTCGAGAAATTTGTTTTCCCACTTTCTTTTTGTAATTGATGGTCGTTCAAGATCGCAGAAGGCATAAACCTCATCAATGTATCTATCTCGATCTTCTTGCTTGAGTTCTTTTATATCCCTCACAAGTCATTTATTTCAATAAGGTAACGTCTGCGATCTCTATATTTTTCGATGTTTGCGAGACCTTCCAGTCTTTGTTGGGATTCTATTGGATAGACACTAATTAACGCTCTCATCTCACTTTCATATCCATCAGGACTAAGATTAAAAATATCAGCGTCTTCAAATTGATCGTCTTTATTTTTTTCTTTCATTGATGAATTTCATTATTGTAAATTGAGTAACTTCTTCGAGATGGTGTTTTAGTGGTGGTGTTTTTTTGATGGCTCTAAAATATTCCTCATGACCAATAAATTCTTTGAGTTCATTGTTGTATGCATAATATTCATTGAACCCACCTATATACTCAGCAGCATTATGATTTCTGTTCATGCTTTTTTAAATATTTTGGATATAATTCCTCCCCAACATAAATACGCAATTCCTCATCATATGCATAGAATTCATCACGATCATAATATTTGGTTCTGTTGGGTACTGATACACCAAAATCCATATAGAACAATTGTCCTCTCGGCGCACCCAAGGGCTGAACGGAGACTAATTCACTTGCAAGAAGTAATCCGTGTCCTCTTTTAATTGTTGGTGCTTGTAGTTGTTCCATCAATATTTTTTATGTCAGCGAAATCACTTATTTTGTAACCGGAGTATTTTTGTATTTCCTTAAGATAGAGCATACGATCCAACTCAGCGTTCTTGGCCATAGCCATTGACTTAATGCGATTAGTTACTTCTTTGAAGCTGTTGCTAGTCTGGTCTAGTGACTCAGCAATTCCCTCAATTGCGTTTGCAAATTTTATATATGCTTTTGTCGCTGATCTAAGATGCTCCATTACCAATATATTCTTTCAAAATAATTTCATATGCTTCCTTCTCTCTCTTCTCAACAATTAATGGAAGAAAATCTTGATAAATTTCCGTCAAAGTTCTCCATTTAAAATTACCGTTGGATGGACAGAAAGCAATTCCAACACCCTCTATATCGTGAATTAAGACTAAGTCGCTAACAACAGGAAATTCTTTTGTTAGAACCTCATATATTCCCCTGTCGTTATCATTAGCTCTCAATTCAACCGAAGTAAGATTTTTTTTGATTTTATTTATAAGTTCTTTAGTTAGTATTTTTTTTCTCCTTAACATAATTAGTCATTTCATTTTCATAAGCATTAAACTCTCCCCTCTTATTCAGTTCAGGAATTATATAATCATGAATTAATTCATACAATCCAATATGACCAAACCAATCGACGATTCTGACACTATCATAATGTTCATATTCAATTATTGATGCATACAGATTTCGAATAACACCACTGCTGAGGTACGGTATCATTTGGATGATGTCTCGGATATTGTGGTAACCATCACCAATAGCGTCTGAACTGATGGAGAGAGCATAGTCTTTAACACGAGGGAGATAATTTTCTGTAATTCCATCATTACTATTAATCGTATCATATGGCATGTTAATGCTGATCGCAATTCTACCCATTTAATTTAAAGCCCCGCCATTTCCTTTTTCTATCGATATATCGGCCCAATCCTCAATTTCTTTAATGTAGATTCTACGGTCTTTATAACGACTTCTTTTTGCAATTGATTTCTCTATTCTGATCTGCATATCTTGCCACATATGTGTAAGTTCATGACCAATTTCAACATTTTGAAAAGCATGTAGGTCTTGTGCAAGCTCAGGTGTCCACAGTGCTCTCATTCTTCTTGTTTCAGCAACAACCGGAACTGAACTCAATTCAAGTTCAATTTCAAAAATGTCGCGCTTACTAGTGGGTTTAGTAAACATGTCAATAACACTGCTCCGAATTTGATTAAAATCTATTAACATACCAATAAATAGTCATTTCATGTGGTTAAATCTTATTTTATGTTGAATGAATATGAGTGCCACATTACTCCTATACTCAACATATTGGTGAATATCCACCAATTCAATATTTTTGCTTTTATAATATTTCCCTACCTGAATCCTCTTACTTGAACTTTTCAACCCGTTAACAAAATGATCGAGTATTTTGTCTGATAGGTCTCCAAGATATAAACTCATCTCGGATTCTTTAAACCCCAATTTTTTTTCATCAATCCATTTACCTTCTTCATCATAATATTCATACACTAATGTTGTATTCATATTTCTGGTAATTTTTATTAAGATAATTTTATCTTATATTGAAAATACACAACGTAATATGTGCCTCTGTTCTCATAGTCAACAAAAAAATCAATCAACGTGTACTCACCATTGGTTGTTTCTTTTATCTTCTCACCTATCTTCGGCCCCATTTCTTCACCATACTGTCTATAACTTCTAACCTCAGCGTCAGTACAATTGTGAATCTTCTTTCTCATCGTATGATCAACATGAAACGGCAACACTTTTCTATAGTCCTGCTGGTTCGGCAGGAGGTCATCGTTTTCATCATAGAACTCATAACATATCGTTGTTGGATATGTCTGATCTTTTTTCTTTTGATGTCCATCAAAAAAACTTTTTAGTTCTTCAGTATCTACACCCCACTTATTTGCCAAGTCGTCTATGTTTAATTCGATAATAGTAAAGTTCCAATTACCGATCTTGTCGGTAAACATTTTTTTTAATTCCATCTTCCCGAATTTAGGGTACAAACAAATTTAACATAAATACCCATAAAACACAAACCCCAAACGGTAGGTTCCGTTTGGGGCTGTGGGGCTAATTAGTCGCGAATTAAGCTATTATGCTGTGATTGAGTTGGCAATCTCCGGCTCGTCTTCGTGGATTTTATCGAGAAGGCTATTCTCCTTGAGTTGTGCTTTGGTGATCATTTTCAGATTACCATGATCTCTCATTTTCTTCAGAACAATTTTCCTGATGTCTGAGCGTCTTTCGTAGCTGTACATAGACTCAAGGATAAGCATGATTTCTTTTCCGTTAGGGTTACGATCACGCAAGAAGTAAATATACAACTGAGGAAGTGCGCTGAGGATTTGTTCTTCCTGCTCGAATGAATACTGTCCAACATACTCAACAAACTTCTGCTTGTTGATGATTTCGATCAGACGGTTTGGCTGAACATACTTTGACTTGTTCAAAAGCATCTTCATACAATCTTCTTTCGTCAATCCAACGGTGTCATTGAATTCTCTTACGAAATTCATTACGATCTCGTGTGCTTGCTTGTCGTCGTTGACCAGCTTAAGGATGCTGTGCGACAGGTAGTCGTAGTTTTCCAAAAACTGAACAGAAGAATTTTTATTTTCCAACGACAGGGCAATGATATTCTTTTGTTCCTTCTCGTTACGAGTAAAGCGAACCAAGTTAAGAAGTTTCTTTTTGTCGTATCTGCTTTCATCCAACTTAGGAAGATACTTTGTAACCATGCTGCTACGTTCCTCACTACTGAAAATAGATTCGTCTTCAATAACAACGTAAAGCATTTCAATGATTTCATCATCACTCATCGGATTCACATACTGAGCAATGCCCCACTTCTTAAGAAGGTTTGAGATGTCTGGTTTGATGTTAGCATCACTTTTGGTGTGAGCATTTGTAACAACACCCTTGCCGTCAATAGTTAAACCAATGATACGATAATCGTCGGTAGCGGCCAATTTTGAGTTTACAATCAAATACTGCTTTCCACCAAATTTCTGATATGATGAGAAGGTAGACTGGTTACGAATACAATGGTTTGTTCTATCACCACCAATTCTCTTGTATGCTTCAGCATTCAATGTTGATGCAACGATGATACCGGTTTCAGGATTAAGACCTTCCAAAATTGCTCCTTCAGTATCTTCGATAAGTTCAATTGTCTTTCTATACTCTTCATCACCGCTCAGAGAATTCAACGCCGCATTCAAGTCGGCGAACAAAGCATCTTTGCTTCTGTACCGAGCAGACTTTTTGATGAAAGCTTGAAGAGGTTTTTCAGTAAACTTGGAGAGAAATTTTTTGAACTGAGTCGGTACGCTATTGAACTGTTCAGTAGTCAGTTTTTGATCTTTGTTGAAACGTACTGTACGAAATCCACTTTCTGAATTTTGATCAGCAATTTTGAAATGGATTGGAGCCACAACCAAGTACTTGGTGTTGGTATCCAACAGGGTGTCCAAGTTGAAGTAGAATTCTTTTTTCTCGGTATCGGTCAGAGACTCAACGACCTTTTTACCTGCAGCGGGAAATTGTTGGATGATTTTGTTTGCAGACAAACGTGTCATTGCATCCCGCACTTCATCTGAGAATGCTTCAAAGTCTGTTCTTTGTTCAACAAACTTTCTATTTTCCTTGTAGATGAAACGAAAATTTTCTGTGACATTTTCGCCAGCCCGGAAGCTCATTTTTTTCTTCTTCTCGCCGTCCATCATAACTTCTTGTTCAAAAGAATTCATGACAACGTATTTAATATACTGGTCGACAGACTTTGTAATCTTTATGTTTTTATCCTGAATGGTTTTGAAGACGTTTTCAATTTCTTCAATAGCAACGTTCTCTCTGCCGAAGTGGGACTTCACGAAAAAGAACTCATAATTGGGGTGCTTTTCAACCAACTTAAAAATACGCAGTGCGTTAGGGTTTGTTGGGAGAATGTTGTGGGCTGCTAAGTATTCTTCAGATTTTTTCATAGTACTGTATTATACGAATTTGTTGGCCTTGGGTTGCCCGTTTGGAGCAATTTCTTTTTCAAATTAAAGGATTATTTTCAATATTTCATAAACAAATTTTGTATTTTTACGTATAATCCGAATAGTTATAACATTATCCAAATGAGTAAAACAATAAAATTTTCCGATCCGCGCTTTTTTGGCACAGATTTTACCCAAAAATACCAACAATTTAAGGAACAAAGGTTGGCCGAATTGGGACGGGTTAACATGATGAGCATAATGTCGTCTATTCGTGCCATTTCTGATGCAGAAAGACCACACAGAGGAAGACTGGCATTACTTGCAATTGAAACGGCAAAGTCTTTATTTCCCGTGATCGACATTGCGGGTCTCCAATTTGATGTGGAGCTTCGCGATGAAGTTTCACATAAAGGTATATCTGAAGAAGGAACACCAGAATATCCAGAACCAGTACCGGCAATGGATGACGAAATGTTTTGCAAAGCAGCAAAGCAAAAAATTCTCAATGCATTCAGCCAAGGTGCTGCAGTGTCAATGAATACTGTACATCACATGGTTCCAGAACTGGACGAAATCAATCGAACCCTGAAAGAAAACTACGACAAGTTAATGAAGGGTAATGAAGTTGCCTATCTTACAATCCCGGAAGAGCAATTTGCCCAAATGGCAATGCAGTCAGAGGGCGACGAAAATGTTGGTGGTACAAATAGAGTCGAGTTCAGAGAGCACGTTCCATATGTTGTTGCTCACGCACAACACTTCGTGACTTTGATTCACGAAATCATCAAGGGTGTGTACACATACCTTGCACTCAACGCATACAACGAAGAAGAAGAATACCATAAGGTCAGTAAGCATACTGAATCAATTGCCAGCGAGATCGAAGACATTGGCTGCGGTAAGATGATTCTTAACATGCTGAGAGAATATCTTCTCGACAATTTCGACAAGTACTATGAGCATGAGTGCTTTTTCGAAATGTATTTTGTTGCACTGTGCAAACTCCAACCGGAAGATTTGATTTCTTTGATGCACGGATTACTCAGCGGTCATCCTAACAAGGCACGATTCGAAGTGATAGCAAGAAATTGTTACTACGATCTTAAGGATTTCGAAAAGCAAAGATCACGCTACTAGATTAGCGGATTAGTATCTAAACTACTTGGAGGCATCTCATTTGGGGATGCCTCTCTTTTTAATCCAACTACAGTGTACTTTCCCCACAACTGTAGCTTCTTTTTTCCGTTCGGATATTCAACACCAACTTCAGCCTTTCCGTCCGGAGTGTTAATTCCGATAGAAGGTGCAGAGATAATTTTTGCACCACTACCCATTAAGATGTCTCCGACTTTCAAGTCTTGAACTTGTTTTCTGATGTGTGTATTTGTTGGCATTGCTATATTTTCTGGTGCTAAATCTTCATTAATGTCGCTCTCTACTCCAAGTTCGTATTGATCTCTATTCGGCTCCGCATTGTCGACATGTGCATAGGATAACATACTTTCATCAATTCCACTATCGGTGAATTGAACCATGACGGTGTTTGGCATTTGATCGAATCTGCTAGAGAATTCATATGGATTTGAGAGGGCATCTGAGAGTGTATTAAAAGCCACGTGAGCCACTTCTGATGTGGGGAAGGTCAAGTACAGGGTGTTACCGTTTACTTCGAATCTAACGCGACCAAAATCGCCTTGGGATATGCCTTTAGCCTGATCCGTAAACTTTACGTGCTCCTGACCAATTTCTTCAAGAATATTCTCGATTTCAGTAACGTTCCATTTTGAACCAGTACTGGTCTGTTCTGGTTGATTGGCATCAACACCAGTCACTCTTTCGAACATTTCGAAGAGTCTTTTTTGAGATTGGCTGAGATTTTTTGAGGACATATTCGTGATTTCTCATAAATACGTCCTAAGATTCAAATTAGCCCTTTGGAACCGTGTCTGGTTCAATAGAGGGTGCGAAGGGTGTCTTTGGTGCGGGTGTCGTATCGGGCTTTGTGGGCGTGATTACGGGTGCTTCTTTTTCCCTTGGTGCTGTTGCTGGTTTGTTCATTGTTGCCATAATAGTGTATGTTATCCTTTTCTTATACGTAGTTTCGATTAAAAAAGTTGCATAAGATTGTGTTATTCTTCTCCTTTTTCCTGATCCTTAATTCCGTATACCCCAACCTCTGTTGCCATATCAATTTCCGCATACTCAGACACTTTTGCTGCAACCTCTTCGGCGTAGAGATCATCTTCAAATTTCTTGAACTTTTCCGGGTACTGTTCTTGATATGTAGAAAACCTACGACCTAACGACATGATCTTATGGTGATTCTCGATTATTTTCCTGTACTGGTCATTATATGCAAGCTCATCCCGAATAATTCTTTTACAAGCAACACATCTACCACAGGGTTCATAGAATTGCATTCTTTCATCTCGCAACTTAATGTAGTATGGTTTTAATATTGGCTCTTCGCAAGAAGTAATAAATGGTTTATACTCATGTGGCAATTCCTCCATCATCGTATACTTTTGTACTTGACTTAATGGAAACAATAACTTTGGTAATCTCTTCTTCCCCCCAACAAGCCATTTGTGTGAATTGTATAAGTCTCTTATTTGCTCCAAGTAAGAAACAGCATCATCATTAGAGACATACCCAATATGAATTTCATCATATTCACTCAGGTATGGTGTATACATCATTCCAAAAATCCAAATAGGAATTTGTACAAATATAAGATCACGCTGATTGGAATTAACTGAGATTTCGGTAACTATCCTTGGTGGTTTTATTTTATCGGGAAATTTTTCAGAGAATATTTTGTAAAGCATGTTTATGTTTTGCTTTTCTACTTTACACTTATTCTCGTTGTTTTTTATCTCCACATAAATTGGATGAACTGTGTTCCCTTCCTTAAGGTTTTTATGAACCAAGTATGTCGAATCAAGACCCGACGAAAAAAGAACCGCAATAACCTTACTTTTTTTATTCCTCTTCTCCATTGTTATCTTCTTTTGCCCAATACGCCAAATATTTTTTTACTTGTTCTTCAACCTTAAGGTCTCTTCCATTAAGATGTCTGTGGTAAGATTGGATGATTATACCACTCATATCATCGGCGTGTTGTATTTTCAATTCTTCATTGAAAAATTTTACGATCTCCGGTTTTTCTTGTGGGTAGTTGTTCTCTTCATACTCTTGTGCCAACTTTGGATTCCACCAAAGATACCAATTGTTTCGAATCCAGCGCCCTAAGCTGTGGTGACTCATAACAACAGCATTTGATTCAAGAGTGTTTTTAAATACATCCTTATCAACCAGTACTGTGTTTAACAATTCAAAACATTCTTCCAATGTTTTTGGTTGTTTTACTTCTTCCAATTCATCTTTCATGATCCTTAAGTTTTTTTAATCCGTTGTGAATAATAACAACTAATTCGCTTTGTGAAATAAGATTACATTTTGCTGTGATCTCCGGAATTCTATCTGCCGGTATGTCGTAGTGTGGGAGTCTTCCGTGATCGCTGTATTCAAAAAAATGTCTACCAATATTTAAATCGTCAGCCATCCTATGAAGATTCTCTATAGAAAACGGGACACAAACCAAATGTCTTTTTTTATCACAGTAGTACGTCAGTTTCTTCAATGTCATAACCCTCTTCCGAATAATCATATTCAACACAAGGAAACTGTCTTCCTTTTTCATCGACAGATGCCCACACCTTCCCCTCTTCAATCCAAACAAATGGTACTACTGGATTATCAGGCTCTAAAGACTTGACATCAACATAACGATGGTTGCATGAACACCCACGGTTCACACAACCATCGCAATGAAATGGCGAACTACCGTCCATATATCCCGGCATGTATAACCACACCGCAACTTGACCGCATTTGCACAATTCTTTCATTCTATAGCTGAGAATTAATTCTCGCTCTTATTTCTTCAATTGTTTGAAGCTCACCAACAATCTTACCGTTGAGGAAGACCGTTTTAAGTTCACCTTGTTGTTCTTCTTCCCATGTGCATCGATCCTTGAGTTGGAGTTTTCCGTTGACATCACGATAAACTTGGATGAGTCCCTTTGCTGATTTTTTTGTTCCGTCATCCGTGATTGGGTCTTTGAAGATTTCAATCCCGTGGATTTTTCCATCGATGTTTACTTCAGCATAGGTAGACTTTTGAGCCATTCCAAACGTATCTCTTGTCACATATGTGTAAGTATAAGAACCAATACCAGCAACCCAATTGGTTGAAGCAAATCCTTTCTTCATCAGCCGATCACAGATTTGAATTGCTCTTTCTGTAGTTATTGCATCACCATAGATCGCGCCGACATGGGTGTCTAATTGTTTGTAACCCATTTCATTTACAGTACCGCCGAATGTGCTCCAAAGCATTTCAACAACACCTTGTCTTCTAGCATATTCTTCAGGGGAAGCAAGTTCTTGACTATAGAGCAATCCGGGTTTGTCTCCACAAAGAATTTCAACAGGATCACCAGAGTCTGGTCTTATTACCAACTTACCCTCTCTTGCCATGATTTCATTTTTGAGTTTTGGCATGTACTCATAAAGTACTTTCCAAAGATTCCACGTATCTGATACAATCGACACGATACCAACAGGATAAACTTCGGTGATCAATCTTTTGAAAACAGAATACTCCGCTTCACCATATCTTTCCCAAGTAAGCCCATCTTTTGTGATGTAGAATCCTGTGGTAACACACATTACTGCGTGTTCAGTAGCAAAGACAGAACATCCAATGATACCTTTCTTTGCATCAGCATTGTAATACTTCTTAAGCCATTTGATGGCGGGGATGGTGTCTGTTCCAAAGAAAGATGTTAAGTGTCCGCCACCACTTAATTGTGCTGCAGCACGGCCAAACATTCCTCTGTATGAAAAATCATGTCCTTGAAAAGGAATGAAACCCAAATCACCACCAGTTAACTTTGCGTAGTTTGTGAATATTTTTTTGAACTGAAGTGCAGAGGTTGCTGACGTTACTGGCCCCCAACTTTCGGAACTCATATCGGTTTCGATATAATTCGTTAGCCAGTAGAAATCGTCATGGGTATTCTTTACTGTGTAGAAGGGTACACGAATTGGACAAAGTGTTCCTTCCGGAAGAGCCTTGATTTCCAAAGGAAGATACCCCAATTTGTGCAGTGCTTTCCAATGATCAACACCAATGTCTTGTGCGAATTTCAATGAAAGAGTATACTCCGTCATCTCTTGAAGGAATTCTTCGGAGATTTCGTTAATGTCTTTTTTGAAGAATTGTTCATTCCAAATTTCAATCAGTGTACTGATCATGTATGCTTGTAATCCGAATACAACAACTTCGTTGACTCCCGGCATACGACTCTTTCTTGGTGTCATGTTAGCTACGACTCTTGTCGTCTCTTTAACATATTGTCTTCTGTGGTCAATCTTATAACCATCAGTTAAAAGGGTAGGTCTAATATCCATATTTAAAAATTTAATTTGACTATTATTATTGTTCTTTGAGTTTTTTAATTTTCTGAATAACCATAAGCAGAATCGTAACCGCTTGGAAAAGTCCTGCCCTGTCATCAAGAAGTATGTTATAATAAATCTTGCCGTTATTCCCGTAGGGTAATTCAATAACATTCTTGTTGATGCCATCTACTTCTACACCCAAATTCTTGCAGTATTCCATCATAAATGGATAGCGTTCTGGTTTTGATGCACTGAAGAGCACAACATAGAACCCCAAACTTTTACACTCTTTTAATAAATCAACAACATCATCGTGAGTTTGTCCTCTGTTGTGAAAATCAAAAATTGTGTCATCAAAATCACAAGCGATAATCAGTTTTGGATGCTGTACCCACTCTTTGTAAAGTCGCTCTACACAGTGCTTGGTATCGTAGAAGGTATCAATCATTTTTTGAAGTATGGTTTTTTTATTTCATTAGATTCAATATCCTTAAGTGCCTTTCTATAACCGGCCATAAAACCAGCTTGCGCATGTAGAGATGCAACGATTGCTTCGTATTTTGTTTTCCCAATCGAAATGTCGTCAAAATCCTTTTCTCTATATGCTCTACTTATCGCCAGTAGGCGTTCTTCTATTTCATCACTCAGCATTATTCGAATATATTATATACTGACACAAAAGATTCGTCCAGCATTGCGTGATCCTTTGGAATGTATTCATCCTTTCTGCTGTTTGTTGTGAACAATCTTTCAAAATATTGAGATAGTTCGGTGAATCCATTGCTGAATATTCCGTGAGAAACTGCAAGGTAAAGTTTACCCACATTTCGCTCTTTCAATTTTTTTGCAAGTTCAACAAATGTTCTTCCGCCAATACATATGTCGTCAACGATAAGAACATCTTTACCTTCAAAATCTTGTTTTGAAAGTTCAATTGAGTCGATGTTGCCGCTTGAGATGGAGCGTGATTTATTTGCAGATGCTACCTCACCTTTGAATTTTATCTTGTCGGCGAGTTTATAAATCTTTTTGTATGCACCAGCATCTGGTGATAAGAGCACAACGTTTTCGGGGAGAGATAACATAACACTACTGATATAGCTGCTGTTGTCAACGACTCTGCAGTTCTTGAGTAGTCCCGGACTCACTTCTGAGTGTGGATCATAAAGTGTATATCTATCAACGGGAAGTGCATTAAAAATATTGGTGATCGTTTTCAAACTGAAACATTCCCCCGTACTGAAGTCACGGTCAGCTTGCATGTAGGGCATGTATGGAATGAAAACATTTATTTTACGATCAGGCCAGTCCTTCTTTAATGTATCGACTGTCAACACTAACAACATAATGTCGTCAGAACTGTTTAATCTTGTGATGATATAAAAATCATCATACTCATAATCTTTGGAACTGAAATCAATTTTGAATTTGATGTGGATTTCTCCACCGGGAAATTTAAATGCTTTGTACTGGTCGTTATCGGTAATGCCGTTAGTAAGTTTGATCGTGAGCATAAGAATTTATATGATTTGTTTTTCGTGTCGCACTAAAAAGATGTGTCGAATTTGGACATCTGGATTGTTAGTAAACTGGTCAATGATTTTTCTCACAGAAAAAGAACCAGCATCATTGAGGTGTATTATAACATCACCAAACTTGCTTGTTGGTAGTTCATAAATAAAATCAACTTTGTGTTCTATGTTTGTCTCACCTTCGTTGAATTTAAATATGGTGTGTTTCATGTCTCAAATTTAATGTTTTCCTTGGTATAAACAAACTATTGTCTTATTTTTGAGAACAATTTTTAGCATTATGAAAGACGAGATTGGCGACAGAATGAAAGACTTCTACGAAGATAGAACCAGAGTCTATCTGCCACGTAGAACTTACACTATTATAAGGATAGACGGGAAGGCATTTCACACGTATACGAAAGGCTTGCCACGCCCGTTTGATGAAGCCTTAATTCAGGATATGAACAAAACTGCCGAATACCTCTGTAAAATGATACAAGGGGCCAAACTGGCGTATGTCCAATCTGACGAAATATCGATAATTGTGACCGATTTTGATAATCTCACGACCTCTGCATGGTTTGATGGAAACATCCAAAAGATGACATCTATTTCGGCCAGTATGGCTACCGCCATATTCAACCAGTTAAGAACCGAGAGATTGTTAACGTCTTCTTGGAAGAGCTATGTCTATGGAAGAGGTCAGGATGATGAACCGTTTTTTTTAAAATGGGATTTTAGTGTGACATTGGAAGAGGTTAGGTTGGCACACTTCGACTCTAGGGTCTTCTCAATTCCTTCTCGTGAAGAAGTGTTGAATTATCTGATATGGAGACAACAAGATGCTACCAGAAATTCCATTTCCTCCGTTGCACAATCTTTATACTCACACCAACAACTGGAAGGTGTGACGACCGGAGACATGCAGGAACTTATATTCCAAAAAGGTAAGAACTGGAATGACTATCCTATTGGTCAAAAGAGAGGACGAATTGTGTTGAAAAATTATGTGCTCAAGGAGTCCACTAAAGAAAGGTATGATCAATCTACCGATAAAGACGGATGGGTCGTAAGAGAAGGTGAGAAAGGTTTATCCTATTGGGTAACCCGCAGCGTTTGGACTGCTATCGATCCTCCAATTTTTACTCAGGAGAAAAATTTTCTTAGAGAGATTATTCCAGCATTAGATAGCGAATGATGATTTACGTTGGGTTAGATAATGAACTCAACGTAAATTTTTCTTTCTTGGGTTGCAACGTAGATGCTTTCAATGAATACCTGTACGTCCGGTATATCACCATTCTTGGTTTTTCTAATAACAAAATCAAATCCATTGAAGTTTAGTGGGCCGCTCTGTACTTCAGAGCTTTTCTCTTCGTCGCTGTTAGCTGTCATTGATTTCACATCAATGGTCATTCCATAGACCCCGTCATTATGTAACTCAAGCTTCCCAATCCATTTTACGATAACACTATTCTTATCGATTTTAACTAACGGCAAATCAATATCTATGGTGGTAATGTCTTTTCCAAGCGTAACAAATCGATGACCATCAAAGATGGAATCCTCATCCATTTTCAATTTTTTGTTAATCGCTTCATTGATATTTGTGTTGATATTTCGGACTTTCATATACTATAAATACTAAAAAAAAGAGGAATCAATTGATTCCTCCCACTTTTTGACTTGGATTCTTATAATCAAATTAGATGCTTTGTATGTTAAATACAACAGTGTAGTCACAATCTATCTTTACTGATGAAGATGTTGTTAATTGTTTTGATGCACCACTACTAAAACCACTAATCGAAAAGGAGTTTGGATAGATGGAGTTAAAGTCAATGTCTCCATATACTCTAGCTTTACCAGAAGTTTTGATGAATGTTGCTCTGTATGACATAAGATCATTTTTACCAACTTTAATTACTGTTGTGAATGGTGTCCAAGCACCACCATTTCTTGAGTATTCAACATTAGTTATTGTTCCGCCACCCTCACCATAATGTAATTCTTTTCCAACCGTCCAATATTCTACGGTGTAATAAGTTGGAGATGGTGCACTTGTAGTCCAATCAGCATAAAATATTTCAACTGTATGTGCACCCAATGATGCACCGTAAGGTACAGTTGCAATCATTCTTGTTGTAGATAAAACATTTGCTTGGACGAATATTCCGCTAGGATAGTAAAATGTAACTGATGCATTTGGATAAAAATTTACACCTCTAATATCAACATTAGTACCAAACGTACCTGTTGTTGGTGCCACTATTTCTGTGATTTTTGGTACTGCTATTTTAAAATAAAAACTTGCAGTTGTTGGACTACTAAGATTTTTAATAAAAAATTCTACATTACTACCAATTTTTAGCCCTTTTGGTATATCCATTCCAATTGACTGAACATTACTATATTGTGGGGTTACATAAATGATGTTTCCTCCTTTATAATAATAAACTTGTGGGTTGGTTTCAAATGTTCCATATATAGTAATACTTGTGCCAGTCATACCGGATGATATTAACTGGTATGTTGATGACTCTCTAACTGATGTGATTATTGGTGCTGCCATATTTTTTTTGTTTGTAAATGAGTTTATATAAAACTAAATACAAACAATAACAAGATTCTGGCGCTTACGATTGATGTTTATTTTTATTGAGGATATGTCAGGTTGAGATATTCTTTTGTCATGCTCTCTGACATGTAATATTCGCTACACAAATCAACAAACTTTCTTATGTCATGCTCATTCCATATAGCACAAGATGTTCTGGCGCGAAGAGTATACTCACAATATGCGGGGTTGATTAACTCTCTCTTCTCAATGATTTGATAAAAGTATGATGTACAGTCTTCACATCTAATGGATAGACATGCGAATAGGAATAGAATAAAAATACGAGATAGGAATTTCATTAGGCAGTGATTACAGCACCACTCATTGTGCAACCACAAAGTCCACTACCGCCGTTAGCGGGGTTACATGAGCATCGTTGTGCAAAATCTGCTCTTTTCTCTAATTCATCGTTAATCCATCTTTGTTTCTGATCAACAAACTGAGGAATATTTGACGGCATTGGGGCCGGTGATGGGTAATCTTGTATGAACGGCAAGTAAGGAACAATGAAATGCTGTTCAGTCAGCAAGTCCAAGGCTTCGTCTTGTGTTATCTCTTTCTTTTCAAGTAGTCGGTCGATAATTACTCTTTTTCTGCTGTTTGGCGGAGTCATATTTCAACGAATTGGAATAAGCTAATGTCAGATATAAATACTGACCCGACCAGCTTCATCCGTCCTCGTTTCATCCGAATATAGTCCTGAACCGTAGAAACGTAGATTTTGAAGAGTTTATCCACTATTTCCTCCCCGACCGGAACTTCGTCCAAACCCATCTCAATCACGTACAGGGCCACAGAATTGAGCATCACCACATTTTCCCATCTTTCTATCTCGCTGATTCTGTTGGAGTTAACTTTTTTTACGTAATTTATAAGAATATTTTCTACTTCATCGATGGTATTGTCGTATTCGCGCAGCCATTTCCCGAAATCGGATATACCTCTTTCATTAAGGTCAACAACGATACCATTGACAATTTTCTCAATTTCTTGAGCCACTTCGGACTTATTTTCTACTATCATAACACGGTTCTTTAACCTTATGTTATACGTAAAATCGATGAAATTTGTTGTATATGTTAGCTACTACGAGCCTTACACTTCTTTTTGAGGACAACCCTCTTGTAAACTTCTTTTAAGACAGCCGTTTTCTTGTCTCGAACAAGAATCCAACGAAAATTCTTCGGATCATAGTTGATCACATACTTACTTCCATCCAATTCAACCTCATCTTTAAAATATAAATCCTTATTGTTTGAGTCTTTATATTCTGTATTGACTACCGTTTTCAGAAATATGGGTGTCTCTGTTGTTAATGGTATTCCTTTGTTCTCTACTGGTTTAATTGGTGATATGAAGTCTGATTTCAAATATGGATGTATTCCGGCATTAGTGCTTGCTTTCCCCATGTTACTTGTTGTATCTGTTGTATGCGTTCTGTGTAATGATATTGAACTTAACTTTCCCGACGAATTCCGCCGATGATTTACAGTTTGTGTAGCTCAGTGCGGTTCTATAGTACGATTCGAAATTTTTTGCCCACGTATCAAGAGTATATTCCACAATCTGTTTCTTCACCACACCCTCAGATGTACGCATTTTTGTGTTACCCATCAACTCTTGAGATTTTTTGGTACTCATACCACGAAATTCCTTCGTTAATGTAAAACCCTTCTTGAACATCCATCTTGCGATTGCTTTTGGTAGTTTTATACCATGCCAATATGTTGGAGCAGCACTTTCCAAGGCTTTGTTGAAGATGCTTCCGAGCATTACATAGTCTGCTCCTAGAGCCAGTGCTCTAATGATGTCGGAGTATTTCTTCATTCCACCGTCAGCAACAATCTTTGTTGCGTTTGGAAATTGACTTTTTATTTCGTTGCATTCGGCAATTAGACTCCCCATAGGATAGCCAACACCAGTTTGCTGTGTGGTAAGACATCCATTTCCATTTCCTATACCAACACGTGCATAGTCGATAGCACCAGATTCACAATATAAACGATATGTTTCAGGATTGGCGATATTACCGGCCATAATCACAATGTTGGGATTGCGCTGCTTTGCTAATTTTGCATATCGAATGACTTTACTCATATGTCCATTCGCAATATCAATAAGAACATACCAAGTTCCATCTGCTGGTGACATTTTAAGAAGCTCTTTTTCAAATTCCTCAAGACCAAAAGAATTGAATCCATGATCTAGTCTTTTGTTCTTCTCAGTACGGGGGTAAACAACATAAATAAGAGATTCATGGAAATCAAACCAATTTTTTTTGCTAGTAACAGTGTCCATTGGCGCAGCAAAAAGAGGAAGATACCCATTTGTGTATGGATTTATCTCATCGTACCTAGATTCAATGTGTGTTTGCTTTGTCGGAACAATTAATATGTCGTCAAAATCATATTTCATTTCAATACCGGAATTATCAATATAGTTTTTAATTACCGGTACACCCACTTCTTTTGGTATGGGCGGTTCTTCAACAATTTGTGTTCTGTGGGCCAGTACTGATGCTGGCGGCTCTTTCTTTACTACATTTTCTCTTTCTAGTCCTTTGACTGATCGTGTTGATGGCATAGTGTTATGCTAATTTAAACTTAGGTAAGAATGATCTCAAAAAGAGGTTGTGTTTTCCACCAACCATTTTTTCAAACTCCGTGGGTTCTGTTGGTTTTACAACCATATCAATAAATGTTTGAAAAGTTACTTCGGGGTCTGGATATTTTTTGCGATCCCAAACTCTTTCATCGACAAGAAAACACATTGACGTTATAATGTTGTCCAAATCTGGTTCATGAAATACTTGGAAAGTCATTTGGTTTATCGCCAATTCGTGAAGAGCTTCCTTCATTTGAATTGATCCCCCCGGAGTCAGGATGATTGTCGTTTCATCATTGTTGATCCAAGCTTTACAGTTCGGATTGTCGCCGTAGTTTTTTTGATACCTTGATATTGCATGCTGTGCTTGAATTCCTTTTTGGATTCCGGAAAGCTGGTAGAGCACCAGAGCATACATTTTGTAGTGTAATTGTTCTTCCATATTTAAGAAGATTGTGAAATAAAGTGAGCGTACCCCGAATTCTGTTTTATTGTGTCATTTATCTGTCTGCTGCTACCTCGTTATACTGTGGGTATTGGTCAACCCGGATAACTGTTTTGCATTGCATCGTTCGTGGTGATAACGACCGAGGTCTCCCACAAGCCAATAGTGATGTTCAAGGTTCCTCTCCGTGGAGCGACACATCCTCTATTTTATTTCACAACCCACAAATTTTAATTAGTATAAGCAAATATACAAAAAAACAGACAAGAATTTTTATACAAAACAATAATTCTGGTATATAATATGATCTTCCAACAATTCGTTCATAAATTATGTTGAAAATTAGAAGACTTGTGTGGTGTATCCAAAACCCCGCAAAAAATCCTCCAAAAAACCACAAGTAATAAATATACGATCTAATTAATAATCTAAAAAGACCATACTGCTTGAATATCAATATGCTTAGTTGATTTTTTCTCTCTGCAGATGTTTCCGGCAATATTGATTCCCGCTCTTTCATAGCCATATTGTAACTGTAGTCAAAATTAAATATGACATACAATATCTCTATCAGTATCACCACTAAAAGAGAAGTATACCCTACGTTGAATGCTGTATGCATGGAAGCTCGTGTAAAGATTTAATTCTTTTGAACCCTACATTATACCTTTGATTGTGTGGAGCATCGAATAAATAACAACAAATATTGTGCTCATTAAATTCTCTGAAGTTTTCGTATCTGTCGTCAACAAACACCTCAACCCCCGCTTTCTTTGCCACTTCAATCTTTGAGTGTCCGACATCAACAGTGAATACTGGTCTTGCTGGAAATCCATGCATGTCTAACCATTTTTGTGTTACTTCAGTACTGACGGGTCTTGATGTGATGTAACACACAGGCTCAAACGGTAAGTCATGACCATTGATCTTTGGTTTGAGAGAAAGATAAAAGTTGTCAAGGGTTCCATTCGCTCTCATCTCTTCGAATCTTTCAACTATATTACGATCAAAATACCAAGATGTTGGTCTTGGTAATTGGTATAGGTCAATCCAAGGAGTAACCCAATCCGCAAGTACTTCATCAATATCCAAACCAATTTTTGGTATCGTCATGTACTTGTGCAAACGATCATCACCAGAGTGATTAGTCTTATAATATTCAGTCAGGATTGAAGAATAGTACTGGATATGAACGCTGTGAAGAACGCCTTCAAAGTAATCATCACCATTTTCAATTGCTGTCAAATGAAAATTTAGTTTGGCGAGAATAGCACTCCACTTAACTTTATTGGAAAGAAGACTTTCTTTTGTCTTTAGTAGAGTTTGAAGTGATCTTTTTGCAATTGGTAATTCCAGATCAATTGTTTTCATGAAACAAGTTGTGAAGTGAGAAATTCCGAAAGTTGTTGTTGTAAATCAACGACAGACCCCGTGTTGTCTATGACCAAATCAAACTCATTGTAACCATCAAGTCCGGTTTCAGATGGATGAATTAATTTGTGGTGAAGATCGAGATTAGCCCTTTCTCCAATCGTTAGCCAAGTTACAAAATCACCTTCTGATGGTCTTGAGTATGTTGAGTCGCCAAGATGAATTGCAATGTATTCTTTTGATTTTAGGTATTCTGCCCATATCTCAGGATAGATGAGGGAGAATGGCCGGTTAATTCTAATTAAGAGTCCGCCCATTTTCTTTATCGCATCAGCTTCGTTAGAAAAGCGTACATCTGACACGATCCAATTAGGATATAATTCTTCTGTTCTTAATGAAAACCCCGCAGCCCTTGCTAATGTTTCTCCGTCATAAGTAGGTTTGTAGTCTGCAAAAAGAGACTTGATCCAAACTTCGTCATGGAAATGATTTCTCAGACTCTCAGTTCCAAGTTGTTGCAACATTTTACGTCTTGTCATTCCCCAATCCTCAAGCATTCCCTCTTTACCTTCTTGAGTCTCAAACAATTTGATGTCATCACCAGTTAAGATTGATGCAATCAGCTTCAATTTGTATGCAAAGTATTTTTCAACAAATGGAAAATTTTCTTTGATGAATGTTGCTGCGGTAGACTTACCGCTTTTAATGTGACCCGATAATCCAATAATCATATGTTGTTGTTTTAATTGAATACTTTAACGCCGTATGTCTTCTCTAATTGGTAGAGCGGCCCTTGATCATTAGTTTCCCACATTTCAAGATGCTCATCAATTGAATAGATTTCAAGTTCTTCTTTTGATATGTCGTGATTAACAACGGTTTCCTCAATTTCCTGTTGGGTTTTTGGTGTTCTCTTCGTTACAATTGAACAGTACGCCCTGACATGGCCGGGAGGTAAATCTGGATGGCTTACGATTCGAAGACTTCCATGAGGACGTGGGTCGTTGTCAGCAAACAAAACCCATCTTGCATCAATTTTGTGTTCTGATACAAAACCAAATTTTCGTTTCCACTTTTTTTGTATTACTACTTCAGCCATGATTAACGATTAGCTTTCCGAGATTGACTTGTCAGTCTTCTTTTAGCTTTAATCTTTTTCTTTTGAGTTGGGGTGTAGTCTGTGCCAGTATAACGTTGCTTTGGCAATCTCAAAGTTGCCCATGCGATTCTTTTTTTATCATCTTCAGTCAGTTCTTCCTTTTCAATTAGGAAAAGTGTTTCTGTCTGCTTTGGAGTCAACACTTTTTGTGGTGGTAGTGCTCTGACTTTTTCGATTGCCAGCTTTAGTTGTAAAGCTTGTGCTTCTTCAATTTTTTGAAGAAGTTCTTGTGCATCGTAATTTTCGTTGGTGTCTTTTTGATTTTTCGCATCTTCCGATGCGTTGTTCTGTTCGTTCATGTGTTGTTTCCATATACGATAAGATTATTTCACTGTAAATCTATTTAATAGCATTGCAAATTGCAAATTTATTTGTCTTTAATCCCAAAAATAAATTCCCGAACTAAAGCAAAATTCTCGAAAGAACTACACATAGTTTTGAACTGATCGTTATCTTTCCCCGCTTGATAAATGTACTTCTCATTTGGGAGAATGGTCTTCCGTAATTTAGTGGTATCTATCCCCCACCCCGCTCTCTGTTCTTCTGTGGTGTTCTCTATGAGGTACTTATAAGCATCGCAATCCCGCTCATATTGCGATGTGGGGTAGGTTCGTTTGAGATGTATGAATTCCTTCATAGAAGGTAAATATACGCAATTTAGCATTAAAAAAGGAGCCTAAGCTCCCATTTTATTAAGTACCTGCCTACCCCTTTTGTCGATCTGTTTCCATTTGATTTTGAAGGAAGTTGACTCCATTCCCCCAAACATGGATGCGTTGGCGTGGACTTCCGATAAGCCCGTGAGCATTAAGGAGACCGCTTGTGGCCGACTTGCAAACTCATCAACACCCTCGCCTTTCAGACAATGAATATCCATATCTTGGCGAATCATGGTGCCAACAATTGGGTCTTCCACTCTTCCGAAAATATGATCCCACACTTCAAATGACTTTGCAGCATGATCCGGAAAGTGTTGCTTCCCTTCAATATCAACAGTCCTGCAATATGGCTTACCACAATCGTGATATATCTGGTATGCTTTCATGATGTCGTCATCGTATACCTTTGACAAGATCAAATCTTTGTGTCGATAAATCCATTCAGGAAGTAACCAGCCCAATTCTAAAAGATAATCATCACGTAAATGTCGCATCAGGTCGTTGTAATATTTGTATACTAACTCTCCGTGTTCCAGTACTGTCATCCCTTTTGTTTGCTCACATGCAGACATATCCTTGATAAGCTGCTTCAAATGTAAATCCATCTATAACATGGCTTAATTATTTAATTGACCAATCTTGACCTTTCTCAGGATCGTACTTCCATACATAGTACTCTCCTTCCTTTTCGTAATAAAATTTTCCGCTGGCTATAACTGCCCAACATTCTCCCTGACAAAACACTTCGTCCTTTTGTCCATTCAGTCCGTATGCCTTCATGCAATGATAATACCCAATTGGTTTACTAACTGGTTGCTTAACAACAAAGTTGCCACCAAAATAATTGTCAGCCGTCTTTTGTGTCCACTCGATGAGTGATGCTTCAGTATGAGTTTTAGCATACCTAGCTTCGTCCTCAATTGATTTCCACATTCTCTCTTCACGATCTGATCGTTGGGATTTTATCGCATAATTATCAAACTCGAACCTGAATCTAGGTTTAATGTTTTCCATCTTACCTTCTTCTTCCCACACTATCGACGTGCTATCAATTATGTGAATGTCGACCTTCGATCCTAGACTACTCGTAACGAGTCTGGTGTTATCATATGATCTTGGTTTGTTTGGATCGAGAGGTTCCAAGTACTGGTATGGCCCATCCCAATATCCTTCTTTGTGTTCGGCAAAATATGGTGCTCCACCTCCGGGGAGACGTACATACGCCTCTCCGGATGGGTCTGCTTCTTGGAGCATCTTAATGAAATCTTTTGTCTTCATCTTACTTAATTGTCTCTGCTTTTTCAGATAATTTCTTCTTGTAGAAGTCACCCTTCTCAAGTTGATAAGCTTCCTTCGCTTTAAGCATTGCTGCTCTTGCATCGGTGAATGCTTTTCTCTTTGCTTCGATGTCAAGTTCTTTCTGTGACTTAATGATTCGAATTCTCGAATCAGACTTTAAGAAACTCTTCATGAAGGTGTGTAGGAATAAGTTGGTGTTCGACAACGTTGGGTGGTTGTTAACTTTCCACATTCCTTTTGCAATCTTCTTCTTCGTTCTACCACTAGCTTTCGCCAATGCTTCGTTGAATTCTTCCTCAGTGATAGTTCTGAAGATACCTTTGATTTGGTAGTTATTCTCTGCAACGAAATTTTTGATCGTTGCCATTGTGTTTTTGTATGCTTCGTATGAAGCGGTGTATGTTATGTGTTCCATAATTGTTTTATACCGTTTTGGTATTGTTTAAGTGTTTTTGTGATTTATTATACTAAATCCGTATAGTTACGGCTATGTGCTTAACCACAATTATGGAGGTCTCGGATGTATCTATAAGTGTTTCATACTGTTTGTGGTTTTAATTTCTTTTCTCTTAGAGCTAAAGGATAGCTGCTCAACATTTTTCTGATCTCAGGAGTACCGTAAACGCATAGTGCGGTCATCTGATCATCAATGTCAGGTTCTCTAAAGGAAATAAGATGCGGTGTTAATTTTTCTAACCTTGTGTAAAGGTCGAGCAAGGACTGCTCATCTTTTGCTGCTAACGTAATTACCGAGTTTGATTCGGATTTCCATTGCCTGAATACCTCATTGTGATGGTAGGCAAATTCTAATGCAGCGTGTTTGGTTTGTGCTACTTGGTAGCCGGGAGTGATGTCTTGTCTCGTTACTGTGACGAGCTTCACATCGTTTAGTTTGTTAATCTACAAGTTTTTCATGGTCGTGAAATTTTGTTTTATTTTGGTTTCTCCAATAAATACAATGCAATATACGTATTGTAACCAATAAAAGTTGCTGAAACTCAAAAAATATTTGGTGGAACCCTAAAATTCCACCAAATACCGTGTTTTTAAACTAAATTATCTTGATCGGCAAGAGTTTCTTTAGCGTCTGGCTGATCTGTTTCGTCTTCGGCCATCAAATTATTTGAGACTTTTGAGAATGTTTTGCTTCTTACGCTGGTTGAACGATACATTGTCGCTGCACCCGCTACTGCAGAAAACATTGCTGCATTTCCTTGGGAATCGTTGCTGTACTTATATGTGTTTCCTTTTGAGAAACCAAGGTCTTCTGCAGTTAATGCAGTGTCCTCAGTAGAACACATAAAGATGAACTGCCAATTTTCTTCTTTACGCTTGAGAACAAGTTTCTTTACTTCATCGATCTTAGTCTTTGGATATTCTCTGCTGTCATTCTCTTCACCATCTGTTATAATGACAACCAGAATTTTATCTGGTCTCTTTGATGGCTTCATGTCGTTGACCTTAAGTTTCAATTTTGACATTGATTGAACCATTGCATCATGCAATGCTGTGGAGCCATACGGAGCATAAGTTTCTTCGGTCAATTCATCAATTTTGCTCACTTCAAGAATCTGATCTTCATACAAGTACTGGATTTTATTCCAATCAGAAAACAACACCACGTTCATTGTGGCCTTGTCTTTCAATTTCTTCTGAGACCTCAGAAAGGTGTTGAACCCATTTATTGCATCCATTCTGACTCTGCTCATAGATGATGACTTATCTATGATCGCAAGAATGTGCGTTTTTTCTACCTTCTTCTTCGACTTTGTTTTCTTGGCCTTAGCTTTAGGTGCAGCTTTCTTTTTTGTCTTAGCCTTTGCTGAGTTCGGCTTCTTTTTTGTATTTGTTTTCATTGTTGTGTTGTTATCCTCTTGGTAAATCTAGGGGATAGAAATCTGATTGTCAATCTTTTTGAGTTTTATTTTGTGGTGAATTTATAGTATTTATGCTTGATGATTAGTGTTTTCAAACGTCCGTCCCAAGAGGTTTCAGATGAATACCTTGACCACATATATGATTTTGCCCAATTCATAATGACAAAACTCCCGTTCAAAACGGATGTTCAGATATACCTAATTAACCGTAACGACCGCGAAGGATGCTCTACGGGACAATATGATCCAGAAGAGGATAAAATATACGCCGTAACAGATGGTCGTGCCTTGGTTGATATTTTGCGTACTATAGCCCATGAAATGGTTCACATGAAGCAGAACGGGATGGGTCAGATTGACCCGGAGAAATACACCGACATTGGTGGATTTGCCGAAGGAGAGGCGAATGTGAAAGCTGGAAATTTTATCAAAATGTACGTGAAGGAAAGAGACAAGGAAAGTATCTACGACATCTAAGAGTCGGTGAAGCGAATCGAACGCTTTTCATCAGTTTTGCAGACTGACCGGCTTCCATAACCACCACCGACATATTATTTCGGAACAGAGTCCCAAACAATTTTATTCATTTTGTTGGAAAATTCTAACAACGATTGATATTGTTCAAACGTTAAAATCAACGTTGCTTTATTCTTGAGCATTTCTTCACCAGAGCCTTGATCTTGGTAGTCCCAAAATTCTAAATTTACGGTCTTGGTTTCTTCATAAACAAGAATTTCCCAAGTTCCATCTTCAGATTCCCAATTCCACGTTGTCTCCCAAAATTTTTTCATGTACCCCTTGAGAGATTCGAACTCTCATACCACTGAAGGCGACAGGTTCTAAGCCTGTTGTGTCTAGCCGTTCCACCAAAGGGGCATTTAATATTTTATTTTACCGTATATCACCGGTATACTTTTTTCAAAATCCAGTAGTTTCATTAGCGACATATAATCGTATCTGGCATATTCAACACCATGAAGACTATTTCTGACAAAGTTCCTTATGAACTCTTTTCTCATGTCGTAAAGTTCCCGCTCGTCATATAAATTTTCAATCTCATTGAAGAAATTGATTTGCTTCTCTTCCATCTATGTTCCATTAATATCGATATTTAAGGTTATAAATTGTTGTCTTGGTACTAATTGTACATTCACATTCATTGAGTGACTATCAAGTTGTGTTACTTCGGTATCACCAACAATATAGTCTGAGTTGGCACCAAATGATGATGTTCTCGTCAAATCTTTCAAAATCTCATTATCAATTTCTCTCGCCAACGCTTCAGATAATGCGGCAATTAATTCAAGTTCGAACGGAGATTTGTTTTCAAAAAAAACCCGCTTCTCGATCTCTATTTCTTGACGAATTAATTCATCAATATATTCGTCGTAAAAGTCTATTCCGTCCATAGTTTTGGTGATCTGTCAATGTGCTCTTCACTCCCATTAAAAAGAACCGCAACGATTGATGAATAAAACGTACCATTGGCAAATCCATTAGAAAGAAATTCTTTTTCAGACTGCTCGGTTTCATCATCAATCATCTTGCGAATGATGTAGTCATAAATGTTATTATCGTGAATAGTGTTGCTCAACATAAATTTAATGTAAACGTATTTCCAACAGCAATTGATGTTTGACCGACTGCACCAGAATTTTGTTCTATTGCAAGACTAATATCTCCAACCGCATTTGACACATATCCAACATTAAACCACGTACCTCCATTCATTATCCTATTTAATTCATAAAGAAATTCAGAACTTCTGATTTCCTCATCAAGCATTTCGTCTATAAGCTTATCATAAAAACCATCATTGTGCCCCATAACCACCAACGTTTACTTCTCTAGGTAATTTAGAATGCTGACCAATTATTTCAAATTGACTCGAAAGAAGACCGTCTGATCCATATGAATGACTGAATACATATGTAACATTATTCAAGTAATGGTATCGTACAGATTCTTCAATCTCTTTAGCAACCATCTCACGAATTATGTCGTCATAAACATCGTTAGAATTCGATTTTTTCATAGAACTTCTTGTCCACCTTGGTAGTGGCATATCTATCAAGTAATTTCTTAGGAATTTTTGCTATCTCCATATCCACAACTTCTGGTGTTCTGTAGACCGGTATGTAAGGAGCATACACATAACCAGCATCCATAAACTGACCGCCTCTAAGTATTATATTTGCAGCAAATATCTTCTTACTTGTAATGATTTCCTCAACTATCATCAAGTCAATGATGAGATCGGCAAGCGTGTTCATAGTAACACCACGATTGATAGTTTCTATAAACTTATCCATACGTTCAGATTCGAATTTTTTTTCTGGTAATGTCATTGAGAAAATGTCTGGTCATAAGTGCACAGAATATAAAAACGGTGCTGAAAGGAATACAGAGTATAAGAAGGTCTAACAAAAAGAAAAGAGCCAGTACTGGTTGTGAATTACCTTTGGCCTTGTATGTTGTTGCCAATGGTAACACCGCCAAATACCAATTCACCTCTTTTAACTTCTTTAACATGTACCTTCGGTCGGACTCGAACCGACACGCCCATTACAGGCACGAGCTTCTTAGACTCGCGTGGCTACCAATTACACCACGAAGGCATTTATACTGTCCAACCCATTTCATCAGAAACTTTTTTTATAGCTTTTGCCAATTTGTTTTGCCAATCTTCTTTTCTCTGATCCATAACCGCTTTAGTTTCTCTTTCTTTGATCAGCTTTTCATATGCGGCCCATGATTTGATCTTCTTTTCCATAATACAAAGTTAAAAGATTGTGTGAAATCATAGGTCTTTTAGACAGATTTATTGTCGGACTGTAGATATTTCATTCACCGATGACTGCTGTAATTTCATGCCCCCTTCAGGATTAAGAGTGGATTTGTACACCACTCGCAATTGCTGCCCTGCCTAGCTTAAAAGCCACAATCTTTGAAATAAATACTGCAAAATGCCATTATTTCTGAGGAAAAAGCTGCTTGTATCTTTTCTTGATGTAAGCCTTTTCTCTCTTCAACGCTTCAGCTTCAACTTGTTGTGTTTGTTCTTCAGTCAATGCATTGTCATCATCACATGCATTACAACTTATACACCACCAAGTTCCTCCATCAGAAACGGCAGCACTAAACGGTGGAAGAGTACCACAATGTTCACAATCCGGGCCTTCGCCAAATTCATTTGTAAATTTGACATGACCTTCACCACAATTTAAATCTTCATTTACTTTTGCAATCTTTATTTTCATACTATTGTTTTTTTAAAAGGTGGAGTTAAATCATGATATGGACAAGCTGTTGTTCCTCTCCAATCAATTTTTTGTGTGCCACATTCACAGCAACGATCTGTGAAATAGTAATAAATTTTCTTCAACAATTTCATAGAGCCTTAACCGAGAATCGAACTCGGATCACATCCTTACCAAAGATGTATGTTAGCCGTTAGACACTATTAAGGCATTGTGAATACAGGAGGAATCGAACCTCCGACCTCTGACTGCTACTTCGGTTATAACACCGACAGCTATTAGCCCCCGCTCTACCACTGAGCTATGAATTCAAAAAAAGCAATTGCTCTGACGTTGAGCTACAATCTTGCAGTCCGGACTACAATTTAAGATAGGTGGGACACCAACCCACAACTATTGCTTCAGAGACCATGACGGGAGTCGAACCCGCAACCTTTCGTTTTAGAGGCGACTGCTCCACCATTGCGCTACACGGTCATCAATAAGGTAAACAACAAGCTGCTCTGACATTGAGCTACATCCGTGCACTCCGGATTACACATATCAAACACTAACGTTTCCCTGTTGACTTGATCATCGTTAGCAGCGATAATCTTTGTAGCGCCTTTGCTCTGGTAAGTGTCTTAGTTTGGTGGATGACGGGAACCTAACCCGCAACGACCTGTTGTTTATGTGGAACTAGTCAGTTACGCTCTGACCTCTTCCCCTCTTCAGGGGGATGCTTTCACTAGATTAGCTTCAGTTCCATTTAATTGTTGTTTATGTCCACACTTACAATTATATGTGTAGATCATTACTTCTTCGCCAAAAGCAATACCATTATGAACATGATTTGGTAGTATTTTTATTTTACCACATTTTGCACAGCGAATTGCATTGTGTACAACAAACAACGCTGCATCATCCCATTGACTATAATATTCTTTTGATCTCATCGCAGAGAGAAAGGGATTCGAACCCTTGTTACCCCTTTCGAAGTAAACTGACTTTCCAAGTCAGCACCATCAGCCTCTCGGTCATCTCTCTAATTAAAATGGCCCCTGAGTGGGACATGAGTTACATCATGTTTATGGCGAATGTTTCATCCCCACCCATACTCAGGCATTACCCACCTATTCACTTATTCCAAACAAATCTCGTTCAAATCCAAATTGTGGTTCCCATTTACCATCCATAACACCTTTGAAGATTTTAAGTCCGTAACCCTTTCCTTTTAGGGTGTCGTAATATTCTATGCCTTTGAGGACATATTTCTTACGATCAACTTTTCCTCCATACCACCAAGCAACTAACGCAATAGTGAGTGCAGCATCACCAAATTTTTCCGGGTCTGCTTCGTCAAGAATACTTTGAAACTCTTCAAATTTTTTTGCCTCAGCCATATTTTGAAGATGTTGCATCACAAATAGTATTTTGTCTTTTGCTGCCCAAAAGTTATCTAAGAATTTTTCATATGCACTCATGTGCGATGGGCGGGAGTCGAACCCGCATGTTCCGTTCTTCAGACGGACACCTTACCACATCGGTCACCATCGCAAATTGTGGTGGGAGCTATTTCTTGAAGTCCGTGTCTCCCTTGAACCTCCAAAACCAAGCTATCATAATGGACGGGAATCGAACCCATATCTCCGCTTTTCTACGGCATCTTTGACCAACTCAGTCACCATCACTACTCTTGTTCCAAGAAATATTTTTACCACTTCTGATTTCTTTACACCTCAACTAAATGATGGTGTTAGAAGTAAATCTAAGTATTTTTTTATTAATAATCCAGTACTGTCTTCCATCGAGAAGTTGTATTTTTTTGTTGCCGTCTCTTCGAACCAACTTCTTGTGTTGGTTCCAAACTCCTGACCTCTTGCATGACAATCACACACCATCTCAGCAATATAGATTGGCGACATTGCTTGAATTCCACCAGCCCAATGTTCTGGATGGTGAGGGTTAGCGTTGTGGTGTATTATCAACGCATCTTTAAAGTTTGGTGAATCTTTATGAAGATTCAAGAACTCATAAGAATTGAACTTTGATGCGTCATGAATTCTTCCCAACTGAACCAATCTCAGTGCCAAGCTGAAATCTTCGTGTTGTAGTTTCATTGCAATTTTATTGCAGTTGGCTTCAACCATATTGATGTGTTGAATTATACCACGTAATCGAGCAATCTCTTCGTCGTTTGTTGCATTCATTCGTCTTCTTCTTTAGTGATCCAAACACTATCATGAGTCGTATCAGTATCGTAGAGTGCAAATTCAATTTCTGCTTTATCTACAAGAAAGTCTTCAGATTCCAAATCAGTTTTTAGATTCTGCACCAGTATCTCAAACCCTTCTCTTGTTTCGTCATAATCACGAAGAGTCATCATTATAATATATTGATCTTTGTTCAATTTCTTGAAGTAGTTCCTTGAGAGATGAGCATCATGTCTTTTCGCTATGTCGATCAATTCGTACTTTCTATCTTCGGTCGTTACAATCCTTATGTGTGATTCGAAGTAAGATTCTTCAGAAACATCAAGCCAATCAGCACTAACCATTGGTGATGCGGGGTGCCAAGGAACAGTTTCAATCTTTGCACGAACTACTTTGTATCCATTCGCTTTCAATGCATTTGATATTCTTTCAACTTCCTTCTGTGCAGTGTTGTTATCGCCGTAGTGAACAGAGGAAGTCATAATATCAACCATGACCACTTCCCGATCTTTTTCAAGATCAAGCACTATTGGTTTTACACCAATTGCTTTACAATCTTCTGTGAACTTCTCCACATTCGATTCACTTACTGTTACATGAATTTCAAACGGTAATGGGAATTTTCCTTTGGCTTCTCTTGCTTGGAGACCTGACCACTTTCTGGACTTCTCACCCATCATGCTTTCGATCTCATCATCTGTGTAACCTAAACTATATGCAATTGACATCGCACATAACATGGTGTCTACAGCATTTTCGAGTATCTGTTTGCTCTGCACAAATCTATGCAAAGTACCGGCAGCATTCTCATAGGGCAAAACCGCCTTTGCGAGTTCGCCAACTTCCTCAGTCGTTTTTAAGGCTTTCTGTGTTAGACTTTTTGTATCACTATCAGATAGTGTTCTGATGAACTGCAGTAGTTCTTTGTTCATGATTTTGAATTAATCGTCCGGCAATATCTATTCTTGAGGGTCGGGTGGGGATTGAACCCACGACCTATTGATTAACAGTCAATTGCTACTACCACTGAGCTACCAACCCTTTTCTATTTTATTAATCTCATTCAACATCCAAACCCAATCGTTGAATGCTTCTTGCTTGGTTGATCCTTGTCCACCAAACGAATTGTATTCATCGGAGAATACTGTGTAGCCAGCATTGTCTTTATAGTAAAGAAGTGTTATTGTCTCTACAATATCAGCTTTTCCGAGTACATCTTCAGTTTTTTCCATTTTGTTTTGCGTTGTTTTTTCCAGCAACGTTGATTTCTTTTTCTTCTTCTGTTACATCCTTTGTTTGGTGGACAAATGCCACATCTGCCAAAAATTGCGTTAAGAATTGAACGGTACTCTCTTGAGTCCGTTGTTGATTTTAGAACTTTTCTCTTTTTCATTTTTCTTTAGGTTATTCACCCAAAGAAATGTTTGATAAGTGTTTTCATTCTGTTTTAATTAGCACATGAGGTAGGCATCGAACCTACAACCTTCGGTTTTGGAGACCGACACTCTACCAGTTGAGCTACTCATGTGTGTTATTCTATAATCTTTGCCTTGCCTCTTATTACGTTAAACTTATATGTCTTGTCTATAAGAGACTCTTCAATCAATTCCTTATTAACGATCTCGTATTCAATTTCTTCACCACCCGTAACCCCAACACCAGAAAAGCCAGTCTTCCAATTCCCACCTTTCAAGAAATTATATCTGCGTGTTGTTCGTACCAACTTTCCCCCTTTATACCTACCGTAAAAAACTTCTTTTTCCTTCTTCGCCATCGTCATTTCTTTTTCTTCAGATAGTCCTTCAATTCAACATTGTAGTTTGCCAACTCCAAGTCTGGCTGAATGTGCTGTATTGTCATTTCAAGGCCTAGTCGTTGTTTCACCACTTCCGAAATATTGTTCATTACTTTTGCATCGATCAAAGGTTTTGAAATGTCCTTTTCATCAATCTTGATCGATGCTTGCAGTTGAGGCTTCTTAAAGATGCTCTCAGGTATCTCTATGTTCAGCTTTAACGCAATTGCGTTTGATGGCATTGTTCCTTTGAGTGTCTTCACCAATCTTACGTTTGGGTTCCATCTCTTCTTTCCTTCTGATATTATCAGGTATTGAGTTATCTCCATTTTACATCGATTTATTAAAATAAATTTGTTGGGGCATATCACCGAAAACAAACTTGGTCACATCACATAACCAAAGACTGAGGTCGTAAGTTATTCCCATGTATTGGTGCAGTCTATACATCCCACCACCATGACTTGCATCTCCCATAACACCATCTAAAAACCACGTTAGTAAATGTGCACCTTCAAATGCTTCAGTACTGAAATAGACATTTACTTCTGTTTCACCTTGAGCAATTATGTCAAGAAGATTATCTGCACCCAACACCATTTGAAGCTCATCGATACTCCCCTCCCACTCCGGAATATCGGCGTACCAAAACTCTCTATGATCTTTGTAGAATCTTATCGTTCGGTTCATACCAACATTCCGCTCCTTACCTCTTCAATCAATTTCAAATCTTCAGGACGAAAACCTTCTTCAACTTGTTTTGGACACATATCTTCAATTGTGTTGTAGAATCTTATCCTGTACTTAAAAATGTGCTTTGCCGTTATCGCCTTCTTCAACTCTCTCAACTCCATGTCCTCCCTGATCCAGATCAATAAAAAATTTGATCCGTTTGTTCCTTCAATGTAATCCTTTCCTTCTTTCAGATTTGACCTTTCCAAACCTTTTCTGACACCGTATTTGTAATAACCACGGCCTTTAATGTATATTGTTTTCATTTTCTTTCTCAATTAATTCAAGCAATACGTCACCATGACATGCTTGGGGCTTACACCAACAACCTAGAACCTTACCCTTTAGTTCTCCAAGGGAACTCAACAGTTGTGGCTGTGTTTGAATCCACTCACGGTATTTTGCTATTGCTTCTTCTCTAGTATCAACGACAAATTCTGCTTTGGTTTTTTTGTCCTTGATGTGCGTGAATGGATTCCCCCACTTCGATGGTCTTCCGATGTAAACATCATACTCTTCTCGCTTACAATGGACTACCCTCATAATTTTTTTGTAGCAATAATCATTGACTTGCTCTCGGTATAATCTACGATCTTCTTCGTTACGTATTATTTCTAAAAGCTTATCAATTATGCTCATGCAGAGAGTGAGGGATTCGAACCCCCGGAGCTTTGACACCCTCTAGTTTTCAAGACTAGCGCAATAGACCACTCTGCCAACTCTCTATATTATGGTTTTAACAAATCACATACCTGACCTTTCCATCCGCAACCATCACAAATGGCACTATTCAATTTATCCACAAAATCTCTAGCCTCACTTCTAACAAGAAATATGTTAGTGGCTCTAACGCTTTCTCTTGTTTTACATTTGGGACAAACAACATGGTTATTATAGTATTCTTCTCTTGTCACAATTTTCATTTGTTAATTTTATTTATAAAAAAAATCGTCTCTAACATATTCGTCGAGTACTGCTTTTTCAAGTTTTCTAACGGCTTTATACTTCATGTTCTTTGTGGTATTGTCGTTATTATACCCCAACTCTTCTGTTAGTTCTGGTATCGATTTTTGTTTGAAATAAAATTCATCAACCAGTTTTCGTTCGTGATTTGATAAAACCGACACACATTTTTTAAGCATGTCGGTGTTTTCGCTCTTGAAGTATTCGTCTTCAACCGTTTTTAAATCAAGAATGTCTTCTAACGATCCGTCTTTCATTTTTGTGCACATTTTATACCATGCATATACCGCAATGGAATAAAGAAACGTGCTCAACTTTGATGTTAAAATAAAGTCAGCATTGGAGAGTTTCTTAACTAGAATAATCAACGTGTTTTGAAAAACATCTTCACCATCCTCTTTTGTTCCACCCTTCTTACTAACCATCCTTTGGATTAAGGGTTTGTGTTTGTAGATGTGTTTGAATGCTGCCGTATTTCCATTTTGAATTCTTTTTATGAGTTCCACATCCGTCATAGCAATCCTATTATAGTTGATGTTACATTTTTCAAACCGATCTTCACAAAATTTACATTGAAGTAATCAAAAAGTGTTAGTACTTCATCGTCAATTTTTTTAGCACCAGCTTCATCCTGATAACGTCCTTGTTGTTGATAAATCGTTTCACGTTCAAGATAGACATTTAAATTATCATATCTTGAAAAGACACTGAAAACATATTTGTGAAAATCCTTATGCTCTTCTCCCTTCCCGGAATAAACAATTGAATTAAAGAGTGGGGCATCTGTAACGATGTAGTCAACTTTATCACGCAAACGATACATGCGATGGTGTTGATTTGCAAAAATCCATTCTTGATGAGAAAGCTCTCGATAGGATTCGTTGTAGACTAAATCTTTTGCAAACTCTGTGACGTATTCACAGTTCTTATTTTGCATTTTTAATTCTGCAAAAACCTTTGCTGCCGTTACGGATTTGCCAGTGCCGGGGCCACCAAATATATTGATTACCTTCATAGCACAAATATAGGAAAAAGATCAACAAAGTCAAGGCTTTACCTTGAGGGACTTTCAACCCGAACACGGCTTTGCGTTGTCAATCTTTGAGCGAGTGATGAGAATCGAACTCACGACCACTGGTTGGAAGCCAATTGTGTTACCACTAGCACCACACTCGCATGGAGCCAAGGGGCAGTCCTCCGACTGTGAGTTCCCTTTCAACTTGGCATTTGAGCAGATGATGAGAATCGAACTCACGACCCGTCCTTGGCAAGGACATGTGTTACCACTAGCACCACATCTGCATAGGCACCTAACCGCTTTCGCTAAATCAGGTATGTTTATTCTTCAACTTTTATTAAAGGGTATTTGAAGAATTTTTTTCTTACCCTTGTTCGAGTTCTTAATCTCGAATCATCACCTTCACACAAATAACAAAAGCAATATCTTCGTTGGTGTCGTTTCCAAGATTTCTTACTTTTCTTCTTTTGCATGTTTATAAATACTTACTTAAAATTTTCAAAATCTTTGGCGTAACGTATGCCTTGTCTATTTTGACCAGATTTATCTAATCTCAAACAAAATATTTTAAGGTCAGGCAATTCATTTAATTTGATATAATAAATTTTGTCGTTATCGGGACAGTATACAATATAGTAATCAATTTTTGATCTATCAATCATTATTTTTTTACCGTTTACCACATTTTCAAGAGGAACATCAATAGTACCTCTCTTACTTTTTTGACGATACTTTACTTGTATTCGTTTTAAATTCATTGAGTCATCGCCAACGATTAAATCAACACACGTGGTGTCAGTAAATGGTAAGAAACAATTATAACCCTTTTCCACTAATTCTGCCACAACCTTGGCTAAACCAATGTTTCCCTTTTCGTTAGTATTCATAGCAGAGAGTATCAGATTCGAACTGATGGTGCCTTTCGACACGGCACTTTAGCAAAGTGCTGGATTAATCCATCTCTCCCAACTCTCTATTGTACTCATAGAGGGACTCGAACCCCCACTCTTGATGATATAAGCATCCTGCTTTAACCGTTAAGCTATACGAGCTAATTAAAATAATCCACTAAATTTTTGTATTGCTAAAATATATCTTGCATCATCATCTGCATAATTAAAGTTGTCAGATGGTGTTAACTCCAACTCAAGATATATTCCACTTTTATGAGGATCATGAGACACCCCCCATCTATATATCATAATTATACCGGTATAAAATTCACCCATCCACAAAACTTGCACCGGAGAGTTCGCATTATGATTAGGAAGTGCTGATTGAAGTTGGGAACACACCCTGTAAAAATTTTTACTCTTAGCAAGAATAGTTTCTTCAGTAAAATTTTTAGGACACCGACTAATGTATGTATTATGCATCGTACCAAGTCCATTAATTGTTAAGCGGTTGCCAAGTTGGGCTACCATACAATCAATCAATTTTATGGTAACATTTCCAATCCTAATTCTTTTACTCATATCGCTGTGAAGGTTGGGGTCGAACCAACACGTGGAGATTAGGCTTACTACGCAACGATAATTTCTTTACCGGACAGGGGATTCATTGATTACCAACCAATGAAAAATACGTTTCAGCTTTTTTTCTGTTTCCACTCCCAAGAGACCGTTGGGTAATGTCTGCCAATTTCACCACTTCACAATTTGTAGTCCCGGTGAGAGTCGAACTCACTACATCCACATTATCAGTGTGGCTATCTAACCGTTGATATACGCGACCATTTAATTATTCAAATAATCTTCTACATCTTTTTTGTACTCTTGTCTTTGACGCACATTATCTTTATGAAGTTCAGAGCTTTCATGTACTCTTTTAAAAAACGACACCATCTCTGCACCGTTTCGCTCTAACATTAGTTTGTTAGCACCTGAAGATTCAATTTCAGTGATAAGATTACAATAAACACATTCATAATATGATATTTTTTTCATCATTTAATCACTATCTATATACTCAACCAAATTCTCACAATAAAACTTAAAATCTTCCCGCTCTAAACGATGTATTCTTTCTACTTTCCAACGATGATTCGCACCATAAGCAAAAAAATGATTGTGAAGAACCAATTGAACTTTTTCTATTGCTGTCAGTTTTGATTCTAACGGATCATCACTTTCACACGTCTCTGAAAAAATTTCATCACATAACGTACATTTTGCCGTTGCTGTACTTTTATACATGTCCTCAAGGCTGGACTCGAACCAGCACTCTCCAAGGTATCAGCTTGGCGATTTAACCATTAATCTACAAGAGGTTGATATAACTTTTTATTTCAGAGTAAATGGCGTGTTTTTCGGTTCTCTTATGCTTTTCAACTTTTTCTGTCAACCGCTTTGTTGCCATTCTTTTAGCAGCAACATGACCATTAGCACGACCCCAACTTTTAATTTCAAGATCACACACAACACATTTATATCTTACAGTAATATATGATGTCACTCTTTCTTACGTAAATAATAATTCTCTACTTCAGATAACGACATGAGATAATTTTGTTCAAGCAATTTTATCCTATACAACAAAGTAAAACTACCAGCACTATCACCTTGAGGAATATGTTTCTTGTCAAGATGTTCGTGTGCTTTCTTAACTTCTGCTTCGTAAGTGTTGTGGTTCTTACTCATGTTTAGTACCCTCAGTAGGAGTCGAACCCACAATCTTTTGGTTCGTAGCCAAATGATTTATCCAGTTAATCTATGAGAGCATATTTGCCATTAAATGGCAAATTCATACGTTGTTATATTTTCACTTCTCAAATCTGCTTTGATTCTTGAACTGATGGCAGATTTTAATTCGCTGTTGAAGAGCATGTCGAAAAATCCAACGTGTATTACGACATGTTTCTTTCCGTTTCTCATTTTTACATCTACAGATTCAACATCTTCAATCAATTGAATGTCCGTGTCATTCTGTAAAATGAGTCTACCCGCAGCTAGGTCTCTAAGTGTGTACTTTTCCATACAATTATTTTTTATAATTTAAAATTTTACTGTGTTGCAATTCAGAAAGAACAATCATAAAATCAAAATCGTTAATTTTAAGTTTCGGTTCTTCCTTACTTTTAAAGTTGTTCATCGTCTTGAGAATTTCTAATTTGATTTCCTCACGGACTCTCCAACGTTTAATTTGTTCTTTCGTTAAATTCATGTGTCCCCAAAGGGAGTCGAACCCTTAGTCGTCTGCTTAGAAGGCAGAAGCTTTATCCAATTAAGCTACAGGAACAAAATATTGAGCCGAAGGTCGGACTCGAACCGACAACCAACTGATTACAAATCAGCTATTCTACCATTGAACTACCCCGGCAAAATGCGAAACACTACATAAATACCCGAAAGTAAATGTATGCAATGTTTCACAAAATATCACCTATTTTGTTAAAAATTTCCAACATGTCAATGAGCTTGTCGTTGTTTAATCTTTGGTAGGTGACCGCAGATTAATCAACTTTTACTGCTTTTGCAGCCGCTTCCTTCTCAAGAAGCATTTCAATGTGTCCAATCGGGCTTACACCCGGAGGAAGTAACTCAATATTCTTGAAGCCGTTTGCCTCAGTGATTATTGAATCGTCAGGATGCACAGCACCCGGATATTTTTCACCATATGAACCAGTAACTTTCTTTGTAACGGGATCAACATCACCCCAATCACTGCCCCTACCGACATGTTTGTCGATGGGTTCAACGCAGAAGGTTCTCTCTCCTATCGTCACATAAAATCGTCCCGTGTGGCTCATATAACTATCTTTTGAGGGAAGGGTGGGGGTCGAACCCACAACCTGCTGATTAACAATCAGATGATCTACCATTGATCTACCGACCCATAACAATAAAAAAGCCCGACTTTTTGGGTCGGGCCTTCGTTTGATTTTATATTCTATCTCACATTTTAGATAGTGTTTATGTCAAACATTGACCCGACAATAGAATTATTACTGCCTCTAAATGAGAGCGTAATAATCCCCGATGTAGTTATATTCCCACACCAGTTGCTTCGGTTAATATTTGACATTAGAACTTTCATGACTTTTAAATCTTTTGCAAATTTACATATACATACGGGATAATCAAGAAAAAGTTGCGAAATTTTTAAGTTTTTTTTCATACGTAACAAAATCGAATGAAAAAGCATGCTTCGCATCAGCATGATGATTAACTCTTGACACCTCTTCCAGTACCTGATTTCTCACTGCGAATTCAAGACTAGATTTTTTTAAACTTGGCATAACTATATCGCCTTCAACATCAGCATTAATTTCAGTGATCATGAATGTTTTTACGTGTGGCATTGCAAGCCAATAAATTTCAGCACCACCGATGATGAAAACTTTTCCAGTACTAGCTGCTATCGCAGCATCAATGTCGTTAAAAACTTCTGCTCCGTCAAACTGGTCAGTCATAATCAATCGTTGTCTGGTGATAACGATGTTACGTCTGTTTGGGAGAGGTCTGTATTTCTTAGGAATTGAGTCCCAAGATTTTCTTCCCATGATAACGGTATGATTTGTCGTTACCTCAGCAAAGTACCTCATATCGTCGGGTAATTTCCAAGGTAGTGTGTTTCCGTTGCCAATAACCCCATTTTGGGCCACTGCGGCTATTAAAATAATCTCTTTTTCCATGATCAAAAGTAGTGTTTTTATTTGGATTTGTCCTAATAAAAAGTTACATTTGTTTTCTTTAAAATAACATAATACTGATTAAAATTTAACTATGAAGAACATCAAATTCAACGACTCATTTTACCTCACCATTCAAGACGTAAATGTCGGTGCGGAAAATCACAAAACCCTTAAACAGGCTGCAACAAATTTCATTACGATCATCGACGTTTCCGGTTCGATGTCTTATGAACTCGGATCAATCCGAACCCAATTAAAGAACAAGCTTTCAAATCTTGTCAAAGAAGGTGACACCATCACCATCATCTGGTTCTCCGGTAATCGCGATGCCGGAATCTTAAAAGAAGAAGTTGAGATCAAATCTCTCAAGTCTCTTCAAGACCTCAACAATGCCATTGACAAATTCATTCGTCCAATCGGCGCAACAGCATTCCACAAACCACTCGAACTTGCTCACGAAGCAATCGGTCGTATCAAAAAGAACAGACCAAACAGCATGTTCTCATTGATCTTCTTGACTGACGGTTACAACAACGACTGTGCATGGAGTGATGTAATTGCATCGTTGAAGAAGCTTGAACCAAATCTTGCTGCATCAACTTTTGTTGAGTACGGCTATTATGCGGACAGCAGAAGAATTGCTGAGATGGCCGAGCTTATCGGTGGCGAAAAGATTGAGGCTCAGAAATTCGACGATTACGATGTGATCTTCGAATCTAAGATTCAAAAGACATACTCTTCTGCAAAGAAGGTTCTTGTCGACCTGCCAACAAACGTGAAGTTCGATTTCGCTTTCACTATCAGTGAAGACAACGAAGTTATTCTTTATGGTATCAAAGAAAGACAAGTACTGGTTCCCGAAAACACCAAGTCACTTCTTTATTTCACAAGCGGTGCCGCGAAGTTCGTAACATACGACGATCCTTCAGATCAGGAGTTGAACAAACTCATGTACGGAAGTGTGTACGTATTGAGCGAGAAACTTCAAACCGAATACGTTGATGATGTATTCAAAGTGTTGGGCGACCAAAAACTTTATAAGACATTTTCAAACGCTTTTGGTAAGCAGAAATTGTTTGCCTTCAAAGGTTTGGTTAAGGAATGTATTGGCGACAAGTCAAAACAATTCATCTCCGGAAGATCAACCAATATGGTATTGGACGAAAACGCTTATTGCGTGATGAATCTGATCGACGATATAACATCTGACGAGAACGCTCTGGTCTATCCATTGCACGAAGAATTCAACTACAATAGAATTGGAGCTAAAAAAGTTTCCAAGGCTGAAAGTCTCAATGAAGATCAAAAGAAAAAGATTGCCAGTGCAACCACAATTGAAGAGATTAAGGCTCTTGCCGATGAAATGGTTGAAACAACTTCATTGAAGTTCGAGTATAACGACAAGAAAAAGGGCTATCCAATCAATGGTCTTGTCTGGTCATCTGATCGTGCAAACTTGTCGATCAAAATCCAGTACGATGGTTACGTAACGCTTCCCGAAAATAATTTCGGTTTGACCAAATTTGATACGTTCATCTACAGAACATACACGATCATCAAGGATGGTATTTTGAATCTTTCACAGCTTCCGATGAAATTATCTGAATCCACGTTGGATAAGATTTCAAAGCAGTCTGGCGTTAACGTAGTGTACGCATCTGATGGTAGCAACATCGGGATTGTTGAATTTTCTGAACTTCCAATCATCAACAAAAAGATGGTTAAGTCGATCTCAGCAAAAAAACTCGCTATGTTGGAGTATGAGCTACTTCAAACTCAAGCACTTGAGAAGGTTTACAAATATTTCGAAGCAAGCCACTTCCCTAAAGAGTCTAAAGGATTCGTTGAGAAGTATGGTAAAGAAGCTGAGGAATGGTTAAAGACGTTGGGTCTTACCGAATCAAATGGGTACAACGAGCCGGGAATGACTCTTGAGAAAGGTACTGACTTCTACATGGCACCAGTACTGGAAACAAAGATCGCGAAACACTCTTCAAGTCCGAAAGTTCTTGATGTCATCAATAAGATGAAAGAGGGTAAGGCACTTAATCCATATGACCAGTTGTTGAAAGTGGCCATCGATGACTACAATGCGGTTGTTACATCCAGCTTGTATGTTGGATTGACTGACACCAAATTGAAGGATGAGGCTCTTAGGAATTGGTTAAAGTCTGTGAAGACTGCAATGAACAAGAAGAGAAAATCTTTGTTGCAAGACATTGCTCAGATAAAATTCTCATTGATTCTTTCCAAAAAGTGGTTTGAGGAATTCAGTTCTTTTGACGAAAACACTTTGAGCTTGAAAGTCGGTAAGGATGATTTGGGTATCGTATTCGACTACAAGGAGAAGCAGGTTAACCTGTAAGATTCAAAATAGAAGAAAAGCAAAAGGCTCGTTTAACTACGAGCCTTTTTTATTTGCTTTCTTTTTGCTGGCTTTGTCGTTTTGGATAACTCAGCCAATCTATCTACAGTCCAATGTGGTTGGTAGATTGCTTGATCCTTGTACTTGAAAGCCTCTCTTGCCTCGTGTATGATAAAGTCCTGACATGCGTACCATGCCTTATTAACGACCTCATCTTTTAACGCAAACGAAGAGAGATAATGTTTTCCCCCTCTTTGATCAGACATCTTTCCGGTTTCATTGTCGACCATGTGACAAGAAAGTTGAATTAAGAATCCATCACCTTTTTCGAACACTCTCCATGTAAATGGGTGTTGGAACAATGTGAAAGAAATTTCTTCAGTTAGGATTTTTTGGATTTTTTTAATGGTCATCATGGGTTTAAGATTTGTTTGAATATTTCATAATTGTTGGCTACGCTGTTGTGATCGTTGATGACGGCGAATATGACGTTGTTAAAAACCTTCGCGCCCTCATCTTCATCCAGTACTTTTTTGAATATGTTAGCAATGAATGTGGGGTCATTTGCAAATACTCCACATCCCCACGCACCAAGAATAAGATTTTCAACGTAGTTACGTGCAGCCAACTTAATAATAAATCTGATCTTTGTCTCGGTTATTGATAGATAATCTTGCTCAGATAAATTTTCCTTCCGTAGATTAATGGCAGCACACGTTATGACATCACAAGTAATTGCTTGTTGTTTGTTGTAATTGAAATCTTTGAAGAAAACAGCACCGGTTGTGTAGAGAGCTTCTGTATGTCTTAGCGGGTAGTGTGATTTCGAAATACACAAACCTAAATTAGAACAACGAAACAGTCCCTCTTCTTGAGCCTTTGCACCCCAACTTACTCCCCCACCCGGACGCTTATATGATGCCATATTTAATACGGCATTGTGATCGCCCCTGAATTTAGATAGAGCCGTAATTGTGTCGACTGGTAACACTTCAACGTTACCCTTCATTGCTCTTTCACCGTTGATTTTCATATCATAGAATCCTTGGTGATCGATCTTGATTGTTTTTCCAAGAGGATAATCTGTGGCAAGGAGAAGTGAGTCTTTGTATACCTCAACTAATTTATCGTCAGTTTTTTTATAGTCCGGTTCCATTATCTATGAGTTTATTTGGTGTTACTTTTCCTTGCATCCAATGCTTGTCGCTGTTTATTACAAACCGACTTGACACAAATTTGGCTATTGATGTTTCAAAATCATCGAAGTAGTAACCTCCCGCCAATCGAATTACATATCCTTCGGTTTTGTTTCCTTTGTATTCTTCAGGAAAAGCTTTATGAATTTCTTCTTGATTGTAAACACCACGATAAAAGACCGGTACAGTTATTAAGCCGAACAATGTAGCCCACTCGACCGTTTCATCCCACGACATGCAATAGTCTTTATCCCATATAGAAAAGACATTGAAGTATGATTCCAGATTCTCATAGGGTATGGTGTGTAGAGCATAAAGATTTTCTCCACATATTCTCCAATCTTGTGGGATTTGATAACCAGTATTCGCCCACAATCCCTTTACCCAATCGCGAGAAGGATGATTATCTGAATTGATTGATCGTGCATGAATCTTATCATCATACATTGTCGTGTTCTCACCATCCATTTTAATGGACACAACAACATCCCGTCCTTCGAAATGATCAACGTTCTTAAGACGTTTATCATCATCAGTAGCTTTCTCGCTCCAAGGGAGATGAGGTGTTCGCGGATATTTGGTATATTTCACGTTGAATTCTTTATAGTATGCCCCCTGATTGATTAAATTTTGTACTGGTACACTTCGAAACATGGGGCCGGGATACATCATGTTAAATGCCGCTACTTCGTTACCCCACTTGTCGTATGTTACTTCAGGATCAAAGTCATGAGGTAATACAACATTCGTAATTCCAGCCCTTCTTCTTAGTTCATCCGGAGTTAAGGTTATATCCTCAGCAAGCACATGACATCGATGACATAAACTAACACCATTGTCAATGTAATATCCACCGTCCTCAAATAATTTTCGGTCTAAAATGTGGTGTGCATCATTGGCGGGTTTGCCACAAACTACGCATTTGCACTTATCCCGCTCAAAAACGGCTCCCCTAAAATCACCACGAGTTAAGAGTTTATTCATCCTTCGGTTATACGCAAATTTAGGGATTTTGGTTGTATTTATGAAAAAGATAACCGTGAAGCTAACAGAGGCCATTTCAGAGGAATTAAGCAAGTATTACTTCAATATTTCAGAGGACTATCCACCATCCTTCGATAAAGAGGTATTCTATGGCCTCAGATCGTTCGCAGAAAGAATCAGGTATTGCTCTCAACATCTTGAAAAGATCGCTGCAGGGACTGGTAGAGTCGTTTTTAAGGTGGATGACAAGACAGCCTTAAAGCTGGCCAAAAACCCTAAAGGAATTGCTCAAAACGCACAGGAAGCTCAACTTGGTGCAGATAACTACATTTCAGATATTGTTGCCAACGTTTTTAATTCAGACAACGACGATAAGTGGATTGAATCTGAACTTGCAACGAAGGTTAAGCCAAATAGATTTAAAGAACTTGTTGGCGTTGATATAGATACTGCGGGTAAATATTTGATGCAAAGAGAGAAAGAAGAGGAACGTAGATCAAGATCAATGTCGGGTTACAATTTCATGGATACAAAATCCGAATTGTATACACAACTACACGAAAATGAATTCTTACAAAGAGTTGTCGAATTGATGTTCAACTATAACATCAAAGCAGGTGATTTTTCCAAATTGAATTCCTATGGAGAAGTTAACCGAGAGGGGCATCCAACAATTGTTGTGGTTGACTATGGATTGAGTGATGAAGTGTATCAGACTCACTATATGCCAAAATCACTTCGTCGCGGTTATTAACCTCTGCTGGTGTTACATTTCCAACATCAAAGAGTTTATAGTCACCAAGATTTATTAAGTTTCTCGAACTTAACAGTCCAATAATCGCATTAGTCATAAACCCAATTCTTTCACCAAGACCATCCAAAGGAAGAAACGTGTTTATGCGTTGTACAGTATCATTCCAAACGGCCCAATAATATTTGTTCCTCCAATCAATGAGGTAATGATATTTTGATTTGTCTCTTATCTCACGATAAAGTAACACAATATTACATCCTCTGAATTGGCCTTTGGAGCCATTGCCAGATTCTTTAAATTGTTTGATCTCTTTTGAAAGACGAAATATGTCATCAGACAACCAAAGTCCATATCTCTCTTTTGCTCTTTTCCGAGCATGTATTGTGATGCTTTCTTGGTGTGTTAGTGATCTCATGGTATGTATTGGTTACTTCCATTTCTTCGACGTTCTCTTTAAATATCCTTTTGCCCACAAACCCAAATTTTCATCATGACTATCATCGTCATGTTCATTCATTACAATCCACGATGCCATCCCCACATTTAACAACAAAGTCAATGAGAAAATAATAACGATGGCAGTCATTGATGGTTGTATTGTCAGTATGTCAAACTCGTGGAAATTTCTGATAATCCATTTGTTTTCTATTTCTTTATACGTAAAATCAACCAAAGAAGATAAGTCAAGCGTATTCTGTGACAACAAATAATCTCTGGTCTCAACTTTTGTTTCCTCTACTTCAGTCCACGAAAAATCATAAGCCCACTTTACCTTGTTCTCATTATCGATACCGATGGTGATTACAAATTCATTCTTATTACTTCCTTCCCAATAACGCTCCTGTAAATGACCAGCTTCAATTGGTTGATTCTTGAATACCAAAATAAAGACACGAACATGTTTTGTTCCGCCCAATTTCGCATTGAGCACTGCAAGTTTTTTCTCCGCAATAGGGTCGTTGAAACCGAGTATACCTTGTTGATAACGGTGTCTGTTTACAATTGGATAGTTAAAAAGTTTGTATTGTTTTATATCCATCGTGTCTACTTCCTGAAAACGGTAGATACTTTGTGAAGCCTTCGGTCTGTTCTCATAACTTTCTTCGACAGTCACCGGAACCAATGTTTCATCTTGTAAATCCCACTTACCAAAATACATATCACCATCAATGGTGTGATAATGGCGATTCATATCATGAAACGATGGCTTTTCAATTTTAAACACATCATGAAGAATATTCTTATAGCGATCCTCAGAAATTGAAAGCGAACCCAACGTAGTTTCTTCAGTCCAATGAGGGCCGTGATAGTCAACATCGTATGCATGATAATGACCAACAGTTCTTGTTGTACAGTGTCTATTCTTCCCGGAGCCAGTACAAGTTGTTTGCCTAATCGGGTGACGACAAGAAACCTTTTCATTCCAAGGCTCATAGTATCTGACCTCTTTGACATAACCTCCCAAGTATTGGGTGTCTCTAGTCAAAGAATTTATTGCCATATACTTTCCGGCAAATATGAAGATCAGACTTACTCCGAGAGGTATTGCAAATTCCCACCACACAGTTTTGTGCCGGAAGAAGAAAAATAACACACCCAAGGTGAGTATCGGAATTAACAAGCAAAGATAGATTCCCATCTTAATATGAGTTGTAGAAACGAATTTTGGTTACCTCTTTTGGGAGCTTTGTAAGATCAACTTCAAACCCTTCTCGCATTTCATCTTGCCACTTTGTATAGTGATCGTCCCTTTTAAGTATAAATTGTAATTTTTCTTCTGGTTCATCACAGGTGCCGAAATAATCCGCAGTTTCTTTTGGAAGGCTGACATTTTCTTTTTTGCACATTGTTAGAATGCGAAGATGTTTTTGGTATGTGGGGTCGTTATCGGGGATAAACGCCTTAAGGTGTGATGACATTCCCATGATTATTTCTTGAAAAGTTCTACATCATCTTCCTTGCCACTCTTGAAGACAGCTTCTGTCTTTGTACTAGTCACGATTTTCAAATCCGGAATTGGTCGACCACCAACAAAGAATCGAGATGGGGCCGTTGTTACGAGGTTGGTTATTTCCTGATGGGTGGCTACAAGTTTACGTTGTACATTGGTGAACTTGGCACGTTGTGATTCAATTGTGCTCATGAGTTTCATGTACATATCTTGAGAGAATAATGGGTTTTGTTCTTGAATCCATTTCATTGCAACACCACCGCTTTCATATCGAGCATCCATCATTTGAACGTAAATCTCTTTGAAGTTTTCTGCGTACTGGTCGCTGACCTGCGCTTGTTGTTGAACAACTTTCCACACCTCATCGTAGATGACTTGGTTCTCTGAAATCTGTGCATTGTATTTGTTGACCAGCGTTATGTAGCTGGTATCATAACTGTAATAGAATACAACAGCCCCGATGCCGACAACTGCAGCGATAATTAATGTGATAAATAACCCTTTGTTTTTCATTTTTTGTTTGATTAAATTTTTATTGAATGTAAAAAATCTTTATCTGACATGTTTCCGATTCTATCGATCTTGTCGCTTTTCAATTTAGCTACGACCAATTTTTCAAGGAAGTCATAATCAATGACAACATAGTCTTCAGAATCTTTTGAGACCCACACAGCATCACTATCCAATCTGACCTCAATGCCTCCGCTATAGTCTGAATTGTGTACGACCTTTACTCTTTTGTTTTTGTCGCCAAAATAAATTGTGGATGTGTGACTCATCTTTTTTTAGTTTTTAACATTTGTAGAATTCCACCAAGAAGTACAATGCCAAACACAACTGGTGAGTATGGATAATATAGTCCCATTATTACTATGTGTAGTAAAAACCCGATAAGGAACCATTGTATTGCAATTGAAACTCGACCCATAATTTGATTATACGTAAAAAATTATCCTAAAGTTGGCAGAACAAATATAGCAAAATTTCCGTATAATAGAAAATTGACCTATTTTTGTATTATGGGAAAGGATAAAGAAATCGACTGTAAAATCTTAATTGGGGTGCCAGCATCCGGAAAAAGTACGTGGTCAACGGAATTTGTGCGAAATAACCCAAATTATCTCCGTTTGAACAGGGACAGCTACCGCTATATGCTGAAGGATCAGGGCTGGTGCGAACCCAAGGTCGAAGATATGATCACAGACATGTTTTTCGACGCAATTGATATTGCCTTGACAAGAAAAATGAGCTTGATTCTGGATAACACAAATTTAAAAAGAGGTGTTATCGATGAACTTGTCAAGTACGTGGAGACTCGATCAAACGTGTCCTTCATGGTGTTTGATATTTCATTGGAGACAGCTATCGAAAGAGACGCTGCTAGACCAAAGCCAGTTGGTGAAGAGGTTATCAAGAAGATGTACAAGGCGTACACTGATTTGATGGATTCATATAATTATTCCGATCAAAGGAAAAAAGTATTTATCTACAGAGAACCACTTTGGTTACCAAACCTTCCAAAGATTGTAATCTTTGATCTTGATGGTACGTTGACTCACGCGAACGGAAGAAGAGGATATTTCGATTGGGATAGATGTGATCGTGATACTCGCGATGAAATTGTATTCAGAGCATATGAGCGTCACGTAACTGCTGGTGATACAATCTTCTTTATTACTGGTCGGGCTGAAGAAGCTCGTGCTAGTACTGAATTATGGTTACAAACTTATGCCCCAACATATGAAAGATTGTTGATGCGTAAGTCTGAAGATTATCGTCAGGATTATGTGGTGAAGGAGGAAATCTACAACCACTATATCAAGGGCAAGTATAATGTTGAGGTCATCTATGAGGACAAGCAAAAGGTTGTCGATATGTGGAGAAGAATCGGCCTCAAAGTATTTCAGGTTAGTAAGGGCGATCATTAGTCGCCCTTCTTTTTTTATGAGAATGCGTGTAATGTATTTGGAGGAAATCGCCGATCAATACGATCAGGATTTCAAAAGACTTCTTAAACAAGAGGCCAAATACTTTATTGACGAATTTTTAAATTCGTTGGAAATCATATTTCGTGGTGATGAGTACTCACGATTTGGTACACAAATTAATCTTACCACAGGTAAGCCAATGTTACGCAGAAACACTCATTTCGAATTTAGAACATTACACTGTCACATATATTTCAACGACGATCTTCATCATGAAAATAATATGATGATGTTACTACGATATGAATTTCTTTTAGATAAAGATGAGATTAAGGAACTTCTCTCAAGAGGAATAAAAAAATTTTTAAGAGAAAATAACTATGTGATTGAGCGAAAGATAAAGGTATTCGGGGGAGGAAATTTTCATTAGTTCTTTACAAGATATTCGTCGCAGAAAGTGTCGAACAGGATCGGGAGGATTTCTTTTTCGGGGAGACCAATGGAACGAAGTTTATGTGCCAAGCTTGACTTCATAAACTTATCCCAATCTTTTTCTAAATCAAGTAAGGGAGCATAGGTATAAAAATCCATTATGTTGGGATTATATCCTAACGATCTAAGTTCCTGTAAATAGACCATGCGTTCGCGAGTTTGAAAATTTCCCGCAAGTGCTAATTTAATTTCTTCTAAATATCTTTCGTTCATTCATGCATTATTACCATTAGGTAATCCATTTAAAATCCGAATCATACTTACTGACTTCTCTCTTCTTTGCCTCTTTAGGAAAAGTAACACCAGTTAGTACCTTCTCGTTGAACAATAAACTGCTGCCAACTTTCTGGTCATATTCGAACCAGACTCCCGCAGTGTAGTATTCACTTTCACTTTTTACTTCTTCCAGACTTGGAACAGCGGCCAATAGTTTTGTCTGTTGTTTGTCTGTGTACAATGTGTAATATTTGACTATCTCCATATTGTTTTTTGATAAATACAATCAAACATAGCAATTGTAATGCAAATAAAAAAGCCCAAGATCAACTTGGGCCAAACTTTATTCTATAATATGTTCTTGTTTCGGAATAATTTCCTTAACGGGTACGAATCCTTCCTCGATTTCGTTCATTGATTCGATGTCACCAATGAGACGCATTTTTCTTTTAGTTTTCTTAATGTCGTCATGATCCCAAAACCAAAAACAATTTGTAGATGAATCCCACATACCAACGATCATGGGTTGATTTTCGCTAATGATGCAATAATGTTGGAGTGCATATCCGGAGTAATAGTAGCCGTCACGTAGTGCGGTTTTTTTTATTTGTTGTATCATATTTATGTTAAAATATAATCAAGTTATTTATGTCAAGTCTGGCGGTTTCAAGTATTTATGAATATGAAACCCACAAACCAAACAGTTGTAAAAATTTATAAAGCTGCTGTCCTTTTCTTTATCCTTTTGGCGTTATGTGCAGATTGTGCATGTTCACCAAAATTAAAAAGATTTATCCACCAAGACTACATGAATCCTTGTGGTCATAATGAATTCAGTAATGCTGATGAGTGTGCAAATTGGAAGAAAAACTATCCAAAAGAGTACGAGAAGTACCAAAAAAGAAATGCTGTTAAGCATTAATGAGTAGGAAGAGAGGGATTTGAACCCCCGAACTCCGAAGAGACTGCGTTTACAGCGCAGCGCATTTGACCAGACTTTGCTACCTTCCTATGATCTACTGACTTAACAAATGTATACTTTATGCAGTTTACATCCAAATCTTTTTTAAGATTTTTTTTCGTGGGCAGGGAGGGATTCGAACCCCCGAACTCAAAAGAGAGAAGTTTTACAGACTTCCGCCATTAACCACTCGGCCACCTACCCATTTGATGGTAACTCTCCAACACCAGAGGCGACTTTTAAGTCTCTCCTAAGCACTTTAAGTTGTGTCCACCCATCAATTTTTTTTCATCCTCATAAGGATGAAATGTTTCAACATTACATTCTTTACAATAACACCACACTTCCCATATCTGACCGATCATGGCTGTGTTAACGATCTCCCATCGTTCACAATCTTTGCCACAATCCATGCACACGGTGTTAATCATGTACCCTCGGTGAGGAACGATCTCACGACCCACCGCTTAAGAGGCGGCTACTCTACCACTGAGCTACGAAGGCGTTTCAATTTCTATGAACCCACGTTTTACCGGGTACGTGTTCTATGCAATTGATAAACAGTCTGCCACACCTTAGTACCCCCTGTGCGGATCGAACGCACGACTCACGTGTTAAAAGCACGTTACTCTACCACTGAGTTAAGGAGGCAATTGTTTTTCAACCACACTCCATTAACTGAAGTGTAGTTTTATTGTTTTCGTTTAATTTTTTCCACGTCTATCATGAGCCAATTTTCTTCTTTGTATTCTTCATCCTGAGCTTCACACACTTTTGTCTTCTCACCCTTGTAATAGCAATCCTCATCGCATGCTATACTTGCATCCGTATTCGGATATAAAATCGTAAGAAGGCATTGTTTAATGTCGCACATAAAATAAAAAACCCGACCATTTCGGGATCGGGTATGTTTCAATTATCGTTATTTCAATCACATACTTTATCCCTGTCTAACTAAAGACTTTTTATAAGATTTATATGTATATGACTTTCTCATTTCAGTTTTGATTTCACAAATGTACGTATAAATACGAGATTTCCAACAAAAAGGTTTTAAAAATCAGTATTTATTTGAAAAAAGATTATGGGAGCAAAGGATAACAAATGGCTGGTCGTTAAAGAAGGGGTGGTTTTAACACCCATAATTGAACCAGTAATCGCAGCTTTGGATGCATATTTTGAAAGACATAAGCTGAAAGCTTTTGTCACATCAGGTCTTCGTGATGCTGATGATCAACTCAGAGTTGTTAGATCATATCTTACTCGTAAGGGTTTAAATCAAAAATATCCCGAAGCAATGCTTTGCAATGTTGGAGATAAAAATGCTGATGGTACTTATGTTTGGCAAATGGCTTGGTCAAATCTTTTGAATGTTGGTGTTATTATTAATCCTCCATTCAGAGCAGTGTGCCTCATGAATTATGTTCGTAATGGTGTTAACAAGAAAGGTCAGTGGATTGGTCAAACACCACACGCATCTGGAACAGCATTCAATGTTGGTGGTGGTAACAACGGCATCATGGACGAATTAGCAGTACTCAACGAAGCTTTAAAAGAAAAAAAGATTCCGGGTTTGAAATCTTTTCTTGCCGAGCGTGAGAATAATGCTTTGCATTGTGATTGTCGTTAATTAAATTTAAAATGCTTCTTCAAGTCCTTGGTGAATTCGTTTTTTATTTGCAGGTCTTTCTTCTTTTTCTTTTCGACAGCAGCTTTCATTCCTTCAAGCATTATGCGGTCACCTTCTTCGATCATTTCACCATAAACTTGTGCTGCAGTTCGACCACTTTTTTGAATGGCAATCCTTGTATTTTCCTTTTCAGCTTCTTTGTTGAATTTCTTTGTTAGATCATCAACAGCATATGCTGTGACAAGAATGGACTTGCCATCTTTGTTTGGTTTAGAGTAACCAATCAATTGTTTAGTTCTCTTGTTGTACGCTATGTTCAATTTCAAACTCATAAAATTTTGTTATTTGTGGATATTCTTTTACTACTGGTTTCATATCAGGGAACTGTTCTCTGATAGCTTTGTCGTAATCATTATTTCTACCCCACTTTTGTTCTGCTTTGAGCTTATCTTGTTCTTGGAAGTATACCTCATTCAAAACATCGATGTAGCGTATTGTACCCTTCTCATCACCAAACAAAGTTATTTGATTTATTGGAGTATGTCCAACGATTTGATGATAGCCATCAAGATAATTTTCCATTGTCTCAACTCTATCTGCCCAAGTTACACCGCCAAACTGATACATCCCCCCTCTTCTTCTACTAACCATATGAAGAAGTCTGTTCTCTTTCATAGACAACATATGGTTCAAAGTGTCCGCAAGGTCTTTACAGTTGAATTCCTTTTGGATTCTCTCTATATCGGGCTTGTTGTATTCATACCATCCATGACTAACACCAGCGTGTGTCCATAAGTAACGATCAATTTGATGGGCTATTTGAAACAAATCCTTGTTGTGTTTGAAGATCATCTTGAGGTTTTGAGCCATTGTGGGTCTAAATCCACTGCAACCAAATCCTTCGTCCAAGAACATGTACTGGATGTCGTGATTTCCAAGCAAAAGAACAACCTTATCCGGGTTGTTCTTCTTCAATTCAATTATCTCAAGAAGATTTGTCTCTATTTCAACATCAGTCATTGGTGGAAATTGGTCAGTATAGTCCCCAACAAAAATTACCTTATCGTATTTTGTTACGTCGACTTCTTTCCAGTACTGTCTTCCGTGTATGTCACCAATGCTAATTATTTTCATTACAAATTTACCTCTTCTTTTTCTTCAATTATTATCCAACGGATCAAATGTTTGGCATCCATTCGTGCTTTGAAATCAGCATCACCCATGTCCGCTATTGGTATCATGAATGGAATGTATCTGCTAACCTTAATTGGGGACTCACCTTCTGTATAGTGAACCAATGCCTTATAGTAAGCATATCCTTTCCGAATGTAATCAAATTCTGCAACAGGATTATCCTTGTAGAGAATTTTCTTGATGTCGTTAAGTGTTTGTATGTTTCCCATAAGTTTTTCAAATCTTTCTTTACGAAATTTAGTTATTGACCCATCACTATCACAGTATGCACACCCCGGTCTAAGGCAGTCACAACATATTTGTCTTGGCCCAAATTTTGGTGATCTCAACATAATTATAATGGGTTAGAGGCTAGGGAGTCTGCCTTACTTGCTCCAAGGTACTTTTACACTACTAGGATTAGATGTATCCGCAAGAGTCGATTGCCTCTATCCTGTTTCACCTACATCTTGTGTCTCTTTATGCTTTCTCAACCTTTCACAGTTTATCTGCAGATAATGTGAATCGCTTTCGCCGCCTTATCCCTACTCACGAAAAGGTACGATTCGCTACCGTAACTTTTACCTCAGTACCCCATGAGAGAATCGAACTCTCGACATTCTGTATGTAAGACAGACGCTCTACCGCTGAACTAATGGGGCATTTTATATATAATTTGTCTTATGAAATTTGACAAATGAAAACTTTTCGTCTACACATTTTTCACAGATGTCTGCTGTCCATCTTTCTGTGTCTTTGTTGGAATGATAACCCCAATCAACGATGAGTTTCATCGATTCAAAAACATAAAACTTTTGACCAAAATCTGGTCTTACTTCATTGTCAACAATAGATTCGTAAACTTTACAGGACTTGCCGCAAGAATCACAAATTACATCGCATATAACTTCAATGTTTTGATTTTGAGTTTCTTTTTTCTCCATATATATTTTACGTTTGGATGAAACCAAGTGCATCCACACTTTCCCGGATGTTTGTGTTCGCTGTGATGACACCAACCATTACTTTGATAATGATCTTTTTGTGTATGACCACAGTCACATTTAATATTACCGTGAACTCTATTTTTCAATTTTTTCCAATCTGTCGTAATAGTCTGGTAATTCAACCAGATGATCCTTTGCTATTTTTGAAGCAATAGATTTGTCATCTGTGTGTTCCATTTCAACCTTAATACCCTTTTCATGTTGCTTCTTGATTTTTTCAAGAGAAACTTTATGTTTCTTAGCAATGTCTTCAAGAGATAAGTTGTCAGACAAACCACCTGTTATTTTTTTCAATTCCTCATTAATGAGGACTAGTATTTGATCATGTATTGTTTCCATGAATATAAATACTGCGTAGTCTCGGTGGGACTCGAACCCACGATACCTTGCTTGTAATGCAAGAGCCTTAGCCGCTAGACGACGAGACTATGAACGGTGTTTTTATTAACGCACAGATTGTACATTAAAACGTGTACCCACCAAACGGAGCGGTGAATTAAGGACTCGAACCTCGCCAACCCCTCAGCGCGGGGCCATGCTTCCTTGCCCTTACGGGCAATTACACCAAATCACCATTTGAAGCAATTGAGATAATTGCAAATGCTCAAGCTACCTGCCGAGCTATCTCAACCTACTTCTTTTGTTGCAATAAAAGGACTCGAACCTCTGACCTTCCTCCTGAATGAGGACGAGCTACCCCTGCTCTATATTGCGGAAACTCAAAGGCTGCGTATACTCAGTGACGTTGAGAACCTAGTCTTATAGCTTGCGCCTTCAACTTAGATTTTTTTTATCTTTAATTGGTTGACAATTTCCCGGATATGCCTTTGTCCATGAACCGTTGTCAAGTTCGATCAAGTACATTGTGTTACCAGAATCCAGAATTTTGTCGATAATTTTTCCTTCACCACTTTCAACTGAAACCGTGAGAGACCCAAAAAGTCCACCAGATTCTTTGAAATGTTTTGAAGTAAATTTTACTCTTGTACCAACCATACAATTAAATTTAGTAGCGGGAGCGGGAATTGCACCCACGACCTTGAGCTTATGAGGCTCACGAGCTACTGCTGCTCCATCCCGCGATATTGTTCATGTCTTTCCATGATGTCGTTTGTAGCGGGGGAAGGACTCGAACCTTCGGGGTCTTTCGACAAGAGGTTATGAGCCTCTCAAGCTGCCATCTACTGACTACCCCGCGATGTTGTAGCGATACAGGGAATCGAACCCGTGTTTTTCCGCTTATGAGACGGACGTACTAACCATTGTACTATATCGCCATATTCTCCCTTGCGGGAGACATGTTTAATTTTCTTTCGGTGTTGTCTCACCAGCACTACTTTCATTCGTCATTGTAACTTGTAGGTGTTACACGACTACATTTCTAATCTACCAGACAAAGCTTACGCCCCATCTTTGGATTCGATGCTAAATGCAACAAGCCTTCTGCTTTAATCAGAGCATCCTGTTGCGTTCTTGCCTTCACATAAAAACTTCGAACATCACCACTCGTAAGGGTTAGTTCAATCATCCAGTAACGGACGACTTCTCGATTACCGACATATGATGGTTGAGGCACCCTTGCATCGAGCGAAGGAATTACCCATCTTCTGTCGTCTTCTCTACTTTGAGAGTACATACACTAATTGTTAACCAAGAAAAACAATCAGGTTGTGTTGTATGTAATTTGCATTTTGTAATGTTAACAAATAAAACTATTATTTCAAAGAACTATTGTCACCCATAGGGGAGTTGAACCCCTGTCTCGACATTGAAAGTGTCGCGTCATAACCATTAGACTAATGGGTGATTATGTTTGTGCTCTGAATGGGATTCGAACCCATGAATGGCCCCCGAAAGGGGCAGACTTTGGCCGCTTGTCTACCAGAACTTTTTGTACCTCAGATGGGACTCGAACCCACACAATTCAGGGTTTAAGCCTGACACGTTTACCAGTTACGTCACTGAGGCATATGCTCTCAGTGCTACATAATCGTATTTTATTTTTCATTTTTCAATTGTTTTACAAATTCGTCAATTTCATTTTGTTCTTCCGGAGTTCGCTTTGCACGAGCAGCAGCAATATGCTGTGCCAACAATTTACGATCTTCTTCTCTTTCTTCTTCCGATTCATACTCGTGAGGAAAAATCGGAACTCGTTCAAAAATTTCTTCGTCAGTTAGACCTTCGGCTTTTAATTTATCCCAAACTCTTTGTCCTTCTTTCGTTAGTTTCATTTCAATGCAATTAATTCTTTTTTCAAATTGTTAATCTTTGTTGTTTGTTCAGCGACATTGATCTCTCTTGTCGTTGAAGTTTTCTTCGTCAATGATTCTATCAACTCATTTTCAAGAAAATTAATTCTTTCAACAATCTTCTCTCTTTTCTTTTCAATCTTTCCCATGTGGAGGTATAGGGATTCGAACCCTAATTGTCTGAGTGCAAGTCAGAAGTAATAGCCATTATACCATACCCCCATAGTGAGAGTGACACCTTACTCTCGATTCAGTGAACTCGGATAGACCTGCCGTGTCTCGCTCTTTCATGTTCACCAACTTTGCTGAAGTGACAGGACTCGAACCTGTATGACTATCGCTCGTTTTCCCAAATTCCTAGTATAATATCTCGTCAGGACTTTATACCGCTATCCGCTTTTAGCTCTAGCTTTAGGGATTACACTTCTAAGTACCCTCAGTCGGAGTCGAACCGACACGCCTTTCAGCACTACATTTTGAGTGTAGCATGACTACCAATTCCATCATGAGGGCTTCTGTTTTGCTTTCGCCATTGCGATAAGTTTTTCAGTCGCATTTTTTTCTCGAACATTAATATAAAATCCAACCACTCTAAGTTTGAAGCCTTTGATGTATTTGTATTTTCCATACAAGAATAACCAACTCTTCAAATCCTTGAAGGAATAACCCCAAGGTGTCGTAAATATTATATCAACATCCATGCAGTCCCAACGGGAATCGAACCCGCTTCTTCCGGGTGACAACCGGAAATTCATAACCAACGTACCCTGAGACTATATTCTATACTAGCGGTTTATACGGGATTCGAACCCGTGATCTTCTGCGTGACAGGCAGACAGGGACGGCCAACTCCCCTAATAAACCATATAAAACAAAAAACCCGACTTTGTGGGTCGGGTCTTTCTGATATTGTGAATCGAAATTTAAATCAACTCAGTATCTTTAGACCCAACGAAACTATCATCCTCCACCAAGGCCACGGCCATAGTAGTAGATGCTTCCATCGCTAAAGTTTCTAAAGATAATATTGAAGTTTTCATTTTCGAATTTTTTACTTGTTTTGTGATAAATACGATACAAACCTAAAAAAGGTTGCGTTCTTGTGCAAGTATTTTCAAATATTTATTTTTGACCTACTTGAGAAACCCTATGTTTTCGACCCTATACCCTCTGAATTTGATCACATCATACATCCCATTTTCCCCCAATTTATAGAATCCTTGGATGCGATAATTGTATGGTTGACCATAATCGTCGTTAAAAGAAACAGCAACAATGTTGATGATCTCATTGAACATTTCACCATAAGAATGTGCAATGTCTTTGAGTCCAACATTCTTTGGAATATAAAACTCTAGGATTCTTCCATTTCTTTCTGATGCAAGTTCTTTAACGTGAAGATACTCGGTGATATGTTCAAGATTATATTTTGTTTGAAACATACGTTGAACATTGATACTGTACTTGTAGATTGGTTTAGCACCAATCGAATGATCGAGAACGTTCTGAAGATGTTTACGATTTGTCACCATCTTTTCAATTGCAAAGTTGTCGTCAACAGTTGTTCTTCTTCTTTGTTCCTCTCTTCGTACTTGTTGTATTGATTTATCTCCGTGTGTTACTGCACGTTTCTTATCAAGCAAATCATAACGAGCCAATGCTTGTCCTCCCATTCCATATCTCTCTGCGAGTAATCTCATTTGTTCGGGAGTTGAGTTATTGACAAGATCATCCGCTTTCTTCAAAACCTCATAGAAATAGTTTACGTACTCAGAATTGTACTCACCCTGTCTCATGCTCTCTAGTAAGCTTGCTGGTGACTGTCTTCTATATCCTTGTTGTTGCTGTCTTTGTCCGTGCTGTGGTGTTGGGACTGCATCTACCGATCTTACATCCTGCTCAACATTCTTCATCGCTATTGAAGAATTCAAGAGGGCTGAGATGACTATGTTTTTGACACTGTCTGGCAGCGCCTCAACAAATTTTAATATATCCATAGTATAAAAATGTTACTTGTAACAAATAAATACTTGGTCTACAGTAAATTAGTCGATTTTGATTAGTCTTGGCACTTGCATTTGCCGCCACACGGACATTCTTCTTCGGGTTGAGTGTCGATAACTTCGGCCAACCCCGAAGCATTTACGGTCTTAAGATAAGACAATATATAGCCCTTCATGTTGGCTGTGCCAACAGGATTCATGCTGTGAATGTACCACATTGGAAACTCTGCCTTCTTATCCATGCAGTATTCTACAAGCCACTTAACACAATCATGGCCAGTTTTTTCGGAAGTGGTTTCCAAATATTTCATGTAAACTTTACCGTCCTGATACATTGATTCGTGATAATGTGCATCGGCCAGATCGTGGTCAAAAGATACCATAGATGGCAAACCATTTTCTGTAACGAATTTCACAAATTGATCGTATGATCTTACGATCTCCCAATTTTCAGAATTGTAAAGAGGATTTAATGTGTATTCAAATGCAGCTTCAGGAGTTCTTATGTCGTCAAGAAAAAGGTTGTATGCTTTGTTCATTATACGTAGTTCTGTAATATTTCTTTTGTAACGCTTGAGCGTAATTCAGGTGTTAGCCATTTTATGTTAAGTTCGCTTCCATCTTGATCGAATAAACCTAAGTCTAATCCGCTTCCCATGTTCTTGTAGTCTACGGTTACTGCGCCACCTTCTGGTGGTGTGAACCAGTTACCACGTTTATGTGGAGTAACATCGAAAGGCACTTCACCACTGATTATGATTGATAAGGGGATGATCTTGTCACCAAACTTATACTTGAAATCAAAAATATAGTTAACACCGAACGTGTCAGCAATGCTGTGTGGATCGATGTCGTCAGTTGTTCCTTTACCATCAACAAGTTTCCATTCAACAACGTTCCTCTTCTTATTTCTAAGATCATCAATCAGCTTGGTTATGAATTCTCTTGAGTTGAGAATAGCATCAAGCTCATCTACATTATTTACGATCTCATCGAGATTGGCTGTGTTCTTTGTGATTGACTCGTTGGTTGTTGTTTTCATGGTAATCAGTATACCATAAATACTTGACTAAGTTTCAATGGTATTATTTGTTCTCACTGTTTTTCCCAAGGTGATACCCATCACACCAGAGACACTTATAATTGGAGAAGTACTTGCCCTTCTTTTCAAGCATCTGTTTTGCAACTTTCTGTGCCGTTGCTTTGGTGTTATACATAACTTTAGGGGAGCCATCATCTCGGAGGTGGGATCGCTTTGATGCCAATCCAATCAAATGTCCCTTCATAAGATTACGTAAAAATCTCTGTGGAGGCATTTGATCTTTTATAGCCAATATGACATTTTTGAGCTTCATTAATCAAAGGTACAAAAAATAATTTGACATTTTCGAAACTTATTCTTGGATATTACGTATTTATCCGTACATTTGTAGCACATTAAGAAAATGAACAAGAACATCATCATATCACAACACCCCCAACATCAGCCACAAAACTTGATGCTTGGGAATGGTATGTACTTTGATGATTTTTAAAAATAACAACACAAAGACTTATAAAACCCCAAGCGATCCTTGGGGTTTTTTGTTTTTTACGGCTGGTGACTGTTTCGATATTTCATAGGAACCTAACATTCATGAGTGTTGGCGTAGAAATATCACTATCGGGTAGTGGAGAAGTTTGGTCGTTCTCGCTTGTTTTGGAAACAAGAGTTCGCTGGTTCAAATCCAGCTTACCCGACATTAAAGTTGCTGTAGAGACTGTTTGAATGTTGCATAGGAGGTGTCAGTTATAAGCGTAGAAACATTCAGTATCGTGTAGTGGAGAAGCTTGGTCGTTCTCGCCTGACTCGGACTCAGGAGGTCGAAGGTTCAAATCCTTCCTATGCGACATGAGAAGAGTTAAAGAAAAAGTAAAAGTAGCACCAGCGGTGTTAAACTCGTTGAGTGTTTATTGTCCAGTACTGGATAAGGAAATATCACTGTTGCTATCTGATGTAAGCTTCGGCGGTTCAGAGAGTGAATGTGAGATGTGTGGGTCACATGGTAGTGTTACCTTGTCAATCTACAAATGTCAATGTGGTGGGATGCACGACATTGTTTTGAAAGAATGGTAATGTTCGTTATCACGAACAAAATCAGTTAATATGTTCGCTATAGTGAACATTATATGGTGGTCGTAGCTTAGTTGGTTAAAGCGCAAGATTGTGGCTCTTGAGAGCGCGAGTTCGAACCTCGTCGATCACCCAAATGGCATCTTAAAAAAGATTAAAGTCTTAGAGACGGCCTAGTAGTTTATCGACCCATGAAATGGTCTACTATAAAAAACATTGGAATGGGAACACGGGATTTAGTTCAGTTGGCAGAACGCTGAGTTTGGGACTCAGAGGCCGAAGGTTCGAGTCCTTCAATCCCGACATGAAAATTGAAGAAGTAAACATTGGCGACTTAGTACTGGATGGAAAGGTCGTTGAGAGAATTGTAAACAAGACAACCAATTCTATTGAGGTAACACGCACGAAGCGTGGGCCTGATGGGATTAATTGTGCACAGTGGTTTACATGGAAGGATTTTACAGATAATTTTAAAAAGGTAAAGTATGAAACCTCTATACACTAAAGATTATGTTGCTGATATAGCACCATCTTGTGTAGATTATTTGAAAAATAATTTGGAGTGGTTGAAAGCAACCGATGCTAGATACGAATACTTCATGTCTAAGGAAGAAATTTCTTATACATATGGTAGTGGCAACGGTGCTCGTACTTATACTTCGAAACCATTTGATGTTGTCGTTGGAAGTATAATGACAAAATTGAATGATGATTTTGGAACCGACTTCGATATTTGTTTCTTGAATAGATACGATAACGAAAAGATGTGGTTGGGTTGGCATGCTGATAACTCTCCGGAGATTGACATCAACCATCCGATTGCTGTCGTAAGTTTTGGTGCTGAAAGAGAGATATGGGTTAAGGAGATGTCTTATAAAGGTGAAATACCAAAAGAAGACAGGTACTTGTTGAATGATGGATCGTTATTTATGATGCCAGCGGGGTTTCAAAAGACGAACTTGCACAAAATACCTAAATGGTTTGTGCCTTGTTCAACAAGAATAAGCTTGACGTATAGAAAGTATATGGCTGTGGTAGTTTAATTGAGAAAACGCTGCCCATTGGGGGCAGAGAAAACAGGTTAGAATCCTGTACATGGCCCTTATTGTCCTGTGGTGGAATTGGCAACACGCTCGACTTTGAATCGAGAGAATTCAGGTTCGACCCCTGACAGGACAACTTACGAGTAGTGAACGTATTTATTAGTATGAAATACGTTTTACTACTCATTCTTTTTTTTGTGGTCTCTTTAGCCCATGCTCAAGATGGGTATTATCTCACAAGACAGCAGCACGAACAAATCAAAAAAAATTTAAGAGATTATCGATCTTTGATCTATAATTTTGACGAACAAAAGAAAGAATTTGAGAAATTAAAATCTCAATTTGAATTGATAAGGAAGTTGCACTCTTCTAAAATGGAAGAGTTGGAGAGATTCAAAAGTGATCGAACTGAAATCAGCAATCTTAATGTTAAAATATCTAATTTAGAAGGTCAAAATCAAGCTCTGGTACTAAGAATTAATTCGATGCAGAACGAGCTTGACTACAAAAACAAATCTCTAAACTCTTACAAAAGTAAATATTTGAGAGAATATGCATCCAATAGGGGAGATCGTATTATTCGTAGTGTTGTTTATGGGATGTTCGGACTTGTCGCCGTGTGGGGAATCTATATCTCTGTTGAAGCCAACTATCATTAAATTAGTGATAAATAACAAGTTCTCTCTTTTTATAATCAATGATTGCATCGTTTGTTCTAAAAAAATCTGACCCAACAACACCAGCAATAGATAAACCAGATTCCATAAATGATGTACTGATCGATTTTAAATCCGCGCCATACGGATACATTCTTAGTGTTGTTGTGTCATGATCAATCTTATATTTTGTTAATCGATAGCGGTTTGATAATCCACCAACACCAACAAACATTTGATCTGTTTTATTAAATTCAAAATTGAATTCGTTTGCTTGATTTATGTCTAGTAGTGATGCTGCAGCACCCGTGTCGACAAGTAGATTTGCATTGCGGTTATTTATCTTTACCTTGATAAAGTATAAATTTTTGTGATAATGTAGCGCAATGGTTTGCAGTTTTTTTTCGGCAGGAATCGATTTCGTGTTTTTTGGTGTTGGTAAGGAGGCTGTTAGTATTAAAAATAGTGATATGTAAATCACAAACCTTCTCATGTTTCCATAAATACTACTACATTAGAGAAACCAGTATTAAGAAATTATTTCTTATTTGATTCTTTCTCGATTTTGGCGTTCATATCAACAATGAACACTCTTGATTTTTCGTCAAGGAAACAACACTCTCTGCTTTCCTCATCTATAAATCCACTTACTATTGGGGCATCGAGTGCATAATAGTAGTCACTGTTCTCCTTTTCGTCCTTCTCTTTATCTTCTTCGGAAGTTTCTAGTCCATCATATTTTCTGAAGACTAAATTCATGTCGTCAAAATTCGCTGGCAATGCTTTCAGCCAACCTCTCAAATCACCAATTGTCATTTACTGTTGTTGTTAATATAAAATTACCATCCACCAAAGATTTTTTTATCATCTTTATGAATTGCGTGTGCTACTCCTTGTCCAAAAAACATTTGAAAAATATAACCTCTATACTTGGACATGTCATCGCTAAATCCCGTTTGATGCTTTTGGAATTCTTCATCTTCCTCAAACAATAATTCTCCCCCATCTTCCGAGAAAACAAACTCAAAAAGTAACGACATTTTATTTGTCGGCATTGGTTGAATTCCTTTACTGTACCAGAGGTCTTTTAGTTTATCGGTGTGCTCACCAAGAAGTCTCATCATCAAAGTATGAAACTGATCGTCACTCAATGAATTTAAATACTCACCCGTTCTTTTTAATCTGGCTAACTTAATTGCACGTTCATTATCTCTCACAACCTGATCTAATTTAAATTGATCAGAATCAAAATATTCTTGAAGTAATCTTAGCGATTTTTGTAGCTGAGTTTCCATAATCTTGCGAAGATACGAAAGTATTTATTCATATGCAAATACTCACAGACGACTGGCTAACCGAAGCCCCAATAGACTTCGAATATAAGAAGTATCTCCTGCTTGCCTATGACCAAAAATTAACCAAAGAATGTGACGAAAAAAAGATATACCCATGCTTTAACGATATAGTCGATAAGATGAAAATAGTTAATGATTTTTTAGATAACGTCAAATATTTTGAACAGTCAAGGATGGGTATCACTTCAATCGATTGGAACACCAAAAAAATCGTATACCAGTCGTTACTTATCGACCCAAACTTTGATGAAGTTAAGGCCATCGCTCTCTATTCAAAAATATTGCTTACAGATTTATATGACAAATACAGAAAACTTATCGACGATGTTGATAACAGCATATCCATTTCTGGAAGCAGGGTTGAAATATTCAACCTCTATGATGGTTATATTATTCTGAGAGGGTATGGTATTGAAAAGGTATTGGAGTATGAGGTCGTTAGATTACTCCAACCAAAACCGCACTATGTTTTGAAGACCAGAAAGGCCGATCTTAAGGAGTACTATTTAAAGAGATACACAAAAAATGTCTTCGACGTTATTTTTAAAGAATCGTTTCCATTAAAAGAGTCTACCCTACCGGTATACAAACGTAAGTTTTTAGAGAATTTGTTTGGGTTCTGCTGATTAACATTTTGTTAGTTACCATTTGTTAATTGGACATCTCTTAGGTGTTGATCTGATAGCTTTTCCAATTGGACATCCACATAGCTTACATTTGTTCGACTTAAGTGTTCTCCATTCACAAGTAATGCATATTCTTGCTCTTTTTTCAGCTAATGCTTCAGAGGCTGGATTTGGAAAGATATAATTTTTCCACCCACTAAGTATTTCACTTAAAATATCAATCATTATCTGTGAATTATTCTACCACCCTTATCAATCTGAAGTCCATACGCATCATTAAGACCTTCAATTCTTGCGTTGTGTAATACTTCTTGTGAGTTGAATGCTCTGTCGTAGATTCTCAATTTCTGAATACTGCCTATAAACGAGTTATCATATAGTTGTTGAATCAACAAGTTGTCTTTTGTGTGATCTTGATTCAACACATCTGCTCCACGATATATGAATTTGTCAAAATATACCTTGAAATCCGGAACCAAAGTTGTATCAGACATTATGTATATTCCAACCAGTACCTTTGTCAGGCCAGTATTGTTTTTAGTTTTGATAACACTCTTAATTGGAGTCCACGTATAGCTGTTGTTTACGTTAGCGTCAAATATTATTGTTTCTCCTGTTGTTATGACATCAGTTTCACCAGAGAAGAAGAATCCTATCTTACCCGTGTGATATGGTTGGAATATATTCTCTTCATAAACGTTTGTTGAGAAGATATAGTCTCTGTTGCTCAACAATTCAAGTTCTGTTGTATAGAGTATGAAATATTGATTCAACGCAGTTGTGGTTGCGGTAATACCAGTACTGCCAGTAATTATATTACTATGATTTTCAATTCGAAGAACCGTATTTGCAGTCATACCAGTACCACACATGTCCGGATAAACAAATGTTGTTGAATCTCCCGTGATAGTTGTTCCCGTGATGTCGCTAGGTAATGGTGGTACTGGACATAAAGGATCGTTCCAGAAAGGATCGGTTGTGAATGTAAATCCACTACCAATCTCTGCAGCAATGCTATCTTGATCAAAGATTACATATTTGTGAAGGTCATAATGATATGAATGCTTCAATCCAAACGTTCCCCCACCCCAACTTATGTTGTATGGTACACCCAATTGTTTTTCTCTATCGTTCTTAAATCCTTTGAAGTAGTATTCATCAAAGTTTTCGATCTTCCAGAATCTTCTACCGTTAACGTAAACAGTAAAATCTCCTTTTCTTAAAGGAGCACAATCGAGAGTCTTTCTATCTGTGATAATGTCGTATGGTAGGAACACAATGTCAATTATTGTCCATCCAGTACCAGCCAACATATTTTGTGAAACATCTGATTCGGTTATACCACTTGGATTAATCCTAGTATATCCTATTCTTCTATCTGAAGTAATGTTGAAGCCGATTGTGTTCCCGTTTCGGCCAAGGTCATCGGTTGCTACTGGTTCGGTTTTATATAGCTGTCCGTTTGATGAACCAGCAAGAAGAACTTGGGTGTCAATGTAATTATTAAGGAAGTGGCTTTCGCTTGTTGTGATACCACTAAACATAACTGATCTGGTTGTTCTAATACCAGAAGAACTGAAGCTACTGGTTGTCGCCGCAGTTGTTGTTGCCGTGTACTGGTATACTTCTCCGGAGAAAGACGGGACATACTTATCCTCTGCTCTTGCACCCATGAAGTAAAAATAACCGTCATTGAAAGACTCAGGGGTTAATCTTATAATGGTTTCGATTGTTATTCCACTACCATATCTAGGTGGAAGTAGCTCGTAGTTGTATTTCTTTAATTTGAAGAATCCTTGGAGATAACCACCGTCAAGATCGAAGAAATTACCCGGAAAAGCACCGTAGTAGGTAACACCGGTTGTTGTTCCAGTACCGGTTCCGTGTGTAGATGTGATTGCTGATGAAGTAACACCAGTAATTCCATAACCATCATAGAAAGTACCACCAGTTTCATTATTATATCCAACTCTGTACAGAGTTACTTTGTTTTCTGATGGCAAAATGGTTAGGGTGTCATACATTTTGTCTACTCTACCGTTATCGAAGGCTGTTAATCCGAAATCGTAAAGAAAGATATTATCTGAGATAGCCTTATTCCACTTTGTTAAGCTAACAGAGGTGAATCCGGTATTCAAATTCCAAGAATTGATGCTAGTCAAATCGATGTGAACTGCTAAGTTGTCCGGGATGATTGTGTTAAGGCAAGATAAATCCTTCATTTTCTCTTTTTCAGATAAATACTAAACGGCATTCGCATTTCTCCCCTTTTTTTCGTATTTATAAAAAACTATATTTCAACCAGTAAATGGCAACAACTAAGAAAAAACGCAAGAAGATAGCGATACCAATTATCCGTAGAAATTCGAAGCCGAGATATTGGTCAAGTCCATTCTGGAACGATAATGATGTCAAAGATGTGCTCTCTGAGGTTATTAAACCAGACGAGATTGACATGTCTACGATTAAAATGAACGATCATTTGAACCCTCAGTTTTGGGGTAAGGATGAAATGTTAATTCCTTCAGTAAGACAAGCATTGCTTAAAATAGCTGCTGAGTTTATAAAGTATTGTAAGATGGATAACAGAAAGTTTTCTGATATTCAATTTGTTGGAAGTAATGCGAGTTACAATTATACCCCGCAGTCGGACGTTGATTTACACATAATTATTGACTTTAGTCAGATTGATGTTGATGCCGAACTCTTGGGTGAATTCTTCAAAACAAAAAAAGAGATGTGGTCGTTGGAACATAATGTAACAATAAACGATCAGGATGTGGAGTGTTACATTTTGGATTCTAACGAACCAAATATTTCTTCCGGTGTTTACTCTGTGATGAAGAATCAATGGTTGAGAAAACCGATGAAGAAATTCATATCGGTTGACGAGCCAGCCGTTCAAATGAAGGTTGCAGACATTGTGAATAGAATCGATATGTTGGTCGATGGTTTTCAGAAGGGTGAGGATGTAACGTTAAAAACAAACGCTGTTAAACAGAAAATCAAAAATATGAGAAAGACCGGTCTGTATAAAGAAGGTGAATTCTCACCTGAGAACCTTGCATTTAAGATTCTAAGAAACTCAGGGTATTTAGATAAGTTAACAAAACTTAAAAATGACAGCTTCGATAAAGAATTATCATTAGATGAACCAAATAAAGCACCAAGTAATGTCAACTCATAAAATTTATCAAGTAACAGAAGCGCAATTCAAAGCACTTCTCGAAAAAAAGAAGGTTGAAAGAGCCATCTTAAAAGAAATGATCGAAAAGATCGATCAAAAGAGAGCTACTTTGAATGAATCTGCAGCCCTTAATGAGGGTATCATTGAAACAATCGGTGATTATGTAAGAAAAGGATTAATGACAACAGCACTTGTCGCTTCGTTACTCGCATCAAACAAAGTAAACGCTCAACAACTTCAAGCCGCAGGGGTTCCACAAAATCAAATTGAATTAGCTCAAGGTGGTGGCGATGGTGGATCATCTACACAATCTAAAATACCACTTGAAAAAATCGAAGCTCGTTTGCTCCAAGCAATGAAAAGAGCAGGTCTTAAAGGAACAATCGATTCATATAACAAACTAACACCACAACAAAAACAAACTATCTTAACCGGTATTCAAGGTAAGATAAAATCATTGGATGATGTTGACCAGTACAATAGAGTATCTATTGGGGGCTGGACAAAAAATCAAAACACAGCACAGAACGCAATTCAATTCGATCAACAACATCAAGTTAAGATAGAAGTTGATACATCTGCATCTATCGTTAGTGTTCCAATGAAGAACTTTTTCAAATTCAATTCATCAGAATTGACAAACCCACAAGAAGCACAAGCTTTCCTTAAAGAGAACTTGGGTAACTTCCAAGTTGTCGACAGTATCGTGATTAATTCATCTTCCTCTACGCTTAGAAACACTGGCGAGGCTGAAGGTATGACATGGAAAGAACTTTCACAAAAGAGAGCAGAATCGATTGTGGGTGTTCTTAACGGAACACAATTCGATCTTGGTAACCAAGGAGTGAATGAACCACAAACCGTAACAACAGAAATGATAACCGTTAATTCTGACGGTGCAAATGGTGACGGTACTTCCGGCCCAAAGAGTCCATACGAAGTAAGTCCAGAAGTTGTTGCCGCATACAATCAGAAAGGTATTGATGCTTCATTTTGGAAATCTGCAGCAACAGAAGCTCCACTACAAAACAAAGCAGAGTACGAGAAGTTTCAAATGGTTGATATTGTTATCTACGGTAGAATAGTTACATCAAACACAGAAGACGTACCTTCATACAGATACATTGTGTTGAATGTGGCGAAAGAAGGCGGTAAAGTTGAGCTTAAGGGTGATACCAAGAAAGCAGACGTTTCTAAGTGTCCAGTTAAGTTCAAAGAAACGAAAGTAAAGATGCCGAAAGGTAGTGTTTTACAAGGAATGAAAACTAAACGTTAGTCTTCTTCTTCGACAAGTGATCCAAATCGCTGGTCAAGAGGTACTAAATAACTCTTTCCATTTTTAAAAGTAAAGACAAGGTCGTTGTCTATAAGTTGTGGCTCTCCGTAGAGTAATTTTGCGTTGATCAGTGAGTATTTTGTTTTCCGCTTGAAGTCATCCATCGAATCAAGTACTGGATATTTGGCAAAAAATGCGCTGGCTTCGGGATTTGGTTTTTTGCTGGCATTTAACTTGACTAGGTCTCGCATCTCATCGGCACCGCAATTAAGGTAAGCTTGGTGATAAGTATTCGTTGAAATATGCTTTCTGGAACGAGTTACATCCTGTGAAAAAGCCACAGTTGTCGTCAATAATAAGAATGCTAGGACTTTCATAGTTCTTTTTTCTTCTTATACGCAAAAAGGGGTGCAAATGTTATAAAAATCTGTAAAAAAAGTGTTTTTGGGATTCAACTTAGTATTTATTGGAAAGTTTGCATACGCATAAAAAATAAACTAAAAAATTTATCATACAAATGGCAAAGTCATTTTCAAATCAAGAAAACTTCTATAAAAGACTCAGAGAATTGAGTAACGTCGATGCTCCAACAAAATCAGTGGGCTTGGACAAGCAATCATTGATTGAGTATTCAAGAGCTAACGATGGTTCAGCACTCGGTATCGTTAAAGAAGATAGCAGCTTCTATATCAAATCGTCAAACACTAAGGGTGACCTTGCTGTAGAACACTTTACTTATATTGGTGGTTTGGAAAACAAACTTAAATACAAGTATGATAGTTTAGCTGAAGCTATAAAAGTTAAGAATTTTTATGTTGGCACTCTAAACGAAAGCTTAGACAAAAGATTCACAGTTGGTATTTTGAAGGAAGAAAAAGAACTTCTTGCAAAATCTAATGCAGAGAAAGGTGAAGTAGCAACCGCTCAAGATAAGGCCGACAAGTCTTCAAAGGGTGAAACTCTTAAAACTTCTGCACAAGAAAAAGAAATTGCTGATCCACTCAGCAAGGACGGTATTGCTAAAGCACAAGCTGAAGGTGATAAAAAGAAATCTGACGATGCATCTGAAAAATTGAAGCAGGGTCATGAGTCATCAGAAACATCTTCTGGTGCTGCAAGAGGTGACATCGCAAAAGCTCAAACCAATGCAGATGGTACTACAAAAGGATCATACAGCGACAACGCTGCACAAAAAGAAATAGCAGTTCCAACTGCAAAAACTGGTGGTGCTGCAAAAGCACAATCAGTAGCCGATGCTAACAAGTCAAATGATGCATCAGCAAAAATCAAAACAACTGAACCAAAAGAAGTTGAACCAGCAAGCGATGCAAAGAAAGAAAAAGCAATCGTTGTTGAAAATTTTGGTGAAGAAGAAATTGAAGTTTCTGAACCTGATGCCGATGCATCTGCAAGTGCTGCTGGTGCAGAGATGAGTGTTCCGGGTGGTGATGAAACTGCAGACTTAGACGCTGCTGCTTCTGCTCTCGATGCACTTGATATTAAAGCTGACGCAACCGCTGCTGATGCTGGTGCTCCTGATCTTGGTGGCGCACCTGATTTAGGTGGTGCTCCCGCTTCTGCTGAAGTTCCTTCTGGTGACTTAGCTGGTGCTGGTGATGCTGCAATTGGCGGTGATGCTGGTGCTGATGGTGGCGAAGATGCTGGTGGTGTTAAAGACGTTGAGAAATTGGTTGGTAAGACTTCACAAAAAGTTAGATCAACTGAACTTACTGATGAAATGGCTGGTGGTTTATTAAAATCACTTCTTGCTGGTTTTGAAGATAAGCTTGCAAGTCTTGACTCTGATTTGAGAAGAGAGCTTGCAAATAAAATATTAAAGGCCGGTGAAGAAGGTGAAGAAACTAATGGTTCTCCCGCATCTGCCGCAGACGCTATTCCTAGCGCATCTGCATCTCCCGATGCTGGTGCTGAAGGTGGTGAAGATGCTGCTCCTGACGCTGGTGCTGAAGAAGCAATTCCGGGTGATCAAGAAATTGAAGAAGCAATCAATCAACATTTGGCTGAGATGGGCATGGCCGATCAAGGTGGTGTTGGTGCTGCTGCTCCCGCTGCAGAACCTCAAACAGGTTTCAAGAAGTATATGGCTGAAAGAGGTTATAGTCCAGCAGATGAAAACATTTCTATTAATGAAATGGTATCACTTGTTAACGGTTATGCAAATGAATGTGGTGACAACTACGCAAATGCTGACATGCAAACTATCGCTGAATACATGAGTCCAGAAGTTAAACAAGGTGTAACTGAATGTGGTTATGGTAAATTTGCTGAAGGTGTTGAGGTATTCAACATTAAGCCAAAGGCATACAAGTCAAAAGAACCAATTGTAGAAATTCAGGAAGAAGTAATTGAAGAAAAGAAAGAAATTGGATTTGCACCAGAGGGTCAATCTTTGAATAAAACAGAAAAGGAAGAGAAGGAAGAAAAAGGAGAGAAGGAAGAAAAGGGTGAGAAAGAAGAAAAGGGTGAGAAAGAAGAAGTTAAGGAAGCTGTTTCTGAAAGTGCAAAGCTTAAGTTAAGATCAATTATTAACACAAAAATTCAAGAACAACTTGGATTGAAGAAGCCATCAATCAATGAGGCATATAAGTCATCGTTTTCTAAAAAATTGGATGAAATGATTGCTGCAGAAATTGAAAAAGGGAAACACGCTCTAAAAGTTAAAAGAGCAAACAAGAAGTAAAAATGAACAAAGACGATCTTAAACTCTGTTATGTTTTAAAGATCGGTTACAAATCAAATGGGAAGGGTCTTTATGAATTTTTATTCAGTAGAGACCCTTCTGTTATTGATACCGATGCTTTGGGGTGGGAGGAAGTACCCGCAAGTACTAACGCCGATCCTCCACCAAGTGAGAATGTGCACATGGTTCTAAGTCTTGAAACCAAAAAAATAGACTTCATATGTCTCCACGAATTAACTGACCGTGCATATCGTGACGGTTACTACACTATTCATTGCCTAGCATACGAGAACACAGAACATGACAATCATGATGTTATGTATGATGAAACACCATTACTAGTATTTCATTACGGCATGAAAGCATCTGAAGTTAAAGAGATATTTTTAAGCCGCGACATCATGCTAAAAGAGGTTGAAGTTGAAAATTCTCACGCAGTTGAAGAGCAAGAAGAACCCGAAGAAGAGGAAGAGGAAGAGGATGCATAAATCCAAATTCATCTATTTTCTTGACACCTAAGTATTTATAAAAAACTATAGTAGATGTCAAAGAAAAATGACGAAGATGAATATGATTTCCTGCCAGACAATAATGAGCGACCTTTAACGGCAGAGGAAATTGCCAAAATTGAACTCAAAAAGAGGGTTAAAGAATTACGTTCAAAATACGTTGACCAACCAATTGTTGTTACTAAAGATGGGACAGCTAAACCAGCAAACTCTTTAACAATTGTAGAACAAACAGATGAATTCATCAAATGTTCTATAAATCCCATATATTTTATTGAAACTTATTTGACGGTATTTGACCAGACTCAAGGTGATGGTGGTCTTATCGTTCCATTCAAACTTTTTGAATTTCAAAAAGACTTAATTCAGGCATACCAAGGATTCAAGGAAAACGTAGCTAATAAGTACAGACAGGCGGGAGTTTCGACTACAACCTGTGCATACATTTCATGGTATTTAATGTTTACCAAGAATAGATACGTTGCTGTAATTGCCGATAAATTGGAAACAGCACGTGATGAGTTAATGAGTGACATCAAGGACTTTATTGAAGGTTGTCCTGCATATCTTAGACCTAAAGTGGGTAATAAGGATTCTGCCCATCACATGCGTTACACTAATGGTAGTCAAATTAAGGCCTTTGCTGCCACAAAGCTTAGAGGGCCAACCCCAACACTTATATTTTGGGATGAAACTGCATGGACTGAAAAGGGTGAAAAATTTTGGGAATCTGCTGGTGCTGCCGTTAGAAATACTGGTGGTAGAGTAATTTTCGTATCTACTCCAAATGGTTTAGACCCTATTTTCTATAAGACTTTTGAAACTGCACGAACAAAAGGTAAACCATTTCACGCAATTGAGTTGTGGTGGTATAATGATCCTAGATATAATAAGGGTCTCTCGTGGATAAAGAATGAAGGTAGAGACAATGAAATGCGTATTGAAGATACAAATTTCACAAAGGATCAAAGAAAAAAACTTATCAATGATGGCTTTTCCGCAACAAGCGTTTGGTTTGAAAATGCTAAAGCTGGTTACAATGGAGACAATAGAAGATTAGCTCAAGAAATTTTATGTTCATTTTTAGGTTCTGGTGATAACTTCATCAGTGAAGAATTTATAAAAAGAATTGAAGACGAAGAATTAGTACAGCCATTACGCACTGAGTATAACGACAAACTCATGTACATTTTTGAAGACCCTCTTCCGGAGGCCAAATACGTTATGTCTCTCGATGCTTCAAGCGGTTATGCTGCCGATTACTCAACGTTAAACATGCTTAAAATAACAGATATTATTACTGATAGAAAGTATGTAGATAACGGAGTACAAAAATCCAAAAGAGTTAAAAGAAGAGTAGCTGAACAGGTTGCGGAATATTGTGGAAAAGTAACACCACAACAACTTGCAGAAATGGCATATTATTATGGATCAAAATATAATAATGCATATTGTATTGTTGACGTTAGCGGTGGGTGGGGTGCATTTACTGTTGAAAGTTTAAAAGGATTTGGGTATCAAAACATACACTACTCTGAGCTTGCCCATAAGCCAACTAAGGACAGATTGAATGTTTATGTGAAGACTATCAGCAAGGATATTGGTGGTGGTAATATTGTTCAGGTAGATTTACTTCCGGGATTTTATATAGGTAACAACCGTCCTCTGGTATTACAGGAAATGGAGCGTTGTGTCCGTATGCAAGATGTTATTATTCGTTCTGTTAGAATGACAAACGAATTTAAAACATTCATTATTGTAGAAAATAAAGCTAGACTCGCAGATCACAGAAGATCATTTCATGATGATAACATCATGGGACTTGCAATGGGGTTATATGTGATAAACTGTGAGATGGATAAACTTACTGATGACACAGAAAAGATCAAATCTATGCTAAATGCGATCCTTGTCGTGAATGATAGTGAGCATCTTCAACCAGACCAAAGAAGATACCCATTACCGGACGATTATAGGGTTCATAAGAACAATCCAAACGGAAGTTTTGACTGGATGTTCAAGGGACTCGATAAAAGGAATAAATAAACGGATTTTCAACAAAATTCGAGTATTTATAATAAACTATAAAAAACTGTAAAAATGGCTGACAACAACAAAAAGACGATTTACTCCCAATTGAATTCATTTTTGAATTTGGACGGGTTTGGATTTGGTGCACAACAACAAAAGGATACTGAGCAGGAAAGAAAGACTATTATCAAAGCCGAAACTCCTGAAGAAATCAATAGAATTGCCCTTGAGATGCAGCAAAGAGAGGTTATCTTTGACAAATTCTATAAGGTTCAACAACATGGTTTTCAAAAAGCCATGCAATACGAAGCTGCTCGTCAACCAGCATACGTTGATTATGAGGGTATGGAATACTACCCACTTATTGCATCAGCACTTGATTTGTTAGCTGAAGAATCTACAACCATCGGAGATAATGGGAAGGTTCTAAATATTTACTCAAAGAAAGAAAGAATCAAAACTATACTTGAAGACTTCTTCTATGGTGTTGCTAATGTTAATGTAAACCTACACTTTTGGGCACGTAACTTGGCTAAATATGGTGACAACTTCGTGTATCTTCTTGGTGAAAAGGGAAAGGGTATTCGTTACGTTCGTCAAATGGTTAACTTCGACATCGAAAGAAAAGATGAAGTTAAAGACAGAAAAGCAAGAACAATTTTTAGAAACAGAACAACAGGAGACGAATTCAACTTGTTTGAAATTGCTCACTTTAGATTACTTGGTGACGATAAATATTTGCCATATGGGTCGTCAGTACTTAACAAGGTGAGAAGAGTATTCAGACAGTTGGTTATGGCCGAAGATGCGATGTTAACATATCGTATATTAAGAGCGGGTGAGAAGAGAGTTTACAAAATTGAAGTTGGTAATTTGGATGATAAAGACATAGAGGCATACGTTTACAAGGTAGCAACCAAATTCAAAAAGCAACAACAAGTCTACAACAACACAGGTCAAATCGACTATAGATTCAACATCTTGGGTAATGACGAAGACATTTTCGTGCCAGTACGTGATGGGAAAAGTACTGTCATTGAAACATTGCCGGGAGCAACCAACCTTGATGCTATAGCTGACATTGCATACTTAAGAGATAACTTATTTAGTGGTCTTGGTATTCCAAAGCCATTCCTTGGTTTCTCTGGTTCTGCGGGTGAAGGTAAAAACTTAGCACAAATGGATGTCCGTTTCGCTAAGAAAGTAAACAGACTACAACAGGCTCTTATTCAAGAATTGAATAAGATGGCTATCGTGCACTTATATCTTAAAGGTTATGAAGATGATCTTCATGAATTCAGTTTGACGTTGAACAATCCTTCAACACAAGCTGACAAATTGAAGACTGAGACAATGACCGCAAAGATTCAATTGTACACTGAGGCAACTAGAAACGAAGGTTCTGGTATTGCTGCGGTATCACACACATGGGCGAAGAGAAACATTCTTGGATGGTCAGATAAAGAGATTATCGATGATTTCGAGAATCAAAGAATGGAACGTGCGATCAGCCAAGAGTTACAAGACACTCCTGTCATCATTCCTAAGACTGGCGTATTTGACGACATCGATCAGAAGTATGGTAATCCGGGAGCAGCAGCAATTCAACAACAAGGCCCACCACCAGCACCGGGAGAAGGACAACCAGAGTCAAATCAACCACCAGCAGGTGGCGCAACTAATGCACCACAAAGTCCGGGTGATCTTCCTGAGCCACAAGGATTAGTAGCGGGAGGGCCAGCAGCACCAGCACCGGGAGCAGCGCCAAAACAAGAGTCGGTTAGACCAACAAAAGGTAGACTTGCAGAAGATTTTACTACGTTAGTAAACAACTTAGTGAGTAGACAAAATGTCGAAAGCCAAAAGAAAACTGAAGAAGCTTTCCAGTCTAAAAACGATGCTTTGAACAAAACGGCAAAGCAGATGATCAATGAGATCGACAAGCTTTTATATGAGAAGGGCGAATTCAACTCTGTGATGGACAATCCTTTAAACTTTGAGTACAAAGAAAATAAGGAAGAGAACCGTAAATTAAATGAGGGAGAAGAGACTCCGGGGTCTGAGGATGACGAGTATAGAGGGCTTGACGATATATCAGATACTCTTGGAAAGATCGAATAACTTTTAGCAAATAACTAGTATTTATTATAAAATTTCCCATATGGCAAAGCATAACTTTGGAGTGATCAAAGCTACGTTTACGAATTACCTTAATGAGTCTGAAAATCTTCACGCAAAGGAGCAATTCGCAGATTTTATGAAGCTAATGAAGGAATCTGTATCTCTTCGTACAATACACAAGTTCTATACAAACTTAGAGGAAATGTACATCGCAAATGAAAATCTTGCCATAAAATATATCGATGGGAACATCAACACAATCAAGACCGTTCTCCCCTCTCTTAATGAAACCAACAACAAACTTCAATCGCTTGTTGAAGGACTTAATATTAGAGTGTCTCCAAAGAAATTTGAATTATATTCACACATCGAAACCCTTCTTGAAGAATCGATAAAATTAGCACCGGATGCTAACAAGATACATACGTCATTCACGTTCGTTCTTGAGCACATCAAAAACAACAAACCAACCATCACTGAATCATCAGTTGGTTACACACAAATTCCTAAAGAATTCTTGATCAGAAAAGCAATCGAAAAATTCAACGACAGATTTAGTTCTTTAAATGAATCCGATAAGGCAATCTTCAAAAGTATTGTGTCTGGTGATGTTGTTGAAAAAGAAAAGGTTTTCATCACACTTAAAGAAGAAACAGTTTCAACATTGAAGTCTTTGCTGAAGGATGGTGATATTGATTCTATTAGGGTGAATGAGTCCGTTGACAAAATCAACAAAATGAAGTTCAACACAGATTCATATTCGAATGATGTGTTAACTCTTGCCACTCTTAAATCAGATATTACGCAGTAAGGGCTATACTGTGTAGCTTTCCAACATTTGCCATTTGTTTTTTAAACACCTCCGGATATATTGATGAGTTCAAGTTTTTATTCCATCCTGAGTTTGCTTGTAGTGCAATTCTTGTTCCCAACGTTAAGTCGTTAACATCGTTAAAACTATTCAATCCATATCTTTTGGATGGAATACCAAGTCTTGTTGCTGTGTCAAAAAAATCTTTAAAGTATACGGCAACACCCTCTGCAGCAACACTGATTGTGTTCAATTGATCCGGATTTGTAACAATGTCAACACCAATTACAGATGCTATTCTTTGGTATAGAGACTTGAATGTAATCTGGTTGAACCCTCTCCCACGATATTTATATCCATCTCCAAAAGTTGTGTTACCATATGCAGCGCCAAATTTACCTTCATATACTGCAGCATAGAAATTTATATCATTGGCTTTTAGAGCCGTTAATTGATTTTCGGTCAAATTCGATAATCGAGTTCCAAAGATTAATCTCAATCTGTCGTTACTTGTCTTTGAATAACTTAATTCAGACTGAGGAAAAAACGAACCTTCTGTGGATATAACAGCCAATATTCCAGACTGTAGATATTGATTTGTTATACCATATTTTTCTAAGGCTCTAACAATAGTTCTGACAGTTTCTTCGGGATACGTACCCTTATTACCAACAGGAGGGTAATTAGTTCCTTGGTTTATGATAACTGTACCTGAAAGATTTTTGTTGGCTTGATCGTTTATTGTGTTGTCATAGACATAATCTTTACCGAATCCGGGAAGACTGGTTTTATATTTACCACCCAATACCTTAAATATTTTTTCTACGTAGTCAATTCCGGGCTTAACTTGTAGGTTGGCTTTAGCTGCATTGTTTATTACTTCGTTGTATGTTTTTGATGCTAAGTAACCGTCTGTTGCATATGCAAATAATGAAGATGCTGCAAGGTTGTTATTTCTATCACCAATTTCACTCATGAATCTACATAGACCCTGAATTACAATTTCAGTGTTATTCATGATATTTTGAAATAATTGTTTTCTATTAGCCAATGCAATTGCATTTGTTTCTGGCGTTGAGTTGTCTAGGTATGGTACAATATTTCTTATGTCGGTGATGTCCCCACTTAAATTCAAACCAATAATGTCAGTTTGGTCGTCATATAATGTTTGATCTTTAGGAAGTGCAACTTCTTCATTTGGTGTTGTGAAAAACAAATCCCAAATTTCATTATCGTACAATTGGGTGATACCCATCGCACTACTTTTGACCGAGTCTCCACTATTTGAATACTCCCACAATCTGTATCCGCTTTCCACATATACCTGAGCGGCCATAATATTTGCATCCAAGGTGTACTCTTCACAATATTGATTAAACCAAAATATTAGTGCAGCACCATAATCTTGTGCTGATGTTATCGGAGCACCACGGTACATTGGATTACCGGTATACACAGTGTTTGGTACTTCGTTACTTCTTCCTAAAGCATAAGGTAACGACCCGCTGAAGTTTGAACTTCCGGTCAACGAAACAACTTGGTTTATAAATGCTTCTGCGTTTTTAGTTAGTGGCTTAAACATATTCTTATGGACTAAGTAGTCTTGAAGTTTGATCGTTAGTTATCGGATTAACAGTAGCATTAACCGCATTGTTATTGAATGCGTTTCCTATTACGTTAGGATCAGTTAAGTGTGCATCTGCAGAGCCTCCCTTAACTCCCGTAGCGGTAGCAAAGTCTCTTACAAATGGTTGCGGTACTTTTCTTATTCTAACACCACTGAATGATGTTTTCATGTGGTTTGCTGTAATACCATGTTGAACCTGTAATATTAAATACGCGCCTCTAAACATGGGAACATTTTCCAATACAAAATACTGTGTCGGCTGTATCATAATACAGCCAAGCATTTCTACTTTACATGTATAACTTCTTTGCTCATATGTTGAGAACAAATTCTGTCCTTTTGGAACCGGGGAAGAAGTACTCTGATCTTGTGCTATTTCAGACAATATCGCCAAGCTTTCATTTGTTTCTTTATGCTCGTTAGTGCTCAATTCCATATTTGTAAAAATGGATTGATTTTGTTTTGCAAACACAACTTTAAAAGCTTGTGTTGGACTATTTGAAAAATCAACCACACTTTCTAAATTTTGTATGCCATCATCATCAAAATCACCAGCACCATCATCAAGTTGTGATGACGTTCCACCGATGTACATGCAAACAAACTTAGGAGATGATTTTATTTGAACTTTTTGACTACTTGATATTTTAAATGTATCGTCAAACTTTGCGTTACCATCAGTACTTCCATAGTCGATAAAATTTTGTAGAGGAAAGAATTCAAATCCATTCAATGAAAGGATTCTCGACATTACTGTAAACACGCTAACATCAAAATCTTTTGACATCTCAATTAAAGGTCTAAAATCTATAACAACCTTCTCACCAATATCATTACCTGCTCTATCAATAAATTTGAAATCATCAATTAGTGGGGTTGTCTTACCCATAATACCTTGTTGTCCAAATCCGAGAACCCATCTGTCTGATATGTTTTTAAACGAATAATAGCATTGAGTTTTAATGTCATTGTCCTGAATACTGGATTGGAACTTATCCTCAATTCTTCTAAGTTCTTTCTTTCTATCTTCAATCAATCTTATTGTTTCGGTGAAGAAGAGAGTAAAGAATGTATCGTTTGCGGTTTTGGCTGCAGGGTCTTGGTTTATAATAGCCAACGGTGTAAAGTCATCAACAGGGGTGTCCGTAGGATAGAAAGTGGTTTGAGAATAGTTCAACAAATAAACCGCTCTCTTAAGTTTTTCCGTGATAATCTTAGAATAGTCTGTTTCAGTGTTCTGTAAATCAGTTGCGGATAATCTTCTATAGTATTGATCAAATTTGTCGTCAACGTCTGTTAAATTCAATGCTTTAACTTCTGTTATTAAAGCCTTCAATTTATTTTGAAAAACAAGATACCCATCCTCACCAGTATTTGTGGTGAATCCTGTGAAATATCCGATCAATTCTTTATAATCTGTTTTGGAGATAAGCTGAATTTGCTGAGTCGCATCATCTCCGTTTGATGCTTTATATGTTGTGTTGATTTTGAATCTATTTCCATACTTGCTATTGAAGTAGTTGATTTCTGCAATTCCGTTTGTGGTTGCACCTGTGGTATAAAAATACGACAATGCACCCATGTGCAAGTGAGCAAATCTTGGAATCTCAACAACGGCAGGGAAGGCAAACTTTTGATTTGTTTTTTCATCCAAATCAAAATATGGAATGGCTTTACCAAATAACGTCGAGAAGATATATGCCTTTACATTGTTGGTTATAAGAGGATCAACATCATTCATCACAGATAAGAAAAAATCATCACCAGTACTGAAATAACCGCCCATAATAACGGGTATGTTTTGATTTCTTTGTTTTGAATTTGTGGTGAATAAATTTTTAACAATGTCTGTTGTAAACCAAGAGCCGTCTTTTATGAAGTCACTGTCAAATTCATTTTCTTCTTCTGCAGCCACATCTTTAACATACATGATGTTTTGTTTTGTGAAGTCGTTAAATGCAACCTTATCACCAGCAAACAAGAAGTTTCTAAGTGTGTCTGTTGAGTAGCGATCCAAGAACTTGTCTACAGCATTTTCATTACCAGTATTTCCACCAGAGTCATTTGGTGTTCTTAATGGAGGCTTACCAGTACTCAACAATTCAAATCCTTTGTAGTTTACATTTTTTCTGTCTTTGGTTACAACTTGACCATTTAACAACAAGAATGATGTTGCATCATTCGGATCATCATTAATAAAATCAGCCCCCGGTTGTCCGGGAAGTTCAAAGCTGTTGTAGATATTTACACCAACACCAGTCGGCCCTTTTACACTTACGTTATTCTTTAGGGTGTCATAGAAATTATTATTGTTCAGTGCAATTCCTTGCTTCCAGTTGTTAGCTTGTACTGATAATGCATTTAGTAAGTTTGAGTCTGTGATTGAGTTCACGATGTTTGCTGCTTCACCTTTCGCAATGAAAGTTAAAAGGTCTAGCTGTTTGCTGTCTACACCAAAGAATTTAGTGATTGCATTTGCATCATCGTGATAGAAAAATTTATCATAACTAAACTGACTTAATATGTAGAATCTGTTTAATATTTCAGATATTAAATCCGGTATTGGATTGAACTTACTGAAATAAGGTGTGATCGCAGCAATTCTACCGTTTACTGCAGAGTCTAGCGGATTAATTGGCATCCACTTATTGTTACCATCTTCATCTACGTTGTTTTTGAGGTTTAATATTTCCTCAGATTTAACGATGTTCAGGTAGGTTGATATGAATGATTCGACGAAAGCAACTTCCGGAAATGTTTCTATATCGATAAATATTTCTGCAGGATAGGCTCTTTCATCTCTATTCAAAGCTGTAGAACCAGCACCAGAGTTTTTATCAGTAACAACAGACCCTCTTTTGATAACCAAAGGGAAGGGTGATATTTTCTTTTTTGTGGATAAATTATTATCTACGATTTTACTGAAGAATTTTTCATGATGTCTTTCCGCTAAAGAACCAACATCCTTTAGTTTGTTAAAAAATCTATCTACGTCATTGCACATCAATTCAAATATGAACTTTATGGTTGGGACTCTACCCAAAGCATTTGTCGATATTCTATTGACTTCACTTCTATATAAATCCTGCTTTGTCTCAAATTGAGTTTGCTTTGTTTGAATGTCTTTGTAAATTTTAACATAGTATGGTGTTATGTCCATAACAACATAACCAGACCCGTCGACATATTTTGGATCAATGATGTCTCCCTCTTTTATCTCTCCATTTACATTAGTTGCTTCTTGAATAAGAATTTTTTTGGTGTAAGTCAACCCTGAGATAATTCTGTTTTTTAACGCAATACCTGTAGGGTCATTAGTTTTGTTTTTATACTCCGTAGCCAGTACTAGCTTTTGAGTAGGAATTGTGTTTGAGGTTGAAGAATTCTCTCTAATAATCGTATTGTAGTTATCCAAAGTTGTTGGATCAAATTGTGTTGCGCCTTGTGGGTTGTTGCTCTTTAGGTATAAATCGGTTATTTGCTGAAAATCAACATCCATACTATTCGCCGCTGAATTTATAGCGTTTAGTAAAGATTGTGCTGTGTAAAATTCTGTTCTAAATTGATCTGCTTCTCTAGCAAGAGTTGATTGGGTCTTGAACGTCTCAAGATCATCATATAGTTTCTGAGCCTTAATAATAAGTTCTCTCGTATTTCTTGGTGGCTGTGAAGGATCAAGATTAATCCCACTATCAGTTGATGAGGTATTCATCAAAGGTACAACATCAATATATTTGAAAAGCACGTCTGTAAGTGGGGCATATTTCTGTCCAACGAAACTTGCACTGATATAATAATTACCAGACGCAGCATCAAATCTGGTTGTTTGTCTAACGAAGTGAAGTGTGTATGTCAACGCCAACCCATAATAACCTTTTACAGTGAGCGTAAAAATTGGTGGTGGAAAACTAAAGAAAACCGAGTATGGAGATTTGGAGCCGTATGTGAATAAGGTTGATCCTCTAACATCGACGAATTCAATATCTACTGTTGGAACATAGCTACTGTTCACGTTTATGTTTATATCTGTGATACCAAACCCTTCAAGGTTCTGTTGTGTGCTACCGTAATTTTTAGACCACTTGGTTGTGTATGATCCTGAATTAGGGTCGAAGCCCATCATGTTGATACTGACATCCTGATCCTGTGCATTTAGCGTTACATTATTTGACGTTCCAATACCACTACTAACTAAAACACTACCCTCTCTTCGTTGGGCCGTTAGCTCTACGAAAAGATGCATTTTAGATAAATCTGGTATTCCATTTAACCCTTGTCCGAGTAGCGAAGGGTTTATGATAAGATCGTTTGGATCAATCGGTGAATTCATCAGTTGTGTTTATTTATAATAAATACTAAAACTAAGTTTTTCACCAATTTATTGATGGTAAGTCAGTATTTATCATTAAAGTTTTCACGAAAATGACAGTTGATAAGAACAAAAGACTTAGAGAAAGTAAAATTCTAGGCCCGAATGATACAGGTTTTGGATTACTTATTGAAACCGATGCTGGATATGTCGATAGAAAAATGAACAAAGATTTGTTCGACAGAATCCTTAACGAAAGTTTCGAGTTAAAGCCAAACCAACCAGTACTGATAAACTGTATCCTACAGAAATGGGGTGTTAAAAACAAGAACGGGAGAATCTATCCCAAAGATGTGTTAGTTCCGGAAGTCGAAAGATATATGGAAATGGTCGACATCAATTCAGCCATCAGTGAAGCTGATCATCCCGAATCTTCAGTTGTTTCATTACTTAACGTGTCACACCGTATCGTTAAAATGTGGTGGGGTAGCGGAGCCGACGAAAATATCCTTTATGGTACTTTAGAAATTATTACATCACCAGCGTACATGAGAGACGGTATTGTCTGTATGATCGGTGATAAGATTGTTGAGTATCTTAAGAGAGGTATAAAGTTGGGAATATCAAGTAGAGGTGTTGGAAGTCTTGATGAGGTACGAGGCGAAAATATAGTTCAGGATGATTTTGAATTAATCTGTTTTGACCTTGTGGCATCGCCAAGCACACCGGGAGCATATCTATTTCCGGATGAATCTAGCACCAAGTTCGACGAGTCAAAACGTAGTAAAAAGGCTGTCATTCAGGAAAACGAAAAAGCAAAGAAGATTATGACGGGTATTGATAAGTTCCTGTTGTAGGATATTAATTTATCAGCAACAGTAAAAATTTATACTTTTGATATTTTCAGTTGTATTTATAGGAAATTATTTCAAAAAGGTAATATCAACACATGAAAGAAAAAGAAAAAAATGTGACCGAATCGGTAGTTCTAAAAGACGTTCTTTTAGAGTACGATGAAGTAATTAAGGCTGCTAAAGATAAACTTGCTGAAAACAATAGCAAGGAACTTAACAGCTTAATCGAAAAGTTTTTAAAGGAGTCTGACAATAAGAATGAGCCTTTCAACAAGGCGGGTAAAGAGGTTCAGGAATCGGCCACGATTCAGAAACCAATAGGCGAAGTAGTCAAAGAGGGATTCGAAACAGCACCAGCAGCAATCAACATGAAAGAAGCTTCCTTATCGGAAGTTGAAGCAGCGTTTGATAATGCTAACAGCGAAGATGAGTTCCAAGTAGTGAGATCGGATGATCAACAAGGTTTGCCTTCAGATGACAATAATTTCGACCTCACATCTATCGAGAGTGAGATTGATGAAATGATGCAACAAGTTAATCAAGCTGAACAAATGCAACAACAAGCGCAACAATCAACTGCCGCACCATCACCGGTAGCATCAGCTACGGTAGCAGCACCTCTTCAAAATGACCCTCTGGCCAAAATGAAAGAGATGTACGAAGGGATGGGTAAATTT